TGTACAGCAACGAAGTCTTCCGGCGAACCAGTCAACTTGGCCCAGTGTTCCAGAACACGACGGTACTCGTAAGCGATGGTGGCGTTGGTGACCATTTTCCAGATCAGGTTCGACATCGACGTTTCGAGGTAGTTCGTGAACCAGAAGAAATCCGGGTCGGTGTTGTAGATCACGTACAGCGGCACGTTCATGTTGACACGTGAGCCTTCTGGCAGACCTAGGACTTGGATCGGCAGGTAGCCCAGATCGTGTAGACGTTCCATGCCATCGGTAGGAACTTTACCGACACCCATGTAGTTGTCCATGCGACGCTTGTAACGACGGATCACAGCTTCTTTAGGCTGGGAGAAGAACGACTTGTCCCACAGCTCTTTCAGCTCTTGTAGGATGCCCTGTAGACCGAACCAAGCAACCTTGTGGTCCCAGAACTTGGACGCCGACACCGACTTCAGGAACAAACGATCAGCACGAGCTGTCAGGTTCCCGTAAGTGTAGTTGGTGTGCAGAGGGAACATCTGACGGTGTGGGATTTTGTAACCGTCAGCAACGTGAGGGGCGAACAGGTTCATGCAAAAATTCCTTGTACGGAGTGCCAGTAGATTGCTTGATCAGTAACGCCATCAGGACGTTGGCTGTATTGCGCTTCAGGGTGCCACGAGTTGGTGGTCTCGATGCGGCTGTAGTGACGCTTCAGCTCATCGTAACCTTTGGTGAACAGGCCGTGCGTAACCCACAGTTCCAGAGTGTACGCAGGTTTCGCCGTCAGTGGATCACCGAGGCCGAGAATTGGGTCGAGCTTCTCACGCAGAGCCTTCGCCAGTTCCACGAAGGTGTAACCGCCGTCACAGATGTCGTCGACTACCAACCAGTTCATGTCTGCACGCGGTTCGAAGTTGAAGTCCACGCGAGTACCAGTGATCTTGCCGGTAGCAGTGTCACGGTCTTTAAAGCCACAGACCACGTGAGGACAGCCAACCATGCGAGCCAGCTCGAGGGTCTTCTTCATAGCGCCAGCATCGGGAGCTACGAGTACGGTGTTGGTCCACGCACCAGTGTTCGCTTCGTTACGACGAGTCATGGCCTTCGCCACCACTTGTGGGAGCGAGATGTGACGAACACGATCCAACAGCGCCAGACCGGTGTCACTGTGAACGTCCAGCACCGACACGGTAGCGTATTGCTGGGAGTTGATCAGGTCACAGAACGGCTTGATGGTCAGCGACTCACCGGGACGCGGTACACGGTCTTGACGAGCGTACGGTAAGTACGGCATCCATAGGTGAATCTGGATGGCCGGGTTCAGACGACGGATGGCGTCAGTGACCATCAACAGGTCCATGATGTCCGTGCCGTTCTTCAGGTGTGCGGTCAGGTTGACAGCAGTCCATGTAGCGACGGTAGGGTCGACGTATGGGTGCACTTCACCACCCGGCAACACTTTGGAGTCAGCAGGAAACGAGACAGACGTGTTCCCACGGTTGCTAATCAGAATCATTGGAACTTCCTTTTCTTTTTTTACAAAACGGGTTACTCTCACATGATCTTGAGTGTATGTAGAAAAAAAAACAAGGGGCCGAAGCCCCGAGTTTTATTCTTCGTCTGGCGAACTACCCAGTTGCTTTTACTGCTCGCATATTTCTACATCCAACGAACGACGGTTAAGGATGGTGGCGAGTGGGGTGTAATCGGAATCGAAAGTTACTTCAACCCCGATAGACTCGTTCTCAACCAGAGGTACCTGCACCAAGAGCGCTTGGTACACCTGTGGAACCTGAGTCCACTCAAGATCGCCACTCGATAAACCGAGCACACACTGCATCTCACGAGAGAACGAAACGCAGTAACCACACGGCTGCCACGCGATAGGCTTGAGGGTGATAACCCCGTCCACGAAGCGCACACCGTATTCATCTTCCACCATGAGGAATTCATGGAGACGCACTTCGATCGGATCACGGTACTCTTTGTCCGTCAGCACCACACCTCGGAACAGCCCCGGTTTGTACTCGCGATCTTTCAAGAACGTAGCGGTGGTGTAGTGGTGGTCCCAGAATTTATCGTACTGGAAGTTGAATGCCACCTGACCGATTTGTCCGTAGGCGGCGTCTTGCTTCAGTGAAGGCAGTTCCTCCAACGTACTGCTGATGCGAAAGTCACGGAATTGCATCGACGGCACACTGTACTCCAGACTCACCAAGCCTGTGTCATTGGCTTGACTGAGCGCTATCTGGCGCTTCAGACACAACAGCTTAACCATCCCACAGGTCACTGGTACCGTGATGTAAGCCATGTCATGGTAACCCACGGAGTCATCGCCAGCTCGCCGTTTGTTCACGTAACGGACGTACTCCGTGAACGCATGGTTCTGTACCCAGAGGGGCTTCACACAACTGTGAGCGATCGGTTCCAGCCTGATCAAGTCCCAGTAGTACGAACGTTGAGCATGAGGTTCGACCATACGTTTGATCTTGGCCATAGGGCCGTTTCCACCCAGGACAGCACCGAGGAAACGAGTGCGTTGGTCACCGAAGAACATCGCGGCGTGAGAAGACAACATACCCACAGCCTGAGCTACTTGCGGGACAGCCATACACTGAGTACTGGCTGACTGAATACCGCTAACCAGTTTGTTGACGCTTTCTTCAAGAGCAGGATCGAACGGATTCATGTAAGTACGCCCACCAATTACCAAAGGTTACGAAAGAGACCATGAAGGGGAGGCAGAGCCATCCCCAAATCGCTGGACCGAAGTGATCTACTGCTCTGATCAAACAGTAGAAGAAGCCAAGTCCACTGAGGATCGCCAGCGTTGCGACGATCTGTAGCGCTAGCATTCCACCACCGGTGAGTCACAGGTGTAGCAGTGTTCGCCGAGGTTCATGTTACCTTTCAAATCACCAGCAGCGCAGGAGGGTTCATCGAAAGGACTGAGCTTAGGGCCCTGATAATCCGCCGGATATACTGGACGCTCTTCACCACCCAGTACATCAGACATGAACTGAGTGGACTCAGCTACTGTGGACGTACCACGAGGACCGATGTCAGACATGATGTCTCGTTGTGGAGACTGCACCACAGTGATCAGGTCTTGTCGGTAACGCGTGTCGTAGTCAGGCTCACCCGGCAACACGTTCGCCATGTCAGGGTACATTACCTGAGCAACCTGCAAACCTTTACCAGCGCGTTGTTTCAGCTCAACGCAGTACTTGGTCACGGCTTCTTCCCCGTGGAGCAAACGAGTGTTACTGCGCATCACCTTGTCGGGTTCAGTCGATTTCACGATGTCAGTCCGCACTTCGTAAGACGCTACCTTCTCACGCAACCAAGCGTTAGCCTGGTTCTTGAGGATCGCACCCATGACGCTGTTGGGGATGGGTCCACAGATAAACAATTCTGGGAGTCCCTTGTGTGACAGGCCGACGGTGTACGAGTAGTTCACCGGGTTAGCACCAAACACGGGTGGTGGATTGACCGACAGGATAGCAAAGCCATTCGAGGCGATCGAACGTTTGATGTGACGCTTGAGTTGTTTACGGTTGTCAGCAACTTTCATTTTAAGCTCCTTAGCTTACAGGCGGTATTCGATTGGACCCGTGCCTTTTGGCAGAGGTTTGATGCGGGTACGGCGACGAGGCTTCTTCACGGCCTCAGGTACGTACATGAACAGGGCTGGCGCAGAGAAATCAGGTAGCCCTTTACGGACTTGAACCAGTATCGCCATCATCGGGACTTTGGGTGGATTAGACCAATCCATCTCGATGGTGTTTCCGTCACTCCAGCGGATGGTAGAGTCATGGTGCCGGGCGGCGAACTGAGTGATACCGATGTCTTTGATCTCGCGCTTGATGTCGGTAGCCTTGCCCTTGATCGTGACGTGGTAATAGTAGTTGTCCAGATCCGTCCCTGAGGCAATTTCAAAGTACGTCAGGTTTGGGTTGACCGGTGCAGTCAGGAGGAAACAACGAGTACCCCCGAATGCCGCAGAACGGTTAGTGGAGTACTCTTTCAGTTGTCGAACGATCAAACTCATACAGCAACTTCCTTAGGTGCGTAGTGGTTGAGGATCACACGGCACTCTGCTTCGGTTGGTGGACGTGGGGGAGTGTTCTCGAACATCAACCAGATTGCTTCCGTACGACCACGGGATTTGTACCAACCCACCCACAGGCAAACGGGTTGGGAAACCATGTGTCCTTTTTCGTTCCTCGGAAGTACGTCGATGTCGAGCAGGCTGATCGTAGCGAAGTGTTGGTTCTCTTCGCACTGGTGATTGATACGACGGTTGTCCTCCATTTCAGCCAGATCACGGATCTCGTTGCAGGTAGCGCAGTTCCAGTTCTCACCGGAGAAAGGGCCCTTCAAGAAACCACACTTCGGGTCAGCCCCGTTCCACGTTTTACCACGGGCTAGACAGGCTTGGCATTCAGTAGTCATTACGCAGCTCTCTTGAGTTCGTTCCCACGGTGGTCAAGGAATTTGGTTGCACGCTCCATACCCTCCTCCGTGTAGAGATTAATTCGATTCTTAACGCCACACTTGATGGCGAGTTGTAGTGCGGTGTTCGTACCACCTTTGACTTTCTCAGTCTTACCCACGGGTTTGCCCCAGTAGACAATCGAGCGAACAGGATCAGTAAGACACGCCCCCATGATCTGGAATACGTTTCGAGTGTGCATCGCAATGCCACCACGACCCATACCTTCCCAACTCCCGCGAGCTTCCAGCGCAATACTGTTAGCAGTTTCCCATGTTGCGAACTTGCTCGCATCGAAGAAGTAGTTCTTTGGATCATGGTAACGGTTACGTACGCCGTTCCAAGCCAAATAAATACGGGCACCCAACGTGTGGAAGTGAGGAGAGAGTAACGCCCCCTCGTAAAAGGCGGTGTCAGCTCCCTCAGCGTCGCCAGAGGAGAGTGCGAACCCTTGGGCATACAAAGCCACACTGATTCGCCGCATAAGCTCCAAGATCTCCTCAGGCGTTTCTCGACTACCTACCCCAGCGTACCAACCTTTGAATGGAATCGGCAACATAAGTCCGGTACCTCACCCATTGAAAGACAGGTACCACTCGTCGACCGACAGATCCGGCAAAGGACCTCGCACCTTAAAGGAAGTGACCTTCATTTGGTCGCCGTTCAAGTCGCGGGTGTAAACCATAGAACCAACCAGTTCAGTGGTACTACGATCCACACGACCAAAACCCACACCTACCCGAGTGTGATCAACCAAGTTGAAGTCTGGGTGGGTCTGGAGGTGGTTGACCAGTAACGCGAACGTATCAAAGCCAACACGTTCTACGTTACTGGCTACTGGGACCTCTACCCCTTGCTGGTCTATATAGACGAGTTCAAAGGGGGCAAGTTGGCTAGGGAGCATATCGGTTCCTCGTCTCCGTCCAACTCAAGTTGAACAAAGAGGTTGTTGTTGATGATTTGGAAATGGTTCATCGTGTAGACGTACCACTCTGCCTTCTTGAGAATTGGCGCTAGGTACGGATACATAGCGTTATAGAGTAGCCAGATAAATTCGTAGAACTCTTGGGACTTCAAGTCCTCAAGGTAATTACAATCTTCTTCCTCATCTTCATTCTCGATCAACATATCCAAATACATGTGGAACAGGTGTCCAACAACCTCTCGTTCTTTGTATTCCTTGTCTTGAAGCATGAAACTGGCGACAAAGTCTACGCAGTAGTACATGTGTTTCTCGACACGCCCAGACGCATTGCGATAAATGTGACCGAGTGGTATCAATAGGTTCTGTTCCACGGTGCCTCCTAGAACGGATAGATCTTAAACGTCCAGAGGGCGACCGCCAGCATCTGACCGAGGAAAAGAAAACACAGTCCTTGCCAGACCATCCATTTCTCGATACGACCTTCCCACGAGATCCGTAGCGCATGTGCCCAGTCCCGAGGACGCAGTCCCAACCAACGCACGCAGATATACAACAAAGCCAAAGCCCAGATGACCAGACCCAACACCAACCCAGCTATGAATACATTCATAATCTTGCTTCCTTAAGCCAGAGGGTATAAAAGGCTCTCCCGAAGGAGAGCCTCAGTTTCAACCGTACACGCCTTGCACGGCCAACCACGTGGTCAGCACAGCACTAATCACAACGATCGCAAAGGAGATCTTCTGATCAGCCGCACGATGTACGTTGCCTTTTGTCCGGGTGAGTTTCCAGACGTTGTTCCACTTCTTGACATCCGTCCCCACTTCACTCATCGCCCACAATACGCGGTAGACCGTGAAGGTAAAGAAGAACATCCCAACACCCCAGAACACTGCCGCACGAGCCACACCACCAGACCCGACACCCCAGTTAGCCAGACTGCCCACAACACTCAGCGTGATGACGAACGCCACCATGTACCAGAGTGGAGTGTCTTTGGATACTACGACGAACACCATCGTTGGGATGTAGCTTTTGAAGTTGAACTTGTGGGTCATGAACATCGCTACGAACAACAACGCCACCGAGATCCCAATGCCCACCACCAAACCTGTTAAGATTGCATTAAACATTGTGTAGCTTCCCCAGTGCGTAAAGAATCAACACAATGAAAGCAGCGATCAGCGCTGCGTTGATCACCATGTGCCAAAAGTCATCGCGAGTCTTGCTGTCGCGGAACGCTACGAAGAACGCAGCTTCGGGCCACTGCCAGATCTTCCAGCGACTATTAATGTAGCCAATGTGGATGAACAGACACACCAACAGTAGCACCCAGATTGCCAGAAACGGTTTCAGATACATCCAGTACATCACATCACCCCTTTGTTAACGATTGCCAATGTTGTCGCCCGGTTCTTCGTCTTCGTCTTCGAAGGCTACTTCGTCGTACTCTAAGTCGACTTCCTGTGTAGTGTTTTTGTCAAGCATTGCTGCAACGTGTAGATGTCGATACAGTCTCGGTAAGAACCGCGCATGACGGTAGATCACTTGACCATCAATGTAACGACGGAAGTTCCACGTGAAGAGATACATCGCTAGGCGACGGATAGACTTGAGTCCTGGTTCAGAGAAGTCAAACTGTTCCATCGTGTTCAGACGACTTACCTTACGCCAGAATTCTTCAAAGCTGTAGTGGTATTGAATCCACTCCATCTTGTCCTGCGGGTAAGCATCAACAGCGAGTTGCAGATACTCGTCGGTGTGTACCTTGAGCATGCCTTCGATCAGGTGTAAGTACTGGGTCTTCTCTTCAAAGAAGTAACGCATCCCAAACTCAGCACCCATCATCCCGTAGTTACCTTCGCCCGTGCGGGCTAACGGGTTGCTTTGTCTCTTACGTTCCTTCATCCACTGTTGGTCTTCCATCAACTTCTGATGTTGTCGCTGTTGGAAGACTTTCTCTTTATAGATCTTCTCATCTTTAAGCGACTTTAGGAAACCCTTGTAAGTCGGATACTCCATACGTTGAGCCACTAACAACTGTGCCATATCGAGCGGTACGCCAAGGTCCTGAAACAGATGCGTGATGACCCGTTGAGTGAACAGGATGGAGACGTACGACTTGTCGTCCAACTGTTCCAACCCCAACTCTACAGCGATGAAGTCCACTGCGTCAGGTAACACCGGGGCTAACTTCGCCCGTTGTGCTGGTGTCAGTGCTACACCACGGCGACCGTAACAGTAGATTCTTTTTGGCTTCTTAGTTGGCTCTGTCATCAGAGTACCTCTAGTTAGTAATGATCGTGTGTAGGACGGGGCTCCGAGAAGCCCCTGTGTTTCAGTAACCCCGATAAGGTCGAGGTACTTCGTGTTGCGTTGGTTCTGGACCCCAATCTTCACGAGGAGGATCGGGAATACCTTTAGCCCGGCGTGCGTTACGGATACGATCAGAACGAGCAGCATGGTAACCGCTCAGATACGATTCCTTTACGGCACGCTTGACCGTCTTACGGATTGGCAGACCACCCATCCCGTCCTTACAACCCAGTTCGAATGCTGCCGACTTACGCTGCGTTGTTTTAGACATGTCAGATCCTCGGCACTACGACACCGGTTTGACCTTGATACTTGCCATCACGATCTTTGTAGGAGGTTTCGCACTCTTCGTCGGACTCGAAGAACAACATCTGTGCAACACCTTCGTTCGCGTAGATCTTGGCCGGGAGGTTGGTGGTGTTGGAGAACTCCAACGTTACATGACCCTCCCACTCAGGTTCCAGCGGGGTGACGTTCACGATGATGCCACAGCGAGCGTAAGTGGACTTACCCAAGCAGATGGTCAACACGTTACGTGGGATACGGAAGTACTCCACGGTACGGGCCAACACGAACGAGTTCGGTGGAATAATGCAGACCGGACCTTTGAAATCAACGAAGCATTTATCGTCGAAGTTCTTGGGGTCAATGACCGAGGAGTTGATGTTGGTGAAGATCTTGAACTCGTCAGCACACCGTACGTCGTAACCATACGACGAAGTGCCGTAGGAAATGAGTTTGTCGGCATTCGGGTTCTGAAGTTGGTGCATCGTAGCTTCAGCGTCACACATCTCATCCAACATGCTGTTGAACTTGTCAGGAGCCATGCGGCGGACTTGACCGGCTTCGAACGGCTCGATCATTGGTTTGAAGTCACGGACCAAGGGGTGCTCCGGCTTCAGTCGCCCAGCCCAGAAACGGTTTTCCAGATCTTGCAACTGATCGACGGTGTGGGTGTTACCTTCCCACGCCAGACTGGCGATGTCGCTCGAACCAGAGCGGGCAGCGATGGAGTGGGTTGGTGGCATGGATTTACGACGAATCCAGCGATCGGGCTTGATGCTCATTGCGTTTCCTTGGAGAGATGGATATTGCGATACGTGTAGTCGTCTACGACCAAGAAGTGATCTGGTATAATTTCAATCACCCAGTCACCGGGGTTAACCAACAACTTACCTTGGCGGGTAGCAATTACCCCCATGACAGACCACTGATACATGTGGGCGTCTTTGGAACAACCTGAGGTACCAATCAGCTTGTGTACCTCCATATAACAGGTACCTGTGACCAGAGGGTGATCCAGACACTCGTAACCGTTGGTAGCCTCAGCATTCCAACGTACTGCATTGTGGATCTTTATATGGGTCATTGGTTTACTCCCTCTATTTAGGAACCGGTACAGCGTCACCCCACAAGGTGGCCCACTTCTCGTTCTCAGTCACAACAACGTAGAACAGTGGGAGGAAACGGGTGGCGTCATAGTTGAGACTGTTGGCCAACCAAGCCTTCGCACTATCCGGGGAATAGTAAGCCATCCCCAGATTCAGAGTCTCTGGGTCCCAACCGTGTTTCACGTAGATCTCTTTAGCACGGTCTTTCATCTGGAAAGCAGACTCGCTATCCGACAGAAACTTACCACGGACTTTGGAGTTGTCGTGGATCAGTACCAGTAGTTCTTCCAGAGTTCCTTTATAGATACTCAGGGTTTTAACCTTCTCAGGTACCGGCTTTTCTTTATCAAACATGGGAAGCATCGTATTCACCTTCTAAGGTAGTGACGTTCATATATGGGTAAAGGCCGTAATTTTAAATGGGGGCATAAAAAAGAGGGCCGAAGCCCTCCCCTTTAAACGTTGTGATACTCTGGGCTCAAAGCCACCCAAGCACCATTGCTCCGTGCACAGGACAACTGTTGCTGAACCGCCAAACACTGGTAATGAGTACCAGCGAACAGTGTACCAGTCGCAGTATGCGGACGGACATGCCAGCGCTTCCAGAACCAACGTCCCGTACGTTCAACTACATACTGGAGGTGGTGCTGACTTGCGCGGTACCCAGGACTTTCTAGAACAGATACCCCAGTCTTCAGCTCACTACCAACGGCGAGATCGCAGTCGAGCTGACTCACTGACGCACAGCCTTCACGTTAGCGGTGATGGCCTTGGTGATCGCACGCTTGACGTCACGAGCTTCCTTGGTGTCCATGCTGGCGTGGTAGGCGTTGTTGTACACCACTTGGGCCGCCATGGCGTAGGTGTCAATCGAGAACATTTTGTTGTCGGTAGGAATGCCGGAGTCACCTTTGCTGGTCAGAGAGAAAGGAGTGTAAAGAGGGTTCTCGTTACGATCCTTGGCCTTACCGAAAGAGGACTCACCGATCTCACCGATCCACAGGCTGTCTTTGTAGTCGTCAGTGATGTCGCTACTGATCAGACCCGAACGTCCCACGTACAGAATGCCACCGACTTCCACCCGCACGCCGGACTTCATGGTGAAGCCCTGCGAAGCTGCTTCTGCCGCTTCCAGCCAGCTATCGAACTCGACAGTTTTGATGTTGGCGTAATCAGGGTCGACTGCCGCGAAGTTCTTGACAGTTACTTCGGCACCAGAGCCGGAAACATAACCCACCGCACGGATCAGGTTTTCGTCCTTGATCATGTCGGCGAAGGACTTCACGCCAGTAGCACCGTGGAGCCAGAAGATGACCTCGGTGTGGGCATTGGTCACGGTGATGTCACGTGGTAGACCCAAGCTGGACACCGCGTCAGCTTGCATGATCGCCATGACGCAATCACCCTCTTTGAGCAGGTGGGCGTTCTCGACCGAACCACCGGTGTTCAGGACTTCGAGTTTGGCGCCGATCTTCTTGGCAATGTCCTTGCCGATACCTGTACCCAACGACTCGTACGCGCCGGTAGGACCACCGGTGCAGAAGGTCAGGTCAGCAGGTGCCGCCACTGCTACAACGGATGCCAAGGCGAGAGCCAGGCCAATGAACAGCTTTTTCATGTGTTTACTCCAACGGGTTTTGGTTTGCGTTATTGTGGGGTGGATACTTTCAACTCGCCATGCCACTGTCCGTTGTAGAACTGTAGCAAGATGAGCATCATGTGATCCAGTAAAAGGGTTGGCACATGTCCAGTCTTCCACTGAATGCCTTCGAACCACTCGAGTTTGAAAGCGTCTTCGTAGACCCGGAGTAGTACTGAGTTGACTCGAGTGCGGTCTAAATCACCCTCGAGCAACTTTAGGGTGTAGCCGCCACGGAGGGTCAAGTCCAAGGCGTGATGTTGGTGATCAATCGAGATGACTTTGTAGGGTTCTGACACCACATCGAAAGTCACCAACGTCTGGATGGTAAACTCTGGGGCTTCACGGCAACCATTGAAACCAACACTACGTATACCGAAGCACAGGTCATTCTCAGGTTCCGCTAGCAATCTGTGAACACGATCGCCCATGGGTCCGGTAGGCTTGAAACGACCAACCAACCGATCGTCCTCTACACTCCCTGAAGCAATCACACCACAGACACGCTCCAAGTGCACTTGTGCAGCACGATGAACCACTTCACCGCAAGTCAGGTGATCGACAGTGGGTGTACCGAACTCCACATAAATCGGAGCACGAGTGAGCATTTCCTCAAACTTGTAGCCCACCTGCTTCGGATCGTACTTACGACCGCTGGGGGCGACTTTACTGGGGATCGCCAGAGTGACGTGGTAGTAACCGTCAGCATCGGGCTTGAGGTCTTTCACTGGGTTGTGTCCAATCATACTGGAACTCCCCGAGCACGACATTCAGCCTTGTATTCCTCGATCATCGTAAAGAGGTTGTTCTTGTGGCGCAGACCTAAACGTACACAACGTTTGATCTTGGCCTCTTCTTTCTTAATCGCACGTTCCATCTTGGCGAGCACTTCATCTTGATCGTCTGGCACGGGAAATTCCTATTAAAGATCAACTACGTGATACCCTTACATAATTTGTACTTGAGATATTTTTGAATACACATCGCGGCATAAAGCCTGGGAGTCACCTCCCAGGCCCTAAGCTTGTTATGCTGGAAGACTGAACTCAAATGAATCAGTCTGACCAGTACCACTTTTGATACCTGCAAAGTAGAACATGCGAGTACCAAGGATACCAGAACCACCGAAGCCACGTGCTGCACCAGCGTTAGCCGCCAGAGCTTGCCATGTGTTCGAGAATGGATCGTAAACGTTCGACCCACTATACGGAGCACCGCCGTTAACCGACCCCCACAAGGAGATCACACGACCTTTGAAGGAGTGGAACGTTCGACGACACCCGTAAGCAGCAGGCATGTTAGCCTTCTCAGTCATTACGCCTGTCACAGTATCGTAGCAGAACGTTTTGTTGATGTAGACGCTGTTGTTACGACCACCGATCAGATAGATCTTAGTGCCAATAGCGGCGACGCCCAGATCGAGTCGAGGAGTTTGTCCAGTGATAGTCAACTCAGTCCAAGTGTTGTTGAGAGTATCGTATTTGTACTGGTTAAACTTAGTCGGTACTTCAGGAGAAACAGTACTGCTGGTCATCCCACCGAACATGTAGATGTTCGTACCCACTACACAACCGTCACCGAAGGTCATCGGTCCAGGGAGCGCTGCTTTAGTAGACCACGTACCTAGAGTAAAGTCGTAACACTCGACCAAGGTAGTAGCCGCACCGCCGTTAGCGGTTAGGCCGCCGCAGACGTACAACTTACTTCCCACTACGGCTGAAGTGTGTCCAGCTCGAGCAGTAGGTAAGGCAGGCAGATCGACCCACGCAGTACCGTCGAAGCGACGGAACCAAGCTTGTGGTGTACCACTGAAACCACCAATCCAGTACAACTTCCCATCGTAACTAACGACGTCGTGGTGGAAGCTATATCCAGGTGACGCTGTGGACTTCCAAGTCATCCCGGAGAAGTTGAACAACTCTTCCAGCACTGGCCGCCACCCGTAAGCTACGTTTGGCGTATCGTTAGGTTCATACCAGACACCAGCGAACCCAGGGTAACCGCGTAGGAGAGTACCTCCCTGCGTACTACCTTCCTTACAGATGATCATCTCACCGGACGAGATACCGCCAAGCCAACCCATGTCAGCAGGAGTGTTATACGCCCACGCAGCGCCAGCGCCGGTGTAAGCATTAGTTACCCTCATGAAGTAGTTGTTGTACTCACCACCAGGCGAATTGGTTGGATCGTTTCCATCACCACCCGTCATCACCCGCACACGGTACGTCAGGCCACCAATTACAACAGTCTTGGTACCCATGATCATACCCAAAGCGTTAAGCTGAGCCCATGACAAAGTCATGCGGATGATCTTCTTCGGCATGTAGAAAGTACTACCGTTGTCAACGAACTTCAACCACGGAGTAGTGTCGTTAACCAGAGTACCATCAGTCAAACCAACTGCCGCCGCCAAGGCAGAACCGGTAATGAAGTTAGCAGCAAGTATTTCGCCAATGAATGGAATTGGTGGCATGGTGGATTTCTTAACCAGCACTGGACGCCATCCGTACCAATTTTGGGGTGTATCGGGGGAGATGTACCAAATACCTTTAACCTGTGCTGCGGTTTCCTGTCCACCAGAGTCACTTCCTCGAGTGAAGTGACCGAAGGCAGCACCGTCAGAACAAATAGTCCCCACACCTAGTTCAGCCGAACCGTCCATGGTTGCAACGCCCAACATTGGACCAGTGTAGTCGCCCCAGTGTTGGGCGTCTCCTGGGAAGGTTGCACGGTCTGTCATGGTGTAGATGTTGTACATGTAGCGGTTCCACTCACCGCCAGCGTTAGACGGACCGGCTGACCCAGCCGGATTTATAGCTCCTGACAACAGCCGGACAACGAAGACTTCACCACCAATAGTGACTTCTGCGCCGCCGAGCGACAGACCACGTGCATTGAGCTGTTCCCAACTTACGTTGTAGCGGATTGGCTTCTTGGCGATGTACAGTTCAAGGCCAGTGTCTTCGATGTAATGTAGCCAGCCCCCGTCTCTGTTCATTAGGGTCCCAGCAGTCAATCCTACCGCTGTGGCTAGGGAATCCCCGTAGATGAAGCTCACAGAAGAGACTACTCCTTTGAAGGGAGTCCCCGCTGGGAAAGCTAGATCGGAGTTGTCAATAGCCACCGCAACTTGAGTCTTAGACAATAGAGTCTCGATCACGATTCATTCCCCCTAAGAGGAGTTAAGTTATTACGGGGCTGTGAACAACGTAGCTTCGGCTGGAAGTGTCGGGAGTTCCGCTAGGGTCGTAGCAGCAGTGACGGCATCTTTGAAGTCCCAGATCTTTTGGTAGCCGACTGACACTGCGTAGAAAGCAGCATCCGTCATAGCAATCAGCTCAGCAGCCGTCAGTATCACACAGATGTTCTCGTACACGCGGAACGAGAAATCCATCGCACCACCAGCCACCACAACTTCCTTAGCGATAATACGCAGGGAGGTCAAGTTGGAACGGTCGGCGTTACGGATCTGGACGTGGTACGTGCCCTCGTTGAAGGCGTAAGCGAAGCCGCGCTCGAATTGGGAAATCCGCAGATCTTCAGCCTCGCGCTGGAGTTCAGCTTTGCGGGTGGTCAACTGGTCGTTGAGTTCGGCTTGACTGTAAGTGCGTTCGATCCAGCTTTGGTACCACTTACCATCGAGTAATTGTGGCGGGCCCGCGACAACAACGTCATTCTCCGGGATCGGGGTGTCATAAACGGGTTGGTATCCGAGGGCGATCATTTCCTCTACCTCGGGTGTTGCTGTGAAGCTGGTAGTGGCTTTGAGTTTGTCGCGGATCTGGTCCAAAGTGATTGGATAGTTACCTGTGGCAACTTCGATGAAGCGAGTGTATAAGATTGACATGGTCAGAATTCCTTACATTACAAGTTCGAGAACGGGACGCCAGTAAGTGTAGACCGCGTTATAGTTACCTATCACGTTAGTGGACACCTTGTCAGGGGCAGTAGTACCATCACCGCCTCGCAGAATAATGGTACCACCAGCAGTTGTGGTCACATCTTTGGTATATACGTTCAGGTTGATACCGGCTAGAACCAGGTCGTCTAACGCAGGCACGCCAAAGTTTTGAATGCGACCTTGGAAATTCGGAGCCATGATGTAATCATACTCACCCCCAATTTGGTTTGCGGGCACAGCCGAAGCAGTCAGGGTACCTACCCGTGTCCCCGGTAAACGTACCACAAAATTGTCAGTACCTTTAGCCATGACGTAATTTTGAGGGATTGTACCGTAGGTACTTTTCGCCGCAGCACTCCAAGTGCTGGGGTCGTCGGTTCCATAGACCAATCCCGCTTTGTACAGTTCGGCCCAAGATAGACCCGAACTATAGGCGAAACACACCCCTTGGTCTGGAACAAAGAGGATCTTACCGTTATAGACCATTTTGATCCAGCAGGTAATTCCTAGTCCAGCGGCGTTGTTGGTAATGAGCGGGTTGTTGATGTATGCAACCAATTCACTGGAAGCGAATAGGTCCTCTGGACTCATGCGACCAAAAGTACCGCAACTCCAGTCACCACGTAGTAATTTCTGAGGCCCAGGGCCCGTGTAAGGCATGTAGGCCAAAGGCATGTTCGAAGACAACGTTTCTTCAGTACCCACTACTGCACTAACTCGGTAGTGGTAGACTTGGTTACGCACAGCGGTGGTGTCGGTGTAGGTGAAAATACCCGCAGCAACTTCCGCCAACACCGCAGGTAAAGCATCGTCGAGTATCACACTGTCGGCTCGGTAGACCCGGAACTTGTCAACAGTGATGTTTCTGTCGATCCAGTTAAGTGTTAAAGACATGGTTAGACCCTTATGTCAGAATAAGTTCGAGAACGGGGCGCCAGTTAGCATAACCGCTTGCATAATCTGCATCAGTGGGAACGTTGTAATCGAACCCTGTACTGTTGCTCACAGATATTGCGAGCTTACCCGAGGAAAAATGCTGGGTTGCAGAACCAACGCCTCCTGGTGGAACCTCGTCGTTCCATTTATCTTGGGGTGATGTAGAATATAAGGTTAGTCCTTGTCGCCCCATCAAGCTCCCCCATTCGGATGCGTCTGTGGCGATAACACCTGGTGCATACACGTTGGTTGCCGCATCAGTGACCGACGGTGCCCGCACCAAAAAGTTATACGTGGCGTAAGGAACGACCACTTTTTGGTTAGTCAAAGTGATACCAGCAATGGTTGTTAGTACGAAGGGGGCTGAACCAGTGTCGTCCGTTCCGTATATTAATCCATTGTTATAAATGTCCCTCCAGCGGCAGGTCCCTGCGGCAAACACATTGTTAGGAATAAAAAGAACCTTACCCTTACGGATAAACTTATACCACCCAGTCACGGTGCCGTCGGCTGGAGTGGAGTTTCCGAGATTTGGGTTATTAAGGAGAGCCCTTAACTGAGAGATGCTGAGGAAGTTGGCTGTGGGAACCAACCCAAAATATCCGCAGTCCCAATTTCCTCGTAAGAGCGTCTGGGGACCTGGACCTGTGTCAGGGTAATGTCCCATGATCAGTACTGGACTTAGTAGTTCCTGTCCTGCCCGGACGTGACCCACCGCGTAGTAGTACGTAGTGTTGCGTACGGCAGTTGCGTCACTGTAAGACGTGGCTGATCCAGCAGCGGTTGCCAAAGCGGCAGGAAGGTTATTTACGTCGAGTGGTGTAGTAGACCGATAGATGTTAATGCTTTCTGCGAGCGCCGCGTTAGCAGCACCCCATGTCAAGGTAACAGACATAACTCACTCCTTATACCGCAGCCGGTTCGATGAGTTCCAACACGGGCCACCAGCATGAGATAGATTGGGTTATGGTGATAGCCCCGATGTTTCTTCGAGTAAGGCCGTCGCGGGTACCAGTGACGTTAGAACCACGAACCAACGACTGGGTTGCCGCACCCGAAGTAACCTTCTCTTGTGTCAGAATACCGTACGCCATAGACGCCGCGCTATATCCCATGGTCGTCAAGGTATTGTTTGCTTGGTTAGCCATGCGTTGGACGGTAGGTACCCATACTGAGATAGGGTACATGAGATCATCGTACTCACAAGTAAAGGTTTCAACCGGCTCTGCTACGTTACCGGTTGGTGGAAAGACGCCGTAGTCATCGTTATAACCGCGCATTAAGCGAACGCGGTAGGTATCGGCGCCAATAGTTACCTGTGCGTTCTGGTTAACGTTGGCACCGGCGTTGTACGGACCATTGTCGTTGGAGCCGAATACCAGCCCAGCGTTGTACAGTGCCGTCCAACCAACCCCGGAAACAGGTAGTTGTTCGGGCACGTAGATCACTTTGCCGTTACGAGCGAACTTGTGCCATTTGGGAGACACGTTCTGCACCGTACCTGAAAGGAAGTTCACCGCTGTACGCAGTGCGTTGATGTTAATGAAGGACGCCGATGCGATACTACCGAAGTATCCGTAGTTGTAGTCACCGGCTTTCAAGGTGTTAGGACCAGCACCACGACGAGGAACAGTTACGATCTGATAGTTTGGTGATACCGTCCGGTCTGTCGCCGAAATGGTCTCGAATACGTAGTAGTACGTGGTACCACGCAACACCGTGGAGTCAGTGTAAGTAGTTTCACCTGCCGTTAGAGAAACCAACAAACCAGTCAGGTTAGCTCGGTCAATTGCCGAAGTACCACGGTAGATGTTTACCGTGATGGGAGTGGCCCCATTGGGGTTTGTCCAAGTCAATTTGTTATACATGAAAATTCCTTACGCGACGTTCGCGCCACTAACAGTGAAAGGGTTCAAGTCTGCTAAGCTGTACACCAAGTTAGCTGGGTCACTTGCCAATTGAGTACCGATCGCGCTAATTGTAAAAGCGTTTAAGTCAGGTGCTGCACTTGATGTGACGTTAACTGGGTTTAGCGCGCAACCTGGGAAGGTAGCTCCAGTGACCACAGGTTGTTTGGTGGGCCACAGAGTAATCACGTTGACTGGGTTAAACAAGGCTTCGTTAAACCCAGAACCTAGTTGGGCTTGGCGTGAGTCTAGAATCGAGGGTGCTTGAAGCCCCGTCGAAGTTCCGATGACTGTGTACGGATCTAGTAGCGTTTCATCTGGGATCAATTCCAGTACTGGATACCAATTTGAGTTCGGTGAAGCCTTACTGTAACTCCATTTTGGGGTAAGACCCGTTGCATCGCCCCTAGCCCAAAATAATGCTATATTAGACGAGCTGGTCTCCTGCACCGACATGTTTAAATTGCTACCCACGTAGCTCAGTGCGTTACTAACCCATTTATCGGATGGTGTGTTAGCACCCACTAGGACTCGCCCAAACAACTGGTCGAATTCATTGTTAGCCGCTACCACCGAGGCTGGATCAGAACCCATACCAGTCGGCAACCGTGGGAGTAGATACCAGTTACGAGTGCCGTCGAATTTCTGAATAGGGTTCCACTGATCGACCCCAGCACCTACTGGGTACAACCCATTACCCTTAACGCCGTACACTAACCCAGAGTTATATAGGTCGTTCCACACAATGGCACTGAGGGCCATTTGTCTGGAAATGTAAATCACTTTGTTATTGCGGAAGAATTTAAACCACTGGGCCCCTGTCCAAGAGTTGAGGGTGCCCGTAGGAATATTGAACTTTAAAACCAAGTCTTTTCCGTAGAACAGTTCAGTTCCAGACACCTCTCCGAAGTAACCCAGCGTGCTGTTACCGAACTGTAAAGTTTTGGTTCCAGGGCCTGAGTTGGGGTAAAGGTTCGAACCACTTGGAGATTTACCTAACATCATTTCTAACATTTTGTCACCTCCGATGGGGGGACACGTGCTACCAAAAGATAGACTGAGACACCACCACACAAGGGGTCAGTAACTCCCCTTGTGTGGTGGTTATGCGTTAAACAGAAGCACCGACGGTACCAATCCACTTCGTACCATCCCACAACAAAGTGACAATGGTGGTGGAAGCACCGAGTACAGGAGCAGCACCACCGTTCCACGTGATGGTTGGCCACGTGATCGTTGCAGCACCTTGGATGACCAACACCACGGACATGGTACGAGTTGCACCCGGCACCGTACCGGCTTTGAACGAGATGGTAGTCGCAGTGGAGTTAGCCACCGACCACACGTTACCGATGGCCAAGTCGAGGACACCAGCCGCAGCAGCGTTCATCTTCAGGTCGTAGACGTCCAAGGACACCCAAGCACCGTTCTTACGCAGGTACTGTTTACCGTCAGAGGCAGCGTCCGCGAGGGAAGCCGGAACGATCACCCACGCTGCACCTTTACGCATGTAGCCGTTGGCATCGTTCGGAGCATCTTGCAGAACAGAGACCCACGCTGCACCTTTACGACCGTAAGCCAAGGCGTCGTTAGGTGCTTCAGGGAGACCGGCAGGAACAGTAACTTCCGCCCATGCTCCATTCTTACGAGCGTATTGTTTACCGTCGTTAGGAGCTTCTGCTACTGCGAAGACCACCTCAGTCCAAGCACCGTTCTTACGAACGTATTGCTTGCCATCACTCAGAGCTTCAGCCACAGGGACTGCTACCCAAGCGCCGTTCTTCCGGGTGTAGAAACCACCATCAGACGGAGCTTCGGAGATACCAGCCGCAGGGATCACGACTTCAAGCCAAGAACCGTTCTTACGGATGTACTGCTTACCGTCGAGCGGTGCTTCGATGACAGGGATCTCGAACCAGACACCATCTTCACGACCATACAGCTTGCCGTCTTGTGGTGCTTCCAGTACGTCGACCTTAACCCACGCACCGTCTTTACGAGCGTAGTACTGACCATCCGACAGGGCTTCCAGTACAGTGATCTCAACCCACTGATCGTATTGACGAGCGTAGACCTTACCATCGTCAGACGGACTGTAGACGTTACCACCACCCATGTAACCGAGTGACACCCACAGAACGTCCGTAGACTTTCTGAAGTACTGCATGGTACCGGTGTTCAGGTAGTAGTCGGCACGACGACCGTCCAGTGGACCCGGATCACGACCCAGGGAAATCCAAGCAGTGCCTGGTTCACCTTTGTCGCCAGTGAAACCGATCGGACCTTTCGGACCAACGACCGTATCACCCTTATCACCTTTGTCGCCCTTAGGACCTTGGATAGACCCCAAGTCATCATAGGCTGCACCAGTCCAACCCCAGAAGTTCAGCCCGATCATGTAACCCTGACCGAGAGTACCAGTACCCGGCAGGTCAGCAGTGCTAGCGAGTTTCCCGAGGATTGTGATACCCGGACCCATTGGACCGTCTTCACCTTGTGGTCCTACGATGTTGCCGAGGAATACCCAAGCGGTACCATCGTAGGAGTAAACGTCGCCATCACCGACGATGTAGCCGTCGCCTTGAACCATTCCAGTAACGGCGTTCAGAGCAGCGAGATCGACGAGGTTACCCTTCGGTTTGAAGTTGTTACCTTGATCACCTTTAGGACCTTCCGGACCAATCAAGCGAGCCAAGAAGTCGTTGATGCTGGTGATAGACGGATCGACGATCTGTGCCATCTCCAGAGCAGACTTACCAGTAGGACCAGTCAGGTCGCCGAGGTTAATCCAACCTGCACCGTTGTACACCCATAAGTGACCAGTGACCATGTAGGTCCAGCCGATCTGCGGGTCAGCAACACCGTTGAGTAGGGACGGGTTAGACAGGATGCCTTTAGCGACCATGGAGTTACCAGTGTCACCTTTGTCGCCTTTCACCCCGTCTTCACCTTGAGGACCTTGAATGACACCGAGGTCAAGCCACTCGTCACCATCCCAACCCCAGAAGTGACCTTGGATCAGGTAGCCATCACCCAACTCACCCGTAGCAGGCAAACCGGCAGTGGTATCGAACTTACCTTTCAGTGTCAGACCGGCACCGAGGTCGCCCTTATCACCTTTGTCACCTTTGATGCTGTCACCTTGGTCGCCCTTAGGGCCAACGTAAGTACCACAGTCAACCCACGCACCACTGATGGTGACGTAGAGGTTCTGACCAGCGATCCAAGCAGCGAAAGCAGGAGCAACGGTAGGGTCTGGCAAGTTCTCGAAGGCGGCTACTTTACCAGCGATAACCAAGTTCTGACCCGGATCACCTTTAGGACCGGTAACCGAATCACCTTTGTCCCCTTTAGGACCGGCCACAGCAATCAACCAATCTTCGACTGTCCCGGTGTAACCCGCTTCTACAGCCAGTGCGTAGTTCGACTTACCTTTGATACTCTCCAGCCATTCAGCCAGAGTACCCACATAGCCGTCTTCTTCAACGGCCAGTTGGTAAGCAGAGAGACCTTGAACAACACCGAGGTCTTCCCATTCAGTACCCGACCACACCCACAAGTGACCTTGGATGTAGTAACCGTCACCACCGGCGTTACCGGAAGGAGGGAGGTCGCCCGGATCTTCAAACTTACCCAACACCGAGATGGCGTTGGCAGGATCGCCTTTAACACCTTGAGGACCGATGTCGCCCTCGTCACCCTTAGGACCAACCAAGCTTTCCAAGTACTGGAGCAACGTACCACTGAAACCGGTAGAGATCGCCAGTTCGTAGTTGTTCTTACCCACCAAGGAAGCCAACCATTGGGCTTCAGTGCCACTATAACCACGGGAAGCAGCCAGCTCGTAAGCCGACTTACCAGTAGGGCCGACTTGACCAACCTTGGCCCAGCCCACTGTATCCCAAACATACATGGACTCGTCGATGATCCAAGAGTCGCCGGAGACGTTATCCCCGTTAGGCAACTCGGAGATGTCTGACAGAGAACCCATGATCCGTAGACCGATACCATCATGACCTTTGAGGGACTCGATCCACTCCTCGAACGTACCTGGGAACCCGCCTTCGATTACCGCAACGTCATACGCTGAGTAACCCTGAATACCGCGGACCACACCAACGTTACGCCATTCGCCTTCTACCAACGTGTGGAGATCGTAGCCGATGATCCAAGAATCACCAGGCTGAGAGTCACCCACGTTCGGAAGGTTGACCACGTCCGCCAAGGTACCCAAGATGCGAATCGAGTCGCCGTCTCTGCCCGCAGAGACGATCTCTGACAATGGGGCTTTCTTGCTGAACCCATTTTGAACTACTTCGATTAACTCAGCGCCCGTGATGGGGCCCGCTGGGTCCATTTCTGAGATTTTACCCATTGCAAAATACCTTTGTTAAAAATGGGGTTCCTAATTAAGCTGCGTCCTCAAGACGAATGGTACCGTCTTCCTGCAACCTCACACTACCGTCTTCTTCCAGACGCGCATTACCTTCGACTGGACTAACAAGAGTAATCGGTAAAGAACCAGTATAAAGCAACGAGCTAGCTTTAGCTCTTAGCTGAATTGTTACTTCATTAGTACCCGGTGCCGGTGTCGGTAATTCGGTGACAGTAAACTCAACGTCACTTGCCACCAACTGTAATTGTTGAACCACATAGCTCAACGTTAGGGCCAAATCAGCCGCTGGAGGACAGGAGAACCCTGAACCCAGTACGAGGAGTGCGTCGCGGTGATAGTGGACTTCTACTGACCCGGTGAGTACCTGACCGGCCTTGGCAGTTATGACAACTTTCGTGTTATACCACGCGTCAGTTGGTGAATCCCACGCGACTGGCGCCGAGTGAGTTACCTGAGAAGCTAGGAGGGGTTTATTTGGACTGGTTCCATTGATGGCCGCGAAAAAGTTCTCTTCGGCGGTTTTCACCGGATCAATCTGTAATCGGTTAGTCACTACGCCTGACATGATAATCATCCTCTAGATAGAGCACGGTCTCTGGATTAACGACCCGCTATTAATAGACACTCGACATAAAGTCCGGGCCGTCCCCGGCTTTTATGTTGTTACCGAACCACTTAAGCTTCTGGATCGAAGCCGTCGAGGTCAGTAACCGGGGTAGCGATAGCCAAGCTCAGCGGTACGATAGTCAGGCCGACGAGTTCTGGGTTTACGATGATCTGACTGAGCTGAACCGAACTAGGTTCGATTATTAAAGTCAGACTACCCCGATACGCCAAAGAGCCAACAGAAGCTTTCAGCTCTACCACGTCGGCATCGACAAAATCGGTGGGGAGTGCTGTGGTTAGATCAATGTCCGTCAGCTCCAAAGCTGATCTGTAGTAGGCATTAAATCCGTCCAACAGGGTGGCGTGGGTAGGGGGAACTTCAACCACGATTCCTTGTGGGTCAGCCAGAGTTTCGAACTCCGCCAAATCAATCCGATCGTACGCGAGTTCTACTTCACCTACGAGACGACGGTTAGGTTTGGGTGTGATGATGATTTTGGTATTGGCAGGGTTTTCTGCCCCAGGTTGTTGTTCTGGTGTGAGGACTGACGGCGCGCTAAATTGGACGTCGTCAAGCGTCAAGTCCAACGAGTCTGTCTCGTTGATCAGAGCCAGGAGCTGCTCTGCGGATGTCATTCCAATGTGATACATGACGTGTACGCCTGCATGATTGAATGGAGTTTGCCGAAGTTCTCGACCCCGTCAAAAGATAAGTCGCCCTAAACAGCAAACCCCCGGAGACCGTTACACCAAACGCAGGGCTACAGTAATTGAACCACCTACGTACAGCAAGTTACCGACGATAGGGGTTACAGTCACAGTGCCGTCAGTTGCGTCGACTGGGATAGTGAGCGCTGTGAACTCAACAGCCGATTCGATGATTCGCAGAGCAGCCGCTACTTTGGTTTTGACGTCAGCTTCAGTGTCAGTTGCCGTAACGTCTACAGCCGCAGGGGTAGGGATCTCTTGGGAGGCCAGCGTAGCACGGTCGTAGGTGTACGTCAGGCTACCGGTGTAACCATGGCCAACAATACCCGTCAGCGTCACCTCAGTGTTGTCTGTGGTCTCGCCAGTAGGTTCCACAGCAGGACCAGCCGTCACACGACCTTCAGCCAGCAACGTACCGTTCTTCTCGTTTACCAACGCCAACACGTTTGTCAGAGGACTCACGCTCAAGTTGATTTTCATACATAATTCCTCTACTAGAAGATGGCATAAAAGCCGGGAGTGACCCCGGCTTTTATGTTGTAACTAAACCTTAGGCTTCAGCTTCGAAGCCGTCCAGGTCAGTTACTGGGGTAGCGCTGGACAGGCTGACATCAGCCAAGCTCAGCGGTACGACGCGAACGCCGGTGTACAGCAGGCTGGTAGCCTTGGCGGTCAGGGTGACCGAACCGTCGGTGTCCATATCAACAGGAGCGCTGAAAGCGCTGTAGTCGAATTCGCCAGCGACCAGACCCAGAGCAGCCAGAACCTTAACAACGGACTCAGCCTGATCGTCGTCAACCAGGGTATCAACCTTGGCTGGGGCGGTGGACGCAACAGCGTCGGTAGCGATGCTACGACGGGTGTAAGCGTAGGTCTGAGTGCCGGTGTAGTCGGCGATTGCAGTCAGGGTAACTTCGGTGTTACGACCGCCAGTGCCAGCAACAACGCTTGGGTTACCAACGGTAACTTGTGCTTCGGTGATCACTTGACCAACGTTGACACCGTTGATCAGGTCCAGAATGTTCTGGATGGCGCTTTTAGCAGCATTAACTTTCATGGCGTACTCCAGCTATCCATAAGTAGACACAATGTCTACTCATAGTATTGTTAAGTAAAAGAATACATAAGTCGGCAATTCACTTATGGTTATAGGTGCACCCTTCTCATTGGCCGTTTATAGGAGCCTCAACGTGATTGTTGATCATACCCTAACCCCGCTACAAAACATCATTGCCCTGATCAACGAAACCAACGATACGGCTTTCACCGCCGACGATTTCGTTCTTTCGGGTCTGGTGCAAACCGACCTCACCGGTGACGTAACGGTGAAGAACTCCACCATTGTTGTGACATGTACTCTGAACAACGAGTTCTACGGCAACCAGACTTTGACTTTCCGTCGCCTCTACGTTCAAGAGATCGTCAAGTCCGACGACTACGTTATTCAGTCCGGTGACACTCTGGACTCGATCCGCCTGATGATCGCTGATCGTTACTTGATGATCCCAGGTGAACTGGAGTGGGACAAGCCTGAGCTGGACGTACCAGTTGGTGAAACCTCTCCGTATGTACTGCGTGCCAAAGACGGTAGCCTGTGCTACGTGGGTGAACTGACAATTACCTTCATCCAAAACTAAGCGCATAAAGAGGGAGGCCTTCGGGCCTCCCTCTATGCCGTCTTACAGAAAACGCTCTTCCAAACACGCGATGACTTTTGGTAAGTTCTCGATGATTGGGAGTTCACCATCCAGTATCAATGTCGAGTCAGGCATCGACTGGAACCGCTTCAGGAAGCCCTCACGGACGTCGTGATGGTAATCAATACCTTTCTTCTCGATGCGGTCCTTGCGACGCTCTTCGTCGGTCTGGCGCTTGAATGACACCGTCGGACAGATGTCGAGGTAGATCACCAAGTCAGGCCGGAAGCCTTTCAAGGTCATCTCTTCGATTGTAAGGAAGTCTTGTTCAGAAACGTCACCCGCGTAGTACTGCATTGCGTAAGACGAATCGACAAAACGATCCATCAGTACAATGTGACCCAGTTCCAAATTCGGCAGGATCAGGTTATGTACGTTCTGATAACGCAATGCCATCAACGTAAACAACTCGGCCATCGGGTGATACGTCTCTTCACGGACTTTTAACAGCGTGTGTCGCAACTCTACACCCACCTCAGTGCCGCCGGGCTCGTTGGAGTTGATAATGAAGTTACTCACACGCTCTTGGAGCCATGCTTTAACAGCCCGCAACATCGACGACTTACCACTGAAGTCGATACCTTCGAAGGCAATAAAGAACGGTTTAACTTTGGTCGTCATGGTCGGTTTCCAAAAACAGAGTGATGGATGAGTTGGAGGTATAACGCCTCGCAGCCATCCCTTCCCCTTTCAAGTGGATAAAGTCTTGTACTTGGGTAACAACACCAAAAAGAATCTTCGTGGTGTTATCGTTTTCATAGAGGTACTGAACCGGCATCCCAGGATAGATCAATGAACCCTTGGAATGTTCCCACACCGCTTGAACAACCTGTCCCTTACGAGACGAGATCTTTGACAGTGCGGACATCAAGTTTCCAGAGACTTGCTTGGCTGCTTGTACAACGTGATTCAGTCCACTCCCGGCTTCCTCGAACAACACTTCCGTAATGTTCTTACCGCGAGACAAAGTCGTGATGTTGTCAACAGTCTTACCAAAGCTTTCGAAGATAGACTTGGCATCCGTAAAACGGAGACCGTTACCTTCATCCACTTGACGAGACGACGACGTGTCAATCGACCGAGTGCCACCAGTGGTGATGATGATTAACTGGTTGGCTGTTTCACGGTAAGTCCGTTCGATACCCGGCATTCGGTTCTCAGGGATGTTGATCACCGTCAAACCTTTAGGCGAGTCCTCGAAGCGTTTGGTGTTAAACAAGGGCCATACATACCAAGAGCCTTTGTGTAGATAAAAACCGATCTCGCTGTTGTAGATGCCACCACACTTGTCTTGCAAGTAGTTGGGTAGCGCCATCAAAGGAGTACCGTGAGGCACGACGATGTGAGCACGCTTCTCAGTGTTGTCTGCTGGAACACAATCAATCACGTCAATCGCAATGCCCCGTTCAGTTGGCATCTCTTTGGCTTCTTTGGTCAGGATCGTTCGCAAGACGTCCATTGGGGTACAACCTTTAAACACCCCACCGGTTGCTACTGAACGTAACCACTCTGCCGCCGCATCGACTAACTGGAACTGAACCTTCGTTACATCACCCAAGTCGCCCAGCTCTGCCGTATCCAACAGGGGAGAACTGGATTCCTTAGCGTGACCACGAGGGTCCATCAACACTGCCGTGTAGGTAATGGTTTCTACCGCACCGTCTGGGTTGACAGCGTCTTCCACTTCACCGATGTACTGGCGCTGGACGATGGCTTGGATTTTGGTTTTGAAAGGATAGACTTTCTTGGTCAACGTACCCATACCGAAGACCACCTCCATGACCACAACGTCTGACACGTTAGTCCCGAAGTCACGCACGATGTCAATCGACAGCAACTTCAAAGGATCAACCTCAGAGCCATCAGGCATCCTGAGTTTCACGCTGTAGTCATAGTGAACGAGGTTCGCACCTTGTTGGGTGATCTTGGTCACCTCGTTCATTATAGTACTGGTTTCTAACATTAGACAGCCCCTCCACGACGGTTAACTTCACGAGCAATGACCTGAGCCATTGGACTGTGTTCTGTAGGGACTTCACTCTGCACTTCTTCTGCCGTCTTGAGATTACGAGACACTGTAGCTCGGCGGTTGAGGCGATCCAGACTACGGAACAAACGAGAGCCACTGACCTGAGTCGTCATGTGCTGACGCGCCATTGGGTAGATCTCTTTGGCAAACTGATCCAGCAGCCTCAAGTCTTCCACGGGTACGTCGTCACGGCGGTTAGGGTCTTTGGTCACCTCGTCTGTCCAGTCGTTGATGTGCTCAACAATCCACTGGTAGATCTGTTTGGACTCCTCAGGATGTACCAGAGACAGCGCAGCCCCGTCAGCCATGTGCTGGGCCATCTGAGCAACAGTCAGGTTGGCTTTCACAGTGGACTGAAAGGTCTGGGCGTCTACGTCCGCATCACCAGAGGTGTACAACCCAAACTTCTTAACGTACTCTTGGGAGTACAGGTACATCGCAGGAATCATGCACTCCACAAAGTAGTTGAAGATTTTGTAGGCGGCTGTGTGATGCGGCTGTTCCATCATGATTAGTAATCTCGTAAGGCAGTTTTGATGAGGATGAACAGAATTGGAATGTAGTAGAACCGTTCCAAGTTGTTCCAGCGTTTAGCAGTCTGAACCAAGTTCAGCAACGTAGGCTTGTGCATCGACTCGCCATTCAGTGCACACAGGGTCAAGTGCTCCAGCTTGGACTGTAGCAGGGGCTGGTTCTCGTAAAACGCCTGTGACAGCACGTAGAAGTCGCCCTTGTTCACCGGATGGATGTCTGGCAGTGCCTCGAGGCCCACAGGAGCCTCTGGAGGCGCGTAGTGGAAGCCGTTCAGCTCTTTGCTGACCAACACACGGCGTAGCTCTCTATTGCGCGCTATGCCCGGCAGGAGACGTCCTGGGACAAGGGGGTCTTGAACCGAGTACTGGGTATCTACCACGGTGAGGGTAGAACGATCGAGTGGGTACACGACGTCCTGAATCCCACTGTAATAGATGCCGTCAAACATTGCGGCTTCTTTAAACAACGACGACGGTGAGAGACCGGCTGTTTGGAAGCACAGCTCACGGATGTCAGAGTTCAAGTGAGTCAGACACGTCCACAGGTTGTTTTCCCGGTACCGGACGTTACCATCAACGTTCAGCGCACGGATACGCATGATCGTGTTGCTATCGCTGTTGTTCAGAATCGACAGCAGACCAATCACCATGAAGGGATCGTAAGTCACGTTCACTTGGTTGGGAACGATCATCGTCTGGTATTCGACGTTGAAGAAGTCAGCGAGGTACTGGAACAGCAAGTTGGAGTAACCAGCGTTCAGTTGGGAGATCTGATCGAAGTCACTCGACGCCATGACCGGGTTCTGACCGTGGTGAATAAAGTCACGTACAAAGACGGACTCCTTCACTACTTTCTTAGCCAAGTCATTCTTATACTCGGACGTCAGGTAGTCACGCAGGGTGTAGTCGATCTGGTAACAGGTGTCTTTGAAGATCGCTTTCTTTTCAGTCCGCGTGATCGTAAACACACCCACACGACCATCGCCAATGTCAGCGAGGAACACGTCCCCGTTGTTTGGCTTGACCCCTGGGTAGAGCGTGGCTGAACCGGTCACGATGGCGTTGCGGTTGTTCTCGTCTTGTTGGTAGCCCAACTCGGTTTGAACTTTCAGCTCTAAGTGACGAATCAACTTGTACTGTTGATAGACCGCTTGCTGGTTCAGTTGCAGGTCGGATGTTTCGTCATCTACGTCCAACACTTGGTTGTAATAGTCAACGGTCCAACTGGCGCCTTCAATGTGAGTCAACAAACTCGACATCGGAATGTAACGACTGTCCACTACGGCGTTGCGAACCTCAGCGGCAATGGCTACTGGTTCGACAGTGGTTTCCTTCGGTGGGGCCGAAGGTTTAGCATCCAAGATAGGCATTTACTTGTCCCTTCTGGCAATGATGCCCGTGGCACCGACGGTGAACATACGGCGTGTTTGATCACGCTTACCTTTGTTAATCATGTCCCAGAACCAATCCTTGGGAATCAACACCCCACCAATGATTGGAATCTTGCTGGTGTCTACTCGAGGGTAGAGGGTCTTGATCAACTCGATGGCAAACTCGGGGTCTTTACGGATGCGATCAAGGGCTTCTCGAGTCAAGATGCTCAAGTCCGTCACCAAGCACAGACGTAAGTGTTGCACGTCCCGCAAGGTCAGTTCGTACGAACTGCGAACATTCAAAGCCGCATCCATCAACACCGTTTCGTCAGGCATCGGTTTGTCCCAACGGTAAAGCTGGAAGTTGAACACCGACTGAGTGTACTTGCTGATAAAGGGTGCTTCTTTAATCAGGAACCGCAACGCCGCAGCAGAGAACGCAAAGTCACCGAGGTTATTCAGGTTGACTAGGTCGTGAGGGTCGTTTTCATCCACACCCAGCAACAGTTCTAGGACAGGACTGGTGCGAGGTACTAGCCAGTTAGGCATCCAATCGTCGAACGAAGGAATGCGGTTACGGGCTAGCGGTTGCAACCGTTCTTTATACAGTCGAGTGTAGTAGTCGTACAGGAACCGTTCATTAGAAGGACGGCGGGCACGTTTAACCAACTCGTAGACTGGAACGTTAGGACGGAACTTCTCATCGACCATCTGGTTGTGAATGACCACAGGGTAGTGAGCCATCACAGCAACCACCTTGTCGTACATAAAGGTGTAGTCGAATCCAGTTTCCCACGGTGCACCTTCAGCAGCCTTCTGACCCTTCTCAGGTTGGGCTACGAAGTTAAAGCCTCCTACGATGCTTGCCTGACGTTCTGCGATTGCCAACAGGGGTTGGGTTCCCGCTTGCGTCCGAAGCGTTGTAGCGCGTCCTGAGATGTGTTCCTGTACCCATTGCTCCAGTGTCTCGCCGTAACCTGCCACCGTCTCACGCATTGTGAAGATTTGGTGGAGGATCAGGGCGATTGAATCTGGAATTGGGTAGTGGTAGTCAATCTCGTGTAGCAGTTCAGCACGCCCTTGTGAGGAACGTACACGGAACTCGTCACGCCACTTCTCTGCTTGGGTTCTATCCTGAGCACGGTAACGGAACGAGATGGTTACTTCACAAGAAACGTAGACGGGCTTAACGAACACATCAAGGCGTTGATCGTAGAAGACGAACTGAACGTTGTCTTTCTTTACTGCTGAGGTCAGCGTACGGTCTTCGATGTATTGTTCGTCAGCTTCGATATTGATGCGACCATTGAACGGGAACTTGTTCTGGATGCCAGTATCGGTCAGTGTGGTTTGAGGTTGGAATTGAGACTCAGCCATGCCGAAGAACTCAAAGCCAGTATCAGGAGGGAGCCTCATGATCTCAATCAACTGCTTCGCTACCTGAGTAATGGCTGGTCGCGTAATCGAGCTATACGTTTCTGGAAGTTCAACAACGATGTTAGGCATGTCAAAGCTCCAGTAAATGATCATAAGATAAACGGCATAAAGCCCGAGGCGTAAACCTCGGACTCTAGCCTATTTCTTTTCGTCGAGTGCTTTAAACAGTTTCTTGATCGCGTTGCTGGTATTCTTGGTCCGATAAGCCGAGAGAGTTCTGTTCAGAGCTTCGGCTGCTTCTTTAGGGGACAGGTTCATGACAGACTGATCCGTCCAGCTTCCAAGTCTTCCATCGCCTGCTTTATCATTGTGGCCTTACGCAGACGATCGGTACGGCTGTGTAGTGTATTGATAGCTTTGGTGATGTGTTCCAGAGCTTCACCGTTCTCAGCACACGCGAATGGACCAGACTGACAACCCACCAAGCGGTGTTCACAGATGGCCAGTAACGATTCCAGTGTGACACCGTTGAAGCCTTCTGCTGGATTACCTTGCTGGAAGAAGATCTCTACCTCTTCCAAAGAATCCACATACATGCGATCGCTGTAGCTGGGGTTCGTACGTAGATCGAAGTTAGTGATCTCGTAATGGTGACAATCCCCTCCAGGACCTGGTTGGTCCTTTGCGGTAATGACAAGTGCTTTAGGATCAAGATCAGAGGAGGACACTACGTGTCTGCTTAATTGCATATAAAAACCCTTAGACGGAATGGGAGAGCTTTAAAGACATTAGATACACCCAAGTAGTAAGAAAAAACCAAAAAAAAAAAACACTACTGAACAAGCTAGTGTTTTTCTTGTGTTACTTATTCAGCAACGAAGCCGCGATTAACGGCTGGGTTGTCGCCGAGGATTTCATCGAGCACAGCGCCGAACTGAACGGCTGCCAGTTGAGAAGGGTTCAGAGGGTTGATCTGGTTCAGGTTCATGTCAGCAGTCAATGCCGAACCGCTCAGGACCAACACCCGATCGTGACCATTCGGAATGATACCGAAGTTCATTGGAGGGACGCCGCCAAAAGCGTAGTAGCCACCCATCGACGTGTGCGGTTGACGTTGGTATTGCGGTTGAGCTTGTGGTTGTTGGAACTGCTCTTGCTGAGCTTTAACCATGGCCAGAGTGACCGGGTCGATCAGCAAGGTGTACCCTTTACCTGCGTCCAGCAATGCGCCGAACTCAGGGTCGATCTCATTGACCGCCGACACTACACGTTCGAACGGAACCTGAATGGAACGCTTGTCGAAGATCTGACCGTGTACGAGGTTGGCCATAGGAACGATAGTTACTTTCTTTGCGTCAGTCATTGCATACTCTCTTGAGTGTGGGTTGTTACGAAGGGTTAGTTTTTGTAGCCAGGCGGAACACCCAGCTTGTGTTGACGAATCCAACGGTTCACGAAAGCCCGTTGAACCCAACCAAACACGTAGTTAACAGCAAACAGCGGAACCAGTGCCATAGCACCGAAGTAACCTGCGACTAACATAAACAGCGCAGTACCTATTGTAAACTTGTAGCGATTCGGACAGGTGGTTAAGAGCAGCTTCAGGGGACGTTGGTCGCCTTTACGCTCGAAGAGGTAGATGCCTCTGGAGACTGTGATGAAGCCCACGATGAACCAGAGGTAGATGAAACCTTCGAATAAAGACATGGTGTGCTCCTTAGCACTTGCCGTTATAGATAGCGTCCAGTTGTGGGTAGAACTTTTCAGCAACGTTGAACTCAACGCGGTTCATCGCAGCAGGACCCATCTTTTGCAGACGTTTGGTCAGGGCTTCCAGACCACGTACCAGCTCAGCATTCAGTTCACGGGTAGCGAAGTACTCGTTGAATGGAACGCCTTCAATGTGGATCACGTCATTCACGATGTCGTGTGCTACAGCAACTACAGTGTTCAGGGATTCAGTGCGGATCGAAGTATTGAAGTTCATGGTGCGTTTCCTTCTAAGGATTTAAGATTAGGGTATTGCGGTCTTACTTCAACAGCGCCATTGCGTCGGCCAGTTTCTGGTCAGCGCTACGGTTGTCTTTCTCTTGAGCCTTTAATAGGTCTTCGGATTGCTTCAGAGTTTCACGACCTTTCGCCAAGTGTTGAGCGAGGTTAGGGTTGTGTACACCGTATTGAACATTGTTCATTGCGATCACTCCAGAGTTAAGTCTAGTCTATTCACTGAAGTAATATATACTTGAGATTTTTTTGATTCAGATTACACGGGGCATAAAAGCCCACCCCGAAGAGTGGGCTTTTATTAAGTCGACTGTTTAGTCAGACGGAAGAATCACTTCTTGTCGTCTTTCTTTTTGTCGTCTTTCTTGTCAACGGCCTTGGCGCCGAGCGAACGCTCAACCAGGGTCAGAGCAGCACGAACGGCGCTGAAGCCAGCGTTGTTCACTTGCAACAGAGGACGGGTGAGGTCCTTGGTCGCACGACGCATGCCCATGTTGACTTTGGCCTGGGACCAAGCTTTACCCAGCTTGCCGGTTTCAGCAGCTTTCACGAAGGTCTCGGTTTGAGCCAGAGCCTTGTCGCGAGCGCCTTCCAGCTTGGTCAGGTAAGTACCTTTGGCCATCAGGGTGGTGACGATGCTGTCGCAGTAGTCCAGAGTCTTCTTCAGATCCTGGCCGCTTGGAGCGTCGATTTCGGTGCCTTCAGCAGCATTGTGCTTCTTGCGACCCAGGCTCAGGGTAGCCTTGGTGGCGTCGTCACCGGCAGCAGTTTGCGAACCGCTATCCATAGTGAAGTACCAGCCGCCCAGAGCTTCTTTCGAACGCTGGGTAACTTTGGTAGCCACGGTAGCGAACTCGGACTCGGCCTTTTCGACGGCGCTGTTGATAGCGCTTTCTTCCAGGGCGTTCTGGGTTTTCGGGTCAGCCAGCAGTGCACCCCAGTGGGCGTAGTACTTCTCGGCACCGTTGACAACTTCGGACCAGGAGTCTTCAACCATGGTGACCAACTGGGCGAAGCCGTTGTTGATCGACGCGATGTCGGACTTGCCCTGATAGTTCAGGACGTCAGGGCTTGGAACCTTGATTTTGCCTTCGCCGGTGTGGCCGTTTTTCAGGCGGGACTTCAGACCTTCAATGCGGCCTTTCAGTTTCTTGGCACCGCCGATCAGTTTGGCGAAGAAGTTCTTGACCGCAGCGATGGCTTTCATCACGGCGTTCTTGATTGCTTGCCAGATTTTCTTGACGGTTTCCTTGATGCCTTCCATCGAGATGGTGGTGGCAGCAGCTTGGCCGCTCGCGCCGCCGAAGGATTCCAGCGAAGGAGTGATCGAGGAAACAGACAGACCCAGGCGACGGGTGTAGCCGTTGACGGCGTGTTGCATGAACAGAGCGGCTTGAGGGTTCAGGCCACCGTCTTCCATGCAGCTTTCCATCGAGGCGCAGATGCTTTCCAGGCCTTCGGAGATGTCGCCCAGTTCGGCAACGTCGTCGGAACCCTGCTCGGATTCGGCAAAGGCTTCAGCGGTTTCAGCGATTTCTTGCTCAACGGTGTCGTCTGGGGAAACAACCAGCTCGGTGTCGAACAGAGCGTCGTCTTCCATTGAGACGAACAGGGCTTTCAAAGAAGTAGACATCAGGAGAACTCCATAAACAATTGTTTGATGCAATGATTGCACATGTGCATAACATACACACAGTCAGGGGTAAAGCTTACACGAACTTACCGGCGAGCGCTCTGACGTCAATAGTGGCGTCAGCTTTGGACCGTTTGTCGCGCACTTCACCAAACATAATGTAAAGCGAAACTACGAGATCATTCAGACCACCAGGACGGGAAACCCAAGTCGACACTACGCTGCTGTCGGACGAACCAACTGCTTGCAGGAAGTCTTGAATGTCTTTGCTCGAGCCGCGATCACGATAATCGTTATTCGGAGAGTGGTTCTCCAGAAGCAGCGCTAACCAGTTCTGGACAGATACCCGGCGCCGACCCGTTTGGATAAAGCGCAGTGTGTCGATCAGAAACTCATAGTTATATCCGTACAAAAACGGATTGTTCTTTTGAGTGTTGATAAACAACGGGAAATTGTTGAAGCAGTTCATTGCTACTTGCAGCACACGCTTCTGATAAGACCAACCGTTATGGTTGACCGTACGTTGCATCATCTGGTCGTAGAGAGCGGTGATGTCACCGCTACCTGTTACACGAATGATGTCGCTGCGTACTGATGGAGCAATGAATCCACGGGGATACAGATCACCGAAGACTCGATTAATCATTGTAGCCCTCCTCCATCTCCGCGATCTTCTTGTTCAGCTTCTGGACACGACCCTCAGTGTAAGCGATCTCCTGCTCCAGCTTAGCGTCACCAGAGCCACCGTCTTTCAAAGCCAACAGACGGTATTCCAAAGCACGCTTCTCTTCGATAGCGGCCTTGTAGCGGTTTACCTGCCACTCTGCAATGGACATGCGGATGTAGTAGATAGGGTTCAGACGCACCGGGATGATGCCGAAGTGGAACGGATCGGTCTTGGTAGACCCGATAGTCGCTTCAACAGCAGGGATGTCGTCCGGAGCCACAACCATGTCTGGTACGGACTGGAACGAGCTTTGCATCTTGCGGGTGTCGATAGCCAGGATCGCCAAGCACTTGGCGTAGTTATCGCGGTTGTCCCAGATCCAACGCTCTTCAGCTTTGGACATGGCTTTCGGCAGACGGAAAGGACTGTTGTCGCTGTCCTGTTCTTCGCTGAGAGTCCACAGCAACACCCGACGAGCGTAGCGGCTAGAGAAGCTAGCGACTTCGAGGTACTGGAGAATGTTGGCCCGCAGGAACGAGATAGACGAACTACCCACGTCTTTGGCAAAAGCTTTGTCGATCAGCTTGCCCAAGACTTCGAGTTTCTCTTCCATGGTGTTCAGCACTTGCCAACTTACAGTCAGGTAGTTGCCGGACGCTTTCTCGATCGTAGCGATCTTGAGGAAGTTCTTGTCGTAGTTCAGAGCTTGTTGGCTCTTCAGCTTACCAACGCGATAGAACTCGGAAGCCTCACGCAGAGGAGGCAACGTGATCTCTTTGATCTCGTTACGCACCACTTGGAGTTCCTCAGTCAGACGACCCTTCTCGAAAGTCGGCAACATGAGGGAGATGAATTTTTGCAACTTCATAGCGCACCCCTGGGGTTAGATTGACGGGCTGTTGCCCAGTTGGTAGGCCTTGAGGATCTCGGCGACGTCTGGACCTTTGCCTTTGTTAGACACGGCCAGTTCTTTCACGCTGAGTTCGGTAGGGATGGCCAGGCTGCGGTGATAGAACGTGACGACTTCCCAATCAGGATCGACCACGGCCAGGATCATGCAGTAGGTTTCTTTGAAGATCTTCTCACGGGTGCGGAAGTCCTTCAGACGGCCACCGACGGTACGTTCCAGTTCTTTCGCGCTGGAGGCGGCCATGACGATGATGTTCGACGCGGTAGCAACCGATGGCTGACCCGAGAAGATGGCAGAGATGCTGTTGCCTTTACGACGTTCACGGATCTCGGCGTACAGACCGGTTGGGTCTTTGGCCAGAGTCTTCTTGTGGGAGTCGATCAGATCTTGGCACAGCAACAGGTCACGAACGAATTCGAGTTGCCCAGCACGCCATGCGTGGAAGCGTTCTTTGACAGAGATGTTCTTACTGCCAACGCTTAAGATATGAACCAGCTCCTTAGAGCCAATGCCGCTACAGATGAGGCGGACATTGATTGGGAAGGTTGCACGGCTGCCCTCGGACTCGATTTGTACTTCGAGCATTTTACCGACGGAGAGGTTAGTCAACTCACCCAACATCTTGACGGTATCACGACCCGGTGACATGCCAATGCCTGCGCCGAACGGAGCTTCCTTGTTCTCGGCATCACCGCCAGTTGCAGCACGGGCATAATCGAGAGCACTAGCACTTTCCAGGCTAGCGTTGAGGGCACCAAGACCATCAGGGCGACCAGGCACCGGCAGACGGAAACGATAAGCTTCTACCGACTCCATACTTACGACTGTGGCCACACCGTTGCTGACGCCGTTAACGACGTTATCAGCTACATTTCGTTTTGGGTTGAGCTTGTCCAACAGCTTAACCACGTCCACACGACCAACGTTCACCGAGAGGGCGACCGCTTGCAGGTAGTAACCACTGAACAGCGAAGTCAGAGATTGCATCAGGTCACCGGCATACGGCAGACTGGTAATCTTCTCGTCCATCAGAACAATGGGTTCGACACGAGTCGGTTGGGTGTACTCGATCAACGAGCCGGACTTAGCAGCCCGAATCGTATCCGTCAGTTTGCTGGCCATATTAAGGCCAGTCACAATGTCATTCATCATTTCTGATAATCCCTCGAAGGTGACTTATGGCTAAAACTATCAAAGACGTGTTAAGCGTCATTCAAAAATCAGGTGGGTTCGGAGCACTGGACCAAGCTGCCATCAACAACATGAAGGGCATCAACCACCGAGGTTACGGAAGTCCGTTACCGGGCAACAAAGATAACTACGGTCTGACGTTCTTTACACGCCCTAACCTGAACTTGTCATACGATAATATCGCAAGTCGCCGTATTCTCACGCCTTTGCTCGACGGTGATGGCTTAGCGTCCAACACTTATCAGCGAGCAATTCGCATGACACTTGATCCGTATCTCGGAGACCCGGCGATGTACAAAACCGGTGACCCCAATCGGGCACTCAAGATGTTGACGACAGAGCTGATTGATCAGAAGAATGCGTTCATCCCTCTGTTGACAAACAACCTACTTTCGATCAGTGGTTGGCCAGACTTGCAGGTTGAAACATTCACCTCCACTCCAGGCAACTACCAAGAATCATGGGCAATGGTTGACAGTGGCTCACGCTTCTTCGAGTCGTACGAAATCCAAGCCAACTTCAGAAACATTGAAGGTGATCCGATCTCGGCGTTGTTCTCTACTTGGTTACACTATATGTCAGGGGTTTATGAGGGATCTATGGTTCCTTACCCGATCAATCTGGCTGAGCGACGCATTGATTACCAGACCCGGATCTACCGGCTCGTACTCGATACATCCCGTCGTTACGTTCAAAAGATTGCGGCCTGTGGTGCAGCCTTCCCAGTGAACTCTCCGTTGGGCAACTCGTTCAACTATTCGATCGAAGGGCTCCCTTACAACCAAGACAATGATCAGATCTCTATCCGCTTTAAAGCGTTGGGTGCTGACTACTTGGACCCGATCACCATTCAAGAGTTCAACGCTGTGGTGCAGATCTTCAACCCACAGATGAAAGGGGATGACTCTGACCGTAGCAAGACGTATCGCAAAGCTTCGTACGAAGAACTCAAAGCCTACAACTACCAAGGCTATCCACGCATCGACCCTGAGTCACATGAACTCCAGTGGTGGATTGACAAGAACCAAGGCGACAAGACGGCTGTCGGCGTGAAGAATGCTATCTCAGGTATCGACTACTCCCAAATGACCGCCCTACTGAAAGGCTAAATGATGGCTACTACCTCAGTCACAGACTTGATGGCGCAGATTGACGCCGTCCGCTTCAACCCTTCGGCTATCCATCAGCTCTCGCTGAAGTTGCTGGAGGAAGTCCGTAATGGAGAACGAGTGGTAGTTGATCCGACTAACCCGTTCATGTTCCTCCTCGAAACCAGTGCTGTAAACGTGGCGGCTGCGATGGCTGCTAACGAAGCTAACACCCGGAAACAATACGGTGTGATGGCGCTGACTGAAGACGAGATCTACCACCACATGTCCGACAAGGACTATTTGGATCGGTTCGCTAAACCGTCCCGTACTACTATTACGATTCTGGTGAGTCGTGAAGAGATTATGGCCCGTGCTGTAGCGACTGGTCAGGGTGGGATGCGTAAGTTGGTGATTCCTCGACACAGTGAGTTTACTGTCGCAGGTTATCAGTTCACGATGCAATACCCGATTGAAATGCGGGTCATGGCAAACGGTGGCTTGCAGATCATCCATGACGTATCACGTCAGTCTCCTTTAATGAGCCTGCCGTCTAACGTGGTGGATTACTCGTTGGCGAACATTGATGGTACGATCTACCTGATGATCAAGGCTCCGGTCTTGCAGATGAAGATCGACGTCAAGTATCCGAAGATGACTTCTGCTTCGGTATTCGATACCCGTTACGACTTCAACAATAAGTATCACTTTGCTCGCGTTTATCAAGCGAGTGCAACCGGTGAATGGGTGGAGATGAAGACCACTCACTCAGACCAAGTCTTCGACCCCCTCACACCCACTGCGGTACTGCGGGTGTACGACGGTAAGTTGCGGGTCAGTATCCCATTGATCTATCAGTCAGCAGGCTTGATTGACTCTGAGCTGCGTGTGGAGATCTATTCCACCGTTGGTCCACTGAACCTGATCCTGAACAACTACGAACCCGGTGCGTACACCGCTCGTTGGGTCGATCTGGATGCTGATGACAGTGGTATGTACTCTGCCCCTCTGGCTCAGTTGAACGCGATCTCTGTGTTCTCTGACTCGGTCGTAGCCGGTGGTGAAGAAGCCTTGTCGTTTGATGCCTTGCGTGAACGTGTTCTGATGAACAGCTTGGGGGCTCAACAGCTTCCAATCACCAACGCTCAAGCGACTTCGAAGTTGGCGAACTTGGGTTACAACCTGACTGTCAACTTGGATACCGTGACCAACCGTCAGTTCTTGGCGACACGTATCCTGCCTCCGCCGACTGATGGTTCTGTGATCTCTGGCGTGGCTTCCACGATTGCTACGTATCAGGCCTCGTTCGACGACCTCAAGCAGCACCCTGACATCCGCAACAACGGGCAACGACTGACGATCACCCCTAAGGTACTCTTCGAGGGTAACAACGGTCTGTATCACGTTGTACCGAAGCCTACGGTCGATGGACTACTGGCTCTGCGGGGTAGCGATGCCTTTATCTCCACGATTGAGGAATCGAAGTATCTGGCGTCACCATTCTACTACGTGTGGGACATCAATGACGACCTGTTTGATTGCCGGATGTATCACCTCGACTCACCTGAGATCGAGTCCAAAGTGTTTGTTCAAGAGAACGATACGACTGGACTCGTGGTAGCCACGGCGATGCAAGGCTTGGAGAAAACTGATGACGGCTACCGTCTGGTGATCAAGACCAAGTCGAGTGAAGAATGGAAAGCTTTGCGGGACGATCAAGTCTTCGTACAGCTCGCCTTCCAAGCTCAAGGGGAGAGCACTCGGGCGTATCTGAACGGTACACTGCTCGGTCGTGACGTGGACACTCAGGAACGGATCTACGAGTTCTTGATCAACACTAACTACGACGTGAGTGCGTCCGATGGTTTGATGATCACCAACTTCAACATCTTCGGTATCAATCAGAACTGCCCAATTGATCTGACGGCTACCTTCGACCTGATGTACTGCGTGACTGACTACTACTACCTCGACATGCGCAGTTCGGACATCGACAACATTGTCGGTACGGCACTGCTCCCTGACGGTTTCGTGGGGATGATTCACGAGCAATTGAACATTCAATTGGGTCACACCCTGTCGACCTTCTGGATGAACAACCGGTCAGTGGTCGGTACGGCTGAGTATCTGGTTCACCCGGTGGACGTCTACGCTACCTACGAGCAGAACGTTTACGAGCGTGATCCAATCACCAACACTATTAAGGTGGAGATGGTTGAGGGGGCTGCGGTCTTTAACATCCTCCATAACGCTGGTGATTTCATTCTGGACGTGAATGGGGAGAAGACCTTCAAACACCGTAAAGATGAAGTGGTGTTGGACAACAACGGCAGTCCGGTGATTGCAAACCCTCGTGGAATGCTACGTCAGACGGATCTGTTCTTGATGGACGGCCTGTACTACTTCGCTACTGACCCAGTGGCTCGTGCTTACGCCGCTTCTGTTCCGGACACGATCGTGGATTGGTTGGAGGAAGACATTGCTCCGATCGCTAAAGGACTGTTGGAACAGTCTGAGTTGTTCTTCCACCCTCAGGTCACTTCCGGTAACACGAATGCCCTAGTGTTGGAAGGCTTCGAGGTCGAGATCGAAACCGAACAAGCCCTGACTGTGAAGTACTACATGACGGACGCTGGCTACAAGAACGCCGAGCTACGCACCAGCTTGACGACCACTGCTATTGAAGTCATCAACAATGCCTTTGCCAACTCTTCTGTGGTGGTTAAAGACATTGCCAGTAAGATTCAGTTGGCTGCGGGTGATGACGTTATCACCGTGTCCGTACAGGGTCTGGGTGGCGGTGTTCCTGGCTACGACATTGTTACCCTCACGAATCAATCTGCACGACTGGGTGTCAAGAAGAAACTCTTGAACTTGGCCGATGGTTCGTACACCGTGGAAGACGATGTTGAAGTGTTGTTCCTGAAGCACCGCGAAAGCTGACGGCATAGAGAGGCTCCCGCAAAGGAGCCTCTCTTTATGCCCTTACTTCTTGTTCAGCTCACGCAGCTTGTTCTTAACGTCAGAGTCGCTAGAACTTACAATCGCTGCAACCATCGCCGAATTGGTAGTGCCTGCTGCACGGTTAGCCAATTCAACAATCTTGTTACGCTGAGCAATGATGCGACCCGTCAGTCCGTAGAACATCCGAACCACATCCATCATCCGACGCATGGAAGTGATGCACTGGCGCAAGGCCTTGTCCACATCCACACCGACGTTCTTGTTGAAGGTCATCCCGTCCAAGCGTTTGATTTCCTTCTCGAGGGTTTCCAGATGCTTCTCTGGTTTAACCTTACCGAGTGGACAGCTTTCCACCTTGAAGCCTGCGATGTCTTTCACGGTTTTGTCACCGTTGAAACCCGCATGTGCCGCTTGACCCATCTGACTGACGATATGATCGTTGATCTCACGCATGTCAGCTTGGTAGTTCACCGGTGACGAGGTTACTCGAAGGATCGGAATGAACAGGCTACGGATCGCAGGATCGTCATCGTGGATTTCGATACTGTTGAGGGTCGTCATGACACGAGCAGCAGCCATGTGGTCGCCACCGTTGTCCTTACGACCTTCTTTCTCGATCAGACCAGCCATCAAGTGCATCTTTTTGATGATGTCCGCGAAGGTTTTATCAGCACCACCGATCGTGCGTGTGATCGCACCACCGTCCATGACGTCACGCAGAATTGGATTCCACATGCCAGCCATTTCGGTGTAGATCGGTTCAACCCGCTCAGACTTGCGACGCTCGAAGTCAGACTTCATTTCCGAAGTCATCAAACGAGAGATCTGCTCGTTCTTCTTCACCGTCTCAGACAGTGTAGCGCCAGCCTTGATCGCGGAGTCAGTTGCTTTGTCCCCACCTTTAAAGATAGAGATCAACCAAGCGATGATCTTGGCGAACAGGGCCGTACACGCCACCACCGCAGCAGCAATCAGAGCAACAGCGCCGAGTTTAATCGACTCCATGGCAATCTGATAGTTGGTGTGCGTTGGGTTCTTGGTGAACGAGTTGAGCTTCACGTCAGCAGGCAGCAAGTGCATGGCTGGGCGAATCATCTTCTGCGAAACACCTTGAGCGGTTGTCATGTCGTTGATAACCATCTCGATGTCGAGAGCTACCGATTCCAACGAGGCAATCTTCTCTTCTTCATCGAGCGTGTCTGGGGCCTCGGGGAACCCCTTAGAAGTATCTCCGAAAGTCATGGCGAACTCCATTAGAACACGCTGTTAGCTTTGAACGCTTCCACGAGGTCCTGGTTTTCGTACACGACACGATACTGCTGACCGAGCTGGCAAGACGCCGGGTCGGTGATCTCACCACACAGGACGAGGTTCTTCAGCAGGCTGGAGACCGCAGGGTGGGTCGATTCGTGAACCAGACGGTAACGGGCGATCCACAGTTTGAAGATCAGCTCTTCAACCACGTCCATCTCGATCACGTGTTCTTCGTTGACGCAGTTCAGTGCTTTGCCGATGTTGGCACGCAGGGTGTTACGGTACCAGCTTTCTGGGGAGTCCAGACGGCTAGTAGGCAACGGCAACTGAGTAGCCAGAGCGTCAGCTACCATCAGGCTGGTAACTTTGCTACGGTCAGCAAACTGCACCTTACCCCAGTCCAGTTGGTTCTGGATGACGGTAGCGATGGGTTTAATGTCAAGCATGGGTGGCCCCTATTAAAATTTGAGGTTGGTGAGTTTTTCAGCGGTCACGAACAGTTGGTTGTTCACCATCTTCTCGAGTTCAACTTGGAACTGGAGTTGCTGGTACTGACGACGACCACCTGGCAGGACGGAGGTGTAGAACATCTCCATCAGAGTGCGCTTGTCGTCAATGTTCTTGAGCAAGGCGTCAATCGCTTCGATGTCGTCCACCCAGGCCTTACGTTGCGGGGCTGGGACTGTCTGATCTTTGAGACCAGCAACCAACTCACGCTTCATACGGGACAGACGAGCACCCGGTTCATCGTAGAGCTTCATGGCTGGGTTGATCAGCAACACGAGGAAGATCAGGCCGAAGGTTGGCAGGATCAGTGCGAAGAACAACAGAACACGAATGAGCGTTGCGAACAGGTGAACCGCTGTCGATTGATACGAAGGGCCACCACCGTAGTGACGATGGATGCGATCCAGACCAGTGGCGAGGTGACGACCAGCACCTTGACGAATGGCGTATTGATCCGCCAGTGCTTCAGTAGCAGTGATGTCGTACACAGCCGAACCAGTCGAGGACTTGGCTTGCAGGATAGCCTTACGCAACACAACAGTCTGGAATACTTCCTTACTGTTGCAACGAACCAAGGCCTCTGGGTCTTCGAGGTCGATCTCCAACGCTTTGCACGTTTCGTCCACGATCTGCGTACGTTTGATCAGGTCGTCAGACTTGAAGAACGCTTGGGTGGCTGCGTGTAAAATTACGTTGGTCGTTAAGGTATGACCGAGGAACTCGTAATAGGTGAACAGGTGACCAATCTCGTGGAGGAAGATCGCAGCACGTTCTTCGTCGGACATCAGCTTGGTATCAACCAGCCCTCTGTGGACGTAGACTTGATGCTCGATTTCCGAGAACACACCACCGACCTTACCGTGCTGGAGATCAACCCAACCCTTAATAATGTCGCTACGTTTGGTCTTGATGAATTTCTTCACATCGGTATTGTCGATGTGGGGCTTCCACCAGTCGTAGATCAACGGATTGTTCTTATCCACCATCGGCGGAATGACGTAAGCGTTGATGTCGCTAGACTTGTCGAGGTTGAACTTGATCTTCAAACCGGTGTGTTGTTTGACGATTGCTTCAAACCCAACCCCGGCGACAGCCTTCGGATCAATGCTGGTGAGTCCTCGCAAACGTGCGAAAGCCAACACCAGATCCTTGAAGAACATCTCGTTTTGTACTTGAATGGCCTCTAGGCCAATGGATAGTCGTTTACTGGATAACATGTCAGCTCCATGGGCGGCGGTTGGGCTGTTAAAAAAGATGACTCATAATGATAGTATGGGCTAAACCGGACTAAAGGAAATCACGGTGACAGAGCAGAATTACAGCGAAGAAGACATTGTTGGCGTTGAGTGCAAACATGCGGTCTATTGCGTCCCTCGTGACCGTGATGACCGGGACGATGCCATCTTCGTTAAAGAGGTTGTACACCTCAAAGACGGGCGTCAAATCCCTCGCACCAAACTCGAGGAAAACTACAAGCGTACGTTTTATCTAGAGCGTAACCAGAACTATCAGGAGAAGAAGACTCAGCAGAAGCTCAGTCGTTTGCAACAGTTCTCCTGTACCCAACGTAACCTGATGCCTTCTATTGGTCGGGCTCTGGGTCGTGGGAAGCTCAACGGCGGTTTGCGGACGGTGGCTCGTAACCCCTATCTGTACGGTGCGGACATCACCACCCCAACGTTGCTCAAACAAGACTATCGTGAAAAGTTCCCCAACGGTATCAGTCCTAACAAGGTAGCGGTGTTCGACATCGAGACTGACGTTGTGAACGGTACAGGTGACTTGCCGATCTGTATGTCCTTGACGTTTAAGGATCGGGTGTTCCTCGCTGCTACTAAAGAGTGGGTCGGTTCCAATCCACGTTACGTCGAAGAAGTTCAAGCGGCGGCCAAGAAGTACATTGGCGATCATATCGAAGCCCGTAACATCACGATCGAGATCCAAGTCTGTGAAACGGCTGGTCAGATGATCGTTGAGACCTTCAAGCGTGCTCACCTGTGGATGCCTGACTTCGTTACCATCTGGAACATCGACTTCGATATTCCAAAGTGCTTGAAGGTCTTGGAGCGTGAAGGTATTGATCCGGCTCAGGTGTTCTCTGATCCGTCGGTTCCTGAGAAGTACAAGTTCTTCAAGTACAAGCAAGGTTCGGCAACCAAGACCACAGCCACTGGTCGTATCGACTCGATTCACCCGGCTGAGCGTTGGCACACTGCGGAATGTCCTGCGAGCTTCTTCCTGATCGACTCCATGTGCGTCTACAAGCGCATTCGGATGGCGAAACAGAACGAGTCCTCGTACAGCCTTGATGCGGTCATGAAGAAGAACCTGAAGTCCCTAGGGAAGCTCAAGTTCGCTGAGGCAGACGCTTACACCGGTTTGCAATGGCACATCTTCATGCAGGAGAACTTCAAGATCGAGTATTCGGTCTACTGTATCTTCGACTGTATCGGTGTTGAGTTGCTGGACGAGAAGATCAAAGACTTGCAGTTGGTTATTACCACGCAGTCCAAAGCTTCTGAGTACACCATCTACAACTCCCAACCACGCCGTCTGGTAGACGACTACTATTTCTTCTGTCGTGATCGTGGCTTCATTGTAGCGTCTTGCTCGGATGAGATGGTTCATGAGTTGGACCAGTACGTTACGGACATGAAGGGCTGGATCGTTACCCTACCGTCTCACCAGTGTGTGGATAATGGGTTGGACATTATTGAAGAGATGCCTAACGTCAGGACGTACATTCGTTCTCACGTAGCCGACTTGGACATTGTGTCGACGTATCCAAACGTACAGGTGATCCTGAACATCTCGCGTGAGACCACTCGGCGCGAGCTGTACAAGATTGCGGGTTGCCCTGAGCGTATTCAGCGGATGGCCGGTATCAACATGACTGGTGGCCACGTGAACGCTGTGGAAATCGTCTGTGCTGTGATGAAGGCTCCTAACTTCGATACGTTGTTGGAAGACTTCATGGAAGAGCAAAAAGCGGCATAAAAGGCAAAAAAAAAAAGAAGGGGGCGTGAGCCTCCTTCTTTATGCGGTCTTAACGCAGGATTGGAAACGGGATCATTGGACGTTCCATGAGTGCGTCGTAGATGTGCTCGATCTCGTCGAAGGCATCAGAACCATAAGGAATTTCCTGGAGACCACGTAGGAACCCACGGGTGAATACAATGTAGTTGTCTTTGCCGAACTGCACCATGATGTAGTGGTCACCTTGGTAGTTGAACACGCGATAACCGAATGGTGGTTCTTCTGGACCCAGTTGAACGACGAACTTCAAGAACCGAGGGACGTCACCTTTAGGAGCCATCTCTGGTAACAAGTCCACTTCGTCTGGGGCACCGTAGACCTGTAGGTCGAAGTTAGGTTGACCGAACCCCTCATCCCAAGTCACCTTCAGTTCCAACTGGATCTCGGTGTTCGGAACTAGGTACTGCCAGATTGCGCAGGTAGGACCGTGACTAACCATCTCCAACATGAAGTTCTCGTAGTCGGCGAACTTGCTGATGTCGTGGTCGGGGTATTCGCGGGACTTGCTGGTAGCGAACTTCTTCAGGCCATCCTTACTCAACCGCCGAGGCATGAACACCACTTCACCGGAAGGGAGGTCATCAGCAAGGCTGGCGATTACGTGGACAGCGTAGTCAGCCGTGGTGATGTAGAACCAACGCATACAGTCATGTACAGACTCGAGCGTGGTGCACTTCCATTCCGCTGCCGGATCAGCAGCTTTACTGGACCACAGATTGACGCAGAAGCGGTCTTCGAAAGCTTTGGCTTGTTCTGGGGTTACGTTGTCCACTACACCTTGGTGGAAGATTTCTGTGAAGTAAGTGGCTGCGTTGTGCATGTAGTTCTCCTAAGAACGAAAGGTTAAGGCATAGCAGGGTGAGTTACCTCACCCTTCTTTATGTTGTCACTCGTATACCCACCGTCCCTCGCAGTTGGGGATGGAGATATGTGGAGCGTGTGGTGGATAATACACTCGATACCGATAACACCCGTCGAGTGGGGACCGAAGTCGCTCTAAGGGTGGTAGCGGTCGACTACTGGAGACTAGGGCTACTGTTATTAATAACAGCCCGAGTTGTCTCATTTCGGCCCACGGGCGTCTTTCAGTTGTAGCAGTACCGGCTGTTCAACACTCTCCGAATCGTAGCCTTCTTCTGTCGGGAGGATATTGAACTGGTCGGCGATCAGTACTTGTAACACACGTCCTACGCGACCGCGTGTATTGGCTACCAGCTCTAAGGTCTTGGCCACCACAACGTCGGTGACTTGAAAGCGTAAAGGTTGTCCTGCTTTAGTGGACATCCACCCTTCGTAGTAACCGGGTTCAATGCGAGGGAACTCACTAATGTAGCTGTCAGCCACTTTAGACACCATCCCCGAGAGTATATCGACGGGGAGAGCAGCAATGGCAATGACTTCCAGTCCAGCTTGAGCAGTCAACCCCACGGTGTAGACGAAGTTGACACCTGAGTCGTGGTCTTCAACCTGTTGTAACGCATACCCGTTCTCTGCGATCAACTCGTCTTCCTTAGCATGGAAGTAAGCCCGCATGATAGTAGTCTGTAGCTGAGTAACAGCCAGCGGGGAATCACACTTCTCACGCATGAAGCAGAAGTAGTCATCACGACTGAACTGTGCCACCATGAATGGGGAAGTGCGCCAACCGCTCGCCAACTGCTCCAGCAGGTGTTGTGTCATCACCGTGGGACACTTATGAATGATGTCGAACGTGTCACCGAAGTCCTTAGCCGTGGGAATCAGGTCCCATGTCAGGAACCGACTAACGTTTTCAGGAATCAGTTCTGGTTCGATGTAGTCACCCAGTCCTTTATCTATCATCCAAGTACAGAAGTTCTCAGGAGAGTGCTGGACTTCAGCAACCTCCTTCGCAAACTCTTCGAACTCGGCGTAAGGACTGAAGACGCGATTGGGCATAAAACCAATATTCCAGATCGTCACAGGACGACCCTCGATGGTAAAGATCAACACGGGTGGATGGGTATTCGACATTACTTGTCCTCCTGAGGACTGTCAACAAATTCGATGTCTACGTGTTGCAGCATCCGACAGATGTCTTGAAGCGTGTCTAGCAAAGGTGCTCGGACATACTGAAGCTCTGGGTAGAACTTAGCAGTCGTACCACCCGGACGTAGCGAACCCACACACTTGATCGCTTCCCATGTAGCCACAGGTCGGTTACCGTGCATGTAAGTAGCTATCCCACAACCAAACCACATCGAGAGACCTTCAAAGGTTGGGGCCACTTCCTTTAGTTCGTGCATCCACACTCGGATACAACCATCTGCATCAATGTTCGGTGGACGCATATCCCACTCGATAGCAGCAACGTTCAACTCAATATAGAACAAACCCTTGAGCTTACGTTCGTGCAACCAGAACTTCTTGTAACGCTCACGCATCTCTACGCCAGCCCAACGCTGTAGCTTGCAGATCGAAGCGAGGTCTTTACAGATGTCGCGGTCACGTTCAATCTCTGCTTCAGTTGGATTCGGTGCAGCAGGGACGTAGAGCCTCCAGCCTTGCTCCTCCAGTTCGACCAAACGACGCAACCCAGCATCCAGAGTTTTCGGTAACGAGGCTTGGAACAACTCACGACCGTTGAACCACACTACACATGGATACTCACGCGGAGTTTCTTTTGGTGGGAGGGTAGTGTAAAAGTGTTCGTTGATGACACGTTTCCAGACGTGACTGTTGCGAACTACGTAACCACCCCACGGGAGTTTCTGGTACTTCAGATGCTTGCTCATCTCTGTTCTCCTCAGAACACTTTCTATTATTAGTCGCCTTGGACTTCACGGAACTGAGCCAAGAGTTTATCTTTGTAGTCATCCAGCGACAGCCACGAACAACTGACACCAGCACCCCAGCTACGGCTGAACAGGTACACCACGCAAGGGTAAGCCTTGGGGTAGTTCGTCGGGTACTCAAGGTCAACATCATCGCTGGCACAGAAACGCTTAACAGCATCTCGGTAAGCAGCTTGGGTACGACACAGGTGACCACCGTCACTCAGGCGTTTGTAATTCGAGCGTGGTTCTTCTTGTTCCGTAAACTTGTTCAATTGCAGTAATTTCATCACAACCCCTTAAAAAAAGAAAAGGGACCCGAAGGCCCCTACTTACTATTAGCTAGGAAACTGTAGCAGGTAATCAGCCATCTTCTTACGCGTGCGGCGAATCCACCGAGCACAAGGAACCTGAGTACCCGTCCGCTTCCCTTGGATCACCCGCTCAGCCAACGTACTGAACACCAATGGTAAGGGGTAGTAAACCCACTGGTCATCAATAGTCCGGCGAACTAACGTGAATTGAAACTCCCGAGACGTCTCCTTATGGTGAACGCCCCGGTATGCTGCCACCAACTCATGGTCACGCAGGCGGTCGTAGATGATGACATTCGTTCCAGAGTCCTCGTGTTCACGAGTTTTCTTCCTGAACAGAGTGCCTTCAATTACGTGTTCGTATTTCTGCCCGCGAACCTCCACACAGATGCGTGGGGTTTGGATGTGTGTGTTGATGGCATTCATTATTGCTTTTCCCACGGACGTGGAATACCGTGGACTTTGATCCACTGTACAACTTCCGGGGAGATCTCTTTGAGCTTCGCCTCACTATAAGAAGGAGGGAAGACTACGGTAACGCCATCGGGGGCTGTGTTGTCGTCCCAGATTTCGTTAGTGTTCCAGTTCTTGCACACATCAAACTTGCAGCTCACAGTCTGCATGTCTTTCAACCAGCTCGGCTCGAAGCTTGGCGGTTGAGTAGTAGCGTTCGCTTGAGCGGTTGCGCAAGTGACCAGCATCAGTGCAGCGAAAAGAGTTTTCATGGCTTGTCTTCCTTAAGACCAATTTTTTGGTAGTGCTTGTTATGGAGGTTTGTTATACGTCGACTACGACGAGTTCTTGATTGTCGAAAACCATTGGCAGACTATTGCTAGCCTTACGGGCTTCGAATTCTTCAACAGGGATTACCATGTCGAGGTTGCTGTACGTCACGTAGCGGAACCCGCCTTCCACTTCGATGATCTCAGGCTCAACCGGAGAGCCTGTCACCCCACGATGGAGGTTGTCGCGAATCCAGTTCAGAATGACCTGAGCTTCGTCTACACTGGGGAACACTTTGACGCTGGTTGTTTTGCAGAGTACTCGCTTCACAGATCCACTCCTTTTTCTTTTTCGGATTGGGATTTACGAATTGCTACGTAGACCAACCACATGACTACGATAGCGAATGCCAAGAACCACAACTTGGCGAAAATCATTACTGCCAACAAAATGGTGAGGCTGAGATTGCTGTAATGGCGAATCCCGTACGTCACCAGATTGATGAACCAACCTGTGCGACCGTCAAACGTACCTTTCTTATGCTGCATCCACATGATGCCAGTGAACGCCAACAAGATCAGAGCAATTAGAATCGACATCAGGCACCCTCCTCAGGGTAAAGTTATTTCTTCCAGAGTGCGTACTCTGGATTCAGTCCTATAACGTCGTCAGTGACGTTGTAGCAGAACTCTAGCGAACAATAGTCAGACTGCTCTGCCATTGGGATGTGTGCTCTCAGACGTTCTCTGGCGAGCTTACGGATACCGCTGGCAGTCGTCGTCAGGTAACAGTCGTCACCTTTAGGGTCACACCAGATCCGGTAGACCTTCTTACTAACCTGAACCTCAGAAGGTCCAAGTCGACCCAGTGGACCGTCCACTGACAATGTTGGAGATTGTCCGGGCATCGGGCTGGCTTGTGTCGCGCTCCCCAACAGAGCTAGAGTAATCGCGCAGCACACCTGTATCAGTTTCATTTGTTGGTACCATATCACTGGGATTGAAGATTACTGTTAAGACCAAAGCTACAGCAAAGGCAACACACAACCAACGGAGAAACCTGTTCTCCCAAGCCAACCGTTTCTGGTCGACTTTGTTGTTCAGGTTGTCGATCGCTTGCTTACTACGATTGTTCACTTCAGTCATGTTATTTCCCCACCCATACTTTCATGGTGGTTTGCTTCAGGACACCCTCACGGGTCATTACGGTTTGTTCCACGTTGCACCAGCCGTCTTTGCAGTCAGCAGGTTTGCCGGTCTCAGCAGGCAGCAGGTAGAATGCATAAGCCGAGGAGCAGATCGAAGCCAAGGCGATTACAGCGAGGATTGCTTTTACGAATTTGTTCATGAGTCATTTTCCTACTAAGGATAAGAGATTGGTGTAATGTTGTACGAGTGGGTCACAGGACCCACTCGCTGGGGAAGCTTAAGCGAATTGCAGGGGTTGTTTAGCCACGACTGCGTTGTTGCGTTCCAACGACTCGGTGTTAGCCGGAGCGGTAGGGGTGTTGTAGCGAGACAGTTCAGCTTCGTCGAAGTTGATAGCCACTTCTTCAATAGCTTCAAAGCCAACCAACACTTCAGCAGTGGTGGTAACAAAGGTAGCGATGTAGATGCGGTGGAAGTCACCATTCAGATCTTTAACAGCTACAACTTCACGACCTTCGTGTTGACCTACAGTAACAGTCTTGGCGATGAAGAAGCTTTGATCGTCTTTAACTTTCACCAGGCCTTTGCAGGAATTCAGGACTACGATTACTTTGTTCATGTTGTGTTCTCCATAGAACGAAAGATTAATGACCAGATTATTCTAGTCTATTCACCAGAGTAATATAGATCTGAGATTTTTTTAATTGGAATGTTTACACTATGTTGTGAATACAGGCAATGTCAACATTGTCCGCAAGGGGGTGATCCAGCCTTAGTGTGTTCTCCGAATCCTTGGATCGCTGGGAAGCAGTTCTAAAAGGGATTCACGGCTGCCTGTGTTCGGACCGTCCTTCGGGGCGGTCCTTTATGCCCAAAAAAAAGAGGGGGCGCAAGCTCCCTCTTTTTGTTACTACTTACGAGTGGCCACCATGTTTCTTCAAAGCCGCCGTCACCAAGGCGTTCTGACGAGTGGTGTCTTCGGTCATGAGCTTAAGTAGGGACGGACTGGCTTTAACCAACGGGCTCATCTCCATCTCAAACCGACCGCCCTTACGGATATGTAACACCCCGAGCTGATAGCCGAATTCACTACTGGTGAACTCAATGAAGTCCCCTTCGTTACAGTAGGTGATGGCTAACTGCAACATCCGTGGCATCGCAGTATCGAAGTAACTGTAATGTCGCGCCATGATGACTTCTTTGGATTTACCACGCATCATGATAGCAACAACCCGACGCGGGGCAGGATCTTTCTTTTGTTTCAAGCTGGCCATTCTACTTTCCTTCTAAGGACTTAAGTTTAGTGGGGTTCCTGAGGGAACCCCCTTTATGTCGCTTACTTCACGGTCGGGAAGACCTGACGATAGCGCTTGATGAAGTGTTCGATCAGACCACCTTTGATCTCGGCGCGCTTCTTCGAACCCACGCCATCACAGATGATCATGTACTCGTCGATGGCCGCTGTCAGGATGTCGAGGTACTTGGACATCGAATCAATCGGTGCTGGGTCCAGATGCTTCTTGTAACCGGCTTCGAGCAGGCTCAGTGAGGCATCGTCTACTTGACCGACTGGTTTGTTCACCAGAGTTTCCAGAACCTTCAGGAAGAACACCGCCTGATCTACTTCAGGCTTGTCTTCTTTAGGACTGACCTTCGGTAAGTGGTACGGCATCGGGAGAATCGTGTTGATTTCCCAACCGTGTGGTCTGAACTGGCGAGTGAAACGCAGCAACTCACTGTAGTCTTCCACTTTACCCACGGAACCGAGGCTAACTGCTACGCCCTTCTTGCGAGTCACCCAGTGAATGCAGTTATCGCTACCCGACCAGATCAACACATTACCGAACTCCAACTGAGTAGGTGTGTCACGCCCACGGTCGCGGTGTTCAGGACCACGCCAGTTCAGACCCAGCAACATGCGTGGGTGATGAATGCCGGAGTTGACGTCGATGAAGCTAGTGATGCCATCAAAGGCATCTCGCAGTTTGTCGTAACCGTAGTAGCACGGATAGACCGGACGGGTTGGAATAAACTCGAGCATGCGGACGTTACCGCCACGTGCAGCACCCATCAAGTAGGAGAACAGGACCGCAGGGTCTTCGCTACCGTAATCGTGGTCGGTGCTCGAACCAGACTCCCGTACGGTACGCATGCGCAAGTAGTTGCGAGCGATGTCGGATTCCTTCACCGTACGCAACAACTGAGGGTCACGGCTTTCAGGGTCCATCATCGTGTCATCGCCGATTTCCAGCGGGTAGTCGAAGTTCTTGCAGAAAGCCAGTTGCACAGGCTCATCGTCAAACGTGAACAGCGCCAACCCTGTGACTTCGAATACCGCACGATGCCCTGCGGGATCAAAGATCACACGGTTCTTTTCGGTGAACAGTTTGTCTACAGCGGATTGAAGAATCGACATTTCTTACGCCTTCTAAGGGTTACTAGATAATTGAGGTGTGTCAGGTTTTACAAATCGTTACTTCTGGGTCGTTTAGCTTGTCGTTGGAAAAACGGTAAATCAAAGAAGCTGTCAACGCCTTCTGGGCATTCGGCATCGTAGTGACGGTAATCTAGCGTTAACCAGAGATGTCCACCAAGCTCTAGGTTATCTACGTCTTCTTCAGTCATTCCAGTGGGAGGAGACATCCGCCACTTCTTTAGTAAAGTCCAGTCAAACCTACCGTCAGAAGTTTGAAAGTTCTCCGCGCCGATAGTAAACGATCCAGGGAAGGCTTTAGTAAGCTCTTCTGAAAAGTTCTCGCACTGCCCAGAGTTGATCTGACTGAAGTCAGTAAACTGGTTCTCCGCTAAGTATTTCAACCGGAGTTCTTTTATTACATCGGCTAAGATCATACGTAGAACACTCTGCTGTGGTTGTTGCTGGAAGCGTAACGAGCTACCGAGCGTGCACTCAACCCAGTGGCCTTAGCCGCTTGCGTAAGGTTGTTGTACACTTGCCCATTAACACTGACCTTCTTGCGAATCGTGGCTTCACGGAGGAATGACGCTTGCCTTAAGTTCTCTCGTTGTTCACTGGTGAACACGTACCCTTCAACACACATTGGTTTTCTCCATCTAATTCACCTAAGTAATATAGGTTTGTAATATGTTTGAATGCGGCATAGAAGGGCCGAAGCCCTTTCTATTAATAGAGGATGATGCTCACAGGTAATTCGGTTTCAGTCAAGTACTTCTCCACCAATGGCTTGAAGTTCTTGAAGTAATCGAGTTGACCCTGACCACACCCCAGTGCCGGGATACCCAGTTCAGTAATTCCCAACTCTTTGTAGCGTGCCACTAAGTCCTCGAAGCCTGCAATCAGGTACTCTTCTTTACTAGGATTGACGAAGTGTTCTTTCGTCGGAAACAGTAGGACTTGTTGACAGGAATCTGGAATGGGGTAAACCACAAGCTTACCCACATCCAACTGACCAGTTTTCAGAGCAACCTGATAGAACGCAAGAAGGCCAGGAGTCCTGAACTTGAAAGCTGCGGCCAACCCGTTCCCGAGTGTGCCCCAGGTATTGACTGGACAGGCTACCGTTTGCAGCCCGCAACTAAAGAGGGAACCTTCACCTTCAAATGCTATCATCTCTTGTTACCCTGTTTGTTTTGTTCAAGCTGTTTGATCTGCCGTTCCGTAGGGATCAGCGACCGTGCAGCGTCTTCTGAGCAAATGCGCAAGACCAGACGATGGATCTCACGAGGGAGGTCTAGGAACTCCGTCAATGTGAAACCCCAATTCTTGTGCACCTCATTAACATTGAACTGGTAAATAGCGCGATACAGAGAACCGTATTCGTGGTAGTCCTCTTTCACGTGCTTACCCACCAAAGCCAACGGACGTCCTTGCTCAGCAGAGTGGTCAAAGATCCCGTAGTCTTCGTCGTACGCCTCACGCAAAACCAGTTGGGCTGTCATGGCATCCAAGTTGCTGGCGCTTTCAAGCAGCCCTTCTAGCCGTCCTTTCTGACCTATCCGAGACAAACCGAAGCCGGGGAGTGCTGTGTGCATGTCCCCGTTTCGTGGGTCGATCTCTAGAGGTAAGTTCTTGTAAGGACTTTGTTGGTGCGTTGGTAGAGAAGGGAAAAAAAAACTCTCGCAACGTCCAGAGGGATGAGGTGAGGGTGTCGTTTCTCTGACTCAGGAGCCTGCGGCCACTGACAGGCTGGGCAGTTGTGCTTCGGCAGCGCGATCAGGGAAACAGTCGCGTTGTCGATGAACTTGCCGATTTCTTCGATGAAGCGGTTACGAATCTCTTCGTCACCGGAGAACAGAGCCGCCAGACTTTCGATGGTGTCTCGATCGTCAGAGATCTCGGTGTCCGGTACCAGCACTTCACCCACCCAGTGGCCATACTGACGCATGGTGGTCAGACGACCTTGGTTGGTGATGTACTCGTCGCGTTCCTGACCTTTCAACGGAACCTGGAATGCGTTCTCCATCATCTGGACGATCGAGTCGATCCAGCTAAAGCCGGAGTTCTCGTAGTCCTGCAACACTGGGGTACGCAGGTTCATCGAAACGGTAGGAGTCAGCTCGACCAGCTTCACGCCACCACGGGTGTGTTCCTGCTCGTAACGCTTGATGTCTTCCGGCGTCATCCGTTGTTTGCGCTGAGTCATGCGCTTACGTTGCCACTCGGTCAGCGAACGGTTGTCGGTGAACACCAGCTTACCGAGGTCCAGCAGCTCTTTGATCAGATGCTGGCACGAACCTTCGGTGTTGGCGCAGGCTTGTACGTACGGGTAGCCACCCGGATAGATCGCCAAAGCCAGGCCCCACAAGATCGACGGAATGTCCGTAACCTTGATGATCGACTTGAGGTAGTCGACGTTCAGTTCTTGGGCGTTGGTGTCGAACACGTACTGGAACGCGAAGTTCAACAGGTAGCTGGTCTGGTAGACCGACGTGTTGGAGAAGATCATGCCGTTGGTCAAACGACCCAGCGTGGTCTTGTCGTTGGCGATACGACGTTCCAGTTCGAGGATAGCCGACTCAGGTGGAGTTTTAAAGCTCAACCAGATACCGGTGTGCCACAGTGGAACTTGTACCAGAGAACCCAAGCCAGTAGCCGCAGCCACACGCAGGACAGCACGTTCACCAGTCAGGACAGCACCGCCGTCACCGAACTTAGGACGGGACGCACCGATCTTCTCGCCTTCGTAGTCCACGAACTGTTGCCAGTCCGAGTCAGCACGTTCCAACGACGCCATCAGCGGGTTACCGCGCAGCAGAGTCGCTTGAGCCAGTTTCAGCTCTTGGGCCCAGACACGCATCTTGGTATCGCCGGAAGCATTGATGTTCGGGTAAGCGTCGATCAACTCGTTCAAGTCGAAAGCGTCACCACCGAGCAACGACAAGTGTTCGTTGTCCGCTTCGAAGTCGTACTTGGCAACGTCTTTCTCCGGCACTGGTTTAGAGTGCGGGAACGTTTGCGTGACGTTCGCATTGGTGCGCTTGGTTTCGAAGCCAGTGGGAGGAGCTGGCTCTTCAGGCTTTTGCGCAGGCTTCGGTTCAGGAACAGGAAAACACTGCTCTGCTGTACCTTCTTTGTTATGGTCTTCAGTGGACATCTACAACTCCTAGATGCTGGCGGCTGGGGCATCAGGCAGTGGCTGGATCTGACCCAGTGCTGGCTGTGCGACTTGTGAGAAAAACGCGGTGACTTGGAACGCCGACGGAATCACGACCAATTGATATGACGTGATCCAATTGCTGTACTCTTCACCGATGGCCATCAGATTGGCCAGTACGTCCGGATCGAGCGTCGGGTCGCCTTTGCGATCTTTCGCGATCTGTTCGTGCTTGACGTGAATGGCAGCAAGCTTGTCGCTGTACTCTTTGACGTCTTTGGCCAGCACGCGTGCGCTGTCGAGCAGACCTTGTTTGTCGACCACTGCACGATCAACCAGTTCTTGGTTCTTGATCAACAGCAGAGCGTGAGACGGGCTGGTGCGCAGTGCATTGCACTCGAGCAACAGAGTGTCCATACTGTCCCACATCTCCATGGAGCGTTGGGATTGAACCATCTGTGCAACGTTATTGAAGGTGCGACGCTTTGACATGATTGGATTCCTTAAAGCCGAAATAGGTTGCGTGCCGGGAAATTAGTAATGAAAAGGGCACTTTTCCTATAATGAGAAAGTTGTGTATTTATTAACAGGGCGGTACTATGACTATTGATGACCTGGAGAATTACCTCCAACAGCGGGTCTCCCCCGAAGCAACAGAGTTAATGGTTGATACCGCTCGAGTGTTGTGCGAGTCGGGTTTAACCAGTCACCTCGATGACTTGGAAGACATGGTTGCCTCCGAAGACCAAATCGGTCGGGACATCACCGTCTTGCAGATGCGTCAGTACCTCACCTCCACTTTGGAAGCGTGTGTGAATCAGTTCGGCATTGAATTGCTGGAAGATGGTGAGATCAACTTGCGACACCTGACCGGGTTGCAACGTGGCATCAACATGATCACCAACTACGAAGACGTAGAAGCCATTGAAGCACTGTGTCTGGCTGAGACTGATCCAGAAGAGCGCCTCATTGATATTCTGGAGATACTGACCGAATATACATGGGCTGATTACAGTTTGCTGATTGACACCGTGAGTACTTCACTGTTCGATCGTATTCTGGAACAGTTGGTTAAGCCTGACCAGTTGGAAAAATCCAACAACATCGGTAACGCGGTTCTGATCCGTGTCAAGTCTTTGATCAACCACGTAGAAAGCCCGTGGCTGCTCGATGAGATCCAAGACGGGTGTGAGTTAGGGTTGCCGGTAGAAGCGATGGTAGAGCGCTTCAAGACCCGTTACGATCGAGTTCTGACGGTCTCCAATGAACTGCACCGCAAGCCTACACTGTTGGCTGAGCAATTCCTTCTATATATACTCGCTTCGAGTTGCCCTGACGACAAACTGTTGGCTACAGCCCAAGATCAATTGGAAGCTGTGGTGATGCACGTTCCTACATTGTCGGCTGCCTCTCGTCACATCCAAGAACTGTTGAGTCAGGTGACGTCCTCATGAAAACTGCTGACTACTACTTGATGGCACTGAACGGCGGCGCTTATAAAAAGAAGCGTTGGGTTCTGTCCATCTTCAGCGTACTGATCGACTCCAAGCCTCAAGGTTGGCCGTTTGAGATCGTGCGTACGGATAAGAACGTGTTCTTCCGTGACCCTACGGACTTGAACATCTTGATCTCCCTCGATGACGCTGACGTGAACAAGCCGGTCTTGAGTTTCAAAGACAAGATCGCTGTGACGCCTGAACAGGTTCTGAACCTCGACAAACCGATCACCACGACCGCAGGCAACCTGCTCTTCAACTACTACGCATTGATCTATGCGTTGGGTAAGAAGATTCCATACATGGAAGGGCGTATCTCGGCGACTCAAGTAGAGAAGATCATTGAACCCCGGTTGACGTCTAACCCGGTGGAGAATGGGGCGAACTATGACCCTAATGATCTGAACCCGATCTACGTGAGTGAGTACAAGAAATTCAACAAGGCTATGTTTGGCCTGATGGGTTTCACTCAGCTCTGTGTGCCGTCCGCTACGCCACGTACGATGTCAACCGACCCACGTATCCCAGCGATCCGTGAAAAGCTCTTAGAGAAGTACGCAGGCCGTCTGAATGACCCTGCTATTATCTCCCTGATCGACCAAGAACTCATTAAGGTTGATAAAGAGTGGATGGCCAACGATCCGGATGGTGGTGCTGGTTTCTATGTGAACGAAACCAAGTCTTACGACGTTGTGCGTAAGAAAGTGTTCCTGATGCACGGTGCTGAATCGGGCTTCATGGAAGGCACTGAGGTCGACTTCATCAAGAACTCCTTGAACGAAGGTTGGGACATCGAGAAACTCCCTAGCATGGTTAACTCCTTGCGGGAAGGTTCGTACAACCGTGGTCGAGACACTGCACTCGGTGGTGAAGCTGTGAAGTTCTTGGGTCGAGTGTTCCAGAACACTGTGATCGCTGAGAAGGACTGTGGGTCTACTCTCGGGTGGATGAAGGACTTTACTGAGGCCAACTATCAGAAGTTCGTTGGTTTCTACCGCATCACCCCTCAGGGCCCTGTAGTGATGGATGAGGCTTACACCAAGTCTCAGATCGGTAAACAAGTTCACGTTCGTTCACCAATGTTGTGTAGGACTCCGAAAACGGCATTCTGTGAATGCTGTATGGGTGCCAAGAACGCATTGAATCCAACCTCGTTGGGTCTGATGGCGGCTGACGTAGGATCGCAGATCATGGGCATTTTCATGGGTGCGATGCACGGTAAGTCTCTGAAGACTGAACGGTACGATTTCAAGAAGTCTATCTTCTAACCATTGTAAGGAACGCTCCACATGGCTAAGCAACAACGTACTCAAGCTGCACCAGCCGCAGCTCCAGCTCCAGTGCAAGAGCAGCCGAAAGAAGAACTGGCTCTTGACCAAGCCAACCTTGAAGAAGGCAAAACCGATGAGAATGAGTCGGGGAATGAATCTGCTGGCGCTGATGCTCCAGCACGCGACGGCGCAGGGGACGAAGCCTCGGAAACGGGCGAAGCGGACACTGGAACTGGATCGGACTCCGAGTCATCCAACGAAGACCTGGGGGAAGGCGAGGGCCAAGATCCCGATGGTACCGATGCCGATGCAAAACAACTGGCAGCAGCACTGGCGGCGGCAGTTGCCGCGCCACAACCGACGCTACAGGTAAACGATGCTCCTGAAGTCGTTGAACCGGTTGCTCCAGAAGGCTCCGACATTCCGGACACCGCCCCTGTAGCCGCTCCTACCGAACGTGCTCCTTCGGTGTCCGTTCTCAAACCAGTTCCAGTACGGGTGGATGTGAAATTGCAACAAGCTGAAATCAAGTTCCAACTGATCGTTGACCGCCTGACCGCGTTCTCCACCGCCATGGCGCCTAACGCTGCCATCAACGAAACCGACGGCAAGGCCCAGCAACTGGCCCTGTGGAAAGTGATCGAGCAAGTACTGAAGCTGGAAGGTCCAGAGTTCATCAAGGGCTTTGCAATGCTCTTGGACTTCATTGCTGAGCACCGCACTACCCACTTCAGCGAGAAGTACGCCTACCGCTTCTTCGGCCCTCTGGCTCTGAGTGCCGGTGACAAGCGTAACTTCAACCGCCTGCTCAACCTGTTCATCGCCACTGCTGACCGTGCTACTCGTCGCATGGGCCTGGAACAAGTTGGTCTGCAAGCTAGCCTGGCCGGTATTCGTGACAGCGGCATTCAGCAGCGTGTTACCGAGTTCTACCAGATCTAAACGGCATAACAGCAAAAAAAAAAGCAGGGGTGTGAGCCCCTGCTTTTATGCCGTGTATCAATGGAAGGTAAAATCCATGGCAGGTCGACCAGTGACTTTACCCACCCGATTGGACAGAGCGGTTACTTCCTCCATGTCTAGCTTCAACCGTCGGCACAGCTCAGGAGCCATGACTTTGGAGAAGCTAGGTGGATAGTGGAGTTCTAACTGACCGATGAACACAGCCAAGTAGAAAGGCTTGAAGTCATACGGACGAGTAGGCTCAGCATCACGGTCGACGAGGAACATCTTGCGATAGAACCCTACGTCGATCTGGTAGAACGTCTCAGCCATCAAGAACGTTCCAATCAACGAACCGAACAGATGGAAAACTTGGTAAACGAACTCGTCACCATACGTGTGGTAGGCGAGGCTAACCCCTCTCAGGATTTGTTCACGCACCGCTTGGTCAGAGATCTGATCCACTGTGGTACTGTAAACGTTGTGCTTGCCATCGGTGAGTACCCAACGTGGGGACAACATGGCTTTGGTGTAGCGACTAGCACAGGTTAACGTCAGGACTTCACGGTAATCAATAAGAGCACTCTTACGATTAGCGATGACGTCCAGAGGAGCATTGAAGATCTGTTGTATAGCACGGCGTGGGAGACTTTCGAAGTATTGCGTTGGCATACTGGACCTTACTGAAGGCTGGCATAAAAAGTGGGGCCTTTCGACCCCACGAGATTAGATTACATAATCAGTTGTCAGGTACTTGTGACCTACGACCCTACCTGCAAAGTTCTCGACCTTGCGTTCGTGATACTCGATATGCTTGTCGATGTCGATACACACGAAGTAGTAGAAGGTTGGCTTAGCATCAGGCCAAATCTTAATGATCGTATCACGTAGACGACCCATCGCTTGCAAGTTACCTTGTTTGGAACCCAAGGCATCTGTCATCAACACGTGGAGCAACTTAGGAATGTCCTGAGCTGTCCCGAGGGATTTCAGTGTTGACACGATGAGATCAGCTTCGAGCATTTCGTCGAAGTCGTCTTCTGCCGTATACCGCATCACAGTGATGTCACTGTTCCGTGGTTTCAGGTAGTTCGTGACAATGGTACACATCTCAACCGTAGCACAATAGATCAACAGCTTCTGGTCATCCACGCGTATCTTGCGAAAGTTGTGGGTTACAAAATCGGAGATCATCTCAAGGTAAGCCTTGAGGCACTGCTTGTTCTTCATCAACGATTGCTCGAAGATGACATGACTATACGACTTACGCGCCTTGTTCATCCACTTAAGGACGTTCTGGTGACGCAAGCGGTACTGCAACGCTTCTACTGCGGTAAAGATCACACGCTCGCCGTTGTCAATCCGTTCGTCTCTCGGGAACATGATTGCTGTACGGTTAATCAAGAACTCGTCATCGCCTTCCAATGTACCGGAGAGTGAGATGGTCTTGTGTACGTGTGAGTACAAGTCTTGTCGATAGTTGAGATGGATGTCTTGGTGGACTTCGTCAATCAACCGAATCCCAATTCCACACGTTTGGTAGAAGTTGGGAGGAGTGCAACCGTACCCGAGTTCCAACAAGCCGTCTTTAAACTTCTCGTAGTCTTTCAGGTAGTTGAAGTACGTCATGTTCGAACAGATGATGATCTTGGCAGTCAGTTCACCCGCAAGGGCTAGCTGTGTCACGAGGGCCAGTTGTGCTGACCCCCGAACAACCATGATGTCACCCTTCTTGCACTTGAACGCTGCCTCAATGTCGCCAATCCATTTTTCAATGTACATGGCCTTGATGCAGATGAAGACCCGACGCTTAAGCGCTGCTATACCACTCAGTGCCATGAACGTCTTACCGCGACCGGGGTCAACGGTGAGGATCTTCGTCTTACCCGGAGCAATCAGGTAAGCGATCTTTTCAACTTGGTCATCTCGCGGTGTTCGCTTGTCGATTACCTCGAACTCAACTTCAACTCCGAGGTTGTCAGGCAAGTACTCGAACACGATGGCGCTCTCATGAACGCCCCACATCTTTAAACACCGAAGCAACGCGTCCATTTCATTCCGATGGAAGTGAAAGTCTGAACGGTCATTCGTAACGCCCACAAAGACCCGCAGCATGGCTTTTCTGAAACGACCATCAGGTCCCTTCTCGAACCCGTACTGAGCCAGTGACTTACAGAAGTCAAGCAACGCAGCTTTAACCCGAGGGGTGAACTGCGTTGCCCTTACGTGGTGACTGGCTACTCTAAGAGTCAGCTCTGGTGCTCTAGCGGTAGGTGACGGCTGGACTACACTAGACACAGACCTACCTCCTTGTTCCCCTTACTGTTTGGTAAGATCCCCCATCATCAGGGCATCTAGCGGATGGTCAGGACGCTTCTTCAAGATGAAGGTCTTAATGTCCTGCAACGTGGCTCCTTGACGCTCGTACGCCATACTGGCCGACAAGCTACGGAAGTCCATGTTGTCCTCGTAGTAACCCACTTCCCCGTTCACTCGATCCAGCGGCAGCCGGTGATCGCGACCTTCCACACTCTCAACCATGGTCGAAAGGATGATGCCTTCCAAGTGAGCAATGTTCACGCTCAGCTTAGAGCTGATCAGATCGTAGAAAGCAAACAACGCTTCCTCAGTGTTCGAGTAGGTGTTCGACGATTTAACCTTCGAACGTTTGCCACGTACTTTCCCAGACTTTGTAGGGGCCGCTTTGATGAAACGCTCAATGTCACCCATGTACTCCACCATGTTGGTGTGCTTCATTGGCAACTTGAACATCGTATCAGAGTAATCCCACTGCGACAGATCAATGATGTAGTCGCCGCGAGAGTTGAGTTCCCAACCTACACGTTTAATGTAGATCAGGGCATCTTCGGTCAAGAAGCTCAACCGGCTACCCATGGACACCGACAGGTTGACTTTATCCAAGTTCCCGTCATCAGCGACAATCTCCAGCGTGATGTCAATGATCTCGGAGAGTTTCTCCAGAGGCAGGTTACGAATCGTGCGAACCCGATTGATGTCAGGCAAGCGCGGTGCGTATTCTGCTGAGATCACCATCTTCACGGAGGAACGCTCAGCCAAGTCAGCGCTGAGTTTGATTTCTGCCCCAGTATTCCCCTGTCTGAGATACACAGCATCGTGCTCACAGATATAGAAGTCATCTACTACCGAACTACCGTCCAAGTGTTTGGTCGACAGAACGTTCTGGGATACCAGCTCACATAGAGTGGTGGCACATACGTGACCCAATACAGTGTGTGGCGGAATCGAGAAGGAGATCTCACCCAAGCAAACCGAGCAGACGCCGTAGCGATCTGGGTGACGACACTTCAGTACGGAACGCACTTCAATCTCTTCGCCAATCAGTTCACGTGACGACTTCAGGATTGGCTTCAAGCCTTCTGCCGTCTTGTAGTACTTACCTTCCAACGCTTGGAAGTTACCAGCCGTGACTTTCCACAGGATGGTGTCTTGAGTACCACAGTCTTCGTAGTGCACATGCTGCAACGTCGCACAACCCAACTGCATCTTCCGGTTGAAGTACTCGGAGTCAGCCACTGGATCTTTAGCAGCCCAGAGAGCCTTGGAGGCCGAACGGGATTCTACCAGTGCGTCGTACAGGCTCACCAAGCCCTGGGTGTAGTTACGCATGACCGGATCGTGGAAGATCCGTGAGTCAATGTCAGTCAGGAAGCCCCGCAAGGAAACTACCTGCAACACCTGACCCAAGCTAACCAGTTTGGACTTTACCGCCTTACCGATAGGATTCCCTTGGAGTTCATTGGGATCTTTCAGCACAGCAGACACACCACGATAGGTATCGTCGATGGAGTTCTGCGTAGGCTTAGCCGCAGCGTTCAACGCAGCGATCTTCGGGTGGCGGATTACGTCAACGAAGTCCGTGATGCAGATACTGGCCACTTCCTCTTCCAGTCCAGTCACGGTGTCGTTGTAGATGTCTTGCTCCACGTCGTAGATCCAACCGGACCACTCAGTGTTGTCAAACGCCGTACGCGTGGTGTTGCAATAATCCATCGCTAGGCTACGACCAAACGCCAGCAGGTTGTTGAAGGTATCCTTCGTCAGGCGCTCATCACCCATGTGCGATTTCTTCAGACACGGAATCTGAGGATACGCACGGTTGAAGATGGCGCAGTACCAAGTAAAGATAGTGGCTTCACGCTCCACCACCATTTCACCATCGTCGAACACCATGATGAACTTCGCCTCTGGGGATTCCAAGTCCCAGATTTGTTTCTTCGTCAACTGGTAAATGTCACGGGCGTTGTAACGATTCATAGTTCCTCCTCAGGACTCTTTCTTATAGACGAAGCGAATACCGGCACATTCAAGGATATGTCGCACGAACAGATTGTTACGACCGTTGCCTACTGGATGTTCCTTACGGTCAATAACAGTTTGAATGTCGGTAGGCTTGTCAGCCCGCAAGAGATTGGCCAGAATCTCTTTACCCACGGTTGGATTGTTCGACTGGTCGATAATGTCTGCCCAGACAGCACCACCACAAGTTGCCGCACCCAAACGCACTTCTGCTTCACCAGTCATCCGTACCGGCTGAGCTGCTCCAGGATAACTGTTCTTGTCGCCTTTGGTGATCTTGGCTGGAATGCCGTGGTGTTGCAGCTTCGGTGCAGAAACACCTGACCAATCGCCACCAGTCTTCTCCAACACAATGATGTCAGCACCGCCAATCAGGATATTCTCCTTCGTGACGATCTTGTTACCATTGATCCCGCCAAACGTAACCGGACCGTATACAGGAGGGAATTCCGCCCGCAGTTGGTCGATCATGGTTGGGTAATCCACTGGGGAGTTGTTAGGCATCCACAGGTAGATCCCATCACGCAGTACAGTCAGAACGTGAGGTTCCCCTTTGTTGAGGTAGTCAGGTTCATCCATCACCTGCACCATCCACGGAGAGACAATGAGGTAGAAGCGGCGCAGACGTTGCCAAGCAGCATCGCACTTTGCAGGATCTAGACGCGGACCCCAGTTTGGCACTTGAGACTTGAACAGGCTCTGCTTGGCATCTTTAGGAATGTCAGAACCATCTTTCGCAAAACCAAACTCAGCACGCAGTTGCTTGGTGAGGCGATCAGCACAGGCGTTGATGTAGGGTTCGTACAGACAGCCCAAGTTCATACGCTTGATCACGGAATATGGTTCCATGATAATGTCCGCACGGTTGCCTTCAGCATCGACTGGCATCCGGTGGGCTGGCCACACTTGACAGATTACGCCCTTGTTACCGTGGAACCCAGACAGCTTCGCACCATCAGTAGGCTGCGTTTCGAACTCAATGGTGATCTCAACACGCCAATCGTCCAGAGGCTGACGACGGTGAGTCTTGTTCACCTGAACACTTTGAGCACCGTGTGGACGGTTCACGTAACCCAAGGCTTCAAAGATCAAGCGATGGAACTCGTGGCTCAGGTTCAAGTTCGGGCCGTATTCCTTCTTGAGTTGCTTGTGGACTTCCAGAATCCGGTTGTAGAACCGCATGGCTGCCTGATGATACTTGCTCATCTGACGTTCCATACCCACTGGAGTCGGTGGGTTACGGTTGGTATCATCGTGGTGTACCACAATGTCCACTACACGGGCCCGAGGCGTCACGTAGGTGAGTCGGTCGTAGACGTAGTCCACTTCCTTCAGTGCAGCCACCGACATCTCTACAGGAGCTAGCAGAGGGTTGTACGGACGGGTTGCAAACAACAGACCATCTGCACGGACGTAGTCACCAATGTCCGGGAATGGCTTGTACTCGTCAGGACGGTTGGGGTCAGCGTACAGGTTCAGGAACATGTGGTTCTTACCTGCGGACTCCACATACTTCTTGAAGCCCTTCGCGGTGATCTTCGGCAGCACGTCGTCTGCTACAATCACACCGTCTTCAATCACGCCTGCAAGTGACATGTACGCCACCTTCAGTTCCAGCGATGGCGTGTAGTTACCGTGTTCGTCAATGTTCGGCGAGTCAGCTACCACAGAACCGGCTGGGATACGACTACCAGCATACAGCTTGGTGGACAAGTCCTTGTTGAACTTGTACTTAAAGCCGAAGTACTGGTGGTTACAGTTGAAACGTGGGACAGACATCATCCCGACTTCTTTTGTTTCTGCATCTTCGTAGATGTAAATCGTTTCAGGGTTTTCGACAATGGAGTCACCACCCATGGTCTGAGGGTACCGCTCAATCTCAGCAATGATGGTAACGTTGGTGTCGAACTTCTTTGCAAAGGTGAATTTACCAAACTCACGCTCAGTACCAGTCTGCTGGCGGCGTTTGCTGGCCCCTTTGATCACAAGGGCTTGGCCGAGCTGAGAGTTAACCATCTGCACCCGAGAAGCACTGTTACCACGGATGTGGGTAATCATGCTGCCCATACCACCGATCTCTGGAAACAGTTGGTATTCTGTTGCCATCGGATCTTGGTTCATGTAGTGCGGAATCGGGTTACCACTTGCGTCGACGGGTGATTCGTTCATAAAGCGCTCCTAACAGGGTGGAGTTAATACAGGAGATCTTGGATGCACGTACCCTTGATCCCATTAATAATATAGGTTTCAAAAGCTTTTTAATGAACGTGAGGTTCTGACCATGGCAATGCCAATAGACCAGTTGCAGGTTAACAGTGGGGCAGCTATCTATTACGATGCTGCGTTCCGTCGCGTGCTGGAAACCCACATGGGACTCCTACGCAACCTAGCCTCAACACAACTTGTACAGATCGAAGCACAACTGGCGTATAAGTACGAATTCGACTTCTACGGACTGTTGCAGGAAAAGGGTGTGGCTGAACACATGCACTGGGTTATCCTTCGTGTGAACGATATGGTTGACCCGCGAGAGTTCAAGTCTACGATGGATCGGCTGTATGTTCCCTCGGCAGAAGTGGTTGACGCCATCCGAAAGCTTCACATGACCAGCGCTACAAAGATTTAACAAGACAAAAAAAGAAAGGGAGCGTGAGCCCCCTTTCTTTATGCCGCTTAGATCCCGTTCGGGAACATTACCGCTGGCTGGTTAAAGCTTTGGGGTGTGTTGAAGAACCCCTGCGGTTGTGCCTGTTGAACGTAGCCGCCACGCGTTACTTGTTGTGGCTGCTGGAACTGTTGCTGCGGTTGGTTACGGAACAGCCCAGGTTGCTGGAACTGTTGTTGTTGCTTGAACAGCGCTTGCTGCTGTTGCAGAGCTGGGTTGTGCGAGACGACCGAGTTCCACGACAGACCAGAACCAGTGCTAGCAACAGGCGCTGGCGCTGGAGCAGGTTGCTGGGTGAAACCCGTTGGCGCTGGCTGTTCGTTCCATGGTGGAACAAACGCCGCCGGTTTGGCTTCGGACTCACGGTCAACCACAGCTTGTGCAAACTTGCTGGTGTCAACGTGTGGGTGCTGGTGCGGTTTTGCCTGAGTGGACTCAGCAGCTTCACCGGAATCGCCTTCGTTACCGGACAGCGACGGGATCAGGTCACGATACTGGGCCAGATCAGCGATATGCTTCTCAAAACCCAACTCGATGTGCAGGTCCGCCGGGTTGTCCAAGTGTTTCTTGAACAGGTTAGTAACCTTGTTCAGTTTGCTGGCGATCTTCGCGTAGCTGGTCAGCAGTGCGTGCAGGTTCGGAGCAGCCAAGCTATTGCTACCGAAGGAGTAGGTTTCACCTTCAGCATCAGGTAGCACGTAGTTGAACAAGGCGGTGATGGCCTTCTTGTTCTTCAGGCTGTTCAGGTTTACGCCACAAGCGTAAGTACCTTCCGACTTCAGTTGCTCGATCAGAGGGAAGTCCACTACGCACACGCGCTGGAACTTCTTACCCTTGTACTCGCCACCGCGCTTGACGTACATGTTGATCATGCGGTGTTCGCCGTCGATCGACACTACGTCCAGCAGTTTTTCCAGCTTGGTCAGAGTTTCTTCCTTGACGTTCGGGATCAGGTCGAGGAATTCATTCTGCGTTGGCGACAACTTCTTGTGGTAGTCGTGATCAACCGCGATGCCCATCAGCTCGGTCACCAAGCAGGTAGCCACGGTGGTCAGGCGGTTCAGGCAGGCGATCTTCAGTTTGCGGAACACTGGGGATTCGCCACGGATGATTGCTTCGGACAGTGGGTGGAACGCGAGGGTGTTCGCCCAGTCCGGATTCGCCAGCACGTCATGTACTGGCAGAACCAGACGCTTGCCGCTCACTTGCACCGGAACTTTGTTGTTGCCGATCACGAAGCTGATCAAGTGGTTTTCATCGACCACGAAATTAACAGACTTCAGGATCGACTGATACAACTCGATGATAGTCATAGTTGACCTTCCCAAGGATTGTGGATGTTGCCGCCAACAGGTGGGACGACGAGATTATTGGACTGTGCGTGTTGATGGTGTTGAGCCATCCCTTGTTGCACAGAGTGTTTGATGTCCAAGTTGTTGGCCATCTGATCGAAGTCCTTCACCAGGCCGAAGACGGCTTCTTGGTTATACGACATCACCGGTGCAGTCAGTGCATCAGCGAACCCAGTGAAGCAGTGAGGAGCCATTGTCCCACCATTCAAAGAGATGTTGACGTACGTCTCACCGAACATGTCCACTTGAACAGACATGTTGAACTTGGTCATGCGGTTGTTCGACAACCCTTGCAACACGCTGCCGATCAGCCGTTGTTTGAACATCTCGATATACCGAGTCATGTCCATCTGAGCGAACGACAGGTAGTTCGGTGCGATGTCCACCACGTACTCACCACCGAGGGTATCGTTGGTTGCAGTGAAGTTCAGACCGATCAGCATCAGTTCCGACATGATTGCAGGAACTTCGCGGGCCACCGTAGTAGCCGCCATGCATTCAGGTGTTGCTGCTGCAAGGTTAGCGGTTTGACCAGCTTGGTGCAATTGCTGCACGTACTTGGATTCACCACCAGTCACAGCAGCGACGTGGTCGAGGCCAGGGCTAACCTGACACAGCGAACCGTACGTGATGCTACCGTCTTCGTTGAAGTTCAACGTACGGCAGATCGCATGGAACAGCGGATCTTCGTTGATCACCGACTCAGCCACGTTACCGATGGCGTACGACATGGCTTCCGCAGGAGAGGACATGCCACCCATTGCGTTGGTAACCGAATCCCGATAGTTGCTCAGGACGGTAGACATGTAGACGTTGGTCAGCTCGTTGCTACGGCGAGACTTCTTCGGCAGCAAGTCTGCGAAGAGCAGACGACCATCGTTGTAAGGCTCAGTCCCGGACTGCATCGACACTTCCATAATGCTGAAGATGTCTTCTGGGCGGGTGGACATTGCCACTTCCGACTGGTCTTGGTTGAAGCTTGGGTTGTACTTACCGAACAGCAGGTGACTGGAATCAATCACCGAGGAACGAACCGCGTTGCCGTGACCAGCATCGTAAGTGCTGTGTTGCAGTGTCACGGTGTTATTGAAGAACAGCTTCATGGCTGGGTCGAATACGACCTGATTGTTGTTGGTGCGGTGGTAGCCTGGGTAATCGGTGTAGCCCGTCACGTAGCTGATCAGGTTGGCACCCATCGCTTGGCTATGGACTTCCATCATGAAACGCAGGCGCTGTTCGCCCCAACCGTTTGCAATCTGGATGTTGGTCATCAAGTCTGCCTTCGGACGCAGCAGTTGACCAGAGAACGGTGCCAGAACACCGGCGTTGATGTTACGACCGCCTTTGGTTACTTCTTGCAGGATCGACATGGACTGGAAGTCGATGTTGTCGCCTAGGTAGAACGGACGGAGGAACTGGTCGCCGTAAGTACCGGTTGGGCAGAACAACAACTTGGTAATCTGGAAGCTTGCACGAGGGTTCATCTTTTCTTCGACCTTCTTTAGTCAGGGAGATTAGGTTGGGACGCGTTCGAGAATCAAGCGAGCCAACTGGTTCTTGATCTCAGCCGGAACGACCATGTCGCCGTTCACAACGTGCTTCGCTACATCTGGCAGCAACTCTTTAGGCAAGTTCAACGACCAATAGCACTTGGACATTTCGCTGGTCAGCAGGTTGATTGCACGGATAGCGACGTTGTTCTGACGATCCGACTGTGGTTTACCACTCTGACGCTGGGCGTAAGGGTAGCGTTCCATCAAGGCTGCGATGTACTCTTTGGAGACGCGTGCACGGAAATCACCCGTGGTCAGTGCGTACTCTTCATCGTAGACGGCAGGTTGGGCAGTCATCAGCGCTGCCAGTTCTTTGTAACCCCAGTGCCACAACAACGCTTGGGTTACCCCAATCGTGCGCAGTAGTGCTGGTTTGCTCAGGCTTGGGATAGCCCGTGCCGACAGCGAACGTGCCATTACCCACTGACACAAGGTCATGTGGTGTTGATCAACCCGCATGTTGGTCATCTGGATGGAAATCCCCACGAACCCTTCGACTAACTCGATTGGTACGGTTGGATCGACCTTTACCGCCATAGCAGTATAGTTCTCTGTATAAACAGACAGCATGATGATGTCGCCGTTGGACACCTCTTGCTTGATCTTGTAGTTCTCAGCCGAAGACATGTTATCTTCTTCAGCCTTCTCCGCCGCATTGCGCTTTGGAATGATGCTACCCGCTTTCCAGAAGTTCCGGTCGAGCGAGTTCAGGCTGGTGTCAATAGTGTGGAATACGTTGGAGATCACGCTGGAGTTGTTATCCTCCACGGTCACTTCACCAATACTCACCTTACGGACAATCACCTTTGCCAACAACCAGTCTGGCAATTCGGTAGATCCCAACGACTTGAACACGGCCCCGTTAGAGACTTTCTCCAGTTGTGCGTAGGAATCAATGTACACCCGCAGACGATCCATTGCTGGACAGTCGTAGATCCACGCTTCGCTGATCAGCGACATCGCGTACCATTCCTTGTAGTTGTTGCCAACTTCTCGGAAGATCTGTTCCACGTATTCGCCGAAGATTGGAACCATCGGACGGTGCGCTACCGACATCACACCCAACTGGTAGTAGTCGTCACGCAGATACGTTTTGTTTTGCGGCTTGTCGTCGTACTCGGTTTTGGTAGTCGTCGGGATTACTACCTTACCGTGCATCCGCATCCACGAGGTGAGGTCATCACTAGGGATACAGCCGTACATTTCCCGGACCAACTTGATCAGACGTTTCTTCATCCGATCTTTATCCGCTACAGTCTTGATGACTTCGTGGATTGCTACGTAGTGCGCCCAGATCGCATCCTGCTGGTGCGAAGGGAGAGATGCAAAGAATGCGTTGATCTGCGTGAACAGGTTCGGCAAGTCTTTGAAATTGTTCCGACGATAGATAATCGAAACGCCCCAGTCCAGAAACTCATCGCCGTGCACGGTACGGAGAGTGGTGAGTTCGCTGGGCTTTTCACTGATGTTATCAATACGCATACGTTCTATCCTAGTGGAGTACTGCAACTAGATGATATATACTTCAAATATCTTTGTATGGCATACAGCCAACACATAGTCCGGCTATGAGAGACAGGAGGACTTAGAGTCGAGCCAGGTCGTATTGACCCAGCTCTCCTCTATTCAGTAGTTACATCGGGAAGTCGTCGTCGTCGAAGCCGCCAGCCTGAGTCTGGTTGCCGCCGCCTTCGTTACGCTGTTTCCAGCCACCACCATCACCGCCACCTTGGCGCTGTTGGCCACCGCCCTGAGGACGCTGCTGTTGACCGCCACCACCGTTGAAGTCTTTCTTCACCGGCTCAACGTACTCTTTCACAGCTACGGCAGCCATCATGTTGGCCAGCATGTTGCGATAGCCGCGCAGGAAGTAGTTGGACGCTTGGCGTTTGTCCATCGGATTACCGTCGGTGCCAATCATGGCGTGGTAGTTCGATGGTAGCAGGTTGAACTTCAGGTACGGGCGATCTTTCGCCACGACAGCCAAGAACAGGCAGCCTTCTTTGTCACGACCGACACAGGTAGTGGAAACCAGCTTCGGTTGGTCGGAACGCTTGCCTTCGAAGAAGGTGTGGTTCAGGTTCTGGATCTTCAGAACCATGCCGTCTTCCAGGGTCAGTGCGTCTTGCATCGCTTCGAGCAACATGTAGAACGTAGGCATGTCCATCGCAGCGCGGATGTTGCCGTTCATCTTGTCGTTCGGGACGTTGGTGTAAACGTCGATGCGCGGGTTGTTGCTTACCAGCGAGATCGCGAACGAGCCAGGCTTTTGTGCACCCTGAGCAGGTGGGCAAGACAGACGGAGTTTGAACTCGTCCATTGCGTTCTTGGCGCGAGGTGGGGCTTGAAATTGTGGACCGGCCATTTTGAATCTCCAGAACTTTTGTTTCGTACAAATTATGGGAGTTCCCCGTATTTCAATACAGGGAGTCGTTAAAACATCGAGAGAATGATACCTTTAAAGACCGGATGTAGCGGTTCCGAACGGATGTCCGACTTCATCTTATCCAGCGACGTCGTGGGGTTCCAACGATGCGCTTCGGCTAACTCAATGATCTGTTTCTTTTCCTTTGCGGGGAAAGTGCCAAAATGAACTCCATCACCAAAGAACTGTAACGTCACATGGTTGAAGGGCATTCTCGCAAGGTCCTTACCTCCTGTCAGCTTGCTGTTCCAGGAAGTGTAGGACTTCACCTTGCCTGTGTGGGATTCCAACAGGCGAAGCTTGGTGAAGTTGTAGCGAGACAACAGATCCACAGGCATGTGGGTGATGATCAAAGCATCGTCGTTGTTCCCGCTGAGTTTCAAGTCAGACATCAACACAGGGCGATCCTGCATGACACCTGACAATTTCTGAATCACTCCGTCCTCCAAACCTCGAAGGAACATCTGCTTTTCAGTTTTCAGTTCCCTATGAAAGCAGTGTGGGTATTCCCGCATGATGCTTTTATAAGACTGACAGTAAACAACCACCTTACAACGGTCGTGGGTGTAACGATCCACAGCCGCTTGGATGATTTGAATTTCTGCGGTTAATGCATCCACCAGAGGATCGGGGAACACCTTACTGTGGTCAGCCGTTGGGATGGCGCCTAAGATGTTTCTTATTAATGTACGCACGTTGATCCAAAGCGCATTCGCACTGAGGATCGGGGGTTTGCTTTTATGCTCGGGCATTTCTTCCGAAATGCCAAAAGCACTCTCCAACGCTAAAGCCGTAGCAATGGAAACGGGAACTTGCGTCCCCACCTCACGATCAGCTAGGACTTGATAGTACTTGTCCATTCAACAACTCCTGAGTGGCTGCGATCAGCACGGGATCGTCGGTACGCTCCCGAACGCGTTTCATGACCATCTCAATAATATTGTCGGGGGTGATGGCAGCAGGAGTGAACGGAGTGATGATTGCGGAAACGGCTTCCCGATTAATCTTCTCCCCACCTACTGTCTTCTGGGTTAACCAGTGTAACCTGTAACGATCGGTAACTTCCTTGAAGCCCACCAGTATCGGTGCTCCCTTCTCGGCAATGATCCGCACATGACTATCAATCGGCATGGTGTTGATCAGGTTGTCGATCTTGGTTAAAGCTTCGTCTAAAGGCAGTCCCGTACAATCCACAGACTTATACAGCTTAGCCCCTTCAGTTACCACAAAACGAATCTCGTGGTCTACGTTATCCCGATCCACCACTACACGGTAATGTCCTTTGTCTTCTTCTTCACCGTGAGTCAGGCGATCAAAGGAACCAGCAGCGAGAATGTTACCGTACTGCGAACGCTTGTGGATGTGGCCACCGAATACAAAGTACTTGGTGATCTCCATATAACGCTCAGGAATGTGGGTCGGCACTGGTACGTGAGAAGGAAGCTGGTAGTTGAACGCACCGTGTAGCACAGTGAAGTCTACCTGAGACAAGCCTTTCTCATGCAATTCCTTACACACGTCTTTCCAAACTTCGTCTGTCTCGTGTTTCCATTCGTCTGGGACGTACAGGACATTGATACCGAAACGTTCGATGTGTTCGATCGACAGGGACTCTACCCACTTGATGTCGCAGCCAATGTCAGCTACGTCGTTCTCGGTGATAAAGTGTACCGACTGTTTCCAGTCGTGTGACGGAGTGCCTTCCAGAATGCGTACCACAATGTCCCTACGCTTACACATGTGCAGGAACAAGAACATCCAGCGACGAATCAGCGAGATGTTTGGATCAGGGTAATACACCAACCGATCAAACAGATCACCAGCAATGATGATCATGTCCAACTCACCTGTCTCAGCGTTATCAGGAAACGCCTTTTGCAGGTTCTTCAGAATGTGGTCGGTTGATGTCTTGTTGTGCAGAAGGTGAACATCCCCCATTTCACCTATACGCAACTTACGCCAAGTCATAGTCGTCCGAAAGGAAATCACCAGTGGCCAAAGGAACAGCTACTGGTTTAGCGGCTGCGGCTGCAACTTCTTCAGGCGTGTCTGTGAAGCCCGTCACGTTGTAGTAGGCGAAGACTATACGCCACTCTGCGATCTCTTTAGGATCGAGTGCACCGTCCTTCACACGAGCTGTCAGCACGTTCTTCAGGTAACGCTGACCGAGCTTCGGTACAATGTCATCCTTCTGCATCGCTTTGGAGATGTGTTCGAACATCGAGTCACGAGAACCACGCGCTTTGTGCAGGTTCATCGAACGACCAATCGCCGGACACTTGAACAGGAACTCGTTACCACGCCAGACCGTGATCGGACGCTGTACGGAATCGCTGTGACGCAACCAAGGCTCGTAAGACTTGATAGGTTCCCGGCTGATAATCATCGGGAGAATCGTGGTACGGAAGACCTCTTCCTGTACTCGGGGTAAATCTTCTTCGAATGCTTTTGCCAATACCTCGAACGCGTTTTTAACTTCGTCTGTATTGGGTACCGGTGCGCTTAGTGGGTTCATTAGTTATTTCTCCTACAAAACTCCTAGGGTTGTTATACCCTAGGAGTTTTGTATAAAGAGTTACGTTTGATAGATGGCGGTACTTTCTTCAGACAGCCTGGCCGACAGCAACGGACGTAGCATCCAGAGGCTCATCGGACAGACGGTGCACTTCAACGAAGTACACTTTGTTCGGCACTTGGCCGATCTTTGTAGCGAACTCGCGGCTGATCAGTTCAACCATGACCGGTTCCACAGGGACGGAGTCAAACACATCTTCGCCATCACGACGAGTATGGATGTTCAACTGGTTCGGGCAGATCGGATGATCGGCGGCGTCCTGGTATACGCGGTACATAGTATTAAGGCTCATGGCCTCCAGGAAGGTGAACACGATTTCAGGGGCTGCCGGAGCCTCTTCGTGATGGTGAAGACCATGCTGCAACGCGTTCAACTGAGTGCGGTGCATCTGGTTCACATTCATGGACAGGTCACGAATGGCCGACAACAGCGTGTTCTCCAACTCATCCTGACGCTGTTCCAGTCGAGCCAGACGTTCTGGGGTCGTCGGCGGACGCTGTGTTGGGGTCACTGGATCAGGAGTGTGGAGGTTGTGAAGGTCAGGAGCTTTGGTAAGGCCTGCATGAGACATGGGTTCTTTCCTTAATTACCGTTGTTGGCGTCGAAGATCGCTACGACTTTCGAGTTGATGATTTGAAGTTGCTTACCCACACTGTAAGTTACCCCGTCTTGCCCCACTTGAGCATCCACCCGTAGGCTCAGCTCACCTGGCTTGTTGGCGTCTTCCACCGCAACTGTCACGTCCACTTGGACTCGGTCGAAGTACGGCCTTAGTAGGTTAGTCAGGACTTTGGTAGTTTCTGACAGCAGTAGGCTTTGATTCTCCGAACAGATTTTAATAATGTACGGAAGAGAAGCAATGTTGCCACGGTAAAGGTGGCTCTGGGAGAAATCACTTACAAAGAAGTAACCTACCAGCTTGTCGAGTTTCTCTGAAATGTTCCCTACCCAACCGGAAGCACTCAGACTAGGTACTTGCACTGCCATGAGATGGCCCTCCTATGAGATCATAGAATGGCTCAAGACTGGCAACCCAACAAAAAAAGAAGGGGAGCCGAAGCTCCCTTTCAGTTTACAGTGAGGCGTTGTGCTTACTGGTCGGGTCATCCCGACGCTTACGGATTTCACGAATGATGTTCGAGATCGAATCTTTGAGATCCATCTGCTCGTCAAAGCGGAGTTCGTGATCACCTTCTAACAGTTCTTCGAAGAAGGTCCACGCTTCCCAGCCGCCATCATCGCGTTCTTCTACTATACCGTTGTTCAGGCGACGGTAGTCGTAGTGGTCATGGCCAATCGCGTTCCCATGGATGTTCTGATAGGTATCAGAGTAACCATCCAACTGTTGACGCAGGAACATTGTACGGATTGTTGGGTCAGCCATGATGTAGCGCTGCATTACGATTGGAGCATGTTGCATTTGGGCGATCGTATTCAATTGCTTGATTACGTCGGCATCCCACATCGTCTGCACTGTACGTACGGCTGCACGTGCCGCACGCAAAGCGTTATCCCCGAAGAAATGTGCCCACTTCTCCCGAGCTGTGTCCATGAACAGTCGACCGGAGTCTGTCAGGTTCTGCGACAGGTTCATCGCTTGGTCTTTCAGATACTCAATCGTGTTCTGGTCACGTGGTGCGTACGCCAGCTCGTTAAAAGCTAGGGTACCACCTTCAATGTAAATCGCCATGGTTACGCTCCTTCCTCACATACCTTACGGACGGGATGTAAGATTAAACAAGGGAGAAGCCCCGCTGTTCCAGCCATTCTGCCGAAGAGTTAGAAGCCACCAGTGCCATTGACTCATCGTCGCCGGTTACTAGGTACAGGTCGTACTGGATCTTTCCGTCAGCTTCACGTTTACGAGCAGTGAAGGAGATCTTGCGGGTCTTCAGTTCATCGCGCATCTTGGCGAAGTCTTCAGGGGTTTGCTTTACCAGGGTAAGGTACATGGCGGGCGTGCTACATTGCCCGGACTTAACCATCTCCACTATTTTATCAACATTACACATAATCGACTTTTCCTTAAAAGCGTGGGGACACTTAGATCCCCACAGATTCGGGGTTACTTGCCGTGATGGATAAAGTTGGCGATCGTGGCGATCATTGTGGAGGAAAGACTAACGTGTCCCGAGATTGCTCGTGGGGTACGTAGGTCCAACACACCGTTCTTGGGCGCCAGCGGGTCCAGCTTCACCAGGGTATCGTGGTCCAGAATCACAATGCCGTTCAAGGCATCGCCGTCAAAGTCAGCGTTCATACCGGAAAGGATGTTCACAGACGGACTGATGGTGTTGATCGCTGGGTTCGTTTTAACGCGTTTCACGTAGAGCCGTTGCGCTGACAGACGAGTCAGGGTCGGGTTCCGCTGGAAGATCACTGGGATGCCGCCACGTGGGGCTTCAGCAATCAGTTCCTTGAACAGCTCATCAAGGAGCGGGTGATAGCACAGGGTGTTCTCGAAGAGGAACTTGTTGGCCTCGTTCGGGGTGTAGCCTCGTTTCAGTAGCTTGTTGGTCAAGTGAACCTTGAACGTCATCACCGATAGAGACCATGGAAGTTCCAAGTCTTCGTAGTGGTGAGGATCAGACAGCGAGGAAATCACTGCACGGAAGGAGAAGCTATCCCGTGATCCAAAGATGTGCTTACGATACCAACCAGGCTTCCCACCCAACTGGGTAGAGATGAATGGGGCATAATAAGCGACCAACATGTTCAACGCTTTGATCGTTCGCAACTCGATCTCACGCTGACGCAGGGGTGTAGGCGAATTCTCAATACTGCTGAACGCTCGCATGGCGTTTACGGCAGGAGTCATCCCGGTGTCGGCGTAAGTGCCGGTAGCGGTGTTCTCCGTGATAAACGTGATACGTGAGGGACAGGGCAGATACTTACAGAAGATCTCCTTACGGTACATCTCAATGAACGTGAGAGTGTCGTCCATTTGCTGCTGGTTCTTGTTGTTCGGAAGGATCTCCCGCAAGAACAGGTTCATCAGTTGATCGAAGTTACGGTAGAAGGTGTTGATCCCTCGACCGAGTTGCAACGACTTGATGTAGTCCAGGACGTTGTTAGCGTCTTGGTTAGGTGGTTGATAGCCTGGGTTTGTAATCCAGTCTAGCAAGTTCACACCCTTGTACAGGAAGATTGGCTTCAGTACGTGGAATGCCCACGGGTTGATCAGTGTGTCCACGCCACGGGGTGTGGTGATCCACAGGAGCGATTCTAGCGGTCGTTCCGTAACAGACATGCAGGTGAACCCGCAGTCGTCGCAGACAACCCCTACGTTGTGCTCGTACTTAACCTTCTTGCACTCACATGACGGAATCACGTCCAAGGTATCACCCTCGTAACGCGACATGATCATGCGGTTCAGCTTCTCCCGGTCTTCTTCGGTGGTGACATCGAAGTCGTTGATAATCACTGGAGCCGACGTCAAGCTATTGAACAGCTCATCGTGATCAACAATAACTGCTTCTACACCCATGGGGTTCTCCTGAAAATACCGGACATAAAAAGAAAAGGGGCGCGAACGCCCCTTTCATTACCGCTTAGCCGAAATCAGTTACGACCCCAGTTGCCGGTGAACGGCGAGCTGAAGAGGCGGGAGTTCTGCTGGGTAGCGGTGCCGTAGTTGAAGAAGTTGCCCACGTTCTGATTAACAACCAGGTGGTCCAGAGCGTAACCGCCGCGCTGTACTTGACCTGCGTTGTCATCCAGACCTTTGGCCGGACGGACGTTCAGACCCGACTTCACGATCGCTTCCGACAGTGCGTCCAAGAACGTGTTGTCGAACGATACGCGACGAGCGAAGCCCTTGATCACGATGTCGCCAGAGATCAGTTGACGCAGGATTGCCTTGCGCTGATCCAGACGGACTTCCAGTGCGATGTTGGTGTTGCGGTGGGTGTCTTCCCACGCTTCAACCAGCTTCGGATTGGTTTTGCCAGCCAGGTTCAGGATTGCGACGTAGTCCAGCTCACGCAGGTCACGACGATTGCCTTCGCGATCGTAGTAGTAGCCCAGGTGGATGCGATCCTGATCGTCGTAGCAGACCGGAGCCGCTGCGTTGAACAGATTCTGGAAGTGACCCATGGTCAGGTTGTTCGCCGCTTGCAGGATTGCCATGCGGGCATCTTCGTTGCCGTTGGCGGCAGCGATGAAGGTTTGGTGAATCCAGCTCAGCTCACCAGCTTCTTCGATGTCCAGGGTGTAGATCAGCTTTGGAGCGATCAGCATGTTGATCAGTTGGCGCATTTCGTTGTCGCCGAATTCGGCGCTACGAGTGTCCAGACGATCAGGCTTGGCTTGCGGATCACCGGTCAGGTTGATTTCGTAGCCCAGTGCGCCCAGGTCTTTCAGGTCAACGTCGTTGCCTTTACCTTTGTGGGTGCGGAAGGTACCGGACCAGTGCATGTTGCGGTTCAGACCCAGTGCAGTGCTGAGTGCCAACAGTTGCAGTTCCATGGTGACGGCGTCAGTCATGGTGTCGATGGTGGTCATGACCAGACGAGGCTGGTACATTTGAGTAGCCATCGGCTGCTGCTGTTGGAACATGTTGCCCATCTGCGGCGCTTGCTGGAAACCGGCAGCGGCAGGTTGGTACATCAGATCAACGTACGCAGTAACGCGAGTGAGCTGACGGGACTGTTGCAGGCCGAACTGTGCATCGGTTTGGGTCTGTGCCGACATGCCGACAATGATGTCGCCACGAACTGGCAGGCCGACGATGTTCTCTTCATGTTGACGAGTGAAGTCAACACGAGCGATCATTTGGTCGTTAGCACCAACTTCACCCAGGGTGAACGGTTCTTCAACCGAGCCCAGCTTGTTGTCCATGATGGTGTACACCGCCTGAGTGGCGTTGTGCAACAGACGGTTGAAGCGGGTTTCGGTGAAGTCTTCGGTTTCGCTGTTGACGATCACGCAGCCGCCGTCGTGAACCAAGGCATTGATGCCGTAGCTGTCGATGACGAACTTTTCCAGAACCGACCAGTACGACTTGTGCAGGTAGATGTCACCGGCAACAACGTCGACTTCGACCTGAGCACCGTTCAGGTTCAGGGTCGAGCTTTCCAGCGGAGAACCCGAGGATTCAATCATCAGGCTGTAGACCGCGATGTGGTTCTGACCGCCGACGGCTTCCTTGTAGCAGACCAGGATCGAGCTGTAGGTAACTGGGGTAGCGTTGTTGTCCAGAACCAGGAGACGGAAGTCAGCCTTCTGCTGTTCGTTCATGGTTTTGGCGATGCGGTCTTTCAGGCCTTGAAAGATGACGCTGACGTCTTCACCGGCCATGTTACGGCCAACTGGACGACGGTGGTTGGCGTTGATGTCGAGGACCGAACGGCCACGGCTACCGACGCGAGAAGAAGGCTGGTTCACGTTTGCACCTGCTTGAGCGAAAGACTGTTGTTGGGATTGTTGAGCTTGTGGTTGAACTTGTGGCTGCTCAGCCTGCGGAGCCGACTGAGATGCCTGGGGATTCAAACCTGCCGTACGCATGGCATCAGCCATTGCATTGTTCGGAGGAGTTTGTTCGTTACGGTTCTTCTGGACGGCCATCTCTGGTTCCTTTTCTTTTCGAGGGTTACTAGCACAACATTAGCCAATGCACTATTCTAATACATTTACTGCTAAGTGTTCATGTTGGTAATATGTGGCTCAAATTGCTTTGAATCAACTATTACCGATTCTTTGGATCATGCGCCCATATTCACTAAGTGCTCATCGCACCCAGAAGGATCATTTTCCTTATAAGATATAGTGGCGTATGTATTCTTTTACTTAATCAGGGTATTGCTGATCACACAGTGCACGTAATGTCCTGCGGCTTTAGCTGCTTTGCGAGCATCTATCTCAGCCAACGATTCCATCAGTTGCTTGGAATCGAAAGGGAACTCGGTGATGGTGTGACCACGATCCTTGGAGATTCCTAGGACAACGTGTCGTTCGAACTTCTTGCGCTTAGCCTTCTTAGGCTGTTCTGGGATTTCCACTTCCGGAGCCTTACCGGTTGCACGAGCAATATCAAGGCGCATCTGTGCTTCCCAGTCTTTCAATTCTTTGGTCATAGCGGTTCAACTCCATAGTTGAGATAGATTAATGATAGATTCAGTGTGGTCTATCACGAGGATAATATGTATTTCAAATTCCTTTGAATCCAGTTTAAGGGCGCCTACCATGTACACCCTCTTTAATGAAACAATCTGGGGTTCGAGCGGTGTTACTATTACTTACCCCAAATACGAGCAAGCCCTCAAAGGTCTACGTTTGAATTTGGAGCGAGTGGTTGACTACAACCGCCAATACCCCAGAGCTACCAACAGTAATCACTTCCTCGTGAAATTGCTGCAATCCCTTAACGTACCATTATCCATGGACGTCAACATTTACAGGGACAGAGTCACAGAGGTGGCTGAAGGCGTGGGTATGGCCTTGAACCTAACCTCTTCCTTATATAGAGGCCGTGTGTTCAGTCCCGGTGTGTTCTACGGGAAAGGGTCTTACGAGATCATCATTGCTCACTCTGAGGATTGGGACATCAGCAACATCGAGGATGAATGGGAGAACTATCGCCCAGTTACCTTTCTGACTCACCCCAAGAGTGACCTCGACATTGATCTCCCAGAAGGAATGCAGAACAGCTCAGAGACTGGGTTGTCAGTAATTCTGGTTAACGTTCCTATGTTGGCCTGTCAGTACAAGATGTGGCGGATGCGGGAGTGGTCACAGAACAGTACAGCACAACGCACCAAGATGCAGTTTGTGGCCTCGTACCCGTTGACCAACAGTCTGCACTCCCAGTTGGACATCGCTCTCCTCAATCGCTTCCAGCGCATCTACAGGGGTGATCCTGCGGTGCGCTCACTACTCACCCGTCCGTTTGCTTTGACTGATTGGTATCGTCATGTGGACTTTGCTTTGGATCAGATGTCTGTGGACTTCCGTAAAAGGAAGATGTCTATGGATCAAGCACTGATGTGGATCAAGGGTGTGTCGAACTGGACACTGCGAGATGCTGTACGGATTCCTGCAATGGCACCTACCCGACAAGTGGTATGGGCTTTGGGGATGGCTCGGGCGACTCTGGTCAAGTTCTTATTGGACTGGACTGTGGAAACTGGGAACGACCGCAATAAACAGTACGCCAACATCATCCAGTTGGAAACCAGTCGCATGTTGAATGACAGTGCACTGCGTGGTGCTCTACCACCGGCGGCATACAAAATCTGGGAAGAGATCTTTGAAGAGATCGTCATAAAAGCTAAATCGGTACGGTAAGCTAAACAGCCAGGGCCGCGAAGCCCTGGCTGTTTAGCCTTTATGCCGCTGGTGAGGCTTCGATGAAGTCCGATACAAGCTTGGTGTTATTGTCGTTAGACAGGAAAACGCCGAGTGATTCCAAAATCAGATAGAACGGACGCACAGTCGAGTACACGAGTTTACGGATGTTCATTGCAGACAGTACTTCAGTCGGCAGGCCAGTCAGCTCCACCACATCTTTCGGCAACAGCAAAGTAGTCGCGTTAGGTTTCCCTTCGTACTGCGATGCTAGAGCTGCTTTGATGTGCGGGTCTTGAATACCTTCAATCCAACCAGCAATGGCTGTCTTGTTCGGTAGATCCAGCGAAACCTTGATTGCAGCGTACGGTGGCTTTGGGGCCTCGCCGTATTTATCACGGAACACACGTTCCCACAAGAGGTAGTGTTGATACGGTGATTGTCCAGCGTTGACGTAAGCGCCAGCATCTTTTACAGAAGCCCGAGCGAGGTACTTGGACTCAGCTCTCATCACCGAACTAATAATACCGTGTTCGATGTCAGCAACTTTCTGCATGATGTCGGTGATACGGATCTTTTGTCCAGCCATCACGTTGTCCATGATACCACACATGGTGGCCGTCACTTCCTTCATGATGTTCGGTGGGCAGTTAGAGTCTTTGAGGTAAACCCCTTTGATCTCTTCTTCCAGCTCACTGAAGACGTTACCTTCTTTGGCAGCCTTGTAGGCGAAGTAGTGCTTAGCCATCGAAGTCAAACTGAAGACCGAGAATGCAAACTCGTTCTTCATAGCGAACACGTTGATCTTGTCCGGCACTACACCCAGCGTTGCGGACAGTTGAGCCAGAACGTGGATGATCGACTGAGTCGCCAGATACACCATGGTGTAGTTCACAGCAAAGGCTTCTTCGCTGAAGTCTACCTTACCACAGTACCACTGAACCCAGTTCTGTACGGTGAAGATCGTCGAGTCAGTGTCGGAGGTGATGGCCACCTGACGCACAGAGTCACGAATCCAGGCTACCGAAGCAGGCATGTTGTCCGTTACCCAGAACGCGTTGATCAGGTAGACGTAGTCATTCAGCACTTGGTGGATGTTCTTCACCGTAGCACCGATGATGCAGTAGTCATCAGGACGCTGTTCCAACAACTTACCCAGACCCAGACCACCCAGCTCGTTGGAGCACAGTAGGCTCACGAACGCTTTGAGGTCGTTGTCCATAGCCTTGATGTAGGACTTGGCTTCTTCCAGCTCAATGCCGATTGTAGCCTTGGTGGACAGACGTGCCATGAACACACGCATCGGTAGGTCGTTGAACTTAGACAGGTGCCACATGTCACCGACGTAAGCAAACGCCGAGCGCTCGAGGTCATTCAGACCTTCTACCAGCAAGCGGATCTCAGCGACTTGACGCTTGTTCACCCAGTAGTGTTGCGTGGAGTACACAATCAACTCCATCACTTCATCTACAGTGGGTGCCCGTAGACCGTAAAGCTCCATGGTCTTTTTGATCAAGTCGTAATCAACGTGACCAATGATGCTGACAATGTTAGCCTTCACCACGTCTGGAGACCAGTAGTGTCGGTTACCGGCCAAGAACTTCTCGTTGTTAGCATTGCCCAAGCTGGTACCTACCCGACAGGTAGATGTCAGACTAGAGTGTGCAGACTTGTTGTGGAGGATCGTGGAAGCCGAAGCTTGACCGCCAGACAGACTGTTGTTCGCAATCTTGTACGTGGTCTGTTCGTTTTCCTTGAGGTCTTCCAGTTCACCCATGGTCGCCGCTTGACGATTCATGAAACGAGCTTGAACTGTGTCACCTGCTTTCAAGAACTCTTCAGCTTTGAGTTTGAACTCTTGGCCAGCCATCTTGGCTTCCAGACCTTCATGCTTCACCTTACCACGACCGACGATGTTGCCGGTGATGTATTCTGAGAGCAGGGAAGGTAGGACATCAGGGTGTTCGTAGACTGTCATGCTTGGTGCAAACAGCCAACGGTTCTGAATGATGTCTTTCAGGTACTGCGTGAAAGTGGTTTCATGTTGACCACGATCACCCACTTCATTGCGATGTAAGCAAAGTAGTGCAGGGTCGACTATTTCAAACTTCCCCCCAGGGCCAGTCTGACGCTGTACGTAAGCCACACAGTCTTCAATCGGTTTACCTGTACGTTTGCTTAGGAAAATCGCCATGTCCCGTCGATAGTTCCCTACGACGTCCAGATCACGCTTATACGCGGACGCTGGCTTAACAAAATGGTTCTCCATTACAACTCCTAAGCTTGAGGTCTCTACATTCTATTGGCCGGGTACGGATTTTAATACTTAAGGGCATAACAGGGCGGTGACCCGCCCCGCTATCAATCAGCAATGGCTTCTTCAGGTTCGGCTTTCTCAGCCACTACCTTAATAGTCCATTCTTCAAACAGGCTGCTGATCTTGGCCTTTTCTTCGTCCGTGCGTTTGGCAGGTTGGTTAACAATCACCTGCTTCATCGGGAACGGGAACTTCGGCAGTTCAGTCTCGGCGTTGGGAACTTCCAAGTCGATCTTGATCCACGGGTGACGCTCACCAGACTGCGTGGTGTACACGTCTACTTCCCACTTCAGGTCAGTGCCTTCGATTGGGAAGAGGTAGCGGATCTTGTTCAATCCCTTGTCGGCGAAGAAGCGGTATTGCTCGAAGAAGTCCTTAGAGCAAATCTGCTCTACCTCTTTCTTACCGAGTTCCCCAGGAGTCTTGGTCTTGACGCACATCTGGTACGTCTGGTTGTCGATGGCCCGGACACGACACTGAGCAAAGCTACCCTCACCGGTATCGCGGTAAGATTCCCACTGCTCTTGCTGCTCCTTACCACCGGCTTGTTCGATCCAGTCCCAGTTCTGGACTTCGCCAAAGAAGGCGTATTCGATCTCTTGCTGTACCGCTCCATCAGCACCGTCTTCCAGTGAGATGTTCAAACGTCTTAATGACGACATAAAAACTCCAAAATGGACAAAGAAAAAAGATAGGGGCCGAAGCCCCGTATCTAATCCCACCAACCAAGAACCAACAACCCAAGCTAGTCCTAATGGCGACACGGCCCAACGTGTCATAGATTAAGGAGACCAGTATTTAATTACCGGCGGTGAGTTCTACTTGGTTGTAGCCGTTCGAACCCAACAGTGCCAGAATCTGATCCCAGTCGGAAGGCTTGACCCCAGAGATCTTGGCGTTGATCACCGTGTAGTCAGACAACACGATGCTCGATTCCTTGATCCACGGGAGACCTAGGATCTGGCGTTGACCCGACGGGAACTCGATCCGTACGTACAGGTAGGCGTCAGGGTCGTTCGGCGTACCGCTTGGCAGTGAACCGAATACGTTGGCGTGGATCTCATCGACCCCAGTACCCAAGTCGCGGGCAGTGGACGAATCAATCACAGCCAGAACCTTGACGTTCTTGAATTGCGAGTTCAGTACAGCAGTCGGCCAGACCGAGAAACTCACAACAGATTTCTGAACCAACAAGTCTTGTGTAGCCATGGGTGTTGAAACTCCTTGAACTCTACCATGATCAACCCATGTGAGTTGATCAGTTTGATGGAATGAAGAGTACCCCTAACGAGTCGCCGGTAAAGTAGTTCCTCACGTATTCTCTCGACTGTCTCCCAGAATAGCACTAGGAGGTCGTGATCTAACGTTTCGGTGTCGAGATCGAATGGATCTTCTAACCCTAGGACCGTACTCACCAACAGTTCAAAATCTTGAGTCCGGTCTTCTTCTTCGCCTAAAACGTCGAAGTTGTCAGGACAAATCATTTTGAATATCTTCAGGGCCTCAATTAAGTTGGTGGACACAAAAGCAGCACGACCCACGATAACCTCACTTAGCCAATAAATTCCAGGATAATGGTGGAACTCACCAGCGACTGGAAACGGTACATCAGTTGACCGTTCGGTTTGTAGAGCTTCATCTGTGTCATACACTTCAGAAGACTCAGTCCGTATTGCTTCAAAGCGTTGGCCATGATCTCACCATCAGTGGTGAACACACCGTCTACGGCTTTGGAATTCAACACTAACAAACAGTAACGATCTAACTCGCTCATGTTATTACCGTCAGACAAGTGAGTAATTACATTTCGGGTCTCTTGGAGTAGGTCGTACCCCACCACTTCCATCATCGACATAGTAGTGCGGAACTGCTTTACGGCAGCGGCGCTATTCAGTGCGACATTCATAATTCACTCGTCATAAAACGAGGAGTGCCGCAACACTCCTCAATAGTAAGATTCAACCAGCACGTTACCACCAATCCATTGACGGGTTAGGCGATACCCGAATCCTGGGGTTTTGAAGTATTGACTCGTCATGTCAGAGATCAGCATGTGAATCTCTAAGGCTAGGTTCGTCAGGTTGTGGAGGGCGATGGCTTCATCGTCAGTCAGTTCACAGAGGTTCTGTTGCCCTTTAACATTACAAAGGAAGTGATCCTCTATAATGCCCATCACTGTCCACGTCTTATCGTACCGTACGTGGAGGTCAGAGATGCTGAAGGAGAGTTCGGCTAGCCCTTTAAGGCTCACCTCATGCTCCAACAGATAGGGCTCGAGATGCCAGTAGTCCCGGAGGATACGACTCACCGGGATCAAGATTGGATTTGAACGCACAATTTTAAAATCGCTCATGATAGTCACTCACTCGAGTGCATTCGCTTAACAACGAGTCAGGTCTACGTAGTGTCCGTGGTTAGGATTCAACCGTAGATCGAAGTCGTAGTTCCCGTGCTTGATGATCGGTTTCAGGTAACGTGCTACCATTGCCTGTGCCCGCAAGTAGTTATCTTCGTATGCCAACAGTTGGGCCTTGTGGACCCTGAAGTATGCGTACTCCAGTTCCGTCAGGTGCTGCACCAAGAAGTCATCCATGGAGCAGATCACACTGGCATCGTAGTCGCTAGGGTCGCGGGTGAGTTCCCCATAGATCACGCTACTAAGGAACTCGTCACGATCAACCCCGAGTTGGTCCAGAATGTCTTTATCCACTGGTGGTAGTAAAGCATCCCGGATATACAAACGCATGGACATGTCAGACTCCTAGGTATTCTCGCAAGCCTGATGCTACCCAGTCACCGTTCTCCAAACTGCTCTCTACATCCTTCCTCAGGAGTTCGATGTGGTTCTGGGGGTTGTGGGGGCGACACCGTGCTAATTGTAACAGCTTGATGTCACCTCGTGGGGTCAGGTCAAAGTGCCAACTCCAATCGTCAGCATTCTCTTTGATCATTCTCCAGATGTAACGCTTAATGAAATCAATAGCTTCTTCAACCATATCCTCCACTTCATCTTGAGGGATCTTGTCGGAGTAGCTACGGATCTGATTTACCACAATCTCGCGGGCTGCCATCACGTTGCCGTAAAAGCAGTTCTCCACCGTACCAGAGAGAATCCCCATCAGGTTCAGGTAGTTAGCACCCACACCCAAGTATGGACGTAGGCGGCCTTCTAGCTGCTTAATGATTGGTGTCCCAGGTATGACGTACGTCGCCGCGAGAGTAATGCCAATCCCAAATTCGGTAGTCACCTTTGAACTCCAGCATCAAGTTATTGCCTAAAGGCTTGATCACGCAGACTTTCCACGTAGGTTCAGTCAGTAGCTTCATCATGATCTGGTTAACCCCACCCGCAATCGGATCGAGGACTTGGTTGTCCAGTTCAGAGAAGAAGCAGTCACCTTCACCACGGGAGACAGGAACCCCGATCGTCTGCTCGTAGCCAGGCATCAGTCGAGCCAGTGCACCAGCGATGTAACCTACTTCAAAGAATTCACGAGGGTAGTCACCAAATACTCGGGTCAGCTTACGAGTGTTCATTTCCAGCTCATACCACTGGAACCAATGACGCAGTTCCCGACAGACAATCGCTTGCGCCAACAGACGACACTTGTTGACAGTGATATTAGGCACCATCTCAGGATGGCCGACCGATAACAAGAAGTTATCAAAGTGATACTTCAGGGTTAGCGCTGTAGCATCAACAGGGAATAGGAAGTTCATTGGGTAGCCTTTAAAGGTACAGATACAAACCCGAGGGTCTGATCATCAACGTCAATTCACCTTCTGGAATCAAGTGGTGGTTACACGCCTTGATCTTTCGGTAAAGCTGAGTACGTAACAAGTTTTGCTTGTCTAACTGGTGGATGAGTTTGTACACGTCTGTTGGAGCTGTGTCCTCTTGGAACATCAACAGCAGCGTACTTTCGATGCAGTCTTTGAGCCACGTTGTTTCGATGGTGATCATCAACCACTGTGGATCGTGTTGGTGTAATAGATGTCGAAACTGGGGAGTACTCAACGCATCCCTGATCTCGCAGTGGAGCATGACCTGCATGTTGCGGTAATCGGTTACTAACTGAAAGTCCATAGCCACTCCCTAACTGTACAAGTACAACCCCGTAGGCTTGATGTGTAAGGATATAGTCTCGTGGAACTTCCTTGGTGTAATGTATCTTGCTATACGTTTACGCAGAAGATGATCACGATCCAAGAAGCGCAAGACCCCATGAAGCACATTGATAAAATGAGAGGAGTAGTGGTGTTCCACTCTGATCCCCGTGAGTTCTTCAATGGTCTCCGTTAGCCAGAGGTGTTCAATTAGCTCCACCAGTTCTTCGTAGTCTCCGAAGGCTTGGGTGAGGTATTGAAACTTGACCATCCCTAGTGCCACATCAATGTCATCCCTGAGGTGCACTTGAATCTGCCGAAACCCCATAACGAATTGAAGCCGCATGATTCTAACCTTTCTGAAGGTTTGTTCAATTGGATAATATAGGTCTCAAACTAATTAGGATGACCCCTATGCCCTTCTACTCTATACTATCTGGGGTTGGTGTGAACTTATACACGGAGTCGCTCACAGAGGCTCACAGAGGGCATAAAGCCCCTCACCGGATAACCAGCAAGGGGCTCGATGCTTTACACTGCCGTCGGTCGGCTATCTGTGAGTGGAGTCAGGTCCCCTCTCGGCCAACCTAGTGGGGTCGGAGTAGCCAGGCGTGTTTTCCCACCGAGCGCCCCTGACGGCGACAAGGATTACGGCTAGAACGTACGCACCCCTCCAAATGCCCGGCTCGGCTGGTAAAGGTAGGATTCCAATGCGTACGCGATTTACTTAAAGTAAACCCCCTAATGAATTACCCTGTGTCTGGCCAGACCAAAGGAGCAACACATTAGAGGCTGCACTTTACCAGACGGCTGCCATATAGAGGCTGCGCACCGGTTTGTTACAACTTGAGCCCTTCGCGGGGGCCCCGTACCTTTTGTCTTACTGGTCGAGTGCGAGTCAACCTATACGACTTCCTGTTATACGTCCGGTTATCCAAGGTTAGGTTGCGGACGCCCCACCCTTGCCGGGCAGAGATACGTGATCTCCCGCGCTCGCAGGAGACGACGATTTAAGACCCCTGATCCTACCGGCTCTCTGGACAGAGTAGTCACTAGGTTTTGACCGTGGTCAGGGGAATTCAAGCTACCCTCTCTCTTAGAGCTGTCTACACTTACACAATGACTCGGGTTAGACCCAAGGTCGTGATTTGGGGTTTGGTCCTAAAAGTAGTAACCATTCCTACGACAGACAGGGGATTAGCCTGTGAGGGTACAACTTAGGGTGAGTGGGAAAGCCTAAACCTTCCAGACAGTAGTGTGACCCGACGGGTTGGAGTCACCTGTCCTAGTGGGTAGATAAAGTCCACTTGGCGTTACCGCTACACTCACTTGGGGTTTAACGACCGCACCAACTCTTCTTGGTGCCACCGTCGTACGCAACTGCAAGACCATTCTTGATCAGCAGTTGTGCGATGTCTATGTCATCCACCATCACTGTGGAGACGATGCGGAAGTACTTATCACGTTCAGGGTTCACCAGTGTAATCTGGTTGGCTGCGTCGATGTACTTCTTCAGCAACAGTCGGGCTTGACGTGCTTTGGCTTTCTCAGCTTCTTGCTCAGCGACTACTTTACAAGTGCTACGCATTTCAGGAGTATCAATCCCAGCCAAGCGAATCCCGATGTTCTTTCCGAAGAGGTCAGGAACCTCAGGGATGTTCACATAGAGAGTATCGCCATCGTAAATCCTAACCACTTGGGACGACTTCAGGTTGAAGTCCCCGAAGGCAAAGACGCTGAATGAAGCCAGCATCAGTACCAATGTTGCCACAATGTTTCTAACCTTCATACTAAACTCCAAGGGATATAGGACATACTATCCTTGGGTCGTCTGTAGGCTTCTTAAAGGGTGCCTTCTCTCTACGTCGGGAAGGTTTATGTTCCGTTGCGCAGTACCATGACCTCGTTTGACCGAGAGAAGACATTACTCTTTACCCCATTAGTTCCCCTAGTTCTGATTACCCTGCGCGTCAGGTCGGTCGTAACTAGGGTAGGCGCGACAATGGCGCCTCGTTTTACTTCTGTTCCCTAAGGAACCTTCTAATGGGCATCCCCGACAAGCCTCGAACTTGCGACCTCCAGCGCTCCTCTCGTTAAACCATCTTCACTACTGGAGAGTTAATGATGGAACTTGAGGTTGGACTGGTGCTCTAACCGACTGAGCTACGGGGACGACTACAAATGGCGGAAGAACAGAGATTCGAACTCTGGGGGCTGTTACACCCGACGGTTTTCAAGACCGTTGCCTTAAACCACTCGGCCATCCTTCCAAAACAAGCCTCGATACTATTCCTCGAGGAAGTCACCGTACAGCCAAGGCGTTAGCTGTAATCCATTGGGAACTGAGCAAGAGTCGAATGGAACTCGAAGTCAACATGCTCACTCCATCACTTCGGGACGGAGCACTCACCACCTGTCGTGTAGCCAGTGGATTTGTGGTTGGGTGACACCAGGCAGGGCAGGCGCTCGGTGTTTGGTCTCGTCGCTCGGTACCACCAAGTCATGCTGAGTTGCCACACGAAGCTCTCTTCTGTAGGCTGTAACAATCCCTACTCGAACCTATGAGCCTCGGTCTCAGTGCATTGATAAATGCTATCGACAAGATTTGTGGGCTTAAGCCTTAGCTCGAGCCATTAACTTTAGCAAGCCTTTTGCCAAGGGCTTGGTCTTCACCATGCGGCGAGGACGGTAGATCTGGAAGCACGGCATCGCTATTCTCCATTTCACTCGTGGGTTGTGGACAACTCACTGATGATGCACACTGACCCGTCTTCCACAGGAGTAGTATCGCTGTAGTCGACTTGATTGTAGACGCCCCCGTGGAACTGAAGAACACGATCGTTCCAAGAGCTGTCCAACCGTAGGGCTGGACAGATGGACTTACGACCTTGACACAGAACCGAAACGGATACGGAACCACCGGCGGTCACGTGAACACTGATCTTGAAAGGTACCCCAAGTGGGACATTCTCCAAGATGGTGGCGTTCATGATTACCGGATCGTCAAAACTAGCACGGAACCCGATCGTGAGCTTACCTTTGTTCCAGAACACCTTAAGCGGCGGGGTGTTCGAGTCTTTGACATGAAGCTGTGCTACCACAACCTTCTGGGCCCAGTTGACCTTGGTCAACGTCATTGTCTGGCGGCTCCAGTGATGGGCGGCACTTGACAAGGACCAGTAGTCAGCCTCTTTCCATTCCGTACGAGTACGGTGTACGCTTTTACTCGAAGCCCCCTTTGTGGGAGCAGTGAACTGAATGGAACCGTCTTCGAGACGGAGCACGCAGCTTGCACAGTTGGCTAAAGCGTAGTCACCCATGACTTCTAGAGCCACTGGGTCAGTCGGAGAAACAGGTAGCGGTGTAGCGATGATGTACTGCGATATGTCGACAAACATTCTGTCATCTCCAGTTAGGACCATAAGATGACGGAACGGGGAATGTGGCAGTAGATGAGAGATTCGAACTCTCGAGGCTGTTACACCTACACCCTTAGCAGGGGCGCTCCTTAATCCATCTCAGACAATCTACTGTAAAGCATTTGATCAAGACCCGGTGTGTTGTCTGTTGTATCCCTAAGGAGCCCCAAGCAGGATTTCGGGTTGTACCTGCAATACGACCTTTGTAGGCCTGTTATACCGTTTAGATAGGTTTTTAACTACTGGGGCACTTCTACAACACCACTGATCAAAACTGGCTCCATGACCTGGACTCGAACCAGGGACATCTTAATTAACAGTCAAGCGCTCTACCAACTGAGCTACCATGGAATTTATTCGGTAGTTCTACAAATCATACTGGTTTGCAGTATTTATTTACACATCTTCAATCGGTCGTACTGAACCCTGGAGGTAAACGGAGACATTAGCAGCCGCAGAGTTAGCTAAAACACAACGACCAATGAAAGGGAACACACCGATGGTGTACATACCCACTTCAGCGAATGTCAGGTCTACTACCGGTACGTAGGTGCCATCAGGAGCAAGGGCCTCTATCGTCACGTTACCACCACCCAAGGCTCCGGTGATGTAGATGTTCATGGGGTGGGTGTTGTCCATGTAGTCAAAATGTAAGGACGTGGCGTTCTCAGTGATGTGGTCAAACGCGGTGAAGATGTTACCACGGAGTTTGTTTGACATTTCAGGGACTTCCTAAAGATAGGGGAAATAAAGGATCGACATACCATAAACGGCATAAAACCGAGCCCGAAGGCTCGGTTTTACTAATTACACGAAGGAGACGTAAAACTTAAGTAGCCTTCAGGACTTCGGTCACCTTGATCTCGCGATCGTCGTAGACAACGCGCTGAGCTTGTTCACCGTCTTGTAGGATGAACTTCTCGTACACTTCGCCTGTAACGCGATTCACGATAACCACTTCAACTTCTTTATCGGAAGCGCAGTGGGCTTGAGTAATTACAGTGGTAGTCATGACGACTCCTTAACGACGGTTGTAGTTGATGCGCTTAACTTCAAGTTCAGCGAACAAGTCCATCGGGTAATCGTCTGGCAGGTGAGCAGCAACTGTAGAGTTGGTGGTCTGCGGGTCGATCACAATGCTGAACGGCAGCCGAACGAGGTTGCCCAGTGCACCGTTGATGATGATGTCGCGGTTGATCTTGGTCGCATTGCTGAATCGGGCCGCAACCTCTACACCGTCTTTGGTAACGATGCGCAGTAACTTGATCGAGTCGATGCTGTCAGTGGAGTCAATCGCTACACCACTGGCTCCGATCAGGCCGAACAGAGACTTGCGATCGCCGTCCTTCAACGGGAGACGGATCACCGAAGTGTCGCTCACGATGGTAGGTTCGTGTAGGATCTGCCAGTCTTCAGCCAGTTGATCCGATTGTGCCGGAGTCCACGGGGTGAATACGTTCTGTGCAGTCTTCATGCCGACCCATGGTGCGAGTGTTGGACACTCGTTCTCACCGGGCTTGTAACCGACAGTTCCACAACCCACGTCGTAATGACCAGGCTGAACCATTACCAACCACATACCTTGACCATTCCACGAAGGACGCGTAACACGCTTGCCTTGCTTCAGGGCTTCGATGGCTAACCCGAAGGTCAGAGAATCGCACGGACGGTAGCTGTCCTCGAACACGGCTTTAGGCGACCAAGACTGGTGACCGTTGTCGTATTCCACAAGGTAGCCTTCATCGGCACCGTTTTCGTCAGCAGGTAACTCCCAGCCTTTGAGTTGGTTGTAGTCCAACCGAGACATCGGAGTTCCGATAACCTTCTTGGTACCAATGTAGTTCATGTTATCTACCTTGAATGAATGAGGGTCCCCCTACCGGATTCGAACCGATGCTCGCTACCCACGAAGGGCGGCAGCTCTAACCGACTGAGCTTAAGGGCGACATTAAAACTAGCAAACCATCACAGGGACGGGAATGCCTTGTTCTTTGCAAACACGCTCAAGGTTAGCCTGAGCATCCTGCCATTGTTTTAGTCTGGCGAGGGTTTCCTCACGAGACTGGGGTTTGATCTTGGAACGATCCAGATCACTTAAGCGAAATGTACGTACCATGACTACTCCCTAATCAATAGCGATGCGACCGTAAAGGGTTCGCCCGCCGACTTTGACGTCGAAGTGATGGAAGTAACGACCGGTATCGCTACCGAGCCATTTGTCAGTTCCGTTGTCTAGTTCAACTGCATAACAATCGCCTTTCCATTTACGGATGGCTTGACTCACCTTATTACAAGAGTAAGTCACTTGCCTTGCAGAGAACGTAGGGAACAGTTGCTTAACGATCCGACGCATCGCTGCGAAGTGTCCTTCAGACATTGACTGCTCTCCTGAATGGCTCCGGGCCTTGGGTTCGAACCAAGGACCAACGCATTAACAGTACGCTGCTCTACCAACTGAGCTAACCCGAAAGAATTTGGTGGTCAGTACCGGACTCTTAACCGGCTGCATCCATCTTACGACTAAAACTGCCCCGACTCGTAAGCAGTGGAAGGTTTCTAACGTAGAACGCGTTGTTTTCCCTAGGTTATCGCTACATGAGTCAGCGACCAGTGTGATCCTAGTTTCTCTCTACGTTGATTTTTTGAAGTTGACAGGGGAGAAGGGCGGCTCGTTTTATCTCCCGACTTGTACCCATGCACCTTAATGAACCACTGGGCGGCTCCTTTGAGTGCGGTTCGGCTGTACCCTACCGTCTGTCAATCAACTTCAAAAAAGTGGCGCCTCCGAACGGACTCGAACCGTCGACCCCTAGCGTGACAGGCTAGTGCTCTAACCAACTGAGCTACGGAAGCAATGAAAAGTCCTGCTGGGCTTGCAGCGAGCTAACGGCGAACCGTTTGGTGCAAGAGCTGATCCAGCAGGGTGTTCTTGAAATTGGCTCTGGCTTGCTTCCCGTTTGAATCGGGTCACTGAACTCGTTGTACGTAGGTACCCGCCAGACCGGTCGAAGACAAGGCTACTTCCTAAGACATCGCCAAGTCACAATCTCGTTATCCTAAGCCACCCCCTAGGCACCTAATTGGATAACGTTACTACGTACGAGTTTGGGTGATCCTCCCGGCGTCTGAACGCCGAGTTAATGCACAGTGAGCCGGATTTTCGTAACGCACAAAGGCAAACGACACGGCATGGCAAAGGATCATGTTCTACTCTACTTGCCCGTGGGTTAGAAGTCCTAGACTTATTTTCCCTGATCACCGTAGATCAATGACGTAGCTCCGTGGCCTACTCCTTTCTAGGGGAGAGCAAACTTCGCGTTACAGGGTAAAACCATTACGTAGCCAGCAAGGGTCTCCGCAATGTTAAAAGTGGAAGAGGGAGATGGATTCGAACCATCGAATGTCGGGATCAAAACCCGATGCCTTTGGCCAGACTTGGCGATCCCTCTAGAATTTTCTCACCTCGCCGCTAGGACGGCCCTAGCGACTTATTTTGCCGTGACCCCGGAGTTCAAGGTTGTCGACTCGGCTCGTTACGCCTTGCCCTACACGGTAAAACCCATGTGTAGGCACGAAGGCCAGCACATGTTAAAAGTGGTGGGTGAGGTAGGATTCGAACCTACGAAGCACACGGCGTCAGATTTACAATCTGATAACTTTGAACCACTTGTATACTCACCCGATAAAGCTGCCGGTGTCGTGCATCGAAGCACTGCTAGTTCCCGGACCGCACTAGCTTTCCATTAACGAAGGCTGACGCGTTGTCAGCTATGGCCCTCGGTAATGACTCCCCTGGAGTACACCTGCACAATAGATTGCCCCTTGGTTGGATTCGAACCAACGACCCTATCCGTTCAACCGACTCCGTTTAACGGGAGAGTTTAGTTACACCCGCTCAGTCAACTCCACCTTACGGTTCATGTTGCGAATACGAATGCTCTCGGACTGTTCTACCAGACTGAACTACAAGAGGCACAAACCTTTAAAACTAGGCCCCTAGGATCAGATTCGAACTGATGACCTTCACAGAGACACTACCTCAATTCAGTAGGCGTGTCTCTACAGCGCTCTAACCATCTGAGCTACCCAGGGAGAAACCTTTAAAACTCACCACGTTCTGGGCGAGCCTTAGTGGCTGCGATACCAACAAAGAACACGACTGCGAATACACCCAGTCCTGCTGTTGGGTTAAACGCTGCCGGAATCGCTGCCGTGATTAGCGCTGGTACAAAAACAAACACTGCACGCATCATGACAACAACTCCCTATTAAATTAACCGCTACCCCGACCTACGGACTGCAATACAACAAGTGTGTCCCAAAAGGAAAAGAAAGAAAACCTTTGGGGGATGTGGTATGCAAGCACATCGTAGAGCACACTGTTGCCGGGTCACGCTCGACTAAACCGTAGTTTCACTGATACCCGTCGAACCAGTGTATCCCTGACCAGGGAAACCCCCCTAGAGCCGTGAAGAACTAGGTCGTGCTGGAGTCACTACTATCAGTCGATAACGCGTTAGTCTCTCAATAGATGCGCGGAGTATGTAAAATAATACGTAATCTCAGGCAAAAAAAAAAGGGTTCTCGAAAGAACCCCTGAAGGGAGGATGTTACGGAATCGCAGGAAAGCCTACAATCTTGAGGATCAGGTTACGCTTACGGCGGTACCAACCAGCGGACTTGGCAGGGAAGCCTCTCTCAGTGCTCTGCTTGCGGATCTGAGGGTCGTCTTCGAACAACAGGGGCACTGGGAAGTATCTCCAGTGTTTCGGTTCGCCAGAGCGCACCAGAGCGTGCAGGGTACGTTTGCTCCACTTACTGGTAGTGATACCAGTGATCAGTTCTTGACGGATCTCTTCGTGGTCAGCTTCGGTTGGGTACACGGCGAAGATGTTCTTGTAGTGGGCAACAGTCGTCTTGTCTTCATTGGTTGTCTTGTCCATTATAAAGAGGACGCCACCAATGTCGTGGAGAGAGATGTTACCATTCTCGTATTTGTGTGTTACGTAATCTGCGGACATGATTCGGGCCTTCTAAGGTATGGGGGGATTAAAGGTACTATCCTATTCACTTGGGTAATATAGATCTGAAACTTATTTGCTTCAACCCAAATAGAATGTAGGTACAAACTTTAATCACGGGGTGTCCACATGGGGCGTTTAGAAAATCTGCTCAAGGAAGCGATGTTTACCTTGACGTACAGTGCAGAAGGAATCGCTTTGCTGGATGCTAGCGAAGCCGAAGTTCCTACCAAGGATATTTATATCCTGTTAACCGACACCAAGACCTTAGTAAGTAAGGTGAGTCGCATGGTGACCGGTGATCCGTACAACCACGTATCGCTGATGCTGTCCGATGACTTTGACAAGGGTATCTATACCTTCAGTCTCTCGAACGGTTTAAACGGCATCTTTGGTGGCTTCATGGTGGAAGATCGTAAGAACCTGAAAGGCTCTCACTACTCCATGTACCGTATGGCCGTCACCAGTAGCGTCTACGACAAGATCCGGGCTAAGGTGAGTGACTATGTTAACGCGGTAGACAAAACCTCCTACAACCACCTTGGGTTGTTCAATGCGATCTTCAAGAAAGGCATCTTCAAGTCTGAGGATGGCCAAGCTGCGATCTGTTCTGAATTCGTAGTGGAAGTGCTTAAGTTCGCTGGCGTAGAACTCTTCGCCAAAAGATTAGCGAGCACTGTAAGACCTTACGAGATGGTTAAATCCAAGTTGCTGAAGTTCTACAAGCGTGGCGTCATAAAAGGTTAAACCCTCCGGCTCACTTCGGTGGGTCGGTTTATGACGGCATAGAAGGGATGCTCGAGGGCCACTTAGGAAAGTCCATAGATACACCCTCACGATCGGAGGAGTATCGTCACAATCCTGAAGAGTCCCTGCGGCTTCCATGATCTTCTATGTTTCTTACTGTTAAGTAGAACTGGCTTGTCGTACCCGTGATCGTCTTCCCTCCAACGCGTTAGGAGAGTACTGGCTCATTCGAGCACTACCTTAGATCCACACTGTTTTTGTGCTTACACCGTCGTGCTACTCCGGCCCCAAACTGAGGCTCTATCACATTGAAATGCTCGTGAACCTCTAAGCGCTATAAGGTGGCCAAGAGGTATGCTTACCCGGCCCTTTGCCGAGTGCATTACCACCGAACCACTTAAAGGTGATCTTAGAAAGGCGCAAGGCGTTTGATTGTGGTTTGCCGGAATCTCTCCCTATGTCGGGTATCAAACTGAACACGAGCGTGTGCATCAGTCTGAAAAGAGCGAACTCTCTAACCCAACTAGAAATCCCCAACCAAAGCCAGTTCTTCAACTCTTCTGTCACGGTGTGCGCGTAAACCGTTGGCTTCAGGCTCAAGATTATACTTTTCAGAAGTCCTCTATGCCAGACCACGTACCACGAACGTGCGGCTGTCGGTACTCCTCCAAGTTACTACGCAGTAACTCAGGCCTGTGGTGCGCATGCCATCGCCGTTCTACTTCTACCACCGGGTCGTAGTCTAAGACCATCCCGGCTGTGAGTGAAGGCACAATGGCACCGCAATCCAAGTGATTGAAAATTCCAGGGTCAACGCCAATGAAGATCCGTTGACGTGATTCAGCCTGGTATTCATCTTCCGTAACCACGTCAATGCCGTGGTCCACTAGAAGTCTCACTAAACCTAGTGCGCAACCGCCGAGGATCAAGATCTTTCGGCTGCTACTCAATAGACATCCTTATCAGCCCAGCCCGACACCAGAAGGACGGTTCTCGACCTGATGTTTCGCAGGATCGTAAACTACCTTCTCGTAACAGTTGTGCCAAGGTTTACCCAAACAGCAAGTGCAATGGAACGGGGCTGCCACTGGATTGCTCAGGAGTTCAATGACTCCGCACTTGTCGCAAGCGTATTCCAGCAGCGTACCGCTCATTACAACACCAGGCCGTCGTCAGTAGTGGCAGTGTCGCCCACCAGATCGACAGCAGCAGCACGGCCTTCACGACGACGAATGAAGTCGTCCAGAGTCTTCTGGAGTTTCTCGTAAGTAGCATCGAGATTCTCGGTGGACACTACGAGGTGAACTTCTTTGACGCCTTCGATAGCAGTCGTGAAGTAACCGGTGCACGGATATTCCGGGATCGGCTCTTCGAGATGCTTCTGATCACGGTCGCTGTACAACGAAGCGATGGTGATCGGGTCCTTGATGACCTTGACGTCTTCCGGGTTGTAGAAGATGTCCAACATCGCCAGTTGTGCAGGCACGCTGGTCGAGTGGTTGAAACGCAACCAGTTGGCAACGTCTTTGGTATCCAGCTCGTCGTTCTGACGCGAAGTCAGGTAGCACAGGCTGGAGATGGCCAGGTTGATTTGACCGTCGACTACCGAACGAGTGCAGTCGCCGCCGTTGTGGCGGTAGTACATGACGATCGGGGTATCGACTTGCTTGGAGATGGCTGCCAGCGACTTGATGGTGTTCAAGGTGTTCTGTGCAGTGATGGTCGATTCCGAAGAACCAGCCAACAGCACAACTACCGAGTGACCGCGAGCTGCCAGTTCTTTTGCCAGCAACGGACCGATGACCGAACCCGAACCGCCGGACGCCGAGAAGACCACGATGTTGAAATCTTCGGGGGCTTGCTTCAGCAGGATTTGCTTGACCGCTGCGGAGATCTGCGCGTGGTTCTCTTTACGCACTTTACCGGAGCCATCAGTTTTGTCGAGGACGTAGATCGAGTCTTCGTTGGTGATACCGGCCAAGTTGGAACGGCTGGTGTCAATGAAGCTGACCAGAGGGGTCGCGAAGCCAGGAGCTGGCGGACGGTCGATGTAGGCCTTGACGATGTTCGTACCCAGACCACCACAGCCGTACAGACGCACTTTACCTTGTTCCATGTTTTTAACTTCCTAGCTAATTCGATTAAGACGGGAGATATAGCAAGAGCGCATTACTCTCAATAGATACATCCCATATATCTTTTTTTACAGACGTACCGCCTATGGTGCGTTATTGAATGACCGCAGGGTCTTCTTTATTAACCCGGAGGTGCTAAGTGAATCCAATTCAGAAAGCAATCTCGGACGTGAAAGCGGCGATCCCTCGGGAGATCCTCGAACGAACGTTCATGAAACCTGATAACGTAGCTCTAGGGCAGCGTCAGAGTTTCACACCGACCTCCTTGGACTTCCGTATTCGTACGCTGGTCATTGAAGGTAACGTACTCCCCGACTGTAACTTGGTGGGTGGTACCGAAGTAACAATCCCGTTGGTAGAAGTGTTGCCACAGTGGATCTCTGACTACAACGTGTTGTACCGTATTCCGAAACACCTGACTCAGAACCGCAGCATCATGCGTCTGATTCACATGACCTTCGGTGACGGTGGTGTGGTCGGTAGTATGAACCTCGCTATCCAAGGTCGCTCTGCGATGATGGACGGGGCTCAAGGTGTACTGCAAGCTCACTTACCTATTCCGATCGTCTCTACGGCGAACATGGAACTGGTGGGTGAGAACACGGTACTGGTGAAAGACAACATCACGATGCCGGGCAACCCGTATCTGCGGTGTGTGATTGAGGGCGATACTGAACTCAACCACTTACAGCCAACCTCCTACCGTCACTTCAGCAAACTGGTGATCTTGGCGACTAAACAATATATCTTCAACAACATGGCGGTTGCTACTGACCAAGCTGCGTTGTCGGGTGGTATGGCGTTGGGTCGGATTCGTGAAATCATTGACGGTTACTCGGATGCTTACGAACAGTACGAGGAATACTTCGAGACTGTCTGGCGTAAAGTGGCTCTGTTCAACGATCCTGAAGCGAACAAGCGTCATCTGAAGTACATCACTGGGGGTCGCTGGTAATGACCTACCAAGAAGGTAAGTACAGTACGTTCACCCACAACGGTAAGGAGTACCCTCTCGACCCGTTTCTGAAGCGTGCTGAGAAGCTCCACGCTAAGTCAGTTTCTATGGCGAAGCTGGAGTGGAACGTACAAACAGCACAGCCTGATCCGAAACGGGTGGCCACTGCTGACATCAATTACCCAATCCTCTACACGATTGACCCTAAGTGGGGATACGTTGTAGTGGATGGCCTGCACCGTTTGACCAAAGCTTACCAAATGGGTAAGCGGTCGATCATGGGTAAAGAAATACCTCAAGAGTGGTTTGACGAGATAGGTACTGTTTCAATGGAAGACTCAAGCAATCCATCCTACACCGTTGGTCAGGTGACTCGTGAGCGAGCATTCGACTGGCTCGCACAAAACCGTCAGCAACGCCCTGAGCCGCTGTTACAAGATTCCTATAGCTCAGGTGGTACTGGGGTGGATCGTGTGTACGCCTTCGCTTACCAAGGGGACGAGATCGTAGGTTACGCTAGCCTGTTGAATGGTCAGCGCTACCTGATCGACATGTACGTCCCTGAGTCACTGCGGGGTCAGGGTATCGGTCGCCAACTGATCGACTCGCTGTTGGTGGATCTGGTGGTAGTTCGTAAAGATCAGGAAGACATCATTGCTTTCCTGAAGGCTACAGGCTTCTCGCTGGAGAACGACTTTGTTAATACCAAGGTCTATCGGAAGTATCATGGACCTAAAGTCCACGCTTACTGACGGCATAGAGAGAGGCTCCCCGCCTCTCTCTTTTATGCGCTTTACGGATGACGGCGACTACGGAACCAGAACGGATCGTGTCCGGCGTACGGTTCGTGACCAGCAGTAGCGAACTCAAAGAAGCCCACACTGGTCTGCACTTTGATCGCAGCAGGGTCACGAGCATCAATCGACCATTCCACTTTACTGGTAGTGTTCTCGTAAGAGGCTCCTAGAGAGGCGTGGTGTTTACGACCATATTCCATGATAGCGCCAGTGGCTTTGAGCTTCACAGGGTCTAACAGGCTGACTGTGTCCAGGTTACGAGTAGGACAACGGCCAATGCGACCAGTCAGGACAACAATCAATGCTTCGAATTGTTTCTGCTGATACGGTTGGGTGGGGGTTGGAGTCATTCTAGGGCTTCTTAGCTAGTGGATGGATAGTGGCCTTTCATAATCATGAAGCACTATCTGTATTTATTTAACGAAAATTCGGAATTTTTTATTTTTGTTAGTTCTAAAGCTCCTAGTGTAGACATTGACACGCAGTCTGGTCGTACTCGCGTACTAGCCTGCTGTAGTCTACTGGTGTAGCGTAAACTCCCTGCGGGAGAAAAAGGCTAGCATAGACTATGGAGTAGGCTATGCTAACGCAGCCACTCAATAAACAATATTGTTAAAGCTTCGCTTTGTGTTTATTGCCATCCCCCAAACCCCCTTCCACTACTGAAAAAACTTGTTACTACAAAAGATATAACAACCGAACTATTCTTTTACACAAGCAGGGGCTAAACCCCTGCGTTTACGTGTAGAAGTAATCAGTGGTGTCAACATCGAGGAATGTCACAGTCACTTGGAACAACAACGACTTGAAGTCCTGAGGTGAGACTTGAAACAACTCCCCGTCTACCACAACGTAGTAGCTATCGTAGAACAACCGACGGAGCTGAGTACAGATCTCTGAACGAGCGAGGAACACATTGGGACGAACCTTAATGTCATCCTTCATGCTTACACGTTTCAGGTAATCGTAGATATATAGGTGGATATTCTTACGACCTACCGCTTGGTCAACCCCCACCTCACGCAAAGCTGCAAATCCATCCACCGTACCCTCTAGGAAGCTCTCTAACGAACGTTCAGTCCGATTGAGTACAAGGCCTAAGGATTCAGCAAGAACCTCTCCAGTGTCTCTACAATCACTCATCTAAAGCCCCCAGCATAATGAGGCCACCGGGATGGCAGCCTCAGAATGATTTAGATAGCACACGCAATGTAGAGCGCAGCGTCTTCCATACTTGCCACTACCACAGCACCGGAGTCGGTAAGCTGAGTATGTAAGCGAGAGTGATCAGGCCGTCCAACAGGCAACACCACCAAGGTGTCCTCAGGGTTAGCCATGGCCGCCGACGCCAGTTCTTCGTAAGCAGAGAAACCCGTCTGCTCTTCTGGCAACACAAACACCTTGGTAGCCGCACTGAGCTGACTCAGGACATCGGCAACAGCCGCCTCCTGTAGCTGTACGGTTTCCAGGGAAGGTTGAGCACCAGCGCTAACGTTCCAGACTTTAACTTCCTTGTGGCACTCCATGAGTACCGTTTCCCATTCACCGGACTGCACGCCACCGTAAATGATTACGTTGCGTTCGTTCTTGATCCCGTCAACGTCTGCCAACTCGTCATTAGGAGCGGCAACGTGATCTGGACTTTCATCAGCTTCGTCAGAAGCATCGAAGTAATCACTGAGAGACATCTTAGACTCCTTAAGTACAGTTGGTCTCATAACCTATATCGGAACAAAAAAAAGAAAGGGAGTGCAAACCCCCTTTTCTCTTTAGAACCACCTTACACCTTCTGGCGTAAGGCAGCTTTACCACGCACCACCTGAATGAACCCGCCATCGAGGGTCACAGACATGTGGGCTTCTTCGCAACGTTTGACGTTCTCAGTATTGAGTGTACCGCCTTGGTTGATCAGGCAACGGTGAATGCGTTCGCCCAGCAGCTTCAGCTCTTTGAGCGTAGGCTGTGCTTCTTTCGGGTACCCTTCTAACAAGTACACGTGTTCATAGAAGATACCGAAGTGACGAATCAAATCGCCAACAGGGTCTTCCACAATCGACTTTGGATCTGGCATGGTCGGGGTTCCTACATGTGCCCAGCGGTCCTTGAGTTCTTGTACGGCGAGCTTGGTGTTCTCTGGCCCCATCATCTCAGCCAGCGCTCGAGACATTCCATTCATGACACTTTCTTGAGTGAAGGTCACGTCCGGGTTGTCTTCGACGTATTGCTCAAAGAACGTCTTGGGTCGTTTGTAGCTATCTGTCAGTAGCGGTTCTTCGCCAGTGTAGTTGGGTGCAGCCATGAATGGGGTATCCATGATGCTGCTGAAGTCGCATTGGATTTCGTCTTCTGAGACGTGTGGCTGATTATTCATGCGGTAGTGCTCCAGTAAAAAAAGAAAACCACGAGAGCCCCGAAGGACTCCCGTAGCTATAAGAATCGACCAGTTAGATGGAGGACTCTTGGTTGTTGGCCAACTCGTTCATGGCACGAGCCACAATGTCATCGGCAGTTTCCACAGTCGCATCCGCCGCAGGCAGTGGCGAAGCGATCTGGTAGAGCGCTTGACGCAGTTCATCGGTCAGTTCCGCACCCAGCGTACCGGGTACGTTGGTACCGTGCATCACGTTCAACAGGTCTTTGTCCACCGGGTCGATTTTGGTGTGACCGGTGAGTTCATCAACCTGTTCCCAGACGCGAGCCGTGAAGCCCGCCTCTTTCAGCTCGTGTTGCTCACACAACCCTGCGATCTTGGCGATCTCATGGTCGACCACGGCCAGAGCCGCTGGGTCGTTGTTATGATCGGCCTTTTTGTGGGCGTCGTGTAGAACCACGATTTCTTTAACGATCCGATCTTTCGGCCAGTTCTTCAACATGGTTTCCAAGACCGGACCTGGTTGACTGCGTGGTACCACAGCCTCACGACGGACAGCTACAGGAACTGTCGAAGGCCGAGATTTAGGAGCGTTGTTTTGTGCGAAGATCGCCGAGATGATTGCGTTGTTTTGGGCACGCATATTGGCGATGAGGTTGCTGCTACGTACTACTTGCATGGTGACTCTCCTTAGAGCAAAAGGTTAAGTAGAGCCAACACTATTGTCGGCCCTACCAGTACAGGGTGTTACTTGCCGTCTACACGAGTCAGTTCCCACAGGATGTTGTGGTCGTAATCGTGGTAGGTTTTCAGGCGCTGTTCCATCGAGTGGTCGGCAAAGTTCAGATTACCGCCGACCGAGTTCACACTCAGGAACGGTTCATCGTGATCCAGCTCGATAGGATTGATGCAGAACAGTTTGCCGTCCAACAGGCAGACAACTTGTTCTTTGTAGCCAGGTACGCCGAACAGTGCCACGTGAGTAACCTGGATCATTGCTTCGAAGCGATGGGTGTCGCGGATGTTGCCACCAGCGGCTTTCACGGCTTCGATGATCTTGTGGTTACGTAGGTGACGGGACAGTTTGATAGGGCTCCAGTTCAAACGATCAGGAGTTGGCCATGGGTTAGCTTCAACCACCGGCTCATCTTGATCGAGACCCAAACCGTCTACACGGGTCAAGTCCCAGATCACGTTGCCGCTGAAGTCTTTGTAACCGGCCACGGCTTCTTCCACCGACATCGACACGGTGTCCATGGTGCCACCCACAGAGCAGGTGCTCAGGAACACTTTACCGTCTTCGCTGAGGCCGAGTTCGTTGACGCTGAAACGGTTATCGGTGTAGATAGCAATCACAGTTTCACGACCACCTTTCTCGCCGAAGCGAGCGATGTGCGACAGTTGGGTGAAGCTGTTACCGGCGTGGGAGTCTTCTACAAAGCCATTGGCCATGGCCACGGCGATGAAGATCGCTTCGTTCTGGATAATGCGTTTAGACCGAATGCGCTCTTGGCGAGTTTCCATTGGCAGCCACAGAGGTTCCAGTTTAGCTGCGAACTCCGGAGAGGCCTCAGTATCAACCACCATTGCTTGGTCGCCCAACATGTAGACATTGTGGATCAGACCTTTGTCGTCACGCACGTAAACCACAGGGGTGTTCAGGACATCGGATACAACGCAGTGTTCAACTACGTTGAGGTAATTCAGTTCGCGCATAGCAATGACGATGGCGTCAACTACAGCGTTTACAGCTTGAGTGGAGTTATTCATGATGCGTTTCCTACTGAGGATTTGAGGTTAGTGAACGTGATATTGCTATCCTATTCACCTGAGTAATATGTATCTGAGATTTTTTTAATTCAAGTCCTAGGGTTGTAGTAAATATCCAGTACAAACTTCACCGGATCGTTCACACAACTGGCCTTCAACATCAAGTAAAAATCAGGACACTGATCCAACCCTTCTTTTACTAGGTTACGCAACAATACACGCCGCAGCAAATAAGCACCCAAGGTACCTAAGTCACAAAGCTGTAACGCCAGATTGTATTTTCGTTCGAAGTCTTCTATCTCTAATACCACTTTAACGGCAACGGGATCAACATAACTACGACCTAACATCCGTAATAGGCCTAAGCGGATCTTTACATCTTCGTCAGCGTCAGCGATAACTGCAAGGGAATTAAACAACTGTCGAGTCTTTTCCTTTTGAACGACCATGTTGGAACCTCACTTGAAGTGAAGGGGGTAATACTTGCACACAGGTAATATAGGTCCGAAATACTTTTTAATGAGCGGTATTTTGTGACTACAGTTACTCCTGAGGAACGACGGCATGTCTTCTAGTATTAAGGAGGTCTTTAAGCGACAGCTATCAGACCTCGAGCTTGACAGCAAGCTCGTTAAACGTTTGTCCCACTTCAAGCACGCCTTCATCAACAAGAACGACGATCACATCAAGTTCTTCGGCGGTAACTTGCTGGGTGTGGAAGTTGTGCGGTATCTCCAAGCTGACCGTGATGAATGGTTCAGTGAAGTCCTCGACGTGGATGACGTATCCCTGACTGAGGCTCTCTACTCGCTGGAGGTGATCAACGAGGAATACAAGCGCACCTCTGATGTGGTTAACTTGACCAGCGTCTGGTTGCTCCATGCGATCTACAACTCCAAACAGCTCAGTGCTTTGGAGAAAGAGAAGTCGATGATCGACGTGGTGTACATGCTACAGGTGAAGTTTATCACCAGTATCTTTGCCCACTACTTTAAGTTCCCTGCCGACAAAGAGATTGCTCAGGCAGTCTACGAGTCCTTGAGCCGTAAGTACGCCCTCAAGCAAGCCGGTAGCTGGAACGCTTTGTTTACCGAACGTTCCAAAGATGTGATCGGCCACACCAGTATCCACCTGAAGACCATTAAGAACTTCGACGATGACGATGCGATCTTGTACATGATCACAGACATCCAAGGCCGGATTCGTGAAGTGGTCAAGAAGATGTACGCGGTGTTGATCCAGATGCGGGACAACAAAGACCGTATCTCCAGTACCTCCAGCGTAGGTCTCACGACCGATGGCGAGGCGATCCTTAAAGACCGTCAGCGTAGCTTCTCAACGTACAAGCGTTACATCCACAGCGTGATCCCGGACAGACAGACGTTTATCCGTGATGAGGTGGTGTCAGTTATTACAGATGCCATGCACACTATGTCCCCGAAGTTATTTATCGACGTGTTGGAACACTGTAGCACCAACTACGGTAAAGCCAACCACGCTGAGATCGGCGACCTCTGCGATGAAACGTTACTCCATGCTTTCGAGTTCTTGTCTACTAACCGTGCGCTGCTGCGTAACCAAGGCGACCTGAGCAAACTGTTGACCCGACTGCGTTCGCTGTATATGGCGTCCCGAATGGTTGACCCTTCCTTGCTGAAGATGCGTGATCTGGCAGACTCTATTGTAGCCAAAGCTTCCATCAGTAAGAACAAAGCCATGCAAGCCAGTCTTCGTACCGGCCTGGAGTTGTACATCGTCCTACGTACCTTTACCATGAACTACTACTCGTGAGGCCGTAATGCTGCGAATCGCCAAGGCACTTGGAACCCAGTTCAATTCGGAATCGTCACAAACGATGCTGCTAATAGATCGTCTCCCACATGGCGCCGAGCTTCGACGTTTGATGAAGCACAGTAAGCTGGTGATCAAGCGCCGTCGTAAGACCGAAGAAGTTTCACTGTTCTGGTATAGTAACATCAAGGTGTCTTGGCACATCGACTACTTCGTGGTTCACTACCTCAAAGATGGTCGGTTCTTGAGTTACTCTAAGCGAGAACACAATGTACCGATGTCCTTCGAAACAATGGAATCGTTGTATTTGGAATCCCTTGAAGTCGTCAGGACTCAACTGAAATCAGAAGGTGTGTGGTCATCTCTTGGTTCTTAAGCGCATAACGAGGGAGGCCCAAGGCCTCCCTCTATGCCGTCTATCGACGCATCAGTGCTTGCCAGTGACTGGTGTTCGGTTTGGTCGAACTACCACCCCAGTTGATTCCCTTCGAGAAGAAATCGCTTTGGGTTTGTCGCTGAGACTTCTGGTTACGAGCCAGTCGTTCATCAGCCGCACGTTTGATCAAGGAGTCCATGTTAGTGATCTCCTCGGTGTCCTCAGTTACCCGAGTACTCAAGAACCGCAAACGAGCCTCACACTTAGTTACCGTGAAGGTATCGTTAGCCTCACTGAGTTGCTCGTACAGATCGTCAATCTCCTTGCGGAACAACTTCTGCATTTGCTTCTCGTAGATTTCTTCTTGAGTCATCTGCTTACTGTTGTCACTGACCCCAATCATTACCTGACTGCGGTCGATGCCATAGAACTCGAGGTTCCTCCCCAACGTAAGCAACCAGTTAGCCAACAGCCACGCGACTACCGTGTCATCGTGCCCAGAAGCTTCGTGGTCAATCCGCCCTCGTTTCACTACCAACGCTCGGATCTCTCCTGACAGCACCTTGTCCCTTACCAGATGGCCTGACTTCTTCGCCGCGTTCTGCAACACAGTGGAGTAGAGGGTCATGCGTGATTCAGCAGAGGTGTTGAAACCAAAGTATTTCTTGGTAGCATCGTAGAACGTGCTGGTACGACTGGTTGCCGGTTTCGAGATCTCCTTGAACAGATCCGGCTTCTCGTTCGCGTCATCAACGATACGGTTGAAAATACGACGGAAAGGATCAATCCCGTGCTTAGGCAGAATCATCAACAGGGCGTCAACGATCATCTGGCCAGTCGACTTCTTCTCTGGGATCAAGGTCATGTTAGGGTACTTAACCATGATCTCAGCCAGAGCGTTCGAGAAGCGGATCAAGTTGGTTTCGTTCACAGTGAACGCACCGACTACAGACAGATCACGCGCAGAGATAATAACACCCGCGATAGCATCTCGACCCACGGCTTCTGAAGTATCGAGACCGAGGATGAACGTGTCGTTGCGTTTGGCGACTTCCAGTTCCTTCTCGTCCAAGTACCAACGAATGCAGTACAGCTCTTTCGTGATCTCGGTGTACTTGACATCCCGAATCGAATCGCGGATCTTTTCGTTGAGTGCAGGAGTGAGTGGGGAACTCTGAGTACCAGAAGTCCATACGTTGAAGAAGTCACGGTCAGCAGCCTCACCAAACGAGGAAGCCTGTGCCATCGCTTCGTACAACCATTCATCCGTGTAGCCCAACTGACGGTGACTGAAGGTGGCGTTGATCATCAACTTACGTCCAGCGCAGTTGACTTTAACCATTTGCTTCAGAGCGTCAATGTCCACACAGTCGTAGAACAACTCAGTCCACGATGCAGCACCGTGAATCATGTCGTACATGAACTTACCGTCCCGGTCATCCTTCTTACCGGCGGTTGTGGTAAAGATGTTGCCGTGTGGTCGACCGTATTGCTTGGCCTCAGCACGAGCAGTGGTAGCAGCAGCCAGTGCAGCAGGTAGCGTGGTACCGATGTGGTTAATGAAGGGACCTTCGTCGATGTGGGTGATCGGTGCAGTCAGACCACGACCTAGGTTGTTTGCAGTGGACTCGGAGTTTTGTGCAACACCAGTGGTGTACTGGTTATCGTGAGTCTTACAAGTCACCTCGAATTGGTTGTCCGAGTCATCACGGTGTTTAGGCACCAAGTACTGCGGCAACAGATCACGCAGCTTCTTGATACGCTCAACGTTCTTCTTACGAAGCCCGTCATCCTTGGTGATCATGTTGATGATGGAGTTACCAGCACCAATGAACAGAAGCCACAACATCACACAGTCAGTAGACACTGACTTACCTGTCTGTCGAGGCTGGATCAACGCGATGTCGATACTGTTCAAGAACGCCCATGTTATCGCAATGTTACCCCGGTTAGCTTTGTACTGAATCGGGTTAGGACCAGACACCGGAGGAATACGTACGACTTCACGCAGGAAGTACCAGATGTTGTAACGACACTCGATACCGATCGCAATCTTGGTCGCATCAGAAAGAATGGCGGAGTGTGGATCAACGCCCTTCAGGTCTTGGTTAATCAGTGCGAGTGGAAAATATCGGTTCTGGATCTTCATCTCCCCATACAGGGAAACCAGTCGTAGAAAGGATTCGTTCTTGGTGTCGAAGTCCGGTCTAGCTGTCGTGAACCGATTCCAATCTTTGGCAAATAGAATCATAAGGGAACCCGTGGGTATAGGGAAGTATTCATAGGTATACTCCACAGGGCATAAACGGAGCCCTAAGGCCCCGCCTATGTTTACATCACGCCGTAGCGTCAACTTGTAGGGTAATCATGCCACCGATACCCAACTGGAGATCGCCTTCTGGTAGTCGACGGATGAAGCGAATGAACAACGGTTCGCCATCTGCCGGTACTTCTGGAACCAGCAATTCGGTGTTCCAACGGTCGAGTGGGTAGGTGTACTCGTTAGTCCCGATCATCACAACGAAGTGGTTAGGCTCCGGTGCTACCGTCTCAGACTGAGTATTGACCAACGGCTCGGCGTTGTAGAACACTTTATTCAGCCAAGTCGATTGCAGTTCGAGACCACAGTCAACCTTAAGCTTCCAGTTGTTAACGTTCACGAACGTAGTAATGGCCCGCAGACCTTTACCGTACAACTCAGTTTGACCTGGACTGTACTCAATGTTCCAACCGTTACTGATCGAATTCCCTGGAGTCAAAAGCGCAATGCCTACTCGTTGGGAATGTCGCCAGTTACTGTAGCTGGAGTTGAGGTCGTTCATGTTGATACCGACGTCTACCCGCTGGATCGGACCGTAAGAGGTCGGATCGAACGGAGCCGAGTTCACACCGAACGTAACCAACGACGTAACTTCGAGGAACTCTGAACGGTTCAGGTTGAACAGGAACCAGCGCAGCTTGTAACCCAGGACTGCATCCACCCACTGAGGGAAGCAGAACAGCTTGACCGAATACGCCCCATCGAGACGAGTAGTGGTTGCCCAATACGGTTCCGACAAGTGTTTCTGCAAGCTCGCCGAAGCCCCGTAGACGTACTCGTCTGATGAGAGCTTGTACGACAAGGCCAACTCGATCTTCTGCCCCACAATCGAAGCAATGAAGTTCTGAAGGCCATACAGGTTGAACTTGGTACCATCAACCGGCATGATCTTCTTCGAGCCGTCGCTGTAGGTCACAACACCACGAGCGTTGAGTGCTTCGACCGGCATGTTGATAGCAAACTTCAACAGACTGTCGTCGCCTTCCGAGATAAACGGAGACTCGAGGTGGATGCTGGTGATGAACTTCTTCGACGCGTCCGTAGTACGGATAAACGACGTGTTCATGATCAGCAGCTTAGCGATTGAGGTAACGTTGCCGACGTCGTCATACATCACGACGGTTACGACTTCGTTATCAGGAAGTGCTTGACTGGTGTAACCAACCATCGGGGTTTTCACCGCGTAGTTGATTGCCGCTGGAACGCCCGACTGTGGGTTGTTCGGCATCTGCACCAGTTCGAGTGGGATGTTCTCTCCCAGCAAAGTACCACCTTGGTCATACATCGCCGAGATGACTTTGGACTCGTCACTGATGTCAGTACCCCAGAACACTTTGATAGCCGACACGCTGGTACCGTACACCCGCAGACGCGAGTCAACAGCCAGTACGTGTGGGATCACCGAAGTGTCCAGATACACACGGTAGGATTCAGACTGGTAGCCAGGACCAACACCCAGAAGGATGTCTTCCTCGGATACAGACTCACCGATGTTCGGTGGAATGTACTGAACCAATTGACTCAAACCAGTGGACAGGTTCGTAGCAACACAACGCCACAGACCAGTGTCCCAATCCCAGACTTCGTCGTTTACGTTGGGAACGTAGCGACCGGTGCCAGAAGGCCCCGTATAGATTTCATGCTTCTGCCACCGCGATGGACCCCGGTTGGGATCACTAACGGGAATAATGGCCGCATCACTCATGGTTAGACCCATCCGTCTTTAATAGAGACAAAGTGACTGATGTCAACTTTAGAATCAAGGTAGAAGGCAATAGCCCGGTTCAGGAAGTTGTACCGATAGATGTCCAACTCAACTTCGTACGACAGGTGGTGAGGGTGGATACTCACGTAACGTTCATCGACGCCTAGCTTGCACGGATCGAATGCCAACAGGTACTCGTAATCGGTCAGCCAACGTTTGATGTCCATGTCACCGTAGAACGAAGTCATCTGTTCGTCCCAGATCGCACCATTGATCAAGTCGAATAGCACCTTACACGCAAACGGGCTGAACACCTCGTAACGTTCTTGGATGATATTCGGATCAGTGATCACAGGCTCTGGTAACTTCAGAGTCATGTAGTCGGAGAGGGCTTGGTCGATCACCCGAGACTTATTACGCAACGAGTACGTGTTTTCGTCTACTAGATTGCGCAGTGGAACCACTACGTCATCAATCAGGTACGGGCTACCGTTCTTCACGACATCAGTCAGATACACCCCACTGTGATCCTCGGCGAACACCAGATGCTCACGAGTCAGGGTTTTACCACGAACGATCATCCGCATGACTTTGTCGTCACGAATGTCGAAGCGTTTGTTACGACTGAGCAAACCGTTTTCAACGAACCCGAATTCAGCAGCCGGTTCCATCGTCATGTCGTCGTCAGGGAAACCCGTCACACGAACTACGATTTGCTGCGTGTCACTGGGCACGAGGAACTCGCGGTTAGTTAACGTCACAAAGGGCCAGTTCAAGTAATAGTCCAAGCCTTCAATCAAGGCATGTCGATTCAAGAACAGTTCCAGTTTACCCATCCGCAGGTTCATGTCCTGCTTGTAGTAGTTCCCGTCACTACGCTTCTCTGATACTTGGATTGGGAAGTAGTACAACCCATCCGGTGCAATGAGGTCCTGACTGTAGGTCACGAACTTACGGTCGTCTCGAACAGCCGTGTACCAGTTGACGCGGTCCAGCAACCAAATAACCTTACCGTCCACGAAGCCGTAGTCCACATCTTTAACCGCAGACACCCAGTCATAAGAAGGCGTACCAGCCACCATCGAACACTTGTAGTACCGGTAGTTGTAAACAGGGTCGATGTCGCTCTGTGCCGCGTTGTAGATCGTCTCCAAGCTATCAGAAGCGATCCCCACCAAAGCTTCGATCAAACGACAGTCTTTGTTCCGAGGGTTGTAGTACACCCCCGTGCTGTGCGGGTAGTAACCGAGCAACAAACCAGCACTGTCAAACTCGTAGCACGTTGCCGAATTCTGCAAAGCAAACGGCATCTTCACGAAACTGTCGTTAGCCAGAATCGTAACGTGTTGAGGAGTGTCGGCTACCAGCTTACTGATTGCGTTGTAGCCGTAAGCGTTCTGCACCAGCTCACGAGTGATCCCCGGACCTAGGTCACGCATTACCTTGGGATACATTGCTGCTTCCAAGTTGTCTGCCCGCCACACGGCTACAGTTGACTCAACCCCGAGCATGGCTTTAGGGATGTCGGCCAACGGAAGTTTGTACAACTCCTTAATGCGGGAGTTCTCATTCACCAGTGGTCGTTTCCAACCAGACTCGCGAATGCACAAACGAACAGTGATGTCACCAGGGTCTGACCAGTCCGGATGAGCTGCGACGAAACCGACTACGTAAGGCACTACCAGCGAGTAGTCCTTGTGCGTAACCATTCGCATCGAGTCGTCCTGATTCTTGTGGTGGTACACACCCTCAAAGCGACCGCTGGTCTCTTTCTTGATCAGATAGATGTCGATGTCGTCACGGTAGTCAATCGTGTCCTGTTGTGCGTCAGGGTAGTGGAGCAGGTATTTAAACTTGTTATCCACCAGACTGTTGAACGTACTGAGGTCACTGATCTTCAGGTCGACCACACGACGAATCGTGGAATCGTACACGTACTCGACCACGTCCCCTACCTTGAAGCGGTCGGGTTGGAAGTCGTCGATCAGATAACCGTTCTTGTAAGCAAAGGTGTGCCCAACCTTAGCCCTCAACGCTTGATACGCACGTTGATAGTTCAACAGCTTTGCACGGTCGCCATCGTAGGTGTAGCCGTCAATCAAGACGGTGTTCTCGATGTTGTACGAACGCTCAGAAGCGAAGTAGGCGTTGGAGTAGACCCGGAAGAACACGGGCTGGTTGTACAGGCTATCAAACTGCTCGTTACGCTTAATGGCGATCACGAGGTTTCGATCACCCATCACTTGGAGATACGCCAAGTGGCGAGGAATCTGAACACCGTCGATGTTGTACAAATCCACCATCATCTTCGCCTTGTTACAGACGGTAGAGAACGGTGTCCAAGTCTTCCATGAGTTCAACAACCCAAGAAGCTTCGGATGAATCTGTCCAATCCAGTAAACGTTATACAGGTTAGTGCGGTCTGGCAACGCGATGGTCTGCCATTCCACATCAACCAAACGAGAGACGCCGTAAGGTCCAGTGATGTGAGCCAAACGGTAGATGTATTGATAGTCCTGATCGGGAGTACACCAGACATTGTCCAGTGCGTGCTCAATCAAGTAATCAGACATTCAGAGCCTCGATAAGACGTGAAGTGTTCAGGAGGAAACTCTTCCCGGCGTTGTTACGATCGGACGCTTGAACGATCTTGGCAATACCAGAGTTCCGGTAGCTGCGGTCGAGCAACGACATGTAAACCATCCCCAGGAAAGTAGGGAGGTGTTCCAGTGCCACGGCCATGGTTTCTTTCTGGTTCAGCCCGAACCAACCACCGCCGACAATAGCAAACAACAGAGGAACGTTGAGGTTCTCGCCACGCTTGTTGTTCAGTACTTCTTTGATGACGTCAACCAGGTCTTGTGGACCGTCCATGTAACGCAGAGCGCCAGCATGATCGAATACCACATCAGCCGGAATGCGAGTGGCACGGGCTACCTTCAACGCGATCTTTTGCAGTTCACGTTCGTCGATCTCACCCGCTGGTCGGAACATGCAGGCGTAATAAACAGCCGCAACCATGGTGATCAACATTTGTTCTTGTGGAGAGAACGCCAGACGCTTGGTGATGTTCTCACCGAGGTAACGGGCAAAGACAGTCATCGGCAAGTCACCGAGGCCAGCCATATCTTCCACACCGTGTTGTTGGGCATAAACAGTCAACGCAGCTCGTACGACGTTGAAGTTGTATTCACCCATGTTACTGATGCTCAACTCATCGCCCTTGCGACCACGAGTGTAACCCCGAACGTCCAGAACTACCAGCTCACCGCCATCACGCGCTTTGAAGAACAACGGGTGGGCAAAGCCTGGAACTTCTTTGTTTTCTGGGATGACACCCCAAACAGAATTGACATACTTGCCGTTCATCTTGAGAGGTTGGATCTCGCCTTCAATTTCAGCGAGGGCCAGAGCCTTTCTGATGCTGTCCATCTGGTACCCAGCACAGGGTTTTGTTTCATACGGTGAGATCTTCATTCGCTCAGGTCCCCAATGGAATGTAGGTGTAAAAGTTTACAAAACCGACATATGTACTTTAATACTTAGAATAGTATGATGTATTACATCGGTACGGTAACTATACCATTCAAGTCAATTCTCTCTCTAAAGGACCATGGCCTCTTAGGGATGAGAGACTGGGATGGGTTCCCACAGCGGTAACTTAGATAGATCTATCACAGGAGCTGTTATGATCAATATCAGAAACGCTGCTCCTCGCTCAATCCTGAAGGGCTTTAAAGATGAGAGCGGTCGCGCTCCGGTTGTAGAACCGGAACAGCTTCCTTCTCACTTGGCGCACACGTTCATCTTTTCTGAACGCGGTCCGCTCTTGCCCCAACTGGTTGTCGGGGACAGCCTGACCACTACTTACGGTGCGAAATCCTTCGACTACCGTTCGAAGTATGCCAACCACCAAACCGTGCTGGTTAACACCATCAACGGCGAGGGTAACTCGCAGTTGGTTCAACGTTTGGTTCCTGCTGACGCCAAGACCGCTACACTGGTTCTCTGGCTCGACGTGGTTGCCGACGAAATCCCGCAATTCGAGCGTAATCTCGACGAGTCGTTCAAGCTCTCCGAGCTGGGCGAGCGTATTGCAGTTGCCGCTGGTGCTCCAGTAGTTAACGGTTTCCGTGGGCGTTGGGTTGTCGAGGCTCTGCCTGCTGACAAATCCCTAGGCGAACTGGACACCAAAGCTGGCGCGCTGACCTCGGTCAAAACCGGTCTCCAGTCCGAGATGTACCCAATCCACGCGTTCACCGTTGCCTCCCCAGGCTCGTACGGTAACCTGGTTGGTATCCGTCTCTCTGCCCCGACTACCGAATCGTCTTCGCCAATCGACGACACCACCGCAGAAGAGGCGAAAGCCTACCTGTACCGGTTCGCGCTGGTTGAACGTCCAGACGAGTTCTCCACTCCGAATGTGAAAGAAACCATTCAGGGTGAGCAGTCGGTCGACTTCGCTTACAAACCGGGCGTGATCAACACCCGTACCGATAAGCTGGTCTCTGTTGAAGACATCCTGCTGCAATCGTGGAACGCTCCGGCAATCAACGGTATCCCAGCAACTGTCGGTGTGATCAACGACCAACACGTCTACCACGAAAACATCGCTTTGCTGCTGGCACAGTTCCAAGCCGCAGAAGAGCAGTACGGTCTGATCTCGGATTCCGAAGACGACACGCACTTGTTCAACTTCGTGGGTGGTAGCTCCATTAACAACGTTCCGTACTACTCGTTCGTTGTTGAAGGTCCTGCCTCTGGCGGTGTACTGTTGACCGAAACCTCTAGCCATTACGCTAAAGGTGGTTCCGACGGCACCATGGACTTCGCTACCTTCGACGCACTCGTTGCTAACGCCACCGCCAACTACGGCGACCTGGCTGGCTTCGACTTCCTCGATACCGCGATCTACCCACAGAGCTGCATCTACGACACCGGTTTTACTCTGCCGACGAAGAAGAAGCTGCTGACTGTGCTGGGTCGTCGTAAGGACATGTACGTCGTACTGTCTACCCAAGATGTGTCTGCCAAGCAGAACACCCCGTCCGAAGAATCCAGCATCGCCGTCGCTCTGCGTACTGCCGCGCGGATGTTCCCGGAATCGGAAATCTACGGTACGTCGGTTTGCCGTGCTATCGTGATCGGCCACTCTGGCTACCTGATCAACTCCCAATGGACCAAGTTGACCCCGCTGACCATCGAGTTCGCGGCCAAGTCGGCTCGTTACATGGGTGCTGGTAACGGTATCTGGAAATCGGCTCAGTCGTTCTCGATCTCCCCTGCCAACCAAGTCACCATGTTCCGTGACGTTAACGCCAGCTTCAAGAAAGTTGACGTGCGTTCTCAGGACTGGGAAAACGGCCTGGTGTGGGTACAGAACTACGATCGCCGTAGCCTGTTCTTCCCTGCGTTCCAAACCGTCTACGATGACGACTCCTCGATCCTGAACAGTTTCTTCAACATGGCTGTAGGTGTTGAACTGGAAAAGATCGCAGACCGCGCCTGGCGTGATCTGACCGGTATCGACTCGTTGACCCCGGACCAGTTCATTGCTCGTTCCAACCGCATCATCAGTGAAGCCGCTGCTGGCCGTTTCGACGGTCGTGTAGTGATTGAGGTCGAAACCGTCTTGACGGCTGCCGATACTCAGCGTGGCTACTCGTGGTCGTGTAACATCATCATGTACGGTAACAACATGATGACCGTTGGTTCGTTCACCATCGTTGCCCGTCGTCGTGAGGACCTCGACCAATGAGCCGCTTAGCCGATACGATCCTTGAAAACAAGGCGTACAACCAGTACGGTCGTCAGGCCATGGTTGACATCCGCAAGGGTGGTCAGAACGGTGTAGCACCAGATTTCTCGACGTACATCAGCAACGCTGCTTACGTTCGCCGGAACCTGATCGCCATTCTGATCGAAGCTCCACGTGGCTTCCAGGATCTCGAGAACCCAGACTACTGGGTATCGACTCTGAAGAACCTCGTCGAGCTGGCGCCAAAATCCATCGAGGGTCTCCAGCAGACCCTCAGCGTTGAGCACATCGAAAACCCATTCGGTGGCGCTGGTGAAGTTCAACAGGACATCTCCAACGTTACTCGTGCTCGTTCGGCACCTTCGTTCACCTGGACCGAGAAATACGGTAAGGCGATCGCTGCGTTCCTGAACGGCTGGGTACTCAACCTGATCATGGACCCAGAAACCAAATACCCTCGTGTGGTCAACAACGCTGAAAAGCCGACTGACCTGCTGCCGGACTACACCGGCATGACGGTATTGTTCCTGGAGCCAGATCCAACCGGCACCAAAGTGATCACTGCTTGGTTGTCTACCAACATGCGGCCTAACAGCCAAGTGGCGGAGATCACCGGTAACCGTGACGTCACTGCGGCGCTGCAAGGTCAGGACTACAGCGTGGAGTTCACTGCTCTGACTCAGGTCGGTGAAGGCGTAAACACCTTCGCTCAAGAGCTGCTGGACAACATGACTCTGACCGGTGCTAACCCTAACCTGCAAGAAGCGTTCGTCAAAGAAATTGACGCGGACGTTAAAGCAGGCGAAAGCGGTTACGCCGAACAGATCCAGAAGATGGCTGATTCAGCTATCTCCTAAGTCTGGTGTGAAGCGGGAGCCTTCGGGCTTCCGTTTTATGCCGTATTTAATGAGGACTTTACTGTCTATCCCCTTCCCCACCAATAAGGATTTTGTTCCATGGCCCTTAGTGAATATTTTGAAGAGCTTCCTAAAAGCAAGCTGACGGTGTCGTTCGAGAACTTCGACGCCCTGCGTGCTGTTGCCCGTGATCGTGTAGACGACCCACTGCAAGCCGACGTATCGCTGGAAGCCCTAGCTGACGACGTCGATACCTTTGTATGCTCACTGGAGTCGATCATTGATTCCGGCCAGTGCACCATGGGCACCGCTACCATGGTCTGGGCATCGCTGGAAAGTATCTCTGCCCGTATGGGTGTGGTGCTGACTGTTCCGTCGTTGGAAGACGCTGGTACTGATCCAGAAGTCATCCACAACATCGCCATGGAAGCGTTCGGTGACATCCTCGGACGTATCATCCAAGGCTACGTGAACAAGTACAAGACCATGTTCGCGGCTTTGATCATCCTGTTCCAAGGCCGTGCTAAGTTGGCACAACGCCACAAGCGTCGCATTGGCGAATACCGCCAAGAGTGGAAAGAGAAGGAAAAGGATCTGTACAAGATCCGTCAGACCGGTAGCTCCAACGGGATGATGACCCAACAGATGTTCTACCGCAACAACAAGGTCGAAACTGACCCGATGGCTGCGATGGCTTCTGACATGGCCTTCTACCGCTGGATGTTCGGTCCGTACTCCCGCACCCTAGAACAAATGGCCAAGACTGTGGGTTCTACCTTCAAGTCGGTCAAGATCCAAGGCGAGAAAGACATCGACACTCTGGTGGGTAAACTGGTCAAGCTGAAGCGTCCAATCGACGTGTTCGACCAGAAGTACCTGAACAAAGGTCCGATCCTGATGGGTAACGTAGGCTTCACTCTGCGTACCAGTAAGGCACCGAAACCAGCAGGCCGTACTCCTGAGTATGAGCGGCTGGCAGAGATGTCGGGCAAGGCGATGGTATACCCAGTGATCAAAGTGTTGAAGAAAGCCTTCGACCCAAGCTTCATCTGGAAAGACGTGGTCATCAAGAACGACGACGTGCTCAAGTACCTCGACCTGTTGGAAGAGTCCTGCGACATCATCATCGACTACGTAGAGCGCATGAAGATCCACACCGCTCCTTACTGGGCGATGGTTGATGACATGAAGCACGTGGCTGGTGCTGCTGATGGCGTGGGTAACAACGCCAAGCGTGCGATCAAGCAGTGCATCGGTTACGGTGACTCGATCCGTTACCAACACTTCTTCCTCGTCAAGCAAATGTCGATGGTGTTGAACGACATGTCGACTGCCGGTACGTACTTCATCTCCCGTCTGATTGCTCGTTCGAAATAACGCGGCATAAAGGCAAAAAAAAAGAGGGGGCCCGAAAGCCCTCTCTTTTATGCCGCTTTCAAACGACGGTAATCCAGCACCAACTCGTGTATCGTGTTAAAGAGTTTCAGTCTGGCTAGATACTCTTTATCCATGGTAAACGATTTGATGTAGTTGTTCTTCAACGCGTAGTCGTAGAACTGCTTATAACACAAAGAACGATCAGCCCAACGGTCACTGAAAGCCAAACACCACTGGAAGTAGAACACCGCCAATGGACCGCTACAGCTAACTTGGTGTACACGCATGGGTCGCAACTCTTTAGCGAACTCTCGCTCTAGGTCAGCAAACACATTGCGTTCGGTAATGGACTTCCCCCGAAGATCCACCGCCTCGTAACTTACCCCCGCCATGATGGCGATCAACAATGTCCTATAACGTTCTACGTCCACGGTCTTGCCCCTAAGGTTATTTCTTCATACGGTAGGTTTAGATTTCACCCATGTACTCACAGATCAAGCCACGTTCTTCCGCGTAGGCTAAGATCTTGTCTTTACACAGATGTCGATGACAGAACACCCCAGCTCGACACATGCACCCAATGGCAACCTTGTCTTGTTGGAAGAGGGCTTCCCACTCATGCGGGGAATCTTCCTGAGACTTACACAACATCGCATTGTAGCGCTCGGTGTACTCTTCCTGCGACATGCTCCCGTACTTGTACGCGTGCACGATTTCCTTCGTAGGTGAGAAGGCTGTTTCTTTCTTGAAGGTGGTATCTACAAAGAGAATACCGAGGGGAGCGCAGCGTCTCCATTGAGCCATTTGTATCGTGTACAGTTCCATGGCAACCTCAACAAAAAATAAGACTCAGCATAAAAGCGGTAGGGTTGGCCCCTACCGCTTTTACACAGATTACTTAGGCCTTGGCCAGAGCTTCAGCAGCACGCTTGTTGATGCCGTCGCGGACTTTCTTCAGCGAACCTTTATTGCTGTGGGCGTTCACGCCGTACTTCATCGACACGATGCCGTACTTGGTGACGGTTGCGTTCGGGTCACGAACTTCGCCTTCTTTCGGGATGCCACCAGCCGGGTAGTCTTTCGAGCGCTGGATGGTACCGGCCAGGGAGTCGCTGCCGCAGCCGAATTCGACCGACAGTTGTTCCAGCTTCTCGTCGGCTTGGAAAGCCGGGATAGCGATGTTGGCGAGAGCTTCAGCAGTACCGGCAACCAGGTCGGTGGTGTGATCCTGGTAGGCCTTGACGATTTCTGGGGTCAGGGTTTCAGGCAGCAGCTTGTTGTACAGATCGCCACTGACTTCGACGATGCCCGCTTCACCGATTTTCATTTCGGCTTGGATAGCTGCGGCCAGGTCCAGAACGTTCTTTTTGATGTCGCTCATTGCACGATTTCCTTGCGGTTGATTATGTACTTCGGATTTATGAGGGGTAACTACATACACTTGTTCAGCGCAGTAATCTTTTACTGGTTGATTAGAGTGTTGCAGGGCACTAGCAACAGTGTCCTTTACAGCTTTATCGACGATCTCATTGATCTCGTCTTGGGTGAGTTCCCTTGGTATAGGGAACACTGCTTCGATTACTTCGGCCACTTCAAAAACGATCTCCTCACGGATCTCGTCATCAAGGTTGTCGAACCAATGGTCAAACCCGCGCCGCATGCCCAGTTCAACTAGGACAGCATTAGCAGCTCTTACAGGAGGGACAGTCAGATCAAGGTCATCTAGAACAGGACACTTGTCTGCGATCTCCAACAGCGCTTTAGCAGTAGACATTACTGTCTCCCGGTAATAGATTCAAGCTGGTTATTGCACTTAAGTAATATATACCTAAGTTTTCTTCGAATCGACTCTTCAGTTACGCTCAGCTAACACCGTGATCATTCCACGGTCATGACCGATGGCTGTGATCGAGAGTAGAGACTCCTTCTCATTATAGCCAACCCGTAGGAACCAGATACGCTTGAGGTTCTTGCGCACGTATTCAACCCAACGCTGGGCAACGTGACTGGTCGGACGTGGATTGTCTTGATACCACTTCTCAATGGTGCTCAGGATGTCACGCTTGACACGATCGTGTCGTTCCCAGTGTGGATGTATCTCTAACTCGTAGTGCAGCGCCTTAGCGTCCTCAGCCATTCTTAACTTCCACCGTTGGTTCAGGACGTTCCACTTCAAACCGGGATGGAATCTCTTCCCGCTTCCAAGGTACAGTCAGTTTCCCTGAAGAATGGACATTCAGGATCAGTGCTTGCTTAGCCAGAATTACTCGACTGTCACTCAGCGTGAACATGGTGTTCTGTTTGATCTTTAAGTAACGCCCAGCCTTGATGTGCTTTACGCCCACCACGTACGCATCCAAGTGAATGATGCGATCACCCAGTTGTAGCTGATGACAGTTTACGGAGACCCTAGCCATGACGACCACTCCACATGGATTACAATAATGCACACGAACAATCATTGGGTGGTGGATCACGCTCGAGTACCTTCAACACAGGTTCAAGCTTCTTCTCCCAAACGATGTGTTCGTGGTAACCATTGCTCTTAACAGCCACAGCCAACCCCGACTCTGGGAAGATGTATCCGTACCAAGCCCCAGCCGAATAAAACTTCAGGCGCAGAACTTTCTTGATCTCGCCCTCAGTGATGCGACCTAAAGCATTGACCTGGACTGTGGTGTTTGGTTGGTAGACCAGGTCTTCTTCAATGATCTCCCAACTCTCATTGACCAAGACGTCTCCTTTACGAAGACGAACCACTTCCATCATTACGGGTTCTTTCATTACGCACTCCTCATCAACAACCAACCCAGACCACGTCGTACAGGCTTAAAGACCACGATGCTCGCTAGAAACAGAATTTGAAGGATTGTCACCAGCAGGCTCAGTTTTAGGAACAGTAGGACGAACACGTCTACAATCAAGAAGCCTAATAGCACGATCAAGATAAACTTGGAGATGGCTGATTTCATGGGTTTGTTTTTCTTCTGGGTCATGCTTGAATACCATACGACGAACTGGGTCGTAGACTAAGGGTAGGAAGAGTATAGCTACATAGAAGACTTGGGCTAAGATGACACTAATCCCCAGAGGGATAAACTGAGCTAAGATAGCTATCAGACACAAGTAGCTAACTGAGCAGGCGAGCAAGTACCAAGCCTTACGAGATATACTGCGGATGTATGCTTTCATGGTAAGAATACCTGATTGATTAAAAGACTATGCTACAACTTTGTAGTTCATCACCTAAGTAATATAGGTTTCAAATAAATTTGAACAGAATCAGTTTTAAAGGGCATAAAAGCCCCAAGGGCTACACACCCTTGGGGTCTTATGCGATCGTGTCACCAGTGAGCGCTGGGAGGCTCCTGATGGGATAGGAGATCAGCCGTCTGGCCTTTCACCTTACCCCACTCAGCCGCTGAGAGTTTAGTGAGGTTTGCTACCTCACACTTGTCCCACGTCTTCCCACTCCGCTCAAAACGGAAGGTCCAATACCCTTCGGTCAAGATCACGTCCTGACTGAAATGTACATTGGCACCCTTACTCACTTCAAAGTAAGCTTCGATGGTTCTCGAGATCTTACTGTTGAGTTGGGTCTCAATCACAGACCGGTAGAAGAACTTTCCGATGATCTCGGATGCGTACTGCCACTTCTCTGGCTTATAAGGAACCAACCAACGTTCGTCTGTCCAATCTGCATCGAACAGAACTTTAACCGAAGGTTTAACAGAGACTTCATTGCGGAAACCGTAGATGTACCAACCGTCTTTCCACTGTTTCTCTGAACGACCCCAGCGCCAGTCGCCGTCGTCATTCACATACCCCAAGATACAACCAAAGATCGTCGGCGCCACACTGACGCGAGGAACCGAACGGTCTTCGTTCATTGCTGAACGTTGAGTCAATTGGGGAATGAACTTTTTGATCGCAGGGTTAATCGAGATGTGGTACAGAAACTCCTGACCCAACTCTTCAGGTGACACAACCTTACAGCTTTTACCCACACCGTTGCGAAACGATTCGATGTACGCCTTGCAGGCTTCAACATCATTCATACAACCCCCTTACCAGCGGGCCGAAGGTGGCAACACCAAACCAGCAGGGCCAGTTTTCTTCCAACCGAAGTCAACGAAGATCGAACCGCTGCTCACGCCACCATTGTCTTCCATCGACACACCTTCGCCAACACCGCTTTCCATCGCTTCGATGTGATCACGGGTGAACTCGGCTTCCTCGAAGGATTCCAAAGAAGGAGAGTTCCACTTACGAGCAATGTCAATACCAGGCTCGTTCACGTAGTCCCAGGTGACGATCGTACGGATGTGCTTGACCAGACGTCCGCCTTCGATCTTGTCGTCCGTCAGTGAGCGTACAGAGAAGCACACGCTTTCGTTCGGATTCTCCATCGACTCGCCCAACGCCTGACCTTTCGGACCAGATGGCTTGACGTGACCGATGACAGCAACCACACGATTACCTGACTTGTCTTTGATAGCGTCCTTCTCGATGCGAACATCTTTGAAGTGGCAGCAGACGTTATCTTCGTAGATCGTTGACACACGACGCAGGAAGCTGCGCATGTCTTGACCCGGCAGTTGTTTGGGGTGACCATACTCGCCACGGCAAGCACCAGTCTCGATACGACGCATCAGGTTCGAGGATTGCTCGAACAGTGACTGAGCCGATTTCAGCGGATAGAAAGCACCACCGCTGTTGTAGGTGTCCAAACCGCCCAGAACGAACTCGTAATAGCCGTCACTGTCTGCGGTCATCTTCCCTACTTTGTTTGTGCCACGCAACGCGACACAACCGTAACTTACACGTTCCATAAGGCACCTACCTTCTCAAGAGTCCTTCGATAGGCTCCACTGTGTCAGATGGATTCACCAAAGCAGAGGTGAGGCCTTCTTCCCAGTAAGCACCTACCAGTTTTGCTGTAGTGTTACTTGCCCCGTACGTCACGCTTCGCAGAGGGATGTAGAACGCGGGGATAGTCCCCAGATCCTTTTCCAACTTCAAAGCGTGGCGATAGAACATTGACCGGTCTGCGGACAAACGACTGATCGCAGCGATGATCATTTCCACGATGGCGAAGTTAGCACCCACAGACACACCAGCATGTTTCGGTGCACTCTCGAAGATACGCCCCAAGTCCTCGTAAGACATGAACCAAGGAACGTGTCCCTTGGCAATGATCTCCGAATAGACTCGGTAAATGAAAGTGTCTCGTCTAACCAGGTTGAGGTCAGCAATAACCACACTACCCGGATCGAAGACAAACTCAATGTAGTCCTCATCATCCAGTTTGATGTAGTTAGTACTTGTGGGTTCAATGCGCATCATGGCGTTGACCAACGACACACCGTAGTAGGCGTCATCGACCGTGATTGCAAAGATACCAGAGATCGAAGTCTCGGTACCTAAGAACGCCATCTGTTGTTCTGTAAAACGGGCAGGGATGTAAATCTTACACCCCTTCGTTGTTACCAACGTTCCGTCTTCCATCTCCCGCAGATACGCATGAACCTTCGAAGGATCTCGTTTGAACTTTCTCGGGTCCATCGGTTATTTCCTTAGGCGGACGGATTGACTTTGTCAGCGGTGATCAGAGTAGCAACCCAGTTCGGGATGTATTCGATCATTGCCAGCAGACCAGCCTCACGAATGTCCAGGGTTGGGTTTTCTTTGGCCGCTGTGTCGAGCATGGTCAGAATTTCCAGTGCGTCGGTGTGCGGGAACATGACGTTGCAGACCACTTTGCGGCAGGTGAGGAACAGGCAGTCTTCGTACCAGTTGTTCGGCATGTCGCGCACGTAAGCGTGCAGGGCCGTGACGTAGATGCTGCGCTCGGTAACCAATAGGTCATCCGGCAGAGCAGCGATCTGTTGTTCAACCGCACGTACCAGACCAGTCAGGTAGTGGTTCGCCTTTTGCAGACGCAGGTTGGTCGACATCACACGCTCTTGGCTTTCCCAGATCTTGACGTACTGGTCTTTGCGATCGAGTAGCATGTCGAAGCTGTAGTTGCGGTCGGTCAGGAAAGCACCGAACAGAACTTCAGGAGAACCACCGGCTTCCAGGAACTTGCCGTACATGTCGCCGTTCACGCGGATCGCAATCGGAGTGATACCGATGTCGTCTTCACGGAACTGAGTCCAGTCGTTGATCAGAGTCTTCTTGCTAACAGCAGACTCACGACGCTCGAGCACACGCACCATCGCACGACCCGATTGGGCAACGATTTCAGCAACGAACTCTTTGTACTCGTTCAGTCCAGCACGCACACCTTCCGGAGTCACGTCCAACAGCTTGAGAGCCATCAGGTGGATCAGGAGGATCTGGTTCGGCTCAACGTACAGTGGGTTCAGCCACGACAGCAGGGACGGGTTGTAATCGTCGCCGCTCGAGACAAACACCTTGTTGTACAGGTCGGTGATGTAGTTCTCCGGCAGAGAAGCTACGAACTCGGACAGGTCGCTGTTGAAACGGGAGATCCCAGTTTCGATCAACGCCATCGGAGAAGCCAGGTTTTCTGGCAGCGGAACAGTGATGCTCAGCTTGACGTCCTTAACGGCAGTCTCGTTGAAGCGCTCAACCATACCGGCGAGGTAATGGCTACCCCAGATAGCGTGGTAGATGTCAGCCTTAACCGAGATCGCAGTGTTCTTCAAAGTCATCGCCGAAGCGGCGTAGTCTTCGATGAACTGGACAGCCGCATGAACGCACGGGTTAACTTGGTTACGTGCCAAGTCCATGCCCCAGGTGACGGTACGCTTCAGGACTTCGACCACTTCGTCCATGACGATGTCGTGTTCGCAGACGCCTTGAGCATTCTTGCAGGTAGAGCCGAACTGAATACGTTCTTCAGCCGACATATCCATACTACCGATGTCCGGGTTAGGTAGGTAGCCAGCAGTGATCAGCGTGGCCAGTGGAGTACCAGCGATTGCCTTGAGCTGCAAACCTTTCTTTTCCAGCTTGTCAGCCAAGCTGATGGCAGCGGTCAGGGAATTATAGTTAAGCATGGTTACACCACCCCTTGGTCTTTGGACAGCCGACGTTGAATGGTCGCCGCGATGGCGCTCTTCATGGTAGCTGGAGGAATCTTTTTCCCGTTGACAGTGTTGGACACTGCTTCACCGGCAACTGCCATGATCAGGCACGCCGACAGTTCGATCGCATTACCCAAAACGGTCAGGTTTTGTTCAGTTACTTTGTTCATAGGAAGAACCCGATATGAGAGTTAACGTGGGTTAGGGGGCGAACCCCCTAACCTTTAACCTTTTTTGTACGCCTCTACTACCTTCTTGCTCAACACCTTCAACAGAGTTGTGGTGGTCCCGATTAGCTCAGGAGAGAGACAGATCCGGTTTGAGAAACTGGTGTACGAGAAGATAGCATCCAAGTCTTCCCCAGACTCAGTCTGGTTACGACCCGACATCACCCGACCAAAGATCGTCTTCATCTGGTTGACGAATACACCTTTGTCACCTACCCCAGCAGACACGCGAGTTGTGATGTAGACGCGAATAGCCATAGAATCCATGTTCAAAGGATTACCAGCTACTCGCAAAGCACCGTCAACGCTACCCGTCAGCACTTTACGGTTGAGGTTTTTGGAGAGTTTAGCACGCTCCTTGTCACCCAGATCCGCAATGGCCCGCAGGCTTGGAGACATGTCTTCTTTGTCCCCGTTGTAGAACACTTCAATGCGTTCGATCACACCGTTGTGCTTTGCTTTAGGAGTTTGAGACCCCAACAAACGTAGCGTATCAATGGTGTCCTCATCGAACAGATCAGTGTTCGCCGTAACAGCGTCTTCGATAGTACATAAAATATCCTCACTATCGACCGTTTGCCCAGATTTGACGAAGTTACGCAAGGTCTGATCAAACGTTACAACGATGTCCCGGATCTCTGTGACCGAGGTGGTCATCAGCTTAGCAACACGCTCAGAGATGATCGAGGAGTCTTCCAGAGTATCCGCACACTCAAGGATCGCAGTCCGTACCATCACACCCGTCTTCATCGAAACCTGTTTAGGGTTCAGAGTGGAAGGTTGGAAGTACAGAGTGTTGTAGGAGATCACGTCACCCGCTTTCACCTTCTGGCCGATCTTGAGATCAGTCTTCAAGTTGTGTGGGAACGTCTTACCCGCAACCGTACCGAAACGACGACCGAGTTCTACGGACTTGGTGCTACCGTCTTTATATTGCACGGTAATGGCATCGTCACCCACAGCAGTGATCTGTCCATCGTCTTTCGCCGTGTAAGCAAACAGGTCATTCACACGGTGAGCGATTACTTCGTCGTAGCCAGTCTGAACCGGCTGGACTTGATAACCTTCAGAGAACATTGTCGAGTGGTACTGAATGCCGATAAAGTTAACCCGCTTAGGGTCATCTCGGTCAGCACAAGGCGATACCAACGCAGCGGTTGAGATCAACTTGGTAGCACCGTCCACCCCTGGCTTGTAACGACCAGAGATACCACGCAGCGAAGTGAAGTTAGGGTCAGCAGTCAGGAACGTCGAGATAGCTACGTCACCGGAGTCCACTGTCGACTCGGAGATTACCCCCATGTCGTTAGGGTGGAACACACGAGAACGTTTTACCATTGAACGACGGGAACGACCACCCACGCCACCGAAGGTCACAGCCTCTTGGGTACGCAAGCACTCAATTGGGTTGGACTCTTCCACCAGACCTTTCGACGGGTCTTCTTGAATAGCCTGCCAGATAGCGTGTGGTGCCATCTCCAGTTTGTTACCCGAACTACCACGGCGAGCATTGTGGATACGAGTCGAACGAACGATCTCAGCATACACAGCACCAGCAATACGTTCGTAGCCTTTGATCCGCATGTACTCCATGTCAGTCTCAGCCGGAGCCCAATCAGTGATCAACAGTTCCACTGCACGAGTCAGCAGTCCTTCCCACTGGGTAGGTTCTTTCATCTCTACGAGCAAGTCGTAGGTGACCGGGTCAACAAACATGTCACGCAACAGATCCAGCTCACGCAAGAAGCGCACACCGATCTTGTTGGTTTCCAGAACGTTGAGGTAAACGTCCTTGCGGTTGAAGTCTTGAACGCTGTAGTTCTTGATCGTTTTGGCGTACGTGTTAAAGCCTTCCATCAACAGCGCAATGACTTTGTCGTCACGATGGAAGATCAGGTTCTCGTCAGCAAAGCGAACCACGTATTCACCGTCAGCCAACTTCAGTCGCTCACCCACCGGACCACGACGGAACGAGGTAGGCTTGAGTGATTTGATCACGCGTTCCAGACCGAGGTAGTAGCTGAGCACCAGACCCAAAGGAATGGTCTTGTTGAATACCCGCAGCTCCGCCATCTCCATTGGCGCATTCGTGATGTCGAGTTCCAACAGCTCTTCGATCTTGCCGAGTGGTTCCAAACCTTTGGCCTTGACCGCGTAGAGAGTATCAAATTGATCGACCAGAACCAGTTCAGTTCCTTTACGACCAATGACTACCAGACCTTTACCTTCCGCAGCTTGCACAGCCTTGGCGCCAAACTCTTCTTCACGCTTGGTGTACTCTAGCACGAACTCAATACCCATCGCTTTGAAACGACGGAAGTGTTGAGCCAAAGTACTGTAGAGCTTCGGAACGTTGAGCAGGTGATTGAACACGTTCGACGGTTTCATGTCCGTCACACGTTTGTCAGCGTCGTCCAGACCCATAGCACGGATCTTGTTGCACAGCCATTTCGGGTAATCGTTTACAGCTCGCTCTGAGCGGTCAACGAACACTTTACCGTAATAGCTAGTGAGAGCAACACGGGACGAACTAACCTTGCGAATCGGTACATCGCCACGTTGCTTACGAAGGCTGTACCGGACGCCGTTTGCCAGATATGATCCATCGGAGTCCACCTTAGGAATTTTGAATCGGATAGTCGAAGACTGCCCAGTAGCGGGAGTCAGTTTGATGGTGTGGATCTCGTAGTGGTTCAGAACGTCTTCCACGTCTTCAACTTCGTACGAGGTAACAGCCACGCCAGCATTCTGGATCGACATCACCGAGTTCACCACGTCCTTAGGGAGGATGTCTTCGATGTAACGTTTGTCGAACTCGAGCAAAGACGATTGTAACATCGACTTGTCGAATACCGTCGGCGAGTCAGGAATCAACACCGGCTTGGTGATCAGTAGCGACTCAGGTTTGATAACCATATGGTCAGCCAGAGTTCCTTTACCGTACGGGTTCGGGATCTCTTTATAGCTGTTAGCGAGTTTCATCAAGCGACGATACTCGGCACCGGAAACCATCCCTGTGTCAGCCAGTTCATTGGCCTTCTCGATGATCCCTTGATCCATCCCTTTACGCTCACCACCCACCACAATCAGGTCAGTAGCGGTAATGGCTTCCCCTTCCGCAGCTTCGGCGTTTTCTTCAATCATGGTCAGACCACTGAGGTCTTTGTCCAGATCGTCGTCCATCAGGCCGTCGGCTTTGGCTTGCTCCAAGTCTTCCTTGAGATGTCGTTCAACCTCCTCTTGGAAGCTAGCGTCGGAGATCATCTCCTCTTCATCGGTCAGAGCAATCGGGTTGAGATCTTCAGAACGCCGTTTAGGGATCGACTTCTTCTCGTTGTCCACACCATGGAGATCGTCCTCATCGTCGACTTGTTCAGCCTCTTCTTCGATGTCCACGATGGTGTGGGCTTCTTGGAGAGTCATCATCGACTTGAGGAAACGTTTCTGCAAGACGAACGGATCAACACCGTCAGTCTTCTTCCCGTTGACGAGCTTGGCGCGCCACGAATCCAACAACCCGAGATTGATACAGAACCATTTGTCTTGGCTCTGGAACACCATGTTGACTTTATCGAAGTTGGCTTCCTTGAGGTTACCCATCGGGGAGTCAGCACGTAGCTCACCCAACCACTGGAACATGTCCAGCAAGTTGTAGGCTTCCCAACCCTTGAGCTTGCCCAAGGTAGTCCGGTCGATGCGTTTCTCAGCCAACATCAAAGCAGGTAGAGCAGGCAACACCTCCGGTAAGATCAGCCGTACGAACTGATGACGCTCAGGCTGAGCATCAATCAACGCATCCATCTGCTTCCACATCGTGTGGCGAATGTTCACCCAACGGTAGTAGTTAGCAAAGAAGCTGGTCGTGTAACGCTTGGTGAACAGCAACGGGGCAAAGTTCTCAAGCACAACGGTTCGGGGGTTTGCAAACGCCGCTTGAGGGTTAACCAACAGACGGAGCTTAGTCCGGTTCTTCCGTTGATAGTCACGCAGAGGCTTACCCATGATGAATGGGGTCGGCTTTGGATTACCGATGTCGCTCTTCATTTCAGTGATGTGTTCGATGAAGACCATGCGCTCGGCAGTCTTGATCATCGAGTCTTCCACTGACGGACCGAAGTTCACCGTGTCTTCAGGGAACCAGTTGATTACCGCCCCCTGTGGGAGCGACATCTTACCGATCCCAAACGTGATAGGTAACGTAAATTGCGGTAGGCGCCGCACACCGAACCGACGGTACCAAATGGGGTACAGAATCATGGGTTAATCTCCGGTCATATTTCTCAAAACAAGTTTCACCGTGGTTACGTTACACGAAGCTCGGAAGCCCCCACGCGGATCGAGGAATGCTTCACGACTGTTGAGCAGCTTGTCAATCTCTGCTACAGCCTCAGTGGTGTAGACCAGCGTAGACGAAGCCGTGTCACCATCGAAGTCGGCGTCCAGACCTGCAAGGCGTGAAGGGTGGATTACTTGACTGTCCACGAAAGCATTGGGTAAACGGGTTGGGAATTCCAACGTCATAAACTCATCGCCCATCCGCTGCCAGTGTTGATCCAGCTCGTAGCGCATTTCGCCCACAATACTGGTCTTGGTGTAGATAGTAGAAGGGTAGGTTGAGCCGATACCAATTACAGGGTAACGAGTTACGATGGTCTTCAGACTGTTCCACTTGCGGTAACCCGACAGGTAGAGCAGTTCAACCAACGTAATAGGTTCCACGTACTTGCGATCGAAACCTTCCGGCAGTTCATTGATGTCGCCAAAGATACGGAACGTCATGTCCGGCCCTTTGTAGATCAAACCGAGGTAACGTCCTTCCACCACGATAGGCTTGTGACGGTTCTCAACGATCCGATACGACTCAATGACTTTCTCCAAACCTTCTACCGTAATCCAACGGTCTCGAGTGTCTGAAGGGAGGTCAACCATCTCTGACTTGAGGGTCTTGGCATCCACGAGTCTAGCCGTAGTAGCAGAACCACCCACAGAGAACACTTCACCCAGCCAACCGTTACGCAGCAAGTTGATGGTCAGGGGTAGTGCACCTTTGATCACTTGGAATAACCCGAGGATTGTGTCAGTGTAATCAGGAGCCTGTACGCCATCCAGATCCGCTGTGGAGGTATCCATCGCAGAGATTACGTTTCGTGTACCGTTAAAGATACGACGAGAACCGAACTTCTCTTGGATGAAACCTTTCTTCCCGGTAATCATTCCGAGGACGGTGTCGTAGATGTCGTTGAAGCCCGCCTGGAGCGACTTACGACTGTTGTCGTACAGAGGGGAGGTTTCTGCCCCGTCAGCCCCCACGATGACTTTAGAGGCTCCGAGGATACGACGATACACGTCGTTGATTTCATCCTCAGTCCCACGTCCACTGGCATCAATCACAAAGTCACGCAAGCCTGCTGGCATCACGAGGATTTGTTTGGTGGTGGAGATGGCAATGTACTTCTGAATCATCTTGATTCGTTCAATACGAACCGGAGACTTGGAGTCTTTGAACTTGATTTTACGCCAGTGTTTCAAGAAGAAAGCGTAGCCCGTCTCACCAGTCATTTCGTTGGCTGGGACGAAGTCACTCTCGTCATTACTCCACTGAGCGTAAGCAGTACCACCCATGATGTCGCGATACAGAGAACGCAACTGCACCAAAGCGCGGTAAATAGTAGGATGAAGGACATTCAAGTGCATGTCGATATAAGAGAACTTCTGATCTCGAATTTCGTCACCTACTCGACCGAAAGTCAACACTGAGAACAAGCCATCTTCATGGAAGTTGCCAGTAACTTGATCGTAAACGTCCGGGGACTTTACGGGACGTAACATCTTGAGTTTCTCAGGTGTAAGATTCAAGATGGAAACGTTAAAAGGAATCTGACTATTTTTCATTGGCAACTCTCAGGAATTTATATGAATACCAATACTTCACCCAAGAGCCGGGAGCGTAACCATGGCTAAGGATAAGAACGAAATTGGGGATGACGATCTCGATAATTGGGAAGACATGGAATTCGGTGATGATGACTTTGCCGACTTCGATGCACCGCCCCCAACAGACGATCGTAAACCTGTGGTTAAAGTTGCAACCTCGTTCTTAAAAGGTGCGGCTGAAGAACTCACAGACCCCACCAGGGTTCGCAAGATGGCCCTGGATGCGTTACCAGAAGGCTACGGTAAAGCAACTAATCTTGTCGATACTGTAGCGTCAACTGGACGCGAACTATACCATACGACCGCCGAGGAATTGAAGCCTGTAATTAAAGACGCAAAGCGCGTTGCCAGACGGGTTCTACCTCTTACCAAAAGCTTACTGCCAGATAAACTCCAAAAGAAACTGGAGGAGATGACTACTGACAACGACTATAAAGGTCCGTCGGTAGATCAAACCCGTGACGCTCAGATCAACTCTGAAGTAGCGGACATCTTCAAGCTTCAGATGGAGAATGATGCGCAGGACAAAGCTGAAGATCAAATCAACGATGCGACCAAGCGTAAGCAGGACACAGCTCGGTTCAAGACTGAGTTGCAAACCCTCAACGCGATCTTGGGCGGCATTAACCGTCAGGTAGCCTACCAAGACCAAATCGCTTCGAAGTATCAGAAGAAGCATCTGGAGTTACAATTTCTCCAGTACTTCACTCTGCGTGACACGTACGAGTTGCACAAGGCGTCCTCTAAGGAAACCAAACAGCAGCTCGATCTGGTGGTCAAGAACACCGGCTTGCCTGAGTATCAGAAAGCAAACCTCACCGAACACGCAGGTTTCTTGTTCCGTGAACGGTTGTTGAACGCGGCTTCGTCGAAGGTGAACCAGTTCGCTAAGGGTTACATTGACAAGTACAAAGACAACATCATCAAATCCGGTAAGGAAAACATCGGAGCGTTTAAAGAAGCTGCGATGAACGGTATCATGTCAGGTGATGCCCTCTTGGATGCTCAAGAGTCTATGGCTGACATCGGTGAGAAGGCCGACAAGTACAAGACTGGTGGTGGCTTCTTGGGTGGTCAGGCTGGTGGTTGGCTGGGAGGTAAGATCTCCAAGTTTGCTAAGCCGTTCCTCGAGAAGAACCCAGGCATTGCTAAGATGGGTAATAAGCTGGAATACGGGGTAGATAACTTTGCCTCGCTGGCTTCCGATTGGGCGAAAGGTGACCAAGGTGAAAACACCGGTTTGGATTGGTGGAACAAAGCTCTGCGGGGCTTTAAGAACCTGTCGCCTACTGAGGTTGTGGATTCCAGTCTGGGTGAGACTGACCTGACCAAGTCTCAGGACGCGGTTCCGTTCAACCATCTGGCTCGTAAAACACTCACGGACATTATCCCTGGCTACCTGTCTCGGATTCACCATGAGTTGGCAATCATCCGTACAGGTGATCCTTCGCTTAAGCGGTTGGGTTACGACCTGAAGGACGGTAGCTTTGCGAACATGGATAAGGTCACCAAGTCGATGGGTACGGCGTTGTTTGACCAGTCCAAAAACTTCGACAAGGTTAAGGACACTACCAACAGTCTGATTGACGGTCTTGAAGAGAAGCACGGGAAGAAATTCTCGGACACTCAACGCAAGGCGCTCTATGACAAGTTCATTGGAGAAGCTGCGTCGGGACAAGGTCGCTTCGACGTCAAGAAGTTCTCAGACGTGGATCAGTGGAAAGACCTGAGTGACGATGACGCTCTGCAACTGTCTTACATGTTCAGCGATGACGTGGGTGAAGAACAGCAGAATAAATACTCGAAAGAGTTCTTGAAGATCCGCGAAGGCGTCAACAACCCGACTGACGCTATTAAAGGTCTGATTGATTCTGGTCAACTCGAGAGTATGCGAGCACTGGGACTGATTACAGGAGAAGGTGACAATCGCAAGGTATCACAGGAACGTATCGTAGACATTCTACGTAATGGAGGTTTCGGTGAGCCAACTGATGAAGGAAATCCTCCTGTTGTTGATCCTCCTAACAATCTTAACAATCGTCCAGGTGGTGGAGGGCCTCTTGGCGATCTTCGCAATGCCAGCGACGCTCCTAAGGCTGCTGGGAAGAATGCTGGGGGGGTAGATGATCCCAAGAATCCGAACGATTTCATGGAGACCATCGGGGAGTACCAGATGCTGCTGTTGGAGGACATCCGTAAGGGTATCGCCAACCCGCAAGCGTTAGCGCAGTACGCTGATGCTGCACGCAGTGATCCAAAAGCAAGTGAGGAAGAATGCACTTGTGTGGACAAAATGATCGACGCCTACAAAGCAGGGAATGACGAACTGGCGCAACACTTAGCCAACGTCTACGAACTCCTCGCTTCAGGTCAGTTGCAAACCATGTCGATGAACATGCCGTTCGATGCTGAAGCCATGAAAGGTTTCAAAGGCTCGTTAGGTCGTGGTCTCGGGAAGATCAAGAACGCTGGTAAGTGGGGCTTCGGGAAAGTCGGAAGCTTCTACAAAGGTGCGATGGGTCTTCAAGCCAACATCATCAAAGGTGGCTTCAAAGGTGCGTGGGCTGGCATCAAAGGCACTGGTAAGATGCTGTTCGGCAAAGGGAAAGACAAGCTGAACGAATGGGGTGATGTCTACATCAAAGGAACGGGTCGACCAATCCTGACGTGGGCTCAACTCAAGGCTGGCGAATACTTAAACGAAGACGGTACGCCGATCACTTCGTGGAAGGACGTCAAAGGTCCAGTGAAGAACAAAGCGGGTGCTTACGTTCTGACGGCTGAGCAGTTTGCAAAAGGCTTGGTTGATGAGCACGCTCGTCCAATGTTCACCAAGATCAAAGACTTCGGGATGAAATGGGCTGGTCGTTTGTCTAGCTTTATTACGTCTCCATTCCGTGGGATTAAAGATGCTATCAAAGGCACCTTTAACGCGGTGAAGGGCTTTGTTGAACGTCCTCGAGATATGTACCTGCCGGGCAATCCGATTCCGGTACTCTTGGCCTCTGTGATGTCTGCGGGTGGCTACAAGAACTCAGACGGTTCTCCTATCAAGAAGATGACTGACATCAAGGGTACGGTGTATGACCTCGAAGGCAACATCGTAATCTCGTTGGAATCTTTGAAAGCAGGTCTGGTTGACATTGCAGGTAAGAAATTCAAATCGTTGGGCGGTGCGGTGTGGGATGGTGCTAAGAAGTTAGTCGGTGGTGCGGTCGGCCTCGGCGTTAAAGCTTTCAAAGGCGTCACTAACACGCTCAGCAAAACGATTGGTGGGCTGAAGAAAGGTGCTGGTAATCTCCTCAACAAAGGCAAGGGAATGCTGAAAGGCATGAAGATGCCTGGGTCGGGTGGTAGTTCAGAAATGATGGAAGTGATTGGTGAATACCAAATCCTTCTGCTCGAAGAGATTCGAGACGCTATCCGGGATCAATCGCCTAAGAAGATTAAAGGCGACTTTGATGGAGACGGTGTTCGTAACGGCGCTGGTTCGATGCTCAGTGCAGGTCGGAAGAAGAGCCGTGAAGAACGTGAGGCCAAACAGAAAGCCCGAGAGGAAGAACGTAACAAAGGTAAGGGTGAGAAGAAAGGCGGTCTCATGGGGTTGTTGACCATGATCGGTGGCGCTGTGATGGGGATGGCTAAAGGTCTTATGGATCTGCCTAAAACCCTGCTCACTGCAATGCGAGCCATGAGTGCAGCTAAGGCTCTGGGTGGCGCTGCTGACTTGGCTGGAGACGTAGCGGGTCGTGGTGGGAAGTTAGGGCGTGCGGCGAGAGGCGTAGGTCGTGGCTTGCTCGGTGGCGGTAAGATGCTCGGTCGAGCCGCCATGGGTGTTGGTCGTTTGGCGTTTGGTGGTGTCGGTGGCATTGCTCGTGGTGCTTGGGCCATTGGCTCTGCTGCGATTGGTGTCCTCGGTGCTCCAGTAGTCTTGGGTATCGCTGCTGCTGCGGCTGTTGGGTACTTAGGTTTCAAAGCTTGGAAGGCTTACAAGAAATCCAAGAACAGTGACCTGTTGAAGTACCGGGTAGCACAGTACGGTCTTGACTACGATGATGATGATCAAACCAGCAAAGTGTTTGAGCTGGAAAGTATGATTGGTCCGAACATCAAGTTCAATTCCACAGCTCCGTCGATCGACTGGAAGAACGTTGACGTTAAACGTATCCGTGAGGTCTTCGGGATTAAGGAAGACGATCCTGAGGCTATCGCTCGCTTCGGTAAATGGTTCGAGACTCGCTTTGGTCCGATCTTTGTTAGTCACATGAAAATGCTTCAGAAGTTTTCAAAAGCGACTAAGATCGAAGAGGCTGATGAAGCGGTTGAGATCAAGGACAAACTCAAGTTCCTCGAAGGTGTACAAGTCGATGATGCTGAAGCGACGTACGGGGAGCTGACCAGTCCGTTCGATGATGATGAACTTCCAATGGGTCCTTCTGCTGTTAAGAAGGTCTACGACGAAGTAGTTGCACACATCAAAGAGAACCTACCGGAGAATAAAGACAAAGCTGCGGCTAACGAGAGCACGCTGTCTAAAGTCGCTAGCATGGCGGCTAATTTCACTCCGATGGGCTTAGCTGCCAAAGGGTTGAAGAAGCTGGCGGACATGACTGGGTTAACTGGTCTGGCTCAGAAGGCTGGCGCTTGGGTGTCCGACAACGCTAGCACGATCGCTAAGTTCGCAATGCCAGGCATCGGCTTGGGCATCATGGCCTACAACTGGCTTAAGGATAAGCTGATCGGGAAGGAGTTCAAAGTCCCGAGTATCCTGAATCGTAACATCGACCCACTGACGTCTATTCGTTACCGGTTGTACGGCGTGTTCTCTATGGAGTACGTCCGAGTGTCGCCGATCTCTAGGCTGGAAGAGCTGGTAATCAAAGACATCTCCTACAACGGGATGAAGAAAGCTGAATGGGATGGTGACACTGACGACGTCTGGAAAGAGGTGGGTAGTTCCTTTACCAACAGCCCTGATTCAGAAGACGTTAAGACCCGCTGGATGAAATGGTTCGGTGAGCGATTCCTCCCAGTCATGATCTCGTACTTGACTGCCGTTCAGAAGTTCTTGTCTAACGGTAACCCGTTCGAAGCTTACGACCGCTTGAAGCCGTCTCAGAGTTATGAGATTGCTCGTTTCATCAACGGTACTACCAGTAACGAAGAGAAAGACGGACCTTCAGTCTGGACTGTCTCTGCATCCCCGTTTGACGAATACCAGCTCAACACTGACTCTAGTATTGTGAAGCCATTCATGGACGCTCTGTTGGAGGAGGCTAACAAAGAGACTCTCAACGAGAAAGTCAAGACTGGTCAAGCAGCCAAGGTTCAGGCGTTGGTGGACAAAGTCACGGGCGGTACTGGTGCTAACGGACCCCCTAGTCCTTTGTATAAGGATCGTGGTGTTGCCGAGCGTAGTGGTGCTCCTAAAGCTTTGCTCAAAGCCATGTACGGTACGATGCCGATGGCTGGTGGGGAAGCTGGCTACACGACCGGCGGTTTGGGTACGTTGGATGTGGGTGCTGGTTCCGGTGGTACGATTGCCGGGTTGCCAGAAGTCACAGGTCCAGATGGACAGTACTCAACCTACAAAGACATGATTATTGCTGTGTCGAAGATGGTGGGTGTTGACCCTGGTTTGATGGCTACGATGGCCTCGATTGAATCGGGCTTCCGTGGTCGAGTCAAAGCCAGTACGTCGTCTGCTACAGGTCTGTACCAATTCATCAGTGGTACGTGGAAAACCATGTTGGCGAAGTACGGTCCGAAGTATGGGTTAGATCCTAATACTCCGCCGTCCGATCCACGTGCCAACGCCCTGATGGGTGCTGAGTATATCCGTGAGAACTCTGAGATCCTCAAGTCCAAGACTGGTCGGGCTCCTTCAGACACGGACATCTACTTGGCTCACTTCTTGGGTCCTGGTGGCGCGTCTAAACTACTGAAGGCTGATCCTGCTGCCAACGCCGCTACACTGATGCCTCAAGCGGCCTCTGCGAACAAGTCTATCTTCTTCGACAATGGTCGCCCACGCACAGTGGCTCAGGTTTACGCAGAGATTGACCGTCGGGTTAAGGTTCACCGTACCAAGTACGCGGGTGATGCTCGTAGTGCTGCCGGGTTCTCTGGCGACACTGCTACTGCTACCCCAACTCCAAACATTCCGGGCGTAACAGCTCCGGGTGGTTCGAGTGCAGCTCCTGGTGCGTCTGCTCCGGCAGCTCCATCGGGTGCTGGTACTGTAGGGATCATGGCTCCGGCCTCGACTCCTACACCGGGTGCTCCAGCAGGTGAAACTCCTCCAGCAGCTCCGTCTGTTGAGGCTCCTGCGAACTCACTCTCACCGATGGCTAAAACCGTTGGTGTGATGATGCCTACTCCGACCAGCAGTGCCCCTGTTACCGTAGCACCAGTGACTGCGAGTGTACCTGCAAGCGCTGGCGGTGGTATGGGTGAACCCGCATTGGGTGGAGTTGTAGCTGAAGCCGCTGTAATCCGTAAGGCACAGGCTGAGAGACAAGCGCAAGCAACCTCGTTGCAAGACCAGGAATCTAGCGCTGCGTTGAATCAGAACTTCAGTGGTGTTGCGGACGTAATGAAGAAACAACTGGAAACTCAGTTGGCGATGGCTCAGTCGTTGGATAACATCGACAAAGGCATCCAGTCACTGGTTCAAGGTGGCGGCACTTCTACCGGTCAAGAGGCTGCTCGACCAGAGTCTCAGACCACGCGAACCAACACCGCAGCGAAACCGACGGACGTGCCTGTACGGATGACGCCGATTAGCATGAAGCGGATTCAGTCGAAGTAACACAGAGTGGGGGCAACCCCACTCTACCTTTACCTTAAACGAGATCAGGTTATGGCCGAATTAAAGGACACAGACTGGATCAGACAATCGTTTATGTTGCCACGTAAGTCCATTGCGAATGCTGACTCCATTCGACGGACTCTGACGGATGCTCGGTTCAAGTTTACCGATACGACGTTAGGGGGCAACTTCGCGATTAACCCTCCTCCTCAGTTTACTCGTTATGCTGACTTGGTGGTGCCTAGCTTGTACAGTAAGTCCACGGGGATGGGTCGTTATTACAGTGAGGCCATCGACGACAACGCACAACTGATCCACATGCGTTTCGGTGTACCAGAGTTCAACTCCCTCACGAACTTCTTCTTCAACTTCTATAACCCCCAAGCAGCCACACTGGCTCGCACTGGTCGGGCGAACGAGATCTCGTTTGCTCTGGGTAAGTTGTTGGGGACGATTATCACCATTCCTGCACAGTTGTTTATCACCGCAGGTTCGGCACTGAACTTCTTCTTGGGTCGCCCTACGTCGAAGTACTACTACCTCAAAGCAGCGATGCCTCTGTATTGGAACGCTGTGAACACCATCGCCAACGGCATTGCCGTGAACATGGGTCTGACTCCTCGAACCTTTCAGGACGATGAAAAGAAATCCATTCCAGGTTCTATCGAGAACACGGCAGAGCAAGCCAAGCTCTACCACAAGCTTAATCCGGGTCTGTGGCACGAGTCTGGTCAACTCGACGTCTGGTCGATGGCAACCAAAGCACAGCGACTGGCAAACAGTCAACGTGACAAGATGGCAGAGATCCTCGAAACCCGAGAGACTCCTTCTGCTATCCGGAATGCGATCTTGGGGTTCAAAGAAAACCCTCAGCTCAGCGACAACCGAATCCACAAAGACTTCGAGTCTTACCTAGCTGCCTATCAAGGTCTCAACGAACGGAAGTCCGATACGGATGACGGTGCGGCTGAGATGACGGGTGACAAGCGTGAGTACAAGAAGAACTTCATGGAGTTCGTGGAAGCAGAGCACAACGACGGTGCCCAGTGGGTGACCTTCAACGTGGAACACACAGGCACTGCTTCGGAGACTTTCAACTCCAGTGCTCGTGAGTCAGACATCTCCTCGAAACTGAACGGGTTGTCTGCTGCTGGTCGTGGTGCTCGTTTCAGTTCTGCTGATGGTCAGTCTGGCATTAACTTTGTCGACGAAGCCATGAGTATGGTGGGTAGCTTCATTGGTGGTGCTCTGGAATCTGTGAAGCTCTCGGGCTTGATGGCGTTCTCGGGTATGGCCATTGCGGACATTCCAAAGATGTGGGAATCGTCTTCAGCGAACCTACCTCGGATGGACTACACCATCAAACTACGTACCCCGTACGGCAACAAGATGTCACGCTTCACCGACTTGTATGTTCCCCTGTCGATGTTGCTGGCTGCTGCTCTCCCGATCTCCACGGGTAAACAGTCGTACACCGCTCCGTTCCTTTGCGAGCTGTACAGTAAGGGTCGGGCACAAACGCGTCTGGGCATGATCGAGTCGCTGAGTATCACTCGCGGTACTGGTAACTTGGGTTGGACTCAAGACGGTGAAGCTCTGGGCATCGACGTGACGTTCTCGGTAGTGGACATGTCCTCTATCATGCACATGCCGATCAACGCAGGCTTTAAAGTCAACGACGCAGTAGGCGTTGCTTTGGGTGCTGCTACCGCTATTGCTGGTGGTGGTGGCGTTAAAGCTTTGGCTGCTGGTGCGTCTCTGGTTGCAGGCACTGACTTCGCTAAGGGTGTATTCGCTGAGGACACCATGTTCTCAGACTACCTTGCGATCCTCAGTAGTATGTCACTGGTGGAGCAAACATACACGTACCAAAAGCTCCGGCTGAACCTTGCGAAACAAATGGGTTCGATGGACACGTGGTTCTCCAAGTCGCACTTTGCTAACTGGTTCATGAACACCTCCCCCGCACGGCTGATCTCTAGCTTTGCCACGGGTACAGGTATCTACTGACCGACGGCATAGAGGCTCCCTTCGGGGAGCCTCGTTATGCGCTTACAAATTGACACCGGGGTAGTACTGACGAATCAACGCCGGTAAGGCCACTGACTTGTGACTTGGTGCGATCATCACTGGGAGCTTGTATTCCTCTTTACGACCCAACAGCGTCAGGGCGTTAGCTGAGGCGTATGTGAACATCTCGAGGTTATCAATCATCTCACCGTTACGTTGGTACTTAGCCCAATTCGGGTTAATGTGATTCAAGACCGCTAGAAGCTCGGTGGTGCGTGCTTCGTACTGAGCCGGTGTGGTTTTATCGGCGTACTTGTAAAACATCAGGATGCGCTTACAGGCGTCTGGTAGCGTGCTTAACACACCCCCTGCCGTCATCGTTTCACCCATCAGGCTCAAAGCTTCGATATTACTCGACATCACAGCCACAGTGTACGTCTTATTGAAAGCGTACAGCGTCACTGAATGATCACTGACCGAAGCAACAGCCTCTTGTAGTAAACCAGTACCACCAGACTTGATCGCGTAGTCAATGATAGTCGAAGCCATCGCTGCTTCTGCTGCCAAGTCGAACACGCTGAACACGTCAGACTTACCGGTCAACTCACGAGCCAAACTTGCCAGCCCATTGATGTCGTCCAAGTTCCCAGACATATACGCTTTCACGCCAGTCTTGGTTGCCCCCATGATAGAAGCGACTGTCCCCTTCGAGACACCGAACTTATCAAAGGTATCGAACATCGTGTTTTGCATGGTTCCGGTTAGGCCCTTAATCAAACCTGAAGAACCCATGCTCTTACCGATACGCATCAACGCATCAGCCTTCGACAGACGACCGCTCTTAGCAGCCACAACATCACCCATAATGCGTTTGAGCATTGCTGGGTTCTTACGGATGGTCTGTGCCGCATCCGCACTGAAGTTCTTAAGAACGTCAGGTAACGCATTGAGTGTTTGGTTGGCCTTCTGTTTGTAGGTGTCGACCGTTAGAAGTGCATCCACCGGTCCAGACTTAAACAGAGAACTTGCAATCTTACCTGTAGACACGGTTATCTCCTAATCGAGGCAAAAAAAAAAGAAGGGGCGAACCCCTCCTTCTTTCTTCAGAGCTTAGAAATGCTGGGTGCCGACTGGCCGCTCCAGTTTACACAGCTTCAGGAAACCAGCGGCTTCCAGCTTCTGCATGAACACAGCAGGAGGATACAACAGCTTACCGATCTGCACGAAGTCGCCATCTTGCACGTCTTCAGGCTGATGGAATTCAAAGCCAGCCATGGTAGGCGGTACCAAACGAACCATGTGGTCGTGATACGCTTTACCAGTAACTTTACGCCAGTACGTCATGTCGGTGGGATTCAGCTTCGGAAGCGGAGTTTCTTCACCAACAATGCGACACTTCAGAACAGATTCCAAACTCATCTTTATTTCTTCCCAATCAATCCAGTATGACCAGCTTTCAAGAAGGCACGGATGTCTTCCAAGTCGGTCACCAACGTTCCTGTTTCCTTGGCGTTTACCACTTTACATTTCTCCAAGGAGTCAGGGTCTCCATAGTAATAGTAATGGGTAAACGGTAGCTCGCTCTCGATGAACATCTCGAACAGCTCTTGGTTCTGTGTAATCTTGGCTACTAAGCCAATACGGAACATCCAGTCGAACTGTAGATCGAAAGCCATGTGTTCACGGCTCAGCTCTACACCCAACTCTTTTGCCTTGTAGCCCCACAGCTTACGGAACTCCTGAAACCGGCGTCCTGTCTTCAGGAAGTAATGGAGTCCCTCGGAGGATTCGAACTGACCCAGCAACGGATGCCAGAACGGTTCATGGGCGAAGTTAGTTAGCTTCAGTCCCAGTGGCGTCTTCGCCTTGGTGTATACGTTCAGATGGGTGATCCCATCGAACTTAGGGTGCCAATCGCTCACACTAAAAACCTTTTCTTTTTTTGGGCATAAAGCCGCCTCGTTAGAAGCGGCGGTGAGTTAGGCATCTTTGTGTGCATCAGTGATTGCTTTGATTGCCTCAGCGAGGTTCGCAGCAGTCACCCCAGGATGCTTAACGGGAATAGCAGTTTCATCAGACTCTTGCTCAGACTTGTCGCCCACATGAATGATAGCAGAGTACTCGGTCTTGAGTCCAGTGCGCCATTCAAATTCCAGAGTTAGCCGGACACGTCCCGGATTCAGGAATCGGATTGCTTTCTCAAAGACGCCCCATGTCATGGAACGCTTCAAGAGTTCTTTCGACAAGTTACCCCTTGCGGAGGACATGTCTCGAGAGTTTTGTGGGATACGGTTGCGGGGATCTTTCAAGTACCGCAGCATGTTACGGTTCCACGTGTTCATGCTGAAGTTCTGGTCACTCAAGATCTGCCGAAACAGTTTGCTCAACGTACCAGTGGCTTCTTCGGCCCTTTTCGTTTTAGAGCTGAGTACCTGATTGAGTTCCTTGTTTTGCATACGTTTGGACCTCCAGGAAAGCTTTAACTACGGCTTCCACATCACCCATCAGGTGCGTGAATTGACGGGTGTAGTAATCGACTCCGCTTTTAGAGTCAGCGCTTTCGAACAGCAAAGCTTTCTGGAGATATTCCAGTTGTAGGTTGAGTGCATTATAAACCTCCACAGGTTCTAGTTGATGACCCTTGTCAGTAGCCAAGTAGTCATCCAGTTTTACAAAGCGCACGTTACCGGGTAGGTTACGGCTTTTCTGGATACGTTCAGGCACTAAGCCTTTGTCATGTACGATGCGTGAACTCTCGTTCAGCAACAGTAACAAGGAATGTACCGTAGGGTTGATCACGCTGACATTGATAGAAAGTCCCATCAATGGTGTGTATCGCTTGAGTTGTGCGGGATCAACCAACCGTGCCAAATCCATGCAGTAACGAACGTCGGCATGAACGACTCCGTCTACTGTGTGTTTCAGGATCACCGATTCGATTTGATTCTGCAACGTGGGTGTCTTTCCAAATCCTCCACTAAGCAGTTTTCTCAAACTAGCTTCAATGGAATAATATACATTTGTAATCTTTTTAAGCGAGGAACTGAACATGTCTGAGGACCTTTTAACGGACGACAACATTCTACGGTTTACCCAAAAGCAACGTAAAGCCCTTGAGGCCGAGTTGATGAAAAATGGGTGGCCTAAGGATTCCGACACCCAAGAGCAGTTGATGACTCTGTGGAACGACATGGACCGTCAGGCCTTGGGCAACAAGCGTATCGGCGCGGCAGAGAAACTGGCTGACTCTGATAAGTACGTAGCGAGCGTTATTGCTGACGTGGTGCGTAAGTTTGGCTCGAACATTCCTTATGAGAACGGTGCGGCCATGACTGTCGGTGGAGGCTTACTAATTGAACAGTACGTCGATGGCGAGCAACACAAACTCCCAGCAGCACTACCAGTTCCTGGGGAAATGGGTATCGGTACAGCGAACATGAACTTCAACGACTTCGTGAAAGACTTCGAAGACGAGTGAACGACATAGTATCGTCATACACCGTAATTTTAAATACGGTCATAGAGAGAGGCCAGAAGGCCTCTCCTTATGCCGTTACCGAACAGGACAGAACTGCTTAACCCCTAACAACTGAAGATTCATGTACAGCTTGTTGGTGAACTCCAGCATCTCGAAAGGAGACACCACACCAACGTTGGGCACTGTAATGTCTTCCTCAGTGAAATCCCCTACCGCTGAGATCCCTGGGGCAAAGACAGTGATCGAGGGAATCACCTTGTCGATGAACCGCTGTTCCTGACATCCCATCCAGTGGTTGTAGTCATACAGGATGTAAGCCGAGTAGTCAGCATCCAAGAACGCAGGAGTGATCTCGTCAGGAGCCATCCACGTGTGTTCCAGATGGACTTCATTGTTGACGAACACGGAGATGCTGGTGAGGTAAGCCTCGATCTCCTCGTTGGTCAAATGGTACGGGTAGAAGTTGATGGTCAGCTTAACGTCCGACACTAGGGGCGTGTTGATCCGCTGGTCACACAGGTTTGCAAAGATGCTCGTCAAAGACAGACACATCTCTGTGGCTAACCCACCCCGTAGCGTATCGACGTCCCTTTTGGCGTACTGAGCTTTGTAAGCCTCATTCGTGATCATCCCGTCCGTGTACTTCTCAAAGTCGTCAGACAGTCGCAGCCAATAATAGTCCATGACCATCTTGGCTGCTGCATCCGGATTGACCCGAGCAATGGAAGGGAGTCGGGTATCAATCAGGGCATCAATCTCGCAAAGGATGTGTTGATCCATTACGCAACTTCCTCTTCAGGGCGCAGGCCAGCCAAAACGACGTTGAGGTCTAAGAAGTCAACCAGCAACACCAGCACCAACCACGGGTAGTAAGTCATGAAGAGTTTGAGGTTAGCCTTGGAGGCCATCCGCTCCAACAGGTCTTCACCAATGGTTTCCTCTTCGGTCAACTCAATGCTGGCTTCGTAGTGGACGGTGAAAGCATCAGACAGGTCTTCGATCAAACTGGTCCAAGCTTCACTACCCAGAATGAAACGCATCTGCTGAGCACCACCGTGAATGAAGTCAACCAGCACTTCTTTGTCACGAATGTGTTCCCACAGTTCCTGAATCTGAGTCGCAGTAGCCAGTTGGTTCAGACGGATGTCGTTCTGGAGGAAAAAAAGAAACTCCACTACATCCACTTTACCTGCGTCATCCAACATCGCATCGAAGCGACGACGGAGAGCAGCAGTGATGTCATTCAGTAACTCTTTCATTACTTGTCCAGTGTGTTATCGAGGTGGATGGTTTTAAGTAGGGTTGACAGGGTAGTCACCGACTTAACCTTGGTGCCGAACTGGGCTAAGTATTCAATACTCACCCCACCGTTCTCGATGATGGCACGGTTCATGGCGTTAAAGGCCTTGGCGTCACCACCACGGAACTTAATCAGCTCAGTGATCGTTGCATCCAGACCCTGAGCGAACAACACCTGCAACTCAGGGAAGGAGATCTTCGAACCTTTGGAAGGGCCGGTGGATTGGCCAGACAGTTCGTCGATGTGCTTGTTGTTCTCAGGGATGGTTGCCTTACTCTGCAACAGTTGAACCTGACGACGCAGTGGAACGTCAATGACCAGATACTTCACAGGAGTCTTGTAGACCTCACCGGTAGTCGGGTCTGTCAGGATCAGGTATTGGAAGAAGTCGTGACCCAGTTCCTTAGCGATTGCCAAGTTACGTTGCAAGTCTAACTTCTGCTTCGACAGGTTCGGAGTCTTGATGGTTAGGATCTCAGTCCCGTCATCCAGATTCTTCATGAAACGGTCGAACTCAGCGTCTGACATCTCAGCCAAACGTTTTGCGTAGAACGCGGTATTCGGGCTACCGGGTAGGATCTTTTCGATGTACTTCAAGATCATATCGGTAGCAGCTTTACGATTGCCCATGATGAGTGTCCTAATTAGTTCCCTATAGGATCACTCATTAAGAACGAACTTAAGATAAGACAGACCGTGTGCGTAGGTCAATGTAGCGAAGTGCGACTGTTGGGAGAAGTTCTGTGTGGCCATACGTCGCGATGTGAATTCGACAGCATGGGTACATTGTTTCAGGAGGTGATCCAACGCTTCTTGGGCTTCTACATTGTCTCTTGATAACCGAACGCCATGGTGGGGTAGGCGTTGCTTGGTTACGCAGTAGGTCATTGCGTTAACAAACTCTGTACAACCTGACATGTGAACCACTACACCGACACGCGGTAGTTCTGGGTCCCATCCCAAGTCTTTCAATAAACTCAGCACGGTGTTCTCAATCGACACCATGTCCCCTACGAAATCTGAGCAATACACCAGCAGGTGTATGATGTCGTAAAGACCACGGGTTTGATACCGCACTTCATACGAAGGCATTGCGTCGTTGCATTCCCTCACACTACTAACATTGTTGAATAGCGTCTGATCAAAACCATCTGGCATCACAATCCCCACCGGTGCCTTGCGGACAGCCTTCTGAACCAAAGCAAATATATCAATAGAACCATCAGCACGGATGAAAGGGATGTCGACGTTCATGATCTTACTTCCAGGCAGGCAACCCGTAGGCTACAATTGTTGGGGCTACGTGTTTGTTAAAGAGACGCAACCATTCGCGCTCAGTGACATCATCCATCAAGCATTCACGCTCGTTAACAGTCGAGCACGGCAACATGCCCAACTGAACCCGCAGGTAGTTGTTGAGGTGAACCATCGGACTCGCTCCGTTGTGGGCGTGAGCCGGGGCGTGTTGGGACAGTTTGGTTGCAGCATCGTTACTGTGTTTACTCAAGCATTGTACAACTGATTCGAAGAAGGGATTCATTTTCTAAGCCTCTAAAGTTAGGAGAAGGAGACACCACCTATATAGTTACCTCGTTGTATTAAGAATTACAGGGAATAAAAAAATAACCCTCTGGACAAGCCGGGTTATTTTGATTACGTTCAGTTGCTAATCCGATTACGGATAGCGTCGATCTCGTTATTGATCGCTGTGGCGCGACCACTGATGCGCTCAGCAATACATCCAATACGTTGAGCTTGATGCTGTCGCACCCGTTCGATTCGAATGCAGTACTGAATATCGGCACCGACTTGTTCGATAGCCGCCATCCAGAACTCCATCATAAACAAGTCCCAACTTAAGATTGCAGCGAGACTATGAGTCAACAGCGTCACCATGTTGTCTTCGGTGTACGGCATGTCGGGACTCTTCACCACACGATCAGCCAGACCGCGCACTCGATGTAGCTTCTTTTGAAGCTTACCGAGTTCGATCATTTTGACATTGATCAGGATACGACCAGCGTTGTATTGTGCGTCAGTTACCATTTTCTCGTTCTCCATAGAACTTCAGATTAGTGTTGCAACTTACCAGATGCGGGTAACGCCCCACAGAGTGTTGTCATCCCAGTCACGGTAGGTGCGAACACGTTCTTCCATAGGAAGGTTTTCAGCATTCAGTTTATTACCCACTGCCCCACGAGCCCAATGGAGTTCGTTGTTCTGGAAGTCCAGAGTGCACATGGTTACTGCTTCACCGTCCACCAGACCTACTACAGCTTCGTACTCACCTTCGTTACCGAAGAGAGCAGCGTGAGTCAGGCGTACAGTAGTCTTGCGGCGTTCGTCGTAAACGATACCGCCAGAAGCTTTCAGGGTGTTGATGATGGATTCATTACGAGCACGGCGGATTTCGATGTTGTTCATGATGTGTTCTCCATAGAACGATAGATTAGGTTTGAACAAGAGATTTATTATCCTATTCACTTTTGTAATATATATCTGAGATTTTTTTAATTGGACAAACGGCATAAAAGCCCAACCCGAAGGTCAGGCCTCTATGGTTAATCTTTGGAACGACGAAGACAGAGCCGAAGCAATCCACTTAGGGAAATCTTCTTAAGCTCCAACCGCCGGAGGGTGAACAACCAGAAGGTGATGCGATCATCAGTCACCAGATCGAGACACTTCTTTTTCAAGTCCATTCGCTTGATAGGACCAGGACGCCAATCCATTACGCTGCTGCCTTATTGACAGTACCTTTGTACCAGTAAGGAACGTACTCGCCTTTGGCCATACGCAACAGGTCGAAGGTGGACATGAACTGTTTAGGGTTCTTGTTCTCTTCGAAGTCCCAGTAACCACGAGTGTCCAACAACTCGTCCCAGTTGTAACCCATGGCCTTGATCTTCTCGTACAGATCTTTAGGCTCCATCAGGTAACCACGAGTTTGAACAAACCCGAGGTTTTCCATCTGGCACAGCTCGGAGGTGATTTCCATCGCCCGCTGGAGACGCACGTTGTCGCGGATCTTGCCTCGGACTGTGGTCCGCTGCATGGTGATCTCAGGACACAGTTCCATGTAGTACGCACGGTCGTGACCACCAATACCGTACTTGAAGAACTTACAGTAGTTGAACTCAGTCATCCCAACCAACAAACCTTCACGCTGGGAGTAGATCACTTCGAACGGCATCCCTGTAGGGCCCGCCTTAGCTCGCAGGTTCTGTAGAACCAACAAGTTCAGGTCAGTGTCGCCTTCAAGGTTGTCATCTGGTCCTGCTGGGAACTCAGGAGCTTTGGTGGCCTTGTTCTGGAGTACCGTAACGCTGTTGCAGTACCACAGGTTGTTCGTGAGGAAGGTGAACTTCTCAGGAACGTTCTTGAAGACGTTCTTCCCTTTGAGGAAGGCCAGCTTCTTCGGATCAGGTGCGTACTGATCGAGCTGGTGTTTGTCGCCCACGTGTGCCGTTGCGATCAGGTAGTTGTTAGCACCCGCCGTCAGGTTCGGCAACTGCATCAACATCTGCGTTTTGGCCGCAGCAGAACGCAAGGCGTCAGTGTTAGCTGCCGAGTCACCGATCTCGTTCTTGTCGTAGATGCCTTCGACCGAGTCAGTGATGAACATACTGAGGGAGTCGATCTCGAACAAGTGCGGCAGGATGCACTTGATGAACTCACCTTTGTTGTCGATGAAAGGCATGGTCCGTTGTAGGGACTTCGCTTCTTTCTTCTTGAGGATCGACATGTCGCGGAACTTGTCGAACCACTTGTTACCCGACACCATGGTGGAGTCAGTCAGAACCAGCTTCTTCAGCTCAGCCAGATCTTCGCCCATGATTTCAGGGAATTGCATCGCCAGTTGATACAGGCGTTCCAACGTCATCGAAGTTTCGGTGTCGTAGAAGTTAGCCTTGGCCAGATAGCGTGCCATGATGCGCAGGATCATGAAGTGGGCAATGAGCGACTTACCCATGTTGCCGCGACCAGCGATACCAGTGAACGGAGACAGTCCCCCGTTCATGATCATCTCCCCGTTCTTACCTTTGTAGTAGCGTCCGGTAGGGAGGTCAAACAGGCAGCCCAAGTTAAAGAATGGGCGCAAGCGTGGTGCCTGTTCGAAAAAGTCGTCTAATTCCATGTTTTACTCGCTACTGTGAATGGAAAAATAATGTTCTAAACTCATTTGATACGTCCCGTGAGTTTAATTTTATGTGTCTTTGCTCAATCGAGCTTTCCCACTTAAGGTGACCCCATGCAAATCTCTTTAGAACAACAGGCCAGTGTCCTGTCAATGGAGGCGTTTAACCTACGTGCTTCTCTGACTACACTGACCAAAGTCTTCCCTGCGTACGCTCGTGGCATTGGCGACACTATCAGTTCATATCTGGCCAATGACCAGATGCTGATCCCGTTGGTTAAGGTTGACAAGAAAACCAACCTCGCCAAATCGGTGGACTACTCAGCCCATCGTAAGACCGCTATCTATGGCCCTGCCGGTTTGCAGACCACGTACCTCAATTACCTGAGTGCCGTAGAAGGCTCTGTAGCGCTCGCTAAGGAAGTCTACGCCGAACAACTGGTACCGTTCAACGCGTGGATCGGTGGCCTCTTGGGCGACCCTGAGTCGCTCAGTACCATCGCTGTCAAGCAGGACGTGTTGAAGTTCGACGAGTCCGACATCGAGAAGTGCAAGAAGCAACTGGAGAAATGCGTTAACCGCGCCAGCTCCCAGACCAAGCACGAGTACGGTAAGCTCGTGAAGCAGAACGCTGAATGGGACGAGATCCTGACCAAGACCAACCAACTGGTCGTGTCCTACCAAACAGTCAACCGCACTGCGGTGCTGAACGAAGTAGACGCCCTCAACGAACAACTGCTCAAGTTGGCTCAGCGTATTCAAGATGAACCCGAAGTCTATAAGGCTTCCGGCATCACCATCTCTGAACTGGCTAAGCGTTGCTTGGTGGTGGCTCGTTCGGTAGAATTCTACTCGATCACTGGTTACTTGATGACTGAACTGTCAACGACTGTCCAATCTTCAGTAGATGCACTGAAGCGTCTGTAAGCGTCATAAAGACTGACTACCCGGCTGAGGCTAGGTAGTCAGTCTGCTATGCTGGTTGTTTTAAACCAACCCCAACCGTGCCGTTTGAATAACAGTTCGGGCATCTTCTACCATTTTGGCAGTGTCGCCGTATTGCATCCACTTTGGCATTGCTTGCACTACCTGGTCTGCACCCGCTTTAAGCGAACCACAGGCAACCGCTTTGTCCAAGTCACAGTTCTGCCAAATCCGTTTGGAGAATAGAGCTGGAATCTCAAGCGCTTCTGCACAAGAAGCCAAGCTCATCTTCTCATTCAGCAGTTCAAGGTCTTTCAACTCAGTATGGGAGAGTTGCTTCAGTCCCGCGAAAAGACTAACGACAAAGAATAGTCTCTTCCCGTAACGTGGCAACCCCACCCGCAAGAGACGCGACAGTAGACGTTTGTTCAACTCACTGACGCGCTCCGTGATGGAGGTGATAGGGTTCATAGGGCGTTCTCAGTTCAACTGGTCAATAGACAAATGTTGGAATAAATACCAGCCCAAATACCAATGTCGTCGTCCGTCTGAATGATGGTAGCGTAACGGAAGGCCGTATCGCTCTCACGCCATGTGATCAAATGGACTTTGGGATTCAAGGCCGCCAACGCCGACAGCGTATTACGGTTTGCGATGTCAATCCCGATCGTGACCGGGAGTTTGAACACACCCGCCTTCACTCCTGTGTCATACGCCGCTTCAATCTCCAGACGTTTAACCGTGCTGTTAATTGCTGGGAGTAACTTCGTCACAGGTTTCTTCTTTGCGGTATTTACCTCATAGAGTAGACCTGTAATGTCGTTAACAACGACCCCCTTGGCAGTTGGGTTGCCAATGTAGTCGATCAACATGCTTTCCATGACACCCATCTGTTGCATCACACGGAAGGCGATACGAGGTGGACGGAGTTCTTTCGTCAGGAGCAGGTTGGCTGGCGTGAACAGATCCATCTTGCCGTAGTTGTGTTGATGGAGGAACTTGTCCCCGTACTTCTCCAACTCGGTGTAGACCTTAGCCGAGGTAATGTTGTTGACCCGACCGATAACCATGCTGTTGAAGCCACCGGTGTCCAAAGAATCTTGGTGCGCAGTGATCATCTCCAGTACAGGGTTACGCTCTTTGAGGAACAATACCGAGAAGGAAGCCGAGCTGACAGGTTTACCTACGAAGTCGTCTTCTGCACCGTGTTCACCGAGGTAGTAGACCACACGACCATCGGGACTCTTCTGAGTCCCGCCCACGTTGGTATTGAAGTACCAGTATGGGTGAGAGATCATGCGGTTGTAGTCGGCCTTGAAGCTCCAGTAACCTTTGGAGTCTGTGAGTTCCACAGAACGAATCGACAAACCTTTCTTACCGGCAATGACTGCCGATGAAGCCAGCAGGTCAACCGCATCGTTACCGAGATCACCACTGTGACCGCGTACCCAACGCGTGTAGATCTGCGTGCCACGTTCTTCGAGGATGCGCTTGGCTTCCAAGACCTGTTGCCACAACTCAGCGTTAGCCACTGGTGTGGTGTCAGGTCGCACCCAATTGTTGGCTGCCCATTTACGCGACCAGTTCAGCAGGCCGTTCAGGGCATACTTGCTGTCGATTACCAACATCACGTCGACTACCGCTTTGTTCTCGATGACGACTTGAAGCGCCTCGAGTAAACCGGTGACCTCGGCAATGTTGTTGGTCGACTCTGGAATTTGCGAACCGTACCCGTCAATGTACTGTAGAGGTGTGACGAGTCTGATCTGCGGGTCCACGAAATGCTCGACCTCAGGATCACGGTCCGCTGCTTTGTAGTTATAGAAGGAACTCCCCGGAGCCCCTTCCACTGCGTCGATGTACCCGAAGTTGGTTACTTGTTGGGGACACCCAGTACCTTGTTTTGCTTTTTCGGTCGTGTAGATGTATCCATGGATACCCCAACCACCCACACCGCGAGACGGCTTGCAGCCACCGTCAGTGTAGATCACGGCGTGAAGGCTTGCTTCCTCTTTGCTCATCGGGTTGTTCCTAAAAGTTAGTTCTTCTCAAGAGATTCGTGGTGACCGTAATTACTTACTTGTGCTTATTACCCCGAGTGCGTTCGAACTCCAAACTCACTTCCAAGTCAGCAACTCGTTTCTCCATCCAGATCTTTTCGGCTTTCACCGCAGCATGATCTATCTCTTGATTGTGGTGTTCGTCGCGGAGGGCTTCGTATTTGCCAACCAGATCAGCATGGTCGGTGATCAGACTTTGGTACTTGGTAGTAGTCTCTCGACTCTCTCTCAAGACACGATCGTATAACCGAGCATACTCATGAGAACTCTTAGCGTTCCCAACAGTCAACAGCAGGAGCACCAACGATGAACACAGCAGGGTTACGATACTTTTGTTGCTGACGATAGCATCCCTGAAGTCTTTGTTCTTGAAGAACACTTCCCTCACGAATGGCCACAGCTTCAAAAGAAACTTGAACAAAAGAACAGCATTGGCGATCATGGTAAAGTTTGCTCCGTCTAATGCTCAAGAATGGTATAGGTAAATTCTTACTGAACCCTACCCACCCTCGAGGTCCTTACATGTATAATCTTAAAGGGTTTATGGTCTTCGCGCCATTGGCTGACAACTCATTCGACGTAATTGCACCTCTTGGGGAACTCTCAACCCATTGTGCAACCTTTGCTAAAGAGAAGGGACAATACACTAACGCTACTTACGCTGATTCTAAACTAATCAGTTTCCTGAGTCAACAGGTAGCAGTAGACGGAACCAAAACTCAAGTCGCTACTCCGGTAATTCACCAGAACGCTGCACTGAGTTTGGCCCAATGGGTTTTCACCAAATCCATGGCTCAAGAGATCTCCCTCGACCGCGAAGCTTTCGGCTCCGCACTGATCACAAGTTACGGTCTGACTCACTTGGAGTTAGCCTTCGGTGAGATCATTGGTGACGGCTCTCGTTACATGCCTGAGTGGATCAGCTATAAGCTGGACGACTCGGAAGACAACCGTGTACGTCTGTGGTTTGCCGATGACTCGTTCCGTCGTCAGTACGATGAATACGAACTGGGCTTCGTTCCACCGATTCCTGTACTCGACGATTTCTTTAAAGACCCCCTGATCGTGAAGGCGGCAGTTGACGCGTGGACTCTGACCCAAGCTCTGGAAAAGGCAGACGTGTTGAAAAACCGTAAGCCTGAAACCGTGATGCTGAACAAGGTCTACAAGTACTTCGCTCAACTGGCTCCGTTCATTGATCTTGATACCAACTGGACCATCATCATCTGGGGTCCGGCTGGTAATAACCCAGACGTCATCAAGCAAGAACTGGCCAAATGGATTCTGGCGAACTCACAACATACCGAAGAAGAATGGATGGACATCTTTCCAGACATCTTCACGTCGACTGAGTACGTCATCACCCCGTTCTGGGATGAAGTGGCCATCGAACAGAAGACGATCATCACCGGTGTGTATTCACCGACTGTTCTGGTCAAGGATGCCATTGCAGTTTCGAACCTGACCATCAAGGGTAAGAACTACAACCAGCTCCACATCGACGAGAACCTCTGCGTCTCCAGCGTCCTGTATGGCTCGCTGTGTATGTCCGTCTGTGGTGGTCCGTACAACCGTGATGGCATCAAGAAGTTCAACGACCAGTGGCCTGACTATATCAACGTGTCGACCAACTCGCCAGACTTCAACCGCATGAAGTTGCCGACTCAAGACTTCGTCAACCTCCTGTACTCGATGTTGCTCGTCGCTGAGAACGCCACTCTGTTCTCTGACATTCCTTTGGGCATGTCTCGGGTTACTCGTGATGGTATCGTTTACATCGCGGCTTCCATGAACGACATTCTGTATCTGGTAGTTACCAAGTACTCGATGCTCGACATCTGAGGTGAGTAATGGCTGGTATCACTCCTCCGCTGTTAACGAAAGGTCGCTACACGTTAGTTGAACCTTTCACCGCTCTACCCACCGTCCTTTATACGTGTTCTGCTCTGCGTACATTCGACGAGTGTTTGGCTGGTGGTGTGGATGTCCTTAACGGGATCTACATTCTCGCAGGCCTGACGAAGGCTGAGTACGACCGTGACTATAAGGCTGGCAAGAAGATTGTCACCCTGATGTCCGATACTGAGACTCCGATCTACGTACCGGATTCTTACATCGAGTCGTTCCCCAACTTCGACGCAGTTAACTACAACCACATCGTGTGCTCACTGGACTTCGGTGCGTTGCCGGACTTCATGAATCTGGCAAACTTGCAACTTGAGATTGCTGGGTTGGCTTCTGATGTCGTGGGTAAAGAACCTGTGGTGAAGATCCATCGAGCAGCTTCGAGTGGGCTGATCACTCCAACAGAACACGAAACGGCTGAAGTGGCACGGTTGGCTGCAATCAGTCGCCGCACTACCTACCGGGCTGAGAACATTCAACTCCGGGCACAGGTGACTACGTTGACAGAACAGAATGCGGTCTTGGTAGCACTGCTCCAAGAGAACAACATTTTGTGACGGCATAGGGAGAGGGCGTGAGCCCTCTCCTTTTATGCGATGAAACGGAAGATCGTAATCCCCCGAGCGTTAGCGTACTGTTGTACGAATAACAACTCGACCAACCAAGAGATGAAGGCGTCCGACCAAATACCGCGTAAGTCTCGAGTAAGAAATCTTTCAATCTCTTTCTGACGAGCCTGTCGACGGTTGTTGAGAATCGGAAACAACATCTGAACGTACAGCACAGCCAAAGTCACTTGAAGGTCAAACTGATTACGCCCACGATCAATACAAAGCTCGTAAGCAAACTCGTTGGCCCGCTGTAGTTGTTCAGTCATCAACTCCGGCTTACTGAACAGGAGTACAACCCCAGCCTCAGTAAACTGATGGAGTAGAGAGTTCACAGTCATTTCGAACGTGATGTTGTTCTCACCATCAAAGGTCCTGCTGAAGACCATGTCGCGGTGTTCCTTGAACAACCCATCTCGCAAACGAGTGTAAGCCGGGTGGTATTGGAACAATGCTGACTGAGGGATGTAACCGTGAACGAAGGTTCTACTCACACGGAGTACTCCCAGCGAAGGTCTTGGTCCTCGTAACGGGAGAACCACCCCAGCCTGTTGGCATTCAGATCAGCACCTGAGAAACCAAACGCCGCAGTGGCACTGCCCATTACACCACGATGTAGGCAAACTGCGTAGCGATCCCACGCCATTTCCAGACATGGCGTCACCTGAATGTCCATAGCGACTGGAGAGAAGCAGTAGTTATACGCTTCCAGAACCTCACACTCACCAACGGCACACGGAATTCCATCACGTTTCGGGATGTAGAAAATCGGTACCCCAGAGATCAGCTCATGCTGCTCCAGTAAGAAATCTTCAACCTTTTCAACCACACCCAGCGCATCGAGATCACTCATCATTAAGCCGCCTTATTACACGTCGTTAGAACCAGATTCTTCTTCCTCTTCTTCGTCAGAAGAGTCTTCTTCTTCGAGGTCGTCTTCTTCAGACTCCTCTTCGTCTCCGCCATCGTCCCCGGCGCCGGAGTCGTCACCGGAAGTATCGTCACCGGAGCCTTCCTCACCATCCGAATCGTCGGAACCGCCATCGCCGTCGCCGAGACCGTCGGAACCATCGCCGCCACCGGCACTGCCGTCAGCGTCATCAGCACCAGTACCATCAGCACCCAGGCCTTCACCTTCACCTTCGCCATTGCCTTGGTCTCCGTCGCCACCGTCGCCATTATCTGGCAGACCGTTATCGGCTTCGTTCACCCCTTCAGGGCGTGGGTTTTGGTCGTCTTCGGACAGGACGAGGGTACCAGCTTTCATGGCCTCTTCCATACCCTGAACGATTACACCTTTGGCTTCACCTACGGCCACCGGATCACCGATGCCAGCCATAGCGATGCCACGGTCGCGCAGGAGTTCTACGCAGGCCAGGATTTCGTTGAGTTGCTTGATCGCATCCAGAACCAGAGGTTGGCCGGTTTCTGGGTCAGTGGCTTTGATGCCCATGAAGTTCAGCTTCGAAAGAGCCTTACCCAGCTCACAAGCTTCCTCAGTGGCCTTCGAGACCAGAGTTTCAATAAGGTTCATGCGTATTACCTTTACAGTGGGTTTAAAAGAGTACCGCACCGCCCAGCATTGGGTGGTGACTGAGCGGTGGTTGACGTCCTTTCACCTTATACGTGAAGGTGGAGTTATCAAACCATTAGTGCGGCGATCAGACCATTGTAACGTGTTGGTTGTGTTTCACCGGGACAGAGATGTTGCTCGAATCCATCACCATGACTTCTGCTTGGGTGAAAGCCCCGTGAGAAGAAGCGTAGTGAGAGATCATGAATACTTGAGAGAATCCTTTCGATTCCACCAAGTCTTTAATGAAGTTCATCACGTTGACCTTGTGAGTTTCATCAAAGGTTGCCCCCAGTTCATCCAGATACAGCGGGTAGTTTGTCAGACGCAGATAGAACATCACCAACAACACGAATGAGAAGTTGATCATCTCCTTCTGACCACGGGAAGTCCGACCCACGTCTTCAGGACCGTTTGGCTCACCCGCAATCCGAACAGGGAAGCGGTAGTTCAGTTCACCTGAGTCGGTCCCACACGCCAATACTTCCAACTGGTACGTCCACACGTTCTCAATGATGGCGTTCATGTGCTCAGTGAAGCCGGAGATAAAGCCAGACATCTGCTCAGCAATGTAACCGTCCTTAGGAGAGAGGATGTCAGCAATCAGCTTGTTAGCTTTATGTTTGACGTCCACCTCGTTACGGAACCGTTCCATGTCCTCCAACAACGCTTGGATGGTTTTCTTCTCGTTCAACTTACCATTCAGGAAAGCCAGACGGGATTGGTGTGCACGCGTCATCTCAGCAATAGAGTCATCACGCATCTCTACCACGAAGTCTTCGAACGCAGTCAGAGACTTGTCGTAACCCTGACGTAGTTGGGCATCCATCTGCATAAGCTGTTCAGCCTTCTGCTTCATGATCACCAACTCGGTACGACTGGACTCCAGTTCGATCATCTGTTCTGTCAGCGAAGAGATCTTCTGATTGTTCTGTTCGATACGTACAGACAGTTGTTCCGACCCATTGGTCTTGCGTAGAGCGTCTACCGTTAGCTCCAGCTTGTCAATGCGTTGCATCGCAGTATGGACTTCCAACCAGACCTTAGCGTCCTTAGAGAAGCCAGAGAACTCAGCCAACCAAGACTTAGGATCATTGTTGACTGCATCCACGTCCAACATCGCATTCCAGAACAGACCCAGTGAAGGGTTGTTAGAAACCAATGCACGGAAACGCATGAAGTAGCCAGAGAACTCACTGGCCTCCTCCAGATACTTCTCCACTGCTTTCAAGTCGTCAGTAGCGTTCTGCAACTTCTGACGGAACTCAACAACATCATTCTCCGCGTTGATCCGACGAGACTCAGAGATACCCGGCAACCACGTATACGTACACTGTGGGCACTCAGTCTTACAAGCACCAGCAATGTGTTCCAGAGTCGCTTCTTCTTTAGCCACTCGGTTAGCGAACCCTTCGACAGACTTCTTGAACTCCAGTCGAGAGTCACGAGCCTGTTGAACAGTCTGCTTATTGAAGTGCTTGTCAGAGTTGTTGGGGATATTGCGCAGTACGTCTCCCAGCTCCTCCTGCACGCTCTCAATCGAGTTGAGCATAGCGCGTGGGTCAGCCTCCCCAAAGTCTTTCCACTTCACCAGATGCGTCTGTAGCTCGCACACGGTGTCACGTAGACGCCCTAACTCGGCTTCGGCTTCTTCTAGTGACTCGACGCCCCCACCTTCCACTGTTTTCTGCAACTGGTGGAGGTCTTCGAGTGCTTCGGTTGTCCACTCACGCAAACCTTTGACGAGGTTCGCTTCCTTATCAATGGTGTTGATTCGGTCAGTGAGTTCTTCCATGGAACTGAACTTGCCTTTAATGGGATTACCCATTGCGAGCATACGGTCAGCCATCTGACATTCCCAGTCAATCATCTTGGCAATGCGTTGTTCACCACCGGAGAGGTTACGGTTGGAACGACTGAGGAACAGGATCTCCAATTCTTTCTGGAGGTGTTCTGCTTCTTCTGCCCATTCTTCTGTGTCACCCAGTGCTTTGAGTTTCTTCTGTTCGTTCACCAGACGCTCAGACAGCTCTTTAAACGTACCCTGTGCATCTCGGGCAGAGCTGCTGTACTTCTTGAACATGTTGAGTGCGTAGGTGAAGTCAGTGTCGCTGAGCATAGTCAGCCACTTACGACGATCAGCAGTCGACATATCGGTGAACAAGACTTGACCCGTAACCAGTTCGTGGATCATGTCGGTCACGCGGAATTCTTGCCAGACCAGTTCTTTCTGGACTGAGACGGTGCCCCCAGGGTTTAGTTCTACCCCGTTCTTCAAAAAGGAATGCTTGGCGCTACCCTTAAAGGTAGAAGTGAGGACGTAGTCTTGTCCTTCGTGCTCCCACACAGTCATCTTCAGACCACCCTTGATGTAATCCTTGGGGTCTGCTGGTAAAGGGGTTGCATCGTTGACTACAGAACTCTTGCCACTACCATTAGTGCCGATGATGATTTGGTACAGGTTGGTTGGCTTGTAGTGTAGGGTCTTGATGTTATTTAGCATCAGTCTACGACTGCCTTCCATTAACAGCTCTAGCATTCGCATTATAAATAGCTTCCCCAATGTTACTAACATAAAGTACAGAGAGCGGATAATAATTAACGTATGGTTTGAAAGCCCATAACTAAGGAGTCTCGTAATGGAAGCTACCTGTTTTAAAATCGTCTCCTTAGGTATCGTTGCTGAGAACAAGCCGATGCGGAACGCAGACGGTAGTTGGTGCCACACCATTCAAGCCACACCGATTGAAAGTCAGTCCATGCTTGACGGCGAACTGAAGTCTAACCCGACGGCGGTTGAAGTAAACGGTGTGGACGGTTCAGGACAAAGTTTCTCCTCTAAGGCCACTGTAGACTCGACGGTAGAGGCCACGTGGCTTCCACTGGGTCAGAACCGTATAACCGCCCCAGACGTTCGTAGGGGCGTTAGAGTGTACCTTTGGCAAGCAGCCGACAGTGATAAGTATTACTGGACGAACGCTGGTCTCGATGCTGGGATGTTCAAACTGGAAACGGTGATCTTTGCGTTCAGTGCTACTAAAGATGAAGGTAGCTCAGGCATCGACATCAACAAGTGTTACTTTATCGAAGTCTCGACTCACAGCAAAGCTATTACCTTACAGACCAGTTCTGAGAACGGCGAGCCTTTCGAATACACCTTCCAGTTCAATACCGCTGAAGGTGCAGTGACTCTGGCAGACGACGTAGGTAATTACTTCGAGTTGGACAGTCAAGCCCACAAGCTGACACTGAAGAACCAAGATCAGTCACACGTAATCCTCGACAAGACTCGCATCAACATCAAAGCCACTGATGAAGTAGTCATTGATGTAGGGGCCACTAAGGTTACGATGACTCCGAGTGGAACCATCTGGAAAACTCCGAAGTTCGATGGGGGTAGTTAATGTCTGGTATTTCTCAAGTAGGGATCGCTACAGCAGGCGGGGTTATCACAGGTCCCGGAGCAGCCAACTTCACGCTAGACGGTGCCAAGGTGTCTTTGTTAGGTGATGACGTCGCAGGACACGGCACAGGCTCTCACGCAGGCCCTAAGATGGTTGAGGGTTCGGCATGGATGACATGGAACGGAATCCCTGTGGTCAGAGCCGGACATAAAGCCAGTTGCAGTGATCAAGCAACAGGTCACGGTACGTGGTCGATTGAATGAGCGCATAGAGGAGGGCACGAAGCCCTCCTCGTTATGCCGTCACAAATCAGAACCGATCTTCAGGAAGTACGCTTTGGAGAAACGGAACGGGTTGATAGTCGACTGAGTGTTGTCAATCGAATTACCCAGTCCCCAGTCCGTGGTTTCAAAGTTGTACTCTGGACGTTGGTTGTCAGCACCAGCCAACACGTAGGTGTCGCCCTCAGTGATGCTCCAGTAGTCGAAGATGCGACCCTTACCAAAGATCACCGGCCAGATAGGACGAGTCCGAGTGAAGTAACGATCTGGCGTCTGAGTCAAACCCAACTGCTCACGATCTACATAGACGTCGTTGTTGTTGATCACAATTAGGAAAGACTGTGACAGAGTCAACATAGCCTTCACGACAGCGTCACTGCTGAATTCGTCCAAACCAATCTGGTCGTAACCACCGTTCTTGTAAGTCAGGTGATTCTCGATGGAGGTCAGGTCAATGAGACGCTTGGCATCAAAGAACCAATCGGCCACCACTTGATTGCGCAGATCCAGACTGAATGCGGAATCCCCAATCCGACGGAACGCACGCTCCATTGGTAGCAAGTAACCCATGAAGCTGAACATCACCGTCTTATCCACAAACGATTCTTCTGTGGAGATAATGGCGTTGACATTGAGATCAGCCACCGTACCACCTGGAGTGATCATGTCTTCAGTGATCGGAATACAACGAACCCCACCGAGGTCTCGGAAGCTCAGGATACCAACGTGGTTGTCGTTAGTGATCCGTCGAGTGGAACCAGCACCGTAGACATGGATACCATTAGAGTCGTAGTCGGAGTAGTGTAGCAGTCCGTTTACGTCCACCAAACAGTTCTCAAAGAACTGCTGATGGTTCAGGCCTTCTTTGGTCAACAGTAAGTCAGTCATGTCCGCTGGGACGACATCGTTACCCGGTGCGATGGTACGGTGAATTGGAGTCAGCGAGTAACCCGCTTGGACAGCATCACGGTACTGAACGTACTTGGCTTTCAGTTGTGGGATCGTGGTGCTAGTCGGCAAAGACTGATTCCCCAACCCTGCCAACCATTGAGTCACGGTGGTGCCCGGCTTGACTAAGGTGATCCGACTGCGGACTTCATTCAAGTCCAAAGACACCTGCCCAACAACAACTGGGTTGGTCAAGATCAAGTAGATCCGAGAGTAATCTGTCCAGAGCTTGAAGACATCCATCTCTGAAAGATCAACTTCTGACCAACTACCAGTACGACCACGCGTTCTGGCTAACGATTTTACGAGTGAGTACATGGCTAAATTCTCTTGAAGGGCGGAACACGAGCCGGGTAATAGTATGGTGCGTATTCTTTTACAGGCAACTATAACATTCGCTGTTTTAACAGGAGTCAACGGTATGGCGCAAACCTATACTTACCCTTTTGACCCTACCGGTTCGGCGACATCGAACGCTGTTGCTAACGAGCGACACGTCCTGTCACCACCGGCATGGAAGGACTATTACTTCATAGTCCCAAAGCAAGCCCCTTACTTCCGGGACTCGTTGCGCGTTATCCATCGTCCATCGGGTAAGCTCCTCGTCGAAGGTGTGGATTACCACTGCACTCACTATTTCCACGCAGCTTCACACGGCGTGGCACGGCGAGTGTACGGTTCGATCACGATGCTCGACAAGACGCTCACGGGTGTCCTCGAGATCAGCTACCAGACCATTGGTGGCGATTGGATTCTGGATGCGTCGGCTGACCTCACCCGTCTGACCAATACGCAAACGAACCCTCGGATCACTACGTGGGAAGAAGTGGTTGATGTCCCATACCAGTTCCCCCCGATTGACCACGAATGGAACCTCGAAGACCTGAAAGGCGTTGAAGCCATCCTCCCGATTCTGGAAGAGATGACTGAAGCCATTCGGACTGCCTCCGGTTCCGAGTTTGCAGCTCACGTTGCAGACAAAGAAAACCCTCACTCAGTCACCAAGACTCAAGTGGGGCTTGACCAAGTTCAGAACTTCCCGTTGGCGAATATTGCAGAAGCCCAAGCTGGCTCTCTCAACACTCGCTACATGACGCCTGTTCGCACCAAGAACTTCGTTGACGCCTACCTGATTCCGATGCTCGACACTCACAAAGACGACCTGAATAACCCTCACGGGGTTACGAAGGCGCAAGTGGGTCTGAGTGCTGTCCTGAACTACGGTGTCGCTACTCAAGCGGAAGCCGAAGCGGGGAGTGTGGCCAACAAGTACATGACGCCTTTGCAGACCAAGCAGGCCATTGCGGCGCTGGCTACTACGGGTCTAACAGCTCACTTGGGTGATGTCAATAACCCACACGCTACAACCAAAGCTCAAGTAGGCTTGGCTAGTGTGGAGAACTTGCCACTCGCCAGTATTGCTGAAGCAGAAGCGGCTTCGCGCAACGACCGTTACATGACGCCACTGATGACGGCGAAGCAGATCCAGGTCTTGGTAAAAGACTCGATGGACCTGCACATCAACGCAACCAACAACCCTCACATGACGACCAAGTCTCAGGTGGGTTTGAGTGCCGTTCAGAACTACGGTCTGGCTACACAAGCCGAGGCTGAAGCCGGTCTGATTGCCACTGCTTACATGACTCCGTTGATGACCCGTAAAGCGATCGAAGCGATTGCGACAGGTTCCATCGGTGCTCACTTGGCAGACAGCAACAACCCGCACGCAACTACCAAGACTCAAGTGGGTCTGGGTTCGGTGCAGAACTACTCAGTGGCCAGTACAGTCGAAGCAGAGTTGGGTGAGTCCAACATTCGCTATATGACCCCTCTGTTGGTGAAAGCGGCTATCGACGCACAAGTGGGTGGCGGTATCGGGGATCACGTTGCCAACATCAGTAACCCTCACCAAGTGACGGCGGCTCAAGTGGGTACGTACACCTCGGGTGCTCTGGACATCAAGTTCGATGAGAAGTTGAACAAGTTGGACCCAGCCACTGACAGTGCTAAGTTGGGTGGGCACACTTACGACGAAGTGTTGGAAGCAGCTCAGTCTCAACTGGCGGATGACAGTGCTAAGTTGGGTGGTCAAACGCTCCAACAAATCATTGACACCATCACTGCGGACGGCGTAGACAACGCTACTAAGCTGGAAGGTAAATCCCTCGATGAAGTCAGTGACTACATTGATGGTCGAATCCCTTACACCAAGCAGTACCGCGTACCTGACTACGAGTACACTCCTGGTGGTAGTGCTGTATATGTCCCACTGATCACTGCTACACCTGACCTCGGTGTGGACCACGAAGACATCGTGGTGTTGATTAACGGTTTGATCGAGTATGGTGACCTCGGCACTACGTCGATGTTGCGGATTAACTTCGTAGCGGACGTGGCACAAGTAATCGTTCTTTCAGGTCAAGCCAAAACGGTTGATCTGGTCTGGTCTCACGTGGGTGGCGTGGTTCGTGTTTGGTTGCGTACACTCGACGAACATTGCGGTACTAACATCACCATTCTGTCTGGTAAGAAGTTTACATACCTCGACCCAGCAGCAACAGTGTTGACGTCGTTACCAGCTAACAGTGCTGACGTACCGGTCTTGGAATTCACTACCGATGCTGAACACCAAACCACGCTGACTTCACTGACCACTGCCTTCGATACCATGAACACCACCCTCGCGGCGTTTGGTTAATTCCTGACGGCACTGTGGTGACATTCTTAGGGGTGTCACCCCTTTAACATTTCTTTTAGGATGACAACTATGGCTACCACTGCCGCTTTGCTAGCCTCACTGAAGGCTAGTGTGGATACAGCGGTTGCAACGCTTGCGGCTCTCGTAAAGCACGTGCCCAAACGCATCGTGGGTGAGTTCGTAACAGTTGCAGCCGGGGGTAACAAAGAGTACGACTTACAGACGCTGCTCGGTGTTAAACACACTGCGTTCGACAAGGACGCTGCTCTGGTCCACGTTCGGGTTAAGGATACGGTATCTGGCTCCCCTACTCTCAACATGTATATCAACTCCGAGGCGATGATTACTCACGCCGTTCGGGCGAACCGTTACGTTCGGGTACTCAACCAGACTGACGCTTCGTTGGACCTGTACATCGGTGTTTCTGTTCCACGTCTACCTTAAGGGGTGATTCATGGCTAACTTAGCATTAAGCGTTGCTCCTGGGTATTACCTCGAAGCACAAAACGCAAGCTGGGTGCTGGGGGCGAACGTTGACTTCGTTAGCTTCACGGAGGATGGTCCTACACCGACCGTCTCTAAGTACATCGCTTACGACACCTTGGTGCCGCCTAACCCGTTTATCGCGGTGACACAGGACGGTACCGGGAACGTTGTTTACGATGGCGGTTTCCCCAAGTTCTATAACAACGTAGCCCCAGCCCTAGGTACTCCGTTCGCTTCACTTGGTGCCCAATGGAAGTACCTGTACAACGCACTAAACTTCTGTGCCAACCCTACGAAAGTGGCGGCAGGTAATAAGAAAGTTCTGGTTCTGGGTGACGTCATTTCCACTGGTTCGTATCCGGTTAAGGGTACGGGGACCAATGGCTTCTTCACTGCCATGACCAACATCTGTAGTATCGCTGGCTACACGCCAACGTTCAAAGATGTGAGTGACTACGCTGGCGGTACAGTATTGAACCCTACCTTGGCTGAGTTGAATGAATATTGCTGCGTGTTGTTCTTCTCGACGGCGTACAACAGCCTGAACACGGACTTGATTACAGAGTCTGCGATCACTGACTTTGCAACCTATCGTCAGCAGGGTAACGGCATTACGTTCATCACCGACCACGGTAGTACGCCGTTCACTGACATTTCTCAGATTCGCCTACACCCACAAGGCACTGGCTTCTACGCCACGGCTAACCGGATCATGGCAAACTTTGGCGCATTCTTCAGCGGCGACTACAACCGGACTCCGGTGAACGTTGGGTTTATTCGTAGCACTTACGGAGACCACCCACTGTACGCTGGGATGTTAGATACCGAGAACATTGCGGCTGGTGGTTCTGAATCAAAGATCATCCTCCCGAACTTCACCAAGTACACGCAAGCTAACATCCCGAACGTGTCGATCGCCAACAACGGTGTGAACTCGATCAAAGCCATTGCAATGATGAATGATGGTACGGTTGAAACCTACAACTTTGTCTACGTGATTGCGACGGGTCAGTTGTTGAAAATCACCGATGCGAACGGTGTGGAGATCAACTCTCTTCCGTCTGGATTCCGTGTCAGTCGAACGTTCAACGTGGAGGTGATCGGCGCTGGGTTGGGGTCGATTGTAGGTGACATCTTGCTCAATGGTCGTCGTGTAGCTGAACTGAGTTACAGTGAGGCTTTGGGTTCGGTCGAAGCTTGGTACGTTGGCGGAAGTCAATTTATCCCGGTTAGAAACGGCGACCTCTACGAGATCCGCATTACCAGCCCATTCACCTTTAGTCGTCAGTTACCGGTGACTCGTAACCACCCTGGGGTCGCTATAACCGCTAGGTTGGCAATGAAGATCAAGATAATGAAAGACAACGGGTTGTCGGGGTCTCACCCTAACGCCGTAATTCGAGATGCTTTGGCCCAGATGAACTTGGACTACTCGCACCTTCAGAATTACTTACACGGTGACTCGGCGTCTAACCTGAAAGTGTTGTACAAGTACTTTGCAGGTGAGTTGGACCTAGCTCCGATGAGCGTCTACGCCTATCCTTCGGTTGCTCTGGCTGCGGATGCGATGTCACGATTGGTACCGCCCTCACAAGCCGCGATCTTCAACACATGGGACCGGTTTGTGAACAACGAGTACTTCCCCGGTGGGGTTGGTGCTACGGGTGAAGCCGCTGGATGGGTTTGGGATGCTGCGAAACAAGCCGCAGTGATGCCGTTGAACACCGGCGGTTGGGTTGGCTTTGTGTCTCCCGATCTCGTCGACAACTACGTGTTGGATGTCGTGATCAAGTCGGATAACGCAGACGACGATAACAACGGTTTGATTCTGGCCTTTAACCGGGTAGCGAGTGTCAACAACCGCTTAATCATCAACGCACAACGCGGTGGTGGTTTGAACCCGACGTTCTCACACGGAGTATACGTTAACACAACGCTCCCTGCGATCGCCCAGTCGGATTTCGCGGGACACCAAGCCCCTAACGCTGGGGATGGTTGGTCAGGTCGTTTCACTCGTATCCGCGTTACTCGAACGGGGGACAACTTCAAGGTCGAGTGCAGTCCTTGGAACTCAATGCTATTCGATCCGGCGGGAACGTTTACCTTCACTCTGAATGATCGACCAGATCTGGCTCAGTTTAAAGGAAGGAAAGCTTACGGTCTCATCAACCAGTCTCAGTCGCAGACGTACTTCACCACCCTCTCCTTTAAAGGGGGTCAGTTGTACGACATCGTAGTGGATGCGTCCTCGAACAAAGTTTACCGTTACTCAAACGGAGCGTGGTCATTACTTACTGGGCTCGATGTCCGGGATGTCTTCAGCGCCCCACGTACCTTGGTGAACTCGGAAACCGATGCGTCGTTCAAGGTAAACCTCGACGGCTCGATCACCCCACTTTGAATAATTAAGGAATAGGTTAGTCATGGGCACAATCATTCTTAAGTACCCAGAAGACCCTACTGGTATCAATCCGAACAACTTGGTCATCAACGAACCTCATGACTTGGGACCTGCCCGTAACCGGGCATTCGTTCCCAACTACGGCTCCTACTTCACGGAGTCGATGATTGTCACTGAGGCGTCGACCGGTCGGGTGCTCACCAAGGGTGTTCACTACATCGCGGCACAACTGCAACAAGATGCCACTCTGGCGATGGACAAAGAGATTTGTGCTGTCGTCGTGGTAACTGATCCTGACGTTCTGGATAGCTTGCTGTTCACTTACCAAGTTGTTGGTGGTGTGTTCAGTACTTCGGCTTCGGCCTTGGCGAAGATGATCGAGAACCTCGACATCGACGAGCGTGCAGTCGAGTGGGGTTCTGTTATTGGTATCCCTTCAGCTTTCCCTCCTGCTCCTCACTTACACGACATCGGTGACCTGTACGGTTTCGAATACCTCGTGGAAGCGTTGGATGCACTGCGTAACGCAATCCTGATTGGCGACGAAGCTGCTCATGATGAATTGCGTCAGTTCATCAACTACCAAGACGGGTTGCTCCAAGCCGCTCTGGATGACCTTCGTAGTGACTTCGAAACACACGAGAACAACAAGGCCAACCCACACGCGGTGACGAAACTCCAAGTGGGTTTGGGACAAGTCCAAGACTACGGGATTGCAACAACCGCTGAAGCACAGGCCGGTACTGTTAACAATAAGTACATGACCCCACTGCTGACGTCTCAAGCAATCACGCAGTTGGCGTTGATCCCGCTGAACAACCACATCGCGGATAAAACGAACCCACACGCAACGACTAAAGCACAGGTCGGTTTGGCACTGGTAGAAAACTACCAACCTGCGACTCAAGCTGAAGCCGAAGCAGGGACTCGTAGCGATCGTTACCTCACACCGTTGACGACTAAGCAAGCCATTACCTTCCAGGCACTGGTTCCGCTGAACACGCACATCAACGATCAGACCAACCCGCACAACACCACCAAGCTACAAGTCGGCCTCGGTAGTGTTCAGGACTACGCAATCGCGAACCAAGCCGAAGCGGAGATCGGTACCTCGAACCTGAAGTACATGACTCCCCTGCGGACTGCTAACGCCATTGCTACTCAAGCCCTTGTGCCTCTGACCACCCACATCAACAACGTCAACAACCCACACGCAACTACCAAGGCGCAAGTAGGTTTGGGTAGTGTTGATAACTACGCTACTGCCACCACGGCTGAAGCGCAAGTGGGCGCAGTGAATACGAAGTTCATGACTCCGTTGCTCACTGCTCAGGCCATCACACAACAAGCGGTTACACCGCTGAACAACCACATCAACAACCTGAGTAACCCGCACCAAGTCAGCAAGTCACAAGTTGGCTTGAGTCAGATCCCTAACGCAATCACAGCTTCACGGGCCTTCAACTCCGATGCTGCTCTGTTGACGGCCAAAGGGATGTACGACCACACAGTGTCGGCTGACCACGATGCTCGCTACGCTCCAAAGAACACCGCTGGTGTTGACTGCTCGGTTCACTGGAACGGTTCGGGGGTGTACGTCTGGGGTGGCGGTACGTGGCGCCAGATTTGGCCTGCTCAGTGGTCGTAGTAAAAAAATAAACACTCAAGGAATCCTATAAGAATTTACTTAGCCTTGAGGGATTGTGAAATGTTGCGCAAGTTAGATGATTTCAAGTTTGACGGAATCACGGAGTCTACTCTACGGGTGGATGACGTTCTCGCAAGTCACTTTCCTTACGAACAGGGTTTGGTGAAGTACGTAGTAGGTGGGCGTTCGATGGACGCCCACAGTCCTTGGGACGCAGTTCAACATGAGGACTGCGTGTTTAAGGTTGAGGGTTACGATAAACTCAACCTTAAACTTTTTGACGAGTGTCGCTATCTAGCGGATCACTTCAAACATATCGGACCGGTGACCTGTCATCTGTTCAAGTCTCCTCTCGGAGCAACCAGTTTCCCAGCACACACTGATCCTGATGACGTAGTGTTACTTATGGTTAGTGGTGCTAAGCAGTTTGAAACCGACGACGGTGTGATCACTCTCAATGAGGGTGAGATCCTGTTTATTCCCGCTGGTTCTAAACACCGAGCAATCAACACAGAGAGTTCTCTGATGTTGAGCTTTGGGTTAGAGCGTTTTCTAGTTGAGAAACTGTAGATGACGTTTAAGACAATCTTTGTGAAGACCACGGGAACGTGTAATCTGAACTGCGATCATTGCTTCACCAACGGTAAGTCCGGTGACAAGACTCACTTTGATCCTGTGCAAACGGGTCAGTGGGTTAAAGAATTCATTGCTAAGTACTCACCCGACACACACCACCACTTGGAGCTACACGGCGGTGAACCATTCTTGGTCCCGGTGCGGGTGTTGACTCAGTTTGCTGCACAGTTTCGTGACTACGACAACGTGTCGATGTGTGCGAACTCTAACCTGACCTTTAAGTTGACTCCAGAGATCCTCTCATTCATTGACGAGTACTTGGGTCAACAAGTGGGCACCAGTTGGGATTACTGGATTCGCTGGAGTAATCAGAAGCAGTTTGACCTGTGGAAGAGCAACTTAGCGGTCTTGAAAGCTCGGGGTGTCAGGATCTGTTTGAAAGTGTCTGTCAGCAGGCCGCTGGTGGCTTCTACAGCCGATTGGTTCCTCGACCAGATGGATGCACTGGGTGTCGATGAAGTAGCCTTAGAACGCATTACAGTCGGTGGGAATTCTGTGGTCAACATGGACGTCTTTCCCGACAATGAGGAGCAGGACAATTGGTACCTAGCCCTCTACAAGCGTTATAAGGAACGTAATCCTTCTTATGACATTAAAACCCTAGACCTGATTGAGCAGAAGCTTAAGTTAGGTATGGTGAAAGTCGACACCAATTGTCGTAATTGCGAACAAAACGTGGTGACGATCAATTCAAACGGTACCTTGGGAGGCTGCCCTAACGTAGCCACCGAACACCGACATGCTACCATACAAGAACCTGTGAAGGTCTTTCTGGAGTCTGACGGGCGTGTTAATGAAATAGTCAAAGAACTTGATTTCTCTGAGTCTTGTGTGCGTTGTGACGTATTCGATCTATGTGGTGGCGACTGTCACCGACTACCTTGGCAAGAAGGTCGATGTGGCGGTTTAAAGAATACCCTCCGACACCTGTCAGGCAGATCCACACAATCCAATTTAATTCTGAAGGTGTAGCGTTATGGCTAACTTAGCAAAAGCCGATGTTGCGTATTATGCGAATGTCCTCATTCGCAACAATGCCAACGCAGGCATCTCTTGGGGTACTAACAACTATCCAGCAGGGGCTCTACCGGAATGGTTCGGTGGCACAACTGCTGGGCGTGGGGAGATCTTCGGGGCTGGTGATTTGGCAAACCCACCCACTGGTCGTCAGGTCAGTTCTGCGCTCAACAATTTTGCAGCGATGTTTGCTGCTATCCGTGCACTGCGTATCGTTATCTACTATCGCAAGACGGGCTCTAAGAACACCACGGCGGGTGACTACACGTATGTCGCTTATGACGGCACCGCGATTGCACACACGGCTTGGGCGGTAGGTGGCGTGGGTAACGACGTACCGCCGGTACTTACCAGAGGGGTTCCAGCTCGAGCTGGGGACGTCTGGTCCTACTGTGATCGCCTCTGGCAGCGCTACAACCAACTGTGTCGCGCGACAGCCATGACGGCGTACAACACCATTTGCCACACCAGTTGCCATGGCGCTTGCCACGGTAGTCGCGGTCGTCGTTAATTAACCAAGGCGTGTTACCCATGGAAAAGATTGTCACTACAGCCCCGATCCCAATTGCTGTGTTGAAGCGCAAGTTCACCGAAGACATCCACTTCGCCATCGACTACGCCAACAGTAAGTTCAAGGGTAAGACCCTGATCACTTACCTCAGTAACCTCAACATCAAGTGCAACCTCATGTTGCAAGACGTTGAAGAAGCATTGGCGTTGACTGCCGAATACCTCTACATTCCAGCCGTGGCTTCAATCCCCGATCTGGAAGACGTGGTGATCAACTTGCTGTTGGCCTATCAAGGTAAACAGAACTGGTTGAATTTTGACATCGACCCATTCGTTGCCGAGCACCGTGAAATCATCGAACTGTGGATCAAGCGTATCAACTCGCTTCCGCTGTTCGCCTTACACTGCTCCGGTCTGTACAAAGAACACGTCGACACCTTCCCTAAAGACGACGACAAGTCGATTGCAGGGATCAACTTCGTCCAACTGATCAAGCACCCATTGTTCCCACTGTTGGTTGCCAACATTGACGAGTGCGACTTCAGTTACAACGAAATGTGGTTCAACGAGTATGTATTTGCTGGTTCGAACCTGTTCTCGTTCTTCGCCGTTAAAGAGAACCCATTGTACCTTGGGTTGATCTCACAACTGGCACCTGATCCTGAAGACAGGGAGATTGATCAAATCTTGGCAGACACAATTGCCGAGTACAACGCTGTCATGGGAGAATCCAATGTTCCACTTATTTAACGACGTCTACGTTCAGTCTGAGATCTTCATGGCGTCGGACTTGGACCGCATCAACATCTCCCCGACGACTGGTTTTGAGTACCACAAGACTTTCGCTGATGACCCCGAGTTGACCCAACTGGGTTTCGCCAAGAGTCTTGATGACTTCACTGGGGAGAAGTTCCTAGAGCTGTTGCGTCTGGCAGCTAACAACCCCACCAAGGTCTTTGTGTTTGTCGATTCGGCAACCTACTCACGACTTTACGCGATTCAACTCAAGGCCCTGTTCCCGAATATCTCGTACGAACACTTCAAGTTCTTCTTCGTTTGTAAGAAGGCAGTGATCGACGGTCGGGCTGCTACGTCCTACGCACCAAGCATTGATCCTCGTGCCGGGGCTAAAATCAACAACGCAGTCGTGGACGAGCTATACCACAAAGACGACTCCGAATTGATCGAAGCGATGGCTGACGTACTGAACGACGAAGGGGTTAACCTCTCCCTCGAATGGAACGTCCTGAAGTTGTTGACCGACGGTGAGATCGGCACTATCCCTGATAAGGTCAAGAACCTCGTCAAGCGGGTAGCGCTGTCAGTAGTCCACGAGACTCTGGGTTCGGTAGGGTTCTCGGTCACTGATCCTCGTAACTGGGAGTTCTTGGGTTGTGACGCTGACACCCTGTTGGAATACGACAGTATCTTCCAGGGCTGCACCAACCTCGGTTACATGAACAACCCTGCGTTCTTGGGCAAGTCGACCTTGGGCTTGAAGATGCCGGACCAGTGGATGATCGAGTTGATCAAACAAGTCCGTGAGTTCCTCGTGTTGAGCGGTGAAGTCAAGTCGCATCTGTTCATGGGCGTGATCCTTGAACTGTACGAGGGTGGCTTCAAGTACGAAACTGCTGAGGACTGCATCGCTGCGGTAACGAGCGTGTTTGCTAACGCTGAACGGACCGTCAGTCTGCCACACAGCGACCTCGGTAAGTACGACGAGAACTTGATCCGCTTCTTGCTACGTAGCGATCGCAAAGAAATCACTGCACTCCGGGAAGGTTCGCAATGGTAGGATTAATACCGCTAGTGGATGTCCTCCAAGACAAAAAGGGGGCAACTAAAGAAGCTCACCTGATTCTGTTCGAGAAGTGCAACCTGCGGTGTTCGTTCTGCCACCAGGATCACGACTCCGAAGTAGGGATGGAAGCCGAAGCCATCATGCAGAAGGCTCTCACCCTCATTGAGACTGGAGACCCAGAAGCTCCAATCGTGATCAACCTCACAGGCGGGGAGCTGTTCTCGGACAACATCCCCGATTGGATGTTCGGTTACTACCTGTCGGCTGGACAACTGCTACTGCGTCACTTCAAGCGGGCTAAGTTGGTCTGGGGTACAAACCTGATCTACAGTGACCTCTTCCGAGTAATGCGGTTGATCAGCATGCTGCGGGCCGAGGCTAGTAAAGATCAGAACGTATGTTTGGCAACGTCCCACGACCCAGCGGGACGCTTCACTGTAGGTAATCGGGAACTGTTTCTACGGAACCTGATGGTCGTCAAGCCTTACGTTGAAACTGTGAACGTGGTGATCACTCGACAGAACATCCAGTTGTTCCTCAGTGGTAATGAGGGTAAAGAGTTTGACTGGTTGTGTCGTAACTTCGATGTGTATTTCGATCACTACATTCCCTCCGAGCGTTACCAAGAGCACCAACCGACTGAGTCAGCTATCAGTCAGCTCTACTTAGCCCTCGACAAGAAGTACCCAAACTCCTACCCCATCAAAGCGTGGAAGGAGAACCGTTTCAATGACACCACCTGTCGCTCTACGAAGATCATCAACAAAGATGGCGTAGTGACAACGTGTTGGTCCGAAGCGGGTAAGGACTCTGTCTTGGACGAAGGGGCTGGCTTGAAAGCCAAGAACGAAGCCGAAGAGCGTTTCCTTGAGCACTACGGTTGTATGTCGTGTGAGTACTTCCAACGATGTGGCTTACGGTGCTTCTTGCACCACAGCTTCATTGAAGGTACGACTACCGAATGTGAAATCAAAAAGATGTTCGATCAGATACTGGTCTGAAGTGTCGGGGTGGGTAACACCACCCCGGTTTTATGTTCGTCATTAAGGAGTCCTCTGTGGACCTTATCATTAAACCCACCGTGGCGTGCAATTTCAAGTGTACTTTCTGCTCCAGTACTAAATTGTCCGAGGACCCTAAAGAGATCGTAGAGCTAGAGGAAATTGAAGCTTTCATCAAGCGGTTTCCTAACACCAACACCGTGATCGTGAACGGTGGTGACCCTTTGATGATGCCTCCGAGTTACTACTGGTCGCTGATTGACATCTTGGACCGTCATAACTGTCCTGCCACGATTGCGTTTACCACTAACCTGTGGGCGTTCTATAAAAAGCCTGAGCTGTGGGTAGACTTGTTTCGTCATCCGCGTGTGGGCGTTGCTACTTCGTTTCAATACGGTGACAAACGACTCAAGGGTGACTTGAAACCGTTCACCGAAGCTGAATTCTGGGCCTGCTCTGATCTGATGTTGGAGCTGGTGGGTTATCGACCGACGTTCATTGCGGTCATTGACAAAGACAATGAAGACTCTGTACTCGACACGGTGTTACTGGCTGCTCGTATGGGAGTAGAGGTCAAGCTGAATCACGCACTGGCTTCAGGTCCAGAGGTGGACTATAAAGGTGTGGTGATGGGGAACCAAAACAAGTTCTTCACTCAAGCTGACATCTACCGACACTACTTGGCCATTTATGACGCTGGGTTAGAGGAACACGAGTACAACACTAAACAGATGACCCGTCGTCTGCGTAATGGTGCAACCACCTGTCCGTTGGCTCGTAACTGCGACCAACACATCCGTGCATTACAACCGGGTGGTGGTAACTACTTCTCGTGTGGAGCTTTCGGGGATGACAATGAATACCCTATCGACTTTCAGCGTGAGATGTCTGGCGAGTTCTTTACTCCGTTAGAGAGTCAACCTGAACTGTTCAGTATGAAAGACGCCTGTGCTGCGTGTCCGATGTTTGCGATCTGCAACGGGTGCAAGAAGACCATTGCCGACACCAAACGTTTGGGCCTAACTGAACACCACTGTCGCACAATGAAATCGTTGGCTCCTCGGATCATCGAGGCTAACGGTCTAACGGGTCAGTTAGAACCCACTCCGTATGAAGATGAAACTCCCGTTTTGATTGCCCGAGGTTAAAATGAAGCCTGTTGTCCTCTCCGTGAATCCATGGTACTTCTGTAACTTTCGCTGCTCGTTCTGTTATCTGACCGAACAACAACTCAGTGACCGTAAACTATTACCGCTAGAACGGTTGGCGGAGATGGTAGACGAAGTACAAGCCGCAGGTTACACCGTTGAACACATCGACATCTATGGGGGTGAAGTGCTGTTACTGCCCGCTGATTACCTCAACGGGATGAAGCAAGTCTTCCACGACCGAGGGATTGACGATCTGTGTCTGATCACCAACCTGTCTCTGGTGAATGACGTAGCACTCGATGATGACTACGAGTTGTCGGTGTCGTACGATTTCGAAGCCCGTGAGAAACATGAGAAAGTCTTTGACAACATGCTTGCCTTACCTCGACAGTTTAACGTGTTGAGTTTGGTGGGTCGTAAGTTCTTGGACGTCGTTACTCCAGACGAATACGTACACACCCTGAACCTGCTCTCCCAGCTCTGGTGTGTGGAACTTAAGCCGTACAGCGAGAACCAAGCCAACGCTGACGCAGTGTCGTTCAAAGAGTTCGAGGACTTCGTGTGGGCAGTGATCAAACACCCTGACCGTGAGTTCTATCTGGAGAACGAATCCCTGATTCGCAAAGCGGCTGAAACCAAGACTCGTAATGCGTTCAGTGACAATCACATCTACATCACCCCTGCGGGTCGTTACGCGGTACTGGAGTTTGATGCCAACGACCGTGAGTTCTTCTTGGAGCTGGATGACTTAGCTGGTTATCAAGCCTGGTGTGCACTTGAAAAAGAGCGGGTTACCGCCAATGAGTTTTGCAGTAAGTGTCAATTCAAAGGCGGGTGTTTATCCGAACACCTAAGAGACGTTAGGTCGTTAGAGAACTCCTGTAACGGGTTCCACGACCTGTTAGTGAGGTGGGTAGATGAAGGTAGTCCAACACAGACAGAGACTCGAGATCACGCTCGATCTGTTTAAAGGTTGTGGTCATTCCTGCGGTGGCTGCATGATTGATAAAAGTTTGGGTGGAGACGTGAAAGATCTCCCCGAACTCTTAGCCCTGATTCAAGAAATGGTCGGGGTGGGTTACGTAGCGTTTGACCTCGGTGTAGGACCGACGGACTACATGACTGCTGATAACCGTCTCGAAGTGATGCAGAACCGAACCTTCCAAGAGATGGCTCAACAGTTTCATCAGGTAACATTCAACGCAGCCTTCCTCGACACTAACCTGCTCAACTACGGGGTGATGTGTTACGAGATTGATTGTGCAGTACCAGACAAGCCGATTCGCTTTCTGATCCCAGCCGTACCGGCTCATTTCAAGAATGAGAAGTTCGGCTTGATGATTAAAGAAAAGTTGGAGTACATCAAAAAGAACCTGATCGTAGCTCGACTGAACGAAGCAGGTTTTGTGGTGAACTGTACACAGGAAACTGTGGACGAGAAGTTTGAGGAGCACCTACGTAATGGGTTTGATATTGAATTCGTGGTGGACAAAGACGACATCCTCACCATCCCTTACGGACGAGCCCCAAACAAAGACTTGCTGGTGGCGCAGAATGTTCGTCGAGTGTCTCACCGAATCAGTTCTTTCTATGCGGGGCTGAATGGGGAAGACGAACGTCGACGTAACCCTGATCTCCACTACGACACTGGGACAATGGTTAACCTGTTGTACACCGGGGGTAAACTGTACTGGGTTCCTTTCCTCAAAGACGACTGTCCGTTCATAGACGACGACTTTGTGATCCCTCGACCTTGGACTATGGCTAACCTGTTAGAAGCCCGTAATCGCGCTCGTGATAGCTCCTTGGACTATCTGGAAGGCAGTGAGTGTATGGAGTGTCCTCACCTCGGGAGCTGTGCCGAGAAAGGCATCACCAGCATCATGCAGAAGTTGTCGATTCGGGATTGCTTAGTGGGGTTGGCCGATGTTTAACGAATATGGCGTGATCTCTGTCAACCTCACGATGGAGATCCTAAAAGGCTGTGGGTTCAGTTGTAGTGACTGTGCCGTACAGAAAGACTTCACTACCTCAGACATTCCTCCAGAGGACTCACAGGACCTCCTAGGGCTACTGGATGACCTGCGTGTCAATGAAGTTCGTCTGTTTGAGTTCACTGTAGGTCCAACTGACTTTATCAGTGCCCAGAATGGCTTCGAGACCTTTAAGCATCCGTTAGTCTTGGGATTAGCTGAACGGTTTGAATCCATGACGTTGTCGTTGGCAATGTTGAGTGACAACCGCTTGGTGGAATTGGGTGGGGTGATTGACCGTATGATCCCCGAGAAGAAGTTCCGGTTGGTGATCCCTGCCACCCTAAAGAACTTACAGAAACCCAAGTACGTGGAAGCCTTACGTCGCCGAGTACACTTGTTGCGCGACAGCCTCCATTCTGCGAAGTTCTACCAGATCTACTTGAACTCCAACATGGTACAGGAGAACCTGAACGAACTGTCGTACGAGACGGTGTCGAACTCAGGGGCGGCTGACTTAGGGGTTCGTACCACGTTGGAGCACGGCTTCGGTCATGCCCGAGCAGGCTTTCAAAACTTGTTTAACCGTGATCGGTTCATCTACGACCTGAAGCTCTACGTGGAGCGCAGTAAGGTGCTGAAGGACACCCGGTACCAACGTAAGCTGATTCCGATAACGACCGATGCGTTAGAGCTGACGTACCGTGCAGGCAAGCTTTATTACACACCGGTGGTGATTGAGAAGTTCCACATCTTTGATCCGGTGTTTGAGATCCCTAAACCGTGGACAGCACAAGCGGTACTCGATTTCAAAGAGCAGTTGTACTACCGCATGTTAGAAAAATACGTGGTACACCCATTATGTAGAGATTGTTGCTTTGTCAACACCTGTGCTTTGGGGGATCATCATGTGGTCATGGATTACCTGAAACACGATGAGTGTTTGACCGACATGAAGAACCGCCACGATATGGATCGAAAGGATACCCACGGTGAGTGAACATAAAGAGTATCAACGCCTGTACGCCCAACTGGTCACAGATCACCCCGATGACTTTGCCAAGATGGAGATCGTCGAGTCTGAGGAGCTGGTGGAGAACGCTAAGCACTACTTCCGCGAAGCCACCTTCCCGCTGATCTATCCAGCGAAGTCAATGGCTGTCGCTGTAATCTACGCCCTGTTACTGGAAGAGACTTACGGGTTACATCCGTTTGACTCCCTTAAAGACCCAGACCTATTCTTAGGTCAAGACCCATACTTCCGTCCGTATGACCAACATCCCCGTGAATACGATCAATTGATCTGGTGGGTGGCGGAACAACCGAACTGGAAAGAAATGGGCTGGGCACCAAAGACAGTTGAATACTTCTACCTTGAGTGCACTGAAGCTGGTATCAGTAAAATCAACGAAGGGGTTTGAAATGAAATATGTTGAACCGTGGAGCACTCAATTAGCCCACTTCAATGTCGCAGACTTAGTCGACTTGGGTGCCTTGCGTGACGAGATCTTCAATCTACACTGTTTGACCGAAGGGGACGACCCAGGACAGAAGTGGATCACCTCTGAGTTCGTACCTGAAATTATCCGCATGCGTGATGAACTGATTACCCCACGGGTGATTCAGTACGCCAAAGAGTTGTGGGACTACGACATCCCCAAGATTGAAGTAGAGACCTCGGGTAAGTGGATTCCTGAAGGTGAAGGACTGTTCCCCCACGTTCATGGTGGTTCGTGTATCAGTACGATCTTTTACCCCTCACCAACTAACTTCGGGTTGAGTTTTTTCGACCCTCGTTCCAATGCTGGCCGGGGTTATCCGAAAGAGATCCGTGATCGGTTCTTTAAAGCCTTCCCGATTGTTCCTGCGGCGGGGGACATTTGGATCTTCCCAAGTTACTTACAGCACAGTGTGTCGCACGTCCAAGAGAACGTCCGGTTGAGCATGCTGTGTGAATACTACTTGCGGGAGAACGTTTGATGGAACTGTTCCGTCCTTGGCAAACCAGTATTGCCAGAATCAACGTGGCTGAGTTGTGTGACTTGGATCAGCTTACTCAAGAGATCCTAATTGTCTCTGCCGGCGGCACTGTAGCCGTCCCACAAGACGCTACACGCGACGATCCGTTCGTAGGTGGCATCGTTACTCTACGTGACGACGTAATCACCCCCAGAGTCATGGAGTACATTCGCACAGAGTACGGTCTCAACTGTGATCCTGAAACGGTTGCTATGGAAACGTGGGGGATGAACATCGCTCCCGGTAGTGACTTGGAAACACACATCCACGGTTTGTCCAACTTCACGACGGTGTTCTACCCCTGTGAGTCAGACGCTCGCTTAGTACTGGTTGATCCTCGTTTGAATGCAGCACGAGGGTTCTCTAAGTCTTTGCGTGACCGTAACTTCGGTAACCTACGAGTTGACCCTAAACCCGGAGACTTGTGGATCTTCCCAAGCTTCGTCCCCCATTCTGTGACGTCAGTAGGTAACGAGTTCCGCCTGTCTTTGGTGAACGATTACTTCCTAGACCCCACCCTCGATTAAGAGACCTGAACATGGAACTGATTCAACCTTGGAACACGTCGATCCTTAAAGCGAACGTGTCCCACATGTGTAACGTGGAAGCGATTGCCGATGAGATCCTGTCACTACACAGTCTCTCCCCACAACAGTCCACCACGCAGTACAAAATCACCCCAGAAGAGTTCCCAGCTCTGTGTGACTTCCGTGACCGGGTGGTAACTAACCTGGTGAAAGAATTCGTCAAACAAACGATGCGTTTCGACCTGACACAGTTCACCGTCGATACGTTCGGTAAGTGGTTCGAGAAAGGCATGGATCTTTCTCCGCACACTCACGGTAGCACTGGGATCACCTCTGTGTTCTACCCGGCTGACTACAAGTCGGGAATGACCGTGTACGATCCGCGTGGTAATGCTTGCCGTGGCTACCCGCGTCAAATCCGGGACGACTACTTCGCTCCCTTTTACGTCTACCCCAAGGCTGGTGATTTGATCATCATGCCGTCGTTCTTGCAACACTACGTCCCCACCGTAGAAGACGACCTGCGTCTGTCGTTGATCAACGATTACATGTTCCCAAGCGTATAAACAGAGGAGGGGTTCGTCCCCTCCTTTTATGCCGTCATCTTATGTAAGCTTTTAGCAAATCACGGAAGGGTGAAGCATTATGTTTGAAGTCGTGGATAAGGGCGCTATTAAAGAGAAACAGCGCAAGTTGAAAGAGCTGGGCCTGTATGAAGGGAATGTGGACGGTATCTGGGGACCTCTGAGTCAAGCGGCTTGGGATAAGACTCAAGGTGACAAAGTTGTGTCTGCTCCGTTTGATACCACTCGGATCATCTGGGCCACCAAGGTCTCCAAAGAGTTCATCCTCAAAGTACGGGACATCGCCAAACGTCTTGAGATGCCCACAGAGGGCTCTAACTGGTTGATGGCGTGTATGGCCTTCGAGACCGGTGAAACCTTCTCACCGACGATCAAGAACGGTGCTGGCGCTCCTTACTACGGACTGATCCAGTTCGGTGAAGCAGCAGCCAAAGATTGTGGCACTACGGTGGCCGCTCTGGTAAAGATGACTGCTGAGCAACAGCTCGACTACGTATACAAGTTCTTCAAGCCGTACACCGGTAAGCTGAAGACCCTCAGCGACGTTTACTCTCGCATCATCTGGCCAGTGGCCGTGGGTAAGTCAGAAGACTACGTGATCTTTGACACGAAGGTACGTCCTACTGCGTACGTTCAGAACAAGGGTCTGGACATCAACAAGGACGGCCTCGTCACCAAAGCTGAATGTGCGGCGAAGGTCCAAGAAAAATACGTGCGTGGACTGAAGTTCGTCGCCTAATGGAATCTATACATGAGTAAGCTAGCCGCCTACCTCCCCTCGATGGAGGAAGAACAATACGAACCAGAAATCCGTGACGATCACACTGAGTTCTCTCAGTTCGACGTGACTACCACTGGTGCTGAAGTTGACCAAGCACTCGCCGACCACAGTACCACTGGTGAGATCATCGCCACGTTGGAAAGTATCCTCGACGACATCGAAGCTACTGACAGTCTGACTCCGCAGTCGCGTGTGTTTATCGGCCATTCGATTCAGTCGGTACAACACCGCATCGGCTTGGTTGTTCGCACGCCTTCGATGGAAGCGAATGATGAAGACGGTCGCCAGATCTCCATGGAAGGGATCGCCCAAGGGTTGGCTAAACTCTGGGAAGGCACTGTTGAACTGATCCGTAAGATCCTTCGCAGCATCCGTGACTTCTTCGCCACGATCCTCGGCTTCGGTAAACGTAAAGAGAAGCGCATCAAGTATCAACTGGAGAAGGCCAAGGAAGGTGGCAACGATGCGTCGATCTCCAAGCTGGCTGAGAAGAACCTGCTCAAGCACTTGAAAGACGTGTCTTCGGTACAGAAGGTTCTCGACAATCTGGTAGCTACGCCACTGGGGAAGGAACGTCCAGAGCAACTGGTTCTACTGTCTCCAGCGTCAGCCCAGATCGTGGTGCGTGAAAGCGATGGTCAGGTGGACAGTTCTCGTCCAATGACGGTCAACGGTCAAGACATCGTGGCCATGCGTAAGAAAGACGTGCAGGCCGTGAGTCATATGTCCTTGGGTCAGGTCAAACACGCTCTGATTACTGCCATGGTGGTTAACGGTGGTCGTACGTTCCTTACTAAGGAGAAGGACTTCGTCTTGATGTCTCACGAAGACGTCAACGAGATGGTGTGGGACACTGCGTTCCGGGGTAAGGAAGCCCGTCAGAAAGGTAAGGAGCTGTCAGCACTGCTGATGAAGATTGCTAATAAAGCTGAGAAAGCTTTTACTAGCGTCGATGCTTTTAACCGACACAATGTCAACATCTCAGACGAGTTGTTAAACGCCACTCGCATTGAGCGCGCCGCTGTCTTCAAGCTCTTCCGTGAGTTCGTTGGTAAGGGCGACATGGTACCGTTGGGTTCAGCAATGTTGCGCGTAGTGGATCATCATCCTGAACACTTGCAGATTGCCAAGTTCGATCACATTCCTGTGGTCAGCGAGAACATCGGTAAAGTCGTGAAGATCAAGTTCCCACAATACGGGGAAGTGAAGAAAGCGGCTGACGGTATCGTGACGGTTACACTGTTGAGTAACTTCAACGGTTCAATCGACGCTGCACTCAAAGGCTTCGAGGACGTACTGAAAGTCTACGAGCGGTTACAAGCGTGGGCGATTAGTAATGCGAAGGGTGATAACATCATCCAACGTCAGGTCAGTAGCTGCATCCGTGAAATGTACGACGAGCCAGTGAAGTACTTCAGTTCGTACATCCGTGCGGTTGGCGTAATGGAAACAGTCGTGATTGGTTGGGGTGATTCTATCACTCACCCGTTGAGCAAGCTGACAGATTCCAAGAACCTGATGGCTGAACTCGCCTAACACGCGGCATAGAGGGAGGGCTCACGCCCTCCCTCGTTATGCCCCTTGTGCTCCAAGTAACAACTTCACCAGCTCCATGCCGGTACTGAAGATAGTGTTCAGGGTTTCTACGTCCATCCCACCTTCTTCACTAGAGTACATAAAGGTGGACATCGCTCCAATCACCACCATGGCCAACGCAATGATCACCGCACCGGCTTTCATAATGTTCACCCCACGGGATGAGCTTGAACCGAAGCCCTCCAGGTTACCGATGTCCATGGTCAGAATAGCGACTTGGGTTTTATCCTCCATCACTACAATCTTTTCCATAACTTGGTCACCAGTATCGGCCAAAGTAACCAGCTTGTCGTCTGGCAGATGGAAGTTGCAGATCTTCACGATCATTCCTCCCCATGACTTAGTGCCGATTGCCTCTGAACCGAGAACCCCTAGCGCGCCTCCGATGTTCATATTGCTCCCCTCGCTCGCAATGCGTGCTATATCAGCTATCCATCTGGTACCTCGAGGTAATCTGGACTCTGGTCTGAGTCTTCAACCCCTTTGCCTCTATTTCCAACTGCTGGTTGGTTCCTTCCAAGCTCTCTGCCTTTTGAGCAGCTTCGGCTAAAGCTTTAGCAGTGTCATCGTAGTACCAATACAGTCCATAGAACAGACCGGTAACTAGAAGTAGTCGGAGACTATGTTTACCAGTCCCCCTGAAAATTAACACCATCCGTGATTTCATATCCCCGCACCCTTAACGAAATTGATTAACGCTAAGCATTTGAAGTAACCTACGGCGATGCTGTCAGTGGAGTGCTCGTCGAGATCCTCAATGCGCTTACCAGACATGTTCCGAAAGTTAGGCAACTTCAGAATAGCCCACTTGACATCATCTTTGTTCTTGCTCTTACCAGACACGCCCACTGCCATCTTTGCCGAAGGAGGATCAACTGTCTCCAAAGGCATGCAGAGATCGTATTCGTAGAGCGCGCGACGGATGGCAGTCTTGCATTCAACCAGTGCTTCGAAGGCCTGCGGAAATCGCCCCAAGAAGGGCGACTCACAGATCAAAGAATGAATACCAAAGTAGCGCATCCAGTTCAACAGCTCCACGCCGTGAGAATGGAGTTTAGCCCATCGACCACCGTGTACTTCTTCTACGCCGGGATACCGACGCATGTTACGGCTCCCGTGTAGGGTGTTGACGTCCCGAAGGATAATCTCCCCAGTAAAGAGATCCACGTCGAGGATACAAGTCCCCAAGGTGTCTGTACCAGGGTCGATAGCGCCTACACGAAAGTAACGACTGTGTTCAGGGATAAACAACATAAGCGATTAACCGTTGTTAGCACTCACGTAGTCGGCGTCAGACAGCAACGGCTCGGTAGCACCCAGTTCGATGTCCTGAGTGAAGCCTTTGTTAGTGAAGGCTACGGAGTGGTGAGTAGTGATGAAGGAGTTCACCTGACAGGCGATAACTTCTTTCATGTTGAACTGCGTGTTACCTGGACCTTGAACAGTCAGGGTACGGTCAACACCGGAACACAGACCGATCTCGGAGATCACGGCGTAGGCTTCGTTGTCGAACAGAATGCGGCAAGCGTCGATCAGCTCTTTCACGTCTTCGGCACTGAAGATCAGTGTCAAGATACTCGAGGTCGACAGGTAGTCGCCAGACGAACTGATCACACCGGTGTTCGACATCACTGGTGGAGTCGGGTTCAGGTTAGCCAGGTTCGGTACGTACGGTTCGGTAACTTTCTGGTCACCGTCGACGATCGTGTGGTTGATGGCCGGAGCAGTGTTCGCCAAGCTGATGCGCTTGAGGTAGTACGCCCAGTAGTTGGTACCAGCGATGTTCAACAGTACCCGCAGTGCGTAACGACTACGTTCGATGACGGTCAGGTCATTGTCGACGCGGCGCAGTACAAAAGGCAGGTGACGGTACAGAGCAGCATCGGAAGCTCGGTGTGGCAAAGGAGATGTGTAAGGAACACCATCGGCGCCCACCATGTTCTTGTGACCGCCGTTACCGATACAGTAGTACTGCATTGCGGGGCGTTCGAGTTCACTGAGTTCTTCATCAACAAAGACGTTGAACTTCTCGTTGAGAGTGGTGTGGTCCAGAATCGTTGGGCGTTGACCCAGAAGCAATGAGGTCTGAAGGGATGAGCCCCAGACACTACGGGTAATTGTTTTCATTTGAAAAACCTTTATCAACAAGAGGTGACAGAGTCGACACAGGGCCAACTAAATTAATCTGGTTCACAGTATAACTGTACAGACGGCATAGAAGGAGGCCGAAGCCTCCTCGTATGTTTAAGCATCCATCGTGGTAACAGAACCCAGCGTAGTAGTACCCGCCAAGTAATCCAATTGACCACCACTCGGATCAACCACCTTAATGTAGAAACTGCCACCACCAGCGCTCTTCGGAATGAACCGAGGAGACTTGTCAGCGACCTTCAACTCGAACACACCCGCCACAGCCATCGCAGCCGTGATCTGAGTATCGTCAGTCATCAACGTGGTCGTGTTTGGAATCAAGACGTCTTGTGCCTCGATCACCAAACCGTACTGTACTTTGAGACTGGCTTTCAGTGTAGAGAAGCTGAAAGGGAAGTTGGCAGGGAATGGTAGTTGCACCACGCCGTTCATCAGGGTCGTGACGTTACCGCGTTTGTACTTCAGAGTCATCGCCCCTTTGTACTTACCCGGAGTCCCGTCGGTGGCTACGATCCGAGCGGTACCCACCACTGTGATCATGTCAGCAGCGTGGGTGTAGATCAGATCCAGATGAGGAATCTCCAGATACACATCGTTCGAATCTTGGAACAATGCGATCAGCGTTTCGTCACCCGTGCTCTTTAAAACTGTTGCTAATTCCAACACGGCGATTACTCCTTACAATTTACTCAGGTTATAGTGGATCAACAGTTTGCCCCGCGCGTTAGTACAGAACTCCTCATTCAACTTCACAACGAAGATGTAACCAAAGTACACGTTGTATGCTTCAGGGTACCGTCTGTTGTAACCGTTGAACTCCACCGTGGCCCCGTAGAGGTTGTTGGGTGATGGGCGATTCACACATTTAAAGCGTGCTTCGCCCACAGCGTCTGCTTGACGATAGATGTCATTCAGGAACGCTACATCCAAGTTGTGAGTGAGGAACTGGTAGTCGGTTGGGAACTGGACAATCTGTGCAGGGTAGTTGTGTCCGTGGACTTGACCCAGACCTAACAACTCAGCCGGTTGCTTGAACACAATCGGGAACTCTGGAATGATGACCGGAATCCGTGAGTTGTAATAGACGACCAACGTACCCGAGACATCGGTACAGTGGGCTGGTGACAATTGAATCACCAACACCTTAGTCGAAGCACGGTTATACGGTACCGCACCAATGTCTTCCACTCGACCGTTAAACGTCACACGAGCACCGAAGAGGTTCTTAGGTCCAGGTGTAGCAGCGTACGTCCAAGTCTGACCTACACCGACTCCAAGGTTGGCGTAGAGGGTATCCATGATGGTAGCGAGATACGCACCGTCTTGAACCGCCCCACGTTTGATCACCTTCAGATAACTACCGTAGTAGATACCGTCGGTGAAAGGTTTGTCGTAGGTGACGAAAGGACGGCCTTGGTTCTGTACTGGATTCAACGAACCCAAGTCAGTTACCAGAGCAATGTCCGCCAAGTCTTCCCGAGGCATCAGGTTGACTACGAGTTCCCCAATCCACCGGAGAGAACGAGGAGTAGCACGCAGCCGATAACCGTGAGCATTGGCCACAGTAATGATTTCTTCATAGAAGTCGTCCGAGTCGAACTGGTAACCATAAGCATCCCGCAAGATGTCTAGGAACGCTGAGGTGGTGGTGGGTAAGTCCATCGTGACGTTGATCTTAACGCCATCGAAGAACGTGGCTGCATCCAGCCGGTTGTATGTGAAGTCTGCCTCACCCACAAACGGGACTGGGGCAAACGGATCAAAGCTTTTACGTACCTTGAGCAGTACTTTGGTTTCACGACCAGAAACGACTGTTGGGTTCAAGATGGCAATAGTGTCGTCTTGCAACTGTATAGTGTTTCGTGAGTTGATCAGTTCAAGCAAAGCCGCTCTAGGAGATAAGTTGAGCAAACCAATCGTGTCTAGCACTATCCTCACTCCTTTACACAAAAAAGAAAAGGCCCCCACACACCCTGTGTTAAAGGATGTGTGGAGACCCTCCGATGGGGTTAATCAGGTGGGTTCAATGACAAACCTAGCAGTAGAGATGCCTCAACTCCTAGCAATCGTTGTAGCACCAACCCAGGCTGTCGCGTAGTGAGGATCACGTCAGCCAGAGGGGTGGCGTACGTGAATCCAACGAGCTGAGGATTCAGTACGAGCTGGTCAGGCGACGGTGGATAGTCTAAACCACCCATGTCAGGGATCAGGTTCAGTCGGCGTTCAGTGTTCTTATAATCGAACCCTAAGCCAACATCATTGATCGCCAGTGCAGGTGGCGGTTCTGGATAATCCAACCCATCCGACTCAGCAGCTATCAACAGCGGCTGTTGTACAGGCTCATACTCAAACCCAGACAGTGTAGGACTTACGGTCAACTCGCCCTCTGGTGGCGTGTAGTCAAACCCGTCTTGAACCGCTGTCAACTCTAAGTGAGGTGGAACGATCTCGTACGTAAAGCCGTCCAATGTATCAGCCAGTACCATTGTTGGAACAGGGCTTGGGCTGTAGTCAAAACCGTTAGGCTGAACCAAGGCCAAAGCTGTTTCATCAAAGACTGGGTAATCAAACCCATTGACAGTAATCTCTTCCCACGGAATGTCCGTAGTCGGAGCGTAGTCAAAGCCGTCCAGTTGAGGAATCACCAGCGCAGTGCGGATGTGCTTGTACTCACCAATGTTAACTGGTGGCATTGCAAGGTACAGGTATTCAGGGATCGCTTGCTGATTGATGATGTCATCCAATTCCAAAGGCACAGCCTCAGGCATTGAGAAGTACACCGTCGGGATCGTCAAGCGCATGGAGAACTTGGAATAGCCGTCAGCAGCGAAGTTAACCGTATGGTCCCACTTACCACTGTCACCATGTTCACCAGCATTGTTGGTCATCTCGAAGGTAGCGTTGTCGAGAGTTTCCTCAATCTTATCCTGTCCCACACCGTCCATGTTTTGAACGTAGACGTTAGTCTGGTGCAAATGCATGTCGCCGCTACCGTCACCGACTTGATCACCCAAACGAATGGCCGACCAATTCAACGACAGCATGTTAGTACCGCGCAGCTCACTCAAGAACTGTACAGAGTAACTGCTCAACTGAGTCAACAAGCGAATCATTGCAGCCTGAAGCTCTGCAAGGCTCACAGTGACGTGTAAGCTTGTACCGGTGGTCAGTGCCAAGAGATTGGTGTAGAGCAGCTCAAACTCCGCCTTAGAGAAGTTTGTCACGTCCAGTTGATGTTCCTGCAACCATTGGTCGTAGGTAATCTGTGTACCGTTGTCGAGCTGACAGTTCTTGTTCTGATACAGGTGTAATGCAGCCGCTTCGGCTTGACCACGAGACTCGTAATGTTCCTGACTGGTGTAGATCCAGTTATGCTCTTTCCAAGCAAGGTGGATCTCTTTACACTTGTCGTAGAACGCTTCAACCGATACCAAGTCATTCAAGACAGGTTGGTCTTTCAGCAAAGCATCCAGTACGTCATCAGGAACACGTTCAACCTCAGTGATCTTACGTAGGTCTTCACGTGTGGGTAGGAACTGTTTACGAACCATCACAGCGTCAGGATTAGGAACGTACACCAAGTTCTGACCCAAGGCTCTGTTCATCGCGTAGATAAACAAAATGAACGCGTCTTTGGCGTTGTACCACAACTGGTCGCCGGTCAAAGGGTTGTCAAACGAGATAATCGTTTTGTACCAACCTTCCTGAGCGAAGTACAACCAATGGTTCAACAGTACATCAGAGAACGTCAGGGCGTAATCGTTACTGCGGTCAACGACTGAGGACTCGAGCATTTTCGTCTTGAGACGGTTACTCGAACTGTTCGTCATCTTCTCTGTGACTTCAGCAACAGTCGCAGGAATCTGATCATAGTTACCCGGTGCAATCTTAGCCGCACGGTTAACGATCTCAGTAACGGAGAACGTGTCAATTGGGTTACCACTGGCGAAGCGCGTGAGGTCAACTCGCTTAACTTCTACAGTCGGGTACAAGTTGCCCGGCTGCTCACTTACGTTATGATGTAAATTGAACTCAGCCACCGGTAACATGCGGTGCGACATGATTTTGTCGATCAACCACTCGAAGGTATCCTGCTTACCAGCGTTGCGCTGGATGTACAGAATGTTCCTATAAAGGAAGAGCATTTGCTCTTTGTCGAGGTGGGAGATATAAGCGTCCAGTCTCCCGTGACTGGCCAAGTACTGCCGGATGTGGAAACTGTGAACCTGTTCCGTGTGACAGTTGGTTAACCGCGCGTCCTCAATGAACAGGGGAATGTTTAGGAACAGTATCGCTAGGTGAGCTGCTGGATAAAGATCGTCCACCATCACGAACTCAGCCACGTTGTACCGAAGCATGAATGCGTCGATGCGATCTTGGATCTGGCTAACCAGTGAGGTTTCATTCTCTTCGATCAAGAACTGGTCGATGTAGAGGATCTTACCGTCTGGTGCGGCAATCGCTGCGTTAATGTCCACAGGATTTAAGATACCGTGAATCAGATCTCTCTGAGCAGGGTATCGTGCAACCAATTGATCATAGAAACGTGTACCGAAAGCGTAGTCCCGCAGAGTTCTGCGATGTACTGAAAGCGTTTGGACATCGAAGGAGATCTCTTCACGAGTATCCAACGACGTCACTGTCATCGGTGTGTCAGTCGAATGATAGCGTCCCGATAGGTTGAGGTAGTACTTCCAAGTGGCCGGTGCGTCCTCATCGACGTCCAGTCCCCGTTCGTTCAACCCAACGTTCATCGCGCTAGCAGTCGCTTCACTCTTGATGACAATCGTTTTCGCCATGAGAATCATGGAGTCAACGTAGAGTCTATAGTAAGCGTTGGACACGTCTAGGTCCTCCAATCAACTTTTAAAGCGTCACTGGGAGTAATAAATGTCTGGTGCAGATTACGACAATAACCAGCTTCAGATGTTGGGGCTGGATAGTCAAAAGCGGCGTTTCGAGAAACTCGGGCTGCTCAAGAAGAAACCCCTGGCTACTGCTGTCGTCAGCAAGCTCGTTAGAAACAACGAACATCTTGGCAACAGCAACAACGTCAACCCCACCCGTGGCGTCGACATCCCCACAACAGGTTATCTGAATAAAGTCTCGGACATTACCGCTGGTAACGTAACCGATGCAGAAAACCTTTACCAGATGCTCCCAGATACCGAACTGGCAGAACAGATTCTGGTCAGTAGTATCCTCTCACCGAAAGACATGGTTACGACGGAGTTGAACTACGTCTGTAATGAGTCTTCCTTGAAGGGGGAGATCACTGGTGTACTCCTCAGTGTCATCGAAGAATTTTTCACCAAAGTCTATAAAATAGATCCCCAACTGCCGGGTATTTTGTCAGACGTCCTTTTCAAGAAGGGTAGTTACCCTGTTATGATCATTCCAGAGTCATCTGTGGATGAAATCATCAACGGTGAACGCAACAACGTAGGTATGGAAGGCCGGGTTGATACCCAGAGCTTGTTCACGCATTCCATCGGTGTTTTGGGTGACTCTACCTTTGAAGACGGCAAGCCCGTACCGAAAAACCGGGTCAAAGTGTCCATGGAAGACATGAACCAGTACTACACCCAGAACTTCCGCATGTTGCGTCCACGTCTGGCGAAGAAAGGGTTTGACACCAAGATCTCCGTCTCTGACAACCCGGATCTGTTGAAGGCACCGTTTGTTCATGAGCTACAACGCCGTAAACATCTGGCTGCAACCTTCAAGCGTCAAGGCTTTGGTATGGAGTCCAACAATGAGGTGTCGCGTGATGACATCGAAATGTCGTTCTACCGGCCTCGTCTACAAGCGGCCCGTCCTGTTGTTGGTGTAAAGACTGCTGGTCAAGTCAAGCGTGCAACCGTAGGACACCCTCTGGTCATGCGTCTGCCTGCTGAGTCAATCATCCCTGTACACGTTCCGGGTTCTCCAGACGAACACATCGGTTACTTCGTGATCCTCGACCCTCAGGGCAACCCTGTGGTGAAGGCTAACCGGTCTGAGTACTACAACGACCTGAACATGAACATGTCTATTAACAAGGACATGGCCAGTCAGTTGATCTCCCAAGGTCAACGTACGGTTGAAGGTTACCAGCAACGTTCGGACATCGACACCGAAGAAGCCACACGGATCTACGCACAGCTCGTAGAGGAAGACCTGATCGCTCGTCTGCGAAACGGTATCTACGCCGACAACATCGAGATCTCTCGTCCGTTGGAAGTGTACCGCATCATGTTGGCACGCACCTTTGCAAACATGACCACTCAGTTGTTGTTCGTACCGGCTGAACTGGTGACGTACTTCGCCTTTGACTACAACCGCTACGGCGTGGGTAAGTCACTACTCGAAGACAACAAGATCCTCGCTTCGCTGCGTGTAATGATGATGCTGTCCAACACCATGGCGGCTATCAAGAACTCTACCCCTCACACGGGCCTGAACATTACACTCGACCCTACTGACCCTGATCCATCGGGGACTGTAGAGAAGTTGGTCCACAACTACACTCAGACACGTCAGGCGTCGTACCCACTGGGTGCGTCTAGTCCGGTGGACATTGTTAACTTCCTGCAAAACGCCGGTGTTGACTTGAACGTCCAAGGTTCTCCTGCGTACCCTGAGACTCGGATGGAAGTTGAAGACCGTCAACGTTCAGTAGCTGCACCGAACACTGACCTCGAAGACAACCTGAAGAAGCAGTTCCTGATGTCGCTGGGGTTGTCCCCAGAGACGGTGGACAACGGTTACAACGTTGAGTTCGCTACTTCGATTGTGACCAGTAACTTGTTGCTGACCAAACGAGTGATGCTGTACCAAGATCTGTTCACTGCTCTGCTGGGTGAATTCATCCGTAAGTACGTGCTGAACTCCGGTAACTTGATGGACAAGCTCCGCAAGACCGTGGAAGCCAACAAGAACATGTTACAAGACGTTGACCCTACTAAGCAGAAAGCGCAATTGGCAGAAGGTGGGCAGAAGCCTACTGAAGTTGAAAGCACTGAAGCTGAAGCCATAGACGTTGACGTTGACGCGATCGTGGCTGAGTTCATCAACTCCTTGACCGTAACCCTCCCACGTCCAGACAGCATTACTCTGGAACGTCAGATGGAAGCCTACGACAAGTACATCGAAGGTCTGGAGAAGTGCCTTGAGGCTTACTTCAACAGTGACTTCCTCGACGGTACTTCGTTGGGTGACCAGTCTGATTCTGTGGACGTTGTAAAAGCGGCTATCTTGGCGCACTTCAAACGCAAGTGGCTGCGTGATAACAACGTCATGCCTGAGCTGGCTGATCTGGTGACCTTTACGGAAGAGAAGCACCCAATGATCGACTTGCTCACTACTCACACCGAACACGTTGACGCTATCGGCGCCAGCATCCAAGGTTACATGGTTAAAGTTGCCGAGGCTCAGAAAGCTCGCAATGCACTGACCGAAGCCGTGGAAGCTGACAAAGACATCGAAGTGGGTGGTGGTGGCAGTGGCGACGACTACAGCGACGACACATCCGGTGATGATGATCTCGGCGGTGACGACGACGGTCTAGGTGGCGATGATGACGAGTTAGGGGGTATGGACGACATGGGTGACGGAGATGATGAAGGGGGAGACCTCGACACTCCAGACGACACCGAAGGGGAAGAGGAAGAAGCTGCTACCGATGAGGAAGCGGAAGAAGAACCTGAACCGGATGCTGAGGAAGAAGAGGAGGAAGTGAGTGAAGAAGCTGACCTAGGCCAATCCAATGGCGGTGGCGGTGCACTGGCTGAGTTCTTGGAACGCAGTAAACGTGAGCGTAGAGACAACCATTAAGACGGCATAAAAGCCAAAAAAAAAGGGGTGTCAAAGCCCCTTCTTTTTATGCCGCTATTCAACCAACTGCGCTCATCATGTATTTACGATGGTCGCTCAAGATACGTTTGCGAATGATTGGGGCAGCGCCTTTGAAGACAATAGCCACATCACCATTAGAACAATAGTCCACGTCAGAGAACTTGATCTCGACCGCACCCTCCAACAACCTAACGCATTGTGTTATCTCGTGGTTGTAGCATTCGCCGAATTCGTTCTGGAAAAAGAAACTACCTCCGGGTAAAGCAAACAGCACGTACAGGTCATCCGAGTGATGGGTTGCATCGTTGATAAACACTGTCATGCACGCCGTTGGGAACCCAAGGACGTGGGTGTAACGGGAGTCTCCTGCAAAGGTCTTGCCTCGGCAGAAAGGAATGTGGTGGAGTACGTCCATGCCGAACGACTCGTCTATCTGTGTCAGTGGTTCAGGGGTGAAGTACATCACAGTGACAGACATAACAACCTTCTTAGGCTAATTGGTTATAAGAACGGGTCTTAGTATTCGATCGGATTGGGAACAGCAACGGGACCAACACCATTCATGCGTCGGAAGGTTACTTCAAAGAACTTGCGGTCGTGGGTGTTCAAACACAGGTCGTTGTGACCTAGGTGTCCGTGTACTGTCCAACCAGCTTCTTCAAAGCGCATGTAGTCTTCCGCACGCGGATAGAAGTTGAAAGCCACCGTGATGAAGTCACCAGCACTACCCATCACCGGATGTCCAAGCAACATCCTTTTACATTTCAAGGCCGCGACGAACTGACCGCGTCGTTGGTTATCCATAGGTTTCCTTATTAAAGTTGGGCATAGCAGGGGACCGAAGTCCCCCACCATTTGGTTTACACCGATGCAGCACGCACCAGTACGGAATTCGAACCTAGGTAACCAGGTAGGATTTCCAGCACACGACCGTTGATGTCAACAACGTAGTGGTGAGAGAACTTGGTAGGTTTCTTCCCAGTACGAGTCAACAGACCGATCATTGCTTTGTGCACCGCAGGGTTTTCGCTAGCCTTCAGGACTTCTGCTGTTTTACCAGCGTACAGTTCCAGAGACCACGGTAGGTGAGTGACAGAGTTCAGCTCATAACGAGCCAGCACTTGCATCACGTCTGCTTTGTGTTCCTTGTTGAGGTTCTTGCCCAGTTTATCCAGGTAGTCCCAGTATTCCTCACCTTTGAGGATATTGGTTACAGAGTTGATGATGTCCGTTGCGCGCTCTGTGTTCAACAGAGACCACAGCAGGCCCATTGCGTCGTTGTGCAGCTCATTGCCCAGATCGTCGATGTCCAGCACGAAGTCTTCGATCAGGCAGCGGTTGCCGTAGCCCAGGTTCACGCTCAGTGCTTGGTTGACCCGAGCAGTCAGCTCCTTAACGATGATGTTGTACAGACGAGGGGTGATCTCGTCGTTCTCGTGGTGTTCCCGCAGGAACTTGGCAGCAGCGCTCAGCGTTTGTTTCTTGCTCAGCTCTACCATCACACCGATCATGTTGCCATCAACGTTGACTGGTTTCATGTCACGGTAGTAGTACTCACGCACTTTGCCGTCGAAGTTCTCAGATCCAACCGCAATCACTTCATTGAGGTACTTGATCTCAGCTTCGTCGAAGGAGTGTGCCCCCAACTCAGTCGGAATGATCTTCACTTCTGGGTTCTCCACAGGGATACTAGCCCCGTCTTCCGCCAAAACTACCTGAGGAGCATCCAGTGCAGCCACTTCATCCCAGTCTACTGGCATGACTTTCTTGGATGGGTCCAGGACGTACGGGGTACGCGATTTGATTTCGTGTTGCAGGTATTCCATTTTCTCAGCTTCCCCAGGCGCGATTGCCTTAACAACTTCTTTAACCACACCGTCCGGGGTACGAACGTGGAACTTCATGTGGGTGTTAGGATCGAAGGCCATATCCCATGGCTGTTCAAGAGTCCAGGTGCGAGTCCACGGGCTGTTGTGTGCAGGGCGGATTTCTACGCCGCTGTCCAGTTGTACCAGATCGTAAGGACGGTCTTCGTCGATCGTGTCATGGTTGGTCACGCCACCGGGGCTTTGTGTTGCTACAGGCTCCACGTAAGGTTCAGGAACAGGTTTCTGCTGTTGGCTTTCTACGCGTTCAGCAAAAGCACGTTGTTGAGCGTTCTCGTGTTGTTGCATAGCTGGTGTCCCCATGTCCTGGAACATTTCTTCAACGATTGCGCTTGGCTGTGCAGCCGCAGGAGCGGGAGCACGCTTCGGCCAATCAGAACTGCTACGACCACCCCACTGATTCCCGAAAGCATCAGCAGCCGGTGCTGGCGCTGCCTGTGGAGCTGGTGTAGGCGCTGGCAGGGCTGGAGCGGCACTCAGACCACCCCGGCCTTGGTAACCACCCGCATTTGGATTGAAAGTGCTTGCAGCAGGAGTACTGGTAGCACCACCAGCGAAGCGACCCCAGTTGATGTTAGGGTTTGCTGCTGGAGCAGGTGAACGACCCTGGGCCCACTGCGGCTGTCCTTGCTGAGGCCAGGTCCCTTGTTGTGGCTGGGAGAACTGGTTCTGTTGGAAACCAGGGAACCCTTGTTGCGGTTGTGGAGCAAAGTTCTGCTGCGACTGCTGCTGAACCTGAGCGATCAACTGACCGATCTGTTGGTGACGCTGCATCAGACGGTTGATCTCAACATCAATACCCTGACCCATCATGTTCTTCAGAGCGGGATATTGATTGGCCATCATTGCGGTGGCACAAGAAACGACTTCGTTTGCTGCGTTGAGTACGAGTTGCTCCTGAGAGTTCCCCTGAGTCGTTACTGCGAAAGCTTCTGCCAGCGAAGTAGCCGAAGCCACCAACATCTGGTACAGCTCGTTCTGATAGCCATTTGCAGAGGCCATGTTGAACAGGAAGATACGCAGTGGGTTCTTGAAAGCATTGTCCTGCAACATCTTGATCACGTAACCGTTGACGATGTCAGGGAACGCATTCTTGAAAGGAACCTGATACGGAGCACCGGCACAGTAGAACTGCTGGTTAACATCGGTTGCCGAAACTGGCAGTTGGTTTACGTTGGGCTGGTTAAAGGTGGAAAACATCTTGCTGCTCCGTTACTTAGACTGACCGAGGGGATTTGATGTGACCATGCTCTGCCACTGCTGATTTGGGCTTTACAGTGCAGCTCTCTACTTCCTTAAGTGCGAGACCCATGGTCACACTCCTTACTTGGTATATTGGATTCGACGTTGTACATCATCAATCAACGGTCGGAACTTCTCGCTACGCACAACCCGGTAGTTCGAGTCATACTGGACACAAGTGCCAATACGAGTACGACCATCAGGACTGGCTTTCGGCAGGTTGTTATACGAACCAATCTCCACGATAGACGAGTGTAGCAGTTTCGACGCATCTGTTGCAGCCGACTTACCGCTATTACGCCCTGTGCCTGTAGCGCTGGTTTGCGGGACAAGGTTAGACGTGATCTTGAAGTACATGTTATCCCCAGGACTGGAGATACCTGCCACCTCACCGTGTTGACGGTTGATCTTGGTGATAGCGTCCAAAGTGAGGTTCCGGCGCAGTGCCAGATTGATTTCCTCTTTGATCTTTGGTTTGCGTGCTGCTTTCTGCAATGCAAACTTGAAGTGGGAGATAGCCTTGTTGATGTCGAACAGCGCATAGCGCAAGACCATCAACTCTTTATCGTACATCGTGGATTCCACGTTGTCCGACTGGATCACCATCTCAGACAGTGCTCCAATGATAAACGCAAACAGCTCGTACACGTCGTTTACCAGGATATTCTCACTTCGTAGGTCCAGCCGCGATCGTTCATCCAAGGACTCGTCCAAGGATTCGATGTGGTTCTCGACCTCTTCTGCCAGCTTGCCTTCACTTTGATTGGACCCAAAGATCAGGTGGCCAAGCAGAATACGCCAAAGACGCGTGCTGTTGATGAACTCTGGTTCTACGCGCTGTGGGAAATGATCCACTACGTAGAAGAAGCCAGCAACCAACCCAACGTTCTTGGTATTCCACGAAGCACGGGGAATGGCGATTCGCAAGTTGCTCGCGACGTAACCAATCCGACGCATTCCCCGTAGGGTTCGTGGGCACATCTGTTTCGAGCCACAGATAACCCATTCAGACTTCGGATAGAGGTCATAGTTGACTTCATCCGGATAGCCTACATGGACGTCCGTATTAGACACCATCTTGAATGTCTGCGTGACACCATACTTGCTGAACAGGTAGTGTGCCATTGTGTGTTTTGCGGTAATGCGGTTTTTCGAGTTTGCTCCCTTCTCAGGGCTACGATTGTAAACGGTGGCCCACGCCACGTTCGCAGTTTCATTCCATGCCGTCTCTACGCCGTTGTCAGCCACGTCGTACATGCGGAACGTATGGTCAAGTCGTTCAAAGGTAAGCTTCGTCACCTGCAACGGAATGAATATCGTGTTAACCCCATAGCTAATAGCCCGATCAGCCAAAACTGGACTGATACTAAATGTACTGCCTCGAATCGTAATCAACCCCGCCTGGCGGACAAAGGGAAGATACATGTAGCGCTTCAGCAATGGTTCGTTAAAATAGCTGAAGTTGTACTCCACCAGAAACAAATCGGATCGCGCAATGTCAAACACTGGCTTGCCGGTACGCTTTGGTGTGATCTCGTTGAACTCTTCCTGGGGAGTGCAACGACGACAGCCTTCGTATTTCAAGCCCTCTGGGAAGCTCTTTGAAATACTCCTGAACAAACCGTCCACGTAGCGTTCTACGCCACGCATCTGTTCTACCGCAAGACCAGACATGATCTTATCGTTAAAACGCGGGATAGCTCGTTCGACCAAGTTGAAGAAGTGGTTATCCATCTCTGATCCGACCCTTACCTAACGACTACTTGAAAGCTAGAAAGAGAGCCGCAATGCCTGTGGCAATGGCTGGAACCCATTTAAGAAACTCCGAAGCATCCTTCCGCACGTGGCTCCGTTCTTCATAGTGGTCTTTACGCTCTAGTGCTGCAATGCTCCGCAGGTGCTCCACTCGCGTTTGTTCCTCCTTGAGTCTTGCTCCGGCCTCGTTGATACGTGCCTCCTCAAGTTTCCACCGATGCTCTTGTGCCTTGCGATCGCTTTCCTCCGCTAAACGTCTCTGCTCGAGATCTCTTCTCCATGTCTCAAACTCCTCCTCGCTTTTCAGTCGTTCCAGCTTATTCCGATGCTCCTGGGTTTTAAGCTCTAGCGACAGCGCTTCGAGTTCTCGTTTCTTCTCTGCGGCTATATCACCCAACACAGTTGCTTCTTCGTATGACTTAAACATACCAAGTAAAGCTTCAGCTTCTGGAAAGGCAAAGTATTCAGCCCGAGGTTTCCCAACACCACCACTCTCACTCACCGGTGCGGTCGAAGCGCGATACACGCCACTGAGCCTGCCCGGATCTTTGATAGGTTGGACTAGGTAGATCTCCTTATTGATGTTGATGTAGCGTGGCCCAAAGATGTCTTCGTTGTCAACGATTTGTAGACTGTAACCCACCACTCCTGCTGTATTGATAGTTTCATTGTCGGCCACTAGGCGGTTACGGACGCCGTCCTGACTGAATGGATGATGCGGGACATAGCCCCCGACCATCGTGGAAACCACGACGTCTAGGTTGACTAAGTAAAGGGAGCCTCCATTACGTTGTACATCGTCCTCATCTATTCCATAATCCACTTGGGCGAAACACTGGCCCATGCGCTGCCTGACACTACCGCTGAGTACTGCGTCGCGTAATGCTCTCATGCCTTCAGACGTTGCATTGGATAGTCGTTCTACGTCAATATTTACACCGGACCGATACTTGATTGTGTAGCGTACTATGAACTTGCTCAGGCCTCGTACGTTCATTGGCTGAATGACGAGGGGCATACCAGAGCGATCAACCATGGTAACGGCCTTGCGAAAGCCGTTAAAGAACTCCTTCTCGATAGAAAGCTGGGAACCGGGTCCAAGATCCAGAATACCTGGAACTTCAACTAGCGGCGCTTCACGGTTAATGAGTTGGTTGTTGGGAATGTACTGGCTCATCGGTATTTCCACTCAATCAGGTATTATCCCTTGATAATCCTCTTCTTAGTACACCTTGATAATATACACTTGAAATAGCTTTGAATGCAGACGGCATAAAAGGAATCCCCCTGAGCCCGTAGGCCCAGGGAGTTCCAGTGTCCCCACTTAAAGGACTCACCCTATCAACCTAAGTCAATAAGGTGTTGCAACAAACACTAAGCCCGGAAGCCTAGTGGTTACCACCAGTTCAGGAAGTGCCCGCTTAGGGTTGAACTTCTTGAGTAGATACTGGGATCTTGTTGGTGAGGACTTTGTCCAAGCCTTTCACTTTGATGATCGCCATCATCGGCAGGTGGTTGATCTGGAGGTTACGTGGCTGAACCATGGCCTCTGGATAGGTACCACCGTCGCGCTGAACCATCATGCTCGAAGCCAGCTCAGGAATCCAGGCGTGAACGCCGAAGGTGAGCGGGTCGATGCCTTCAACCTGACCGGTACGGGTCAGAGCGATGACGATGGTGTCCTTCATACGGCTGTCGAAAGAACTTTCGATTTGGTATTCAGGGAACGCGATACCGAAGGTACGGCTGTCGCCGACTACCATCAGGTGACGTTGCAGAACTACGTCGGTACCGATCAGCAGTTTCGGCTGCTGAGAACCACCAACGGCAGCGTTCAGAGCTGGCTGGTAGCCCGAGTCACGGTACATGCGGTACGACACGTCACGAATGGCGTTAACCAGGATCGCGTTGATGTCTTCGGCACGGTCCATGTCACGGATCGAGGATACCTGAGCTTCCAGGTCGATTTCCTTCTCTTCGAAGAAAGGACGAACCAGGAAACGACCGACGCCTTCCACTTCTGGAATGGTGTCGTTACGCTTGACGCTGACAGCGTAAGCACGCAGGGTTTCTGCGTAGTTCAGCAGGCGGGTCACAGCGTTGTTGGTGTTACGAACGCGAGCAGCGCTGATCAGTGCTTCCAGGTCACGTGCATCACGGTTGCTACCGGCTGGCGAAGGAGCCGAGATCGGAGCGCCCAGTGGGATGTGGAAACGGAAGGTGCGATCGTTGGTGTCCAGCAGCAGGCCGCGAGTACGACGGTTGCTGTTGGTACGAGAAGCTTTCAGCTCGTAGGCGAGAACCTTCGAACCAGCCAGAGCAGCAACGATAGCGGCACCAGCACCAGCGGTCAGGGAGATGTCAACACCGTCTTTGTTCACGATGCTGTCAACGACTACAGGCGAGCTGTAAACGCGACCGTTACCCAGTTGGGTATCGAACTCACCGTTCAGGTTCACGGCCAGGCGAACAGTCAGTTCACCCGATACGACGCCAGCCAGTACGTCCGGAGTAACGCCGGCAACGTTCTTGGTGTTGGCATCCAGAACCAGATCCGAAGTACGGAAGTTCAGGTTCATCTCACGGTTTGCACCTTCAACCGACTTGACGAAGTGGCTGCGAGCCAGACGACGAGTGGTGAAAGCGATTACGTCAGCGCCGTCAGCGTCAGGACCAGCAGCGTCGATCTGGATGTAGATCTTATCCAGGCCAATGCTGTTGTCGATTGCGTCGGTGTGGTCAATAACGCCAGCGCCGATCAGACCAGGGTGCTGGGACAGACCCAACAGGTTCAGTTCCTGGTTGATGGCCAGAGGAGCAGTGGTCACGTCAACGTTGGAGATGCGACGGACTTCACGAGCCAGCAGGGTTTCGTCGATGAACATGTCGGCGTTGGTGCCGTTGGCCAGAACCACTGGAACCAGAGCAGTGCTCTCGTCAGCCAGGATGGTGTGGTCCATTGCCGCGTCAACCAGGTTCTTACGATTCCAGTTGGTGGCTTTACCGGTGTTGCTGTGTTGGATGGCGTTGTGCACCAGAGTGCGACGAACGGTGATGTCCAGGCCGCCTTGTTCTGGCGGAACAACAGTGGTAGGGTAGAACATTTCGGAGAAGCTGTCCTGAACCGACGCCTTCACGTTGAACGCGATGGAGTAAGGCAGGAACTTGGCCAGTTCACGTTCGTCGAACGATTCCAGGGAAGGAGTGTCGCGAGTATCGACCGAACCGGCAGCGCCGCTCGAACCGATGTCAACAACGCCGTCAATGCCAGCGCCTTGTTCAGCCTGGGAGCGCATAGCTACGTCGGCGTAAGCAGCAGGGTCGCCTGCGGCCATGGCTGCGATCGCACCGGCTTCCAGTTGTACTTCGGTCAGCTCTTCGCCGCCTTCTTCGCCGTCTTCCATCGAAGGGCGCAGGGCTTTGAACGCATCACGGATTTCCGACGACAGGTCTTTACAGACGCGCGACAGTTCACTGTGGCCGCCTTCGTCCAGGGATTCCATGGAGATCAGGTTGGCAGTAGTGCCTTTGGAGGCGAACTCGCTACCTTGGGTAGCAACGGTTGTTTTCAGCGCAGATACCACGTTAGCCAGCGCCGAGCCAGCGGAACCTTTGTATTTCAGAAGTGACATGTTTGAGTCCTTACTTATCGGATAAGTATAAGTGGGGTGGAATCGGCATTCTGCCTTTACCAATTGCGACCACAACGTATTTTGTTATAGCTGCTATATAATTAAACAGATTTCACAAAACTATTGAAAAGGTCATTGAAACATAGAATATATTTAAACACTCTTAACGAGGCTCAAATACTCCTTGAAAATCGGAGAGGGTGCAACCTTCTCGAGTGACGACACTGATACCCACAGGCCAATCAACTGGTCCATGAACTTCATGGCATCAGCTTTTGCGTCAGCGGCAGCTTGTCCTAAGATAGGTGTAATAATTAACGTATCGTTATTCACCAGTTGTGCTGAGAGGCTGTAGCCAGACGCTTCGGCGACATCACGACCGATCCAAGCCTCCTCCAAACTAGGCTTGTCCTTGATTCTCAGGTACTGTAACTGATTGGAGATTTTGTCTAACTTATCTGATGCAACGCCACTATCAGAACCGTACAGACTGACACCATCGAACGACTGGGCAACCCCCTTAGTCAGGTACGTTGCACGATCCTCATTGAGCATGAGGTATTTCGCTACGTCCTCTGTCGATAGTATAGTCGTCAACGTCTTGAGATCCATGACCGTTGCCAAATTCAGATTAGCGTATTCCAGTGAACGTTTCAGCCACTGGGGTACTAAGATTACTTTCATTTAAAAACTCCGGGCTGGATAACAGAGAAATGGATCATAAACTACTATTGGTACAGGTGATCACTCTCCTGTATCGGGAAAGTCAACTCGATAACCGGACAGCAAACTCTGCCGAGCTAGTCGGTCAGATTGTAGCCAGCATTCGTATCCCAGAAACCTCTATGGAGACAGACCGTGGTCGTGAGACCTTGGTGGGTTTGCGAGCTACCGCGATGTGGATGGCTGGTAACCCGGTTAACCAGGATTACGATAGGACTATCCTACTTCAAAGAATACGTGTAAACGTAGCGGATGAGGACGGTCTGTACCAAGCGTTTGAAGGCGCCACTGAACCTTGTGAGGACATGAACCTCATCAAGCGCATGGTGCTTGAGTATCGTTCTGAGCTTCAAGCGTACCTCAACCAGAACCAGATCACTGAGATCTTCAAGCAAGCGTCTCAGAAGGCTCTGTTCAATCCGCACACGATTGACTGGAAGAACTTCGTTAAAGATGTCATTGGTACCTTAGAACCTTTGGCTACTGTTCAGACTATTGAATCTAACCCAGCTATCGTGGGTTCGGTAGACATCAATGACGACGATGCCGTCCAAGCCTTGATGGAACAGGCCCAAGACGAACTGTCGGCTGATGGTGTATTGCGTACGGGCTGGCAAGGTATTAACAGAATGTGTGGTGATCAGGGAGGCTTCCGTCGTGGGGAGTTTATTCTGCTCGGTGCATTACAACACCAATTCAAAACAGGCTTTACTCTGAACCTGTTTAAACACATGTGCATCTATAACAAACCGTACATGCGTGATCCACTCAAGAAACCTTTGGGTCTACACATCTCCGCAGAGAACAACCTACTCGACAACGTCATGCAGCTCTACGTGTCGCTTAAGGAGAACGAAACGGGTGAACCAGTATCAATCCGTGGGGTAGACACTGCCGAGGCTTCTGCGTACGTTAAACGTCGTCTGCGTGAAACTGGTTATGAAGTTCGTATGTTGCGGGTTGACCCGTCGCTGTTCGGCTACCGTGACCTGTTCGACTTGGTTCAGAAATACGAATCCGAAGGTTACGAGGTTCACTTCTGTATCCTCGACTACCTCAACATGCTATCTAAGCGTGGTTGTCAGCAAGGCCCACACGGTTTCGAGACTCGTGACTTGTTCCGTCGTGTGCGTAACTTCACTGCTCCACGTGGCATTACGTTCCTTACCCCCCATCAGCTTTCGACTCAGGCTAAAGAACTGGTTCGTTCGCAGATTGAAAACTTCGTGCAAGAGATTGCTAACAAAGGCTACTACGACTCGTGCCGTACAGTAGACCAAGAAGTTGACATGGAGATTTCGATTCACATTGAGAAAATGAATGGTGAGTCGTGGTTGACCTGTCAGCGTGGCAAACACCGTAAGATCTCCATCACCCCGGAGAAAGATCTCTACTGCGTCCTACCGTTCTCTAAGGTGGGTAACATTCGAGACGACATTCATGGAGCAGACCGCTCTGTGCGTAAAGTGGGTGGCCGTCCTGAGAACGAGGGTGGTAGCAGTAACGTGTGGTGGGAGACTCAGGAATTTAAACAGGCGGCTTAACAGCCAAAAAAAAAAAAAGAGTCCACGCCCGGACTTGTGAGGAGAGAGCCAAGACGGCTCTCTCCTCTTTATGCCGTTATGAGGCCGATGAAGGCTTGGTCAGTTCTTGAGCTTCCTGTACTTCTTTCAGGATTGTGTCAGCTTCGACCTGGGTGATGGCACCTTTGGCTACGTAGAAGTCAACTGCTTCCTGTTGCGTCTTGCCCGCGAAGAGCTGTGCGCCGCTAAGGATCGACTGCTTGATTTCTGCGATTGTCTCTGCTTTGCTTTTCATTCTTCTGCCTTCAGATAGAAATACATTGAACCGACAGCATCTTCCAATGTTGGCCCGATGATGTCGATGGTTTGGTCCTCGGTCTCACCATTGGCTGTCAGTTGGACGATCGTACCTGAGGCCATGTACTGGTCTGCTTGATCATCGTCAATCAACCCAGAGGCTACCAGACGGTCTACGGCTTCTTCAATGGTCTGTCCATCGTCGAGGTGTTCGTTGATCGTAATGGTGAGACTGCGCTGAGCCATCTTCTGGATCTCAGCGAGCATTACTGGTGTAGTCAGTTCGTCATCCAAGTCAGCCATGGTTTATTCCTCAGTGTCGTAACCGAGTAATGTGTTGATGTAGTCGGTACCGTCTACCAACTCAGCCAAGGTATCGGCTTGCGAGAGGTAGGTTTCGACATCGAACGACACCTTGAAGTTTTCACCACCAGGTTTACCTTTGACCACGTAACCCATATCGCGCAGGTCATTGATCATCTTGCTGATGCTGACGTCCTTGATGCGATCACCTTGGGTCAGCCCGCGCAGTTCAGTGCGGGTAAACTCTACCACGATGTCCTTGGTGAATTCGAGTTTGAGATTGATGGCTAGACGTTTCATCATTGCAGCGTTGATGTGTTTAGCCAGGTTAGAAGTGCTGAGTGCCATGTGTTACGTTCCTTACTTAGGAGGGGAGGTTATTACTTCTTGGGTTCAAGTACTACGATGTCGCGGTTGTTGCCTTTTACTTTCAGGGTGTAGTTACCCGGAATGAAACACAGTGCCTCGCTAGTGCTGACGGTGCGTGCTCTACGAGGCGTGAACTGTTTCGCAGCCGGAGACACTGGGTCGATTACTTCGATGACGCGCGTAACGGTACGCATCATTGCCCCAGTGGGCAACAGCATGTAGTAAGTCTCGTCGATAGTGTAGCCGTCTCGTGAGGACTTGTTGGTTGCCTTTACCCATTCGTTACGTGGAAAGCCTTCAGCTTCTTCGGACATGGTTGCTTACTTCGGGAAGTGTGGGGTCAGTACCCAGCCGTTATCGTTTTGTTCCAACATCACGTTCGGAACGTAGACCATGCTTTCACCGACCTGAACGGTGATGTTCATGCCGTCCATGTGTTTGCGCTCGAAGCTTTGACTTTTAACCAGCGCCCCGTAGCCAGCAGCGCAGGCCGAAGTGGTGTTGTGGTCGTTCTCGGTAAGAGTTACCCATTCTGCTGCTTTTGTTTGTGCCATAAATGCTCCTGCATTAGTAGATTGATTGAAGAGGTTATCCTATTCACCTAGGTAATATAGGTCTGTAATATGTTTAATTCTACATACACCGGTATGCTCTCGGTAGAAGTAAAGTCTTACAGAACTCACTTAAGTAATGAACGAGCAATGATGCACGTTCTTAGAAAGCAACAATAATCTTAAAAAGGGAAGTACCACATGGAAAGCAGTCGCACGAGAACCAACGTGCCAAAACCCACGGAAGGGGGTATTGGTGTGGTGTCTCGTAATGGTACTAGGCGTTACCCTCCTTCAATCCACCTACTCACCCAACCGGGTGTATCTGTTTGTCCCTCTCCCGAAGTCTCTACGGTTACAAACGCGATAGCCTTGCATCGGTTTAGTCATCTGTGGAACGTTCAGTTAGTGCGACAGTGGTGTTGTGAGCTAACCCCTAAGTTGTTAAGCTTTGTAGATAGAGTCGTAGACCTTCACAGAGTAGCACTTAAGGTAATTCTTTTCGGGTTCGAGTCGTCTGTTGCCAAGCCTGCAAATTCACTCCCATACCTGAACATTGATAGTATGAGATAATCACACATGTCTCCACAACCGCTGTTCCTGTGGCCAAGGGGCATAAAAGCCCTAATGCTCTAGTAGCCTTCTTCGGAAGGCTACTAGAGCAGTCACAGTATCTATGCCGCTTGCTTTTTAATGCCTGCGTGTGGGAACAGCCGTAGGGTGGTGAAGTACCCGTAAGTGTTACCACTGTAACCGTGAGACTTAGGGAGGTTAACTTCGAAGACTTGGACACCGCATTCTTTGAACTTACGCTCAAGGTACGCGCCGAACGAGGCGATGAAATCAATTTCCTTGTGTTGACACGAGGAGTGTGGGTCCCCGCTGACTTCCATGTAGAAACGTTGCTTCTGGGTTGTGAACCCAGCTTTCGTACCATAGGTAAAATACCCAATGTGCGACTGAGGCAAGTTATCCGTCACATCCGTGATCAGGTAGATTTTGGTGTCTGGTAAGAAATTCAATGCTTCCCTACACTCCACCGCAGCTTTAATTGTAGCCATCGTGAGTACTCCTTTAGGTGATGACACAAAAACTTGTGGAGATCTGTTGCTGTGTTAAGTGTTGTCGTGGGCTAGATTATAATTAAAGCTCCACCGGGCAATGTGCCTTTTGGCAACCCGTCATCTAATACGGGGATTATGTCGTCATTTCTCCTTGTGCCCACTCAGATTCCAGTTTCCGCTTAACTGGGTTATTGGTGGGTTCCGCAGTGCGGCTTACAACGCGGTAGAAGTCCACAGCAGCCTCGATCGCGTGTGCGGTGAACTCAGGTACCTCTAATACGTGCATCGCCTCCACGAGGATGTCATCGGCTTCTGACCGAGTGATCCTTACAGGCAGACCATCGACAATGACTGTCAGGTATTCACACAAGAAGTCGTGGACTACCGCTGCTTGACCATAAATCCCCCACTGTGGAATCAACGACCAGAAGATCTGTGGGACCGAAGCCCCGTCGGTCAGGTAGCCCGCAGGGATATGTACCCAACGGTTAGACCCTTTAGTGCCGATGTAGTAGCGAAAGCCTTTCAGCACCCGCCAGTAGTCTTTACCCAGAATCTTACTCGCCTTGACGTCGTACGTCATGAACAGTTCAGCGTCAAACTTTCTGAAACTAACAATGTCCGCCATCACGGTACTCCTTCGGTAGAGGGACATCCCTCATATCGTGACGGCATAAAAGGGAACCGAAGTTCCCTCTCAGCTTTAACTATGGTACTTACCGACGATGTAGGGCCAGAATGTCAAGGCCACGACGTACCAGAACAACATGATCAGCACAACCAACATGTAGTTCTGTCTGTAGGCCTTCATATACAGCCTGCGGTCTTCTCGGAGCTGCTCCGGGAACTCGGTACAGAGTGTCAATAGAAAGCCGCCCAGAATCGCGTACAGGAGCAATCCGTACAACATAGCAATCACAGCAATGTTCATTCCCTTTTCCCCACCCTAAGCAAAAGATCATAATGTCATAGAGTAGGGACAAAAAAAAAAAGAAGGGGACCGAAGCCCCCATTCTTTCCCTTCCTTTAATGTACCGTGGCTGGCGTGGTAGGTGCGTAGAACACCTGATCGCCGATGTGGTACTCTTGCAGGTAGAGACGTTTCCATGGGATCACGTTGCCAGGCTTGGATTCATCCAGCAAGCCTTCGCGTTTCTTGTGGATCGCCATTGGATTGCCGTAAGGTTGCAACGCTTTAACCAATGTTGGATCGTTCAGTACGTCCAACGAGACTTTCTTCCGGTCTTTGACTTCACGCGAGGTGAAGACTTGGTCAAGTAGACCCAGGGTCTTGAACAGGATGTTGAAGTAGACGAACCCGCCAGAAGCCTTCTTAACGGCTACGTGGGGTTTCTCAGGATTAAATGCCTCGGTGTCAATGCCCACCGGGACAGCAACTTCACGACGAGTAGAGAGCAGGCTCATTTAGATCTTTCCTTTTTGTATACAGTTCAACGGTAAAAGTGGGGGTCGCAAGTAATTCTTCGTTACCCCATTCAGATGGATCGAAGCTTGGGAAGAAGGTATCGCACTCGACTTTGTGGGTCACATGCGAAATCAACATTACGTCGATCAAGTCCTTCTCTAATGCTTCTTTATATAACTGTCCGCCGCCAGCGAGGTAGATCGGTGTCCCCTCGTCGTTTAGCTCCCATGCTTTGGCGATGGCATCCTCCAAACTACGTTCGACATACAATCCCAATCGCACGTAATTGCGAACATGTTCCTTACGGGACACTACGATGATCGTGCGTCCCGGTAAGACCTTTTGTTCCTGCGGGGTGTAAACCTTTTCTACTCTTTCACTGAGTTTGATCAGGGAATCGACTGTACGACTCCCCATAATCAATACTCGCCCCAGTGTAGCTAAGCGGAAGTGTCGCAGTTCTGCTGGGTCTCTCCAAGGCATCCCGCCATTCAACCCGATCCCACGCATTGGTGACATTGCAGTGATCAAACCGATCTTTTTATCTTCAGCACTCATTGCTGACCCCCATTAATTGTTTTAGGCCCGATGCGATGTACGGTTGCGTTACGATCTTCAGCCACCAACCCATTCAGGTAGAAAGGCAGATCGTCGTTCATCTCAACGCCCCAATGTTTAATCAAGCCATTGTACCCACGGTTCTGGAACAGCAACACGTCAGCAGTGGCACGGCGTGGTGCACCCTCTTCACGAGGAGCGTCACGGAATGTGTAGAGCAGGTCACGACAGACACCAGTCCAGATTTCAGATTGGTTCATACGAGCCCAGTGGTAGTCTTCTGGGGTTTCGTACCAGATCTCTACCGGGTACACCACCTTCTCGTGGATAGCGTAACCGTCGAAGCCTTGGGCACCCAATTGAGTAGCGGGTACCGAGTAGTACAGGTAGTCCGAGATAAACCAGTTCAACGTCCGGTCTAGTTCATCGGTCTTCATGTACATCATCCCTTTCAGGACGCCTTGCTGCACGATCGGTTGGGTACGATCCCACAACTCCTTAACCATTTCCTTTACGGCACGCTTGTTAGTTTTGCTATGGAACTTGCGCACTAGCGCTAAACGCAGCAGTACGTCCAGATCGTGGAACAGTACTTCTTTCTCTTGTGCGATCTCTACTTGAATCTCGTCCACGGTAAAACTCTCCAACTCTGCTCAGAGTACATTGATTAGTTAAGGGGCTCTAGTGAACCCCCGTTATATCAGCTTACTTTCTTGCTCGGTTCACGACAAACTCGATCCAACTCGAAGTCTGTCGGTTTGTTGCTCAGACCACTGATCTCGTGATCTGCATTCAGGTACAGGATGCACAACTTGGTGTCACTTGGGTGTTCGTGGCCAAACAACAACCACGGGCTACGCTCAGACATCATATCCAACGTAGTCATACGCTGTATACGAGCAAAGCGTTGGACTTCAACCATTACCACCCGTTCACAAGGAGCGGTGCGATCAAAGCCTTTACCCGGTACCCCATCCACCAACATTTGGTCTTTAGAAAGTCCTTGAGTGTAATCACCGCAGTCGGCGAAAAGCACAGCACGGTGTAGACTATCCACAAAACCAAAATGAACGTTCTCGATTGCAAGAGCCCCAGCCAGTGTATCCAGAGCTGCTTCACGAGTTTCATGGGGTTCACCAGTTTGGCGTACGTACGACAGCATCGGGTGTCTCCACGAGGATTTTGTCAAACTCATGATAAGGTCTGTGATGATGAGTTACGTAGGAATCATCTAGCAGTCCCTTAGGGAACTCTGGCCAGATGTGTGCTTGTGCTCGGAGTCTTGCAGTCCGCATTTCATCAGACTCCTCCAAGCAGAACATTAGCTTTCCCTGTAAACCGTTATCGAACATTCGCTGGAGACGATGAGTCAACATCATCTGTGGGTTGGGGTTGTAGCCAGCGGTAGTGAAGAACTCCCCACGACGCAACCCACCACTCAGCCCTGACTGCTGGATCTTATTCCAGCCTCCAAGGAATTGCTCTTTATGAGCATCGAACTCCTGAGACTGGATTTGTTGATACATCTTGTCCAACCAGTCCCCTCCAAACGTAAGGACCTTTAGGTTAGCTGAGTGTTGTTGAAGTTGGGCGTACGGACTATCAGGCCACCGGCGACGAGTACCGAAGTAACGTTTATTCTTTCTCACTTGACGTATCCCCCATCTTCTTAATAGCCTCGGCTACAGCATCGGTAGTTTGGTGATAACGAACTTCAGCAGCCTTCTCGTGGATCTCTGCTACGAACTTGTCGAAGTCGACAGGATTCATAACGCGAACATCCAACTTCTCAGCCTTAGTGAGTTTAGCCCCACCACCAACACCTGCTAACAATACATCGGTTTTCTTTGTTACGTCACTCGACACGTTAGCCCCAAACCCAGCCAGCAGGTCTTTCAACTGATCACGTGAGTAATGATCGAAGGAACCTGTGATCGCCCAGTTCTGACCCGCCAAGTCTTGGTTGGCCGCATTGAACAGGGGGTTGTGGATCTCCAGTATTTCCAGCAGCGACGTGTACATCTCTTGGTTCTTTGGATCTTTGAACCAGTTGACGAGACTCGTAGCTGTTTCATCACCGATGTCTTTGATGCTTTCGAAGTCATCGTAAGACGCATGGGCAATTTCACTGGCTGTAGCAAACCGACGCGACAACCGCTTGGAGGTACCTTCCCCCACTTCAGGGATACCCAAGCCAAACAGGAAATTGTGAAGGTTCTGCTTACGCGACGTCTGGATCGCTACGTAGTTGTCCCGAGCCGAAGTGGCAGCAAACCCTGGGAGTTCCAAGAAATCCGCTGGAGTCAGCTTGTACAGGTCTTGTGGGCGATGGATCTTCTCAGCCTCAATCAGTGAGTCCAAGGTAGCTGGACCAACACCGTCGATGTTCAGGGCGCCACGGGAAACGAAGTGTTCGAAACGACGCTGAGTCTGCGCAGAGCATTCCCAACCGTTCTGACACATCAGGTCTGCACCCACCTTCACCAGCTTGGAATCACACACCGGACAGTGAGTAGGAGGCTCTATCTGAGCATGTGGAGTGTTCTTCAGCACTACCCGCAGGATCTTGGGAATCACGTCACCAGCACGGCAAACACGAATCTCATCCAGCAACCCCAGACCCAGTCGAGTGACTTCGTCGTAGTTGTGCAGTGTCACTGAGGAAACTGTAACGCCTGCCAGATGCACTGGGAGGATCTTGGCCACAGGAGTAACCTGTCCGGTGCGTCCCACTTGGTTCACCACGTTCTGGAGTACAGACGTAGCTTCCTGTGCTTGGAACTTGAGAGCCACAGCCCAACGAGGTTCACGGCTACGGAAGCCCAACTTACGCTGGAGTGCCAGTTCGTTAACCTTAAACACCAACCCGTCAATCTCGTAAGCGAGGTTTGGGCGGGCCAACTCCATCAACTCCATGAAGTACGCAAAGTCTTTGGCGTTGTCGATTGGGAATGTCGGGTTGACATTGAAGCCCCACTCAGCAGCCTTCTCCAGTTGCTTCTCATGGGTAGGTTTGATCTCTTGGATCATTCCGTACATGTAGAAGGTCAAACCGCGATCCTTCACCACACCGGAGTCAGACTGGCGCAAGGTACCTGCCGCAGCATTACGCGGGTTAGCCTTGGGTTCTTGTCCCTGAGCTATCAGACGTTCGTTCAAAGCGAGGAACTGTGCTTTATGCATGGTCACTTCACCACGCACTTCCAGCACAGCAGGCCAGTCCTCACCTTTCAGATCCAGAGGGATGCCTTCAACCATACGTAGGTTGTCGGTTACGTCTTCCCCAACTTCCCCATCACCCCGAGTTACACCTTGAGCAAACACGCCGTCAATGTAACGCAACCCCACTGCCAAACCGTCGAGTTTCACCTCACCAGTGGCTTTTGGGTCTACATGACGCTCGCCTTCAGTTTCAGTCAGCCCTGTGAGGTTGTACCACTTCATCAGGTTGTCAAAGTCAAACACGTTACCCAAGCTGAGCATCGGGATTACGTGACGGACCTTTTGGAAGCCCCGTTCTTTGGGAGTGTGACCAACCCTCTGTGTCGGAGAATCTGGTGTGACCAAATCAGGACGTTGAAGTTCGAGGGAGACCAGTTCGCGGTAATGGCGATCATAGTCAGTATCAGCAATGGTCGGAGCATCGTTGTCATGATACTCCTCGTTCCATTTATTGATCAGTCCTCGAAGTTCGAGGATTCTTTCAGGAATATCCACGGCTTCTAAGCTCCGTATTAGATTAAGCAAAAAAAGAGTGAGGGGTTGGCCCTCCTCACTCTTACCACGGGTTTAGTCGGCCAGCATATACAAGCCGGAGTAAACCTTTTGCGGTTCGTTAATCAGCGTGGCGCTGGATTCGCCGGTAGCTGAATTGTAGGTCGCCGCCAGTTCCACGATGACCATGTCCAGATCCGGCTGGTCTTCACGACGGCTGTTGTAGCCGTGTGCGCGAGGGTAGCCCGGACCACGTGGGTCTTTCGGCTGAGGAGCTTCGACGACCAGGTAACGCGAAGTCTTGTTGACCATGTGACGAACCATGTCGCCAGCTTTGAACACCGGGCGTTCCTGTTGCAGGAGCACCGCCAGTTCGTCTTCAGCCAACGCCTTGGTAGTTTTGTCACTGAGGGCAATGATCTTCTCGACTTCTACACGATCAACCGGAGACAGGCTCACACCGGTGTATTCGGACAGGTCGAAGTAGACTTCACTTTCCACAACGAAGCAGAAGACGTGTTGCTTGTCGCCCACGATGAAGTGGAGCACACGTTCGCTGTCGATGGCGAAGTCTTGGGTAGACGCCAGCACTTCACCATTCAGGTACAGAGTGGCCGTTTGGCGCAGGCCTTTCTTGGAAGCGATGTGGGAGAACCACGCATCACGATGGTTTGTACCGCCACCGAAACCGAACGGGTTGAAGTCATGGTAAGGACGGACAGGTTTGGCCTTGAAGGACTCTTCGATTTTGGCGATAGCTTCAGCAACTACGGAGGAGACTGGGGACATTACTGTGGTACCTTTAATAGGGGATTGAACTTGGCCAACGGTGGCTTCGGGTTTGGTGGAGGGTAGTAGTTGGATAGCGGGCCTTACAACAGCCTGTTTCGCAGCAGCAGCTTTAGCGCCTGGCTTTGGACCTGGCTTCTTGGCTGGGTTTTCGGTTTTGTCTTTCGGGATTCCGCGTGGCATACTTCAGTCCTTTCTTTAGGATTTAGGCTTGGTTGTGGTACTTGTTACGGATTTGCTCTACACGGAGTTTGACTTCCATAGAGAGGTACTCTTGATGCACACTCTGATCAGCACGACCAACCAGAGTGAGTGCTTCGGAGCCGTCTTTGGACATACCCGGTGGGAATTCGATATAATGACGACCATTCTTACTGGTGAACCTTACGCGTGAGCGAATGGTCTCCAAGAAGTTGATGGCTTGTTGCAGTTCTGCTTCGTCAATCTTCACGATCATGTACAGCTCTCCTCAGAGCAGTCGGATAGAGATAGGGAATAAAGAACCCCTATCTCTATTCTTTTTAAGAACAGGTTTGTTTGGTCATTATATCAGCCGGAGCTGTTAAGAATTACGGGTGTAGCTTTCAGCCTTGTAACGCTCGATGTTCAGATCAGAACGATTGGACTCAGGACTTTCCACCAACTTATCCAAGCCTTCCAGATTCATTTGCGATTCTTCGGGTCCCATTGGGTTCCCTCCAGTAGATAGTCGAGTTTGCCTTCAGAGGCTTCCTGAATTGCTTGCTCACGATCCAGTAGGTCTTCAGGGGTCAGGACTTCAGGTTCACCCGCACACACTGGGTCTAGATACACCGCCATGGTCTCATTCCGCACAGACTGAGAGGTTTCCTTAGTCAGGTCTACGAACTGAGCGATGTGGGAGAACCGACCACCTGTAGACGGATACGGGATGTCGTAGTCGTGTCCCAAGTCTACCGGAATAGGTATCAGGTCTTCCGCTGTAGGGATATACAGTTCAACCACCCCAGTGATCCCAGGGATACTCCAGTCGGTGCGAGTGATCTTCCAGAGGTGACCAGCGTGTTGGAACAGATACGCATTGGTTATCGTCACCTCAGGACACAGGTTAGTGTGGAAGATCGCTTCATCAGAGTCTGGAGCGACCATCCGAACCAAGTGATCCCCGAATGGGTACAACACACCGTCTTTATAGACAGTCACCAGATCAGTAGCGTTGTTGAACTCTTCGACCTGCTCAGGGGTAGGTTTGAAAGCACGTTTGTGCGCCCCAGCACGAACACCGATGCGATCCAGCTCCAACTGCTCACGAGCAGACAACACTTGCTCACGCTTACCGGAGTCTCTAAGGGAAACCCCTTTGATCTCGGTCAGTTCCGTAATCCCTTCATTACCCAACCGTTGGGCTACACGTTCGAGGTAATCCTTGGACGCTGATAGCCCTGGGTTATAAACCCCATTGTTCCAACCACGTTTATCAGACATCATTGGTCTCCCTTGAGAACATTCTTGATTTTGTCACGGAGAGCTTGGGACTCAGGTGACTTGGCGACCTCATCCAGAATTGCATCGGCGCCCGGAGGAACAGGACGATAGTCTTGATCCCCGTACTTCTCCCAGTGTTCACGGATTGGGTTCTTCCGTGGAACAGGTTTGTGGGATTCACGGTCGATAATGTTCAGAAGCTCTGTATCAGACAGACCGCGTACCGAGTCGCGCATGTACTCTTCGTGACCCCGTTCGTCTTCACGGGTACGGATCGGTGCTGCGCGAGAGATTGCTTGGCGGTTCTGAGCATCGTGTTGCCGAAACATCTCTTGGCGTTGGGGAGAGACAGGGAGCGAGTCACTACCCGCCCAGGCTGTACCGAAGTGCGGCTGAAACAATTTCTCAGCCACATGGTGAGGGATCGTCAGTACGTCACGTGGACTAGCTCGCTTCGAGGCTTTCTTGATAACCTTTTTCTTTGGAGCTTTCTGCTTAACGTGACGCTTGTTAGACTTTTTCATTCTGATCTCCTCAGATCGTTTAGGTTAGTTATGCCCTTAGGTAATATATACTTGAAATTTGGTTGGTTAGAGGGAGTGTTTAGTTACATACGCAGTGTACCCTATGTTGGTTTTGGGGATTGTTTTTGACAGGCAATTTTGGAACCTAATGTTATAGTCACGGACTAATTACTGTCCCCTGTTAGTAGCCAAATTTAAGGTTTGAGTCATGATTAGAGAGATGATCAAGTTTGACGGTTCCAGCGAACCCTTCATTGCCGAGAAGGCCAAGAAGTGGAGCCAGTGGGCAGGTCGTAAACTCGGCAACCGTGTGGATTGGGCTAGCATCCTCCTCGATGCGGTCAATGAGTGTCCTCCGGTCCTGAGCACTCAAGAGTTCCAGGAAAAGCTGGTTGACGTCACTTTGCGTGGCGAGAGTTGGGCACACTACCTGATGGCAGGTAAGCTGTATGCCCCACTGATCATGAAAAAGACCTTCGGACAGACTGTACCGACTGTACGTGAACTCCACTTGTCGCTGGCCGAGAAAGGCTATATGTACAAGCTGGACTACTCGGAAGCTGAATACGCCGAAGTAGAAAAGCTGATCCAGCACAAGAAAGACCAGACTTACCCGCATTTCCGCAGCGAATACATCTACAAGAAGTACGCTCTGCAAAACCGTATCGGCTCTGAGCGCAATGTCTACGAGACACCACAGTTCGTGTACATGCGTATGGCCATGGCTCTCTCTGAAGAGCAGCCGCGTGAACGTCGTATGACTGACGTTGCCAAGTTCTACGAGCACTTGTCGGACGCTCGTATCAATGCCCCGACTCCAAACTACGTGAACCTGGGTACTCCTCTGCGTGGTTTCGCCTCTTGCTGCATTTACAGCAACGAAGACACCGCTGCCTCGATCGGTATCGGTCTACACATTGCTTACACCATGACCTACATGTCTGCTGGTTGCGGTACTCACCTGAACACTCGCTCGCTGGGTGACGCCGTTCGTGGTGGCATGATCAAACACCAAGGTAAACTCCCATACGTCCGTGCTACCAAGGCGATGGTTGAGGCCAACCTGCAAAACGGGCGTGGTGGTGCTGACACGCTGACCTACAGCATGTTCGATCCTGAAAACGAAACCATGCTGCAACTCCAGAACCCGATGTCGGTGGAAGAGAAGCAGATCCGTGGTATCGACTACTCGGTCACTGTGAGCAAGTTCATCGCTCGCTTCGCTGGTGCCAAGGGCAAGCTGTTCAAGTTCAACTGCTTCACGGCTCCTGACCTGTACGAAGCCTTCTACTCGGCAGACTTCGCCAAGTTCGAAGAGCTGTACGCCAAGTATGAAGCTGATCCACTTTTCGTCAAGGAGTACTTCAACGCTCGTGAGCTGGTACTGGTAGCTCTGACTGAAGCTCTGGAAACCGGTCGTTACTACGTGACCTGGGCTGACGAGATGAATCGTCACACCCCGTTCTACGATTCGATCTTCGCTTCCAACCTGTGCCAAGAGATCATGCTACCTCAGCGTGGTTATCGCCACATGATGGACCTGTACTCCAGCTCGGCTGTGGGTTACATCAAGCTGACCACTACTGACGGCAACCGCATCAAGCTGGATGCACCGCAGAAGGTCTGGGTAGATCGTGCTCCGGCGGCAAACGCTGGGCCTGGACGTATCGGTCGTCAAGCCATTGCTGCGATCGAGTTGGGTCCTGATGAATCGTTCCGCACCGTCAAGAACGGCCTGACCTACAAAGTCGCCACTATTGACGAGATCAAGCACGAGCCAGAAGTGGCTATGTGTAACATCGGTGGTGTGGTTCCAGCCAACATCGAAAGCGACGAGCAGTGGGCAGAAGTTGCTTACTACACCTTGCTGATGATCGACATCTGTATCCACAAGGCCGAATACGAACTACCACACATCGGGTTCACCTCGAAGGCACGTATGAACGCCGGTGTTGGTCTGATGGGTGTTGCTACCTGGATGGCCAAGAACAATTACAAGTATAGCAGTCAAGAAGGTAAGAACGCTCTGTTCCACCTCGACGAAACGCACATGTACCACCTGATCACTCAGTCGATCAAGTTGGGCAAAGAGCGTGGCAATGCTGAATGGATGCACCGTACCGCTTGGCCAGAAGGTTACCTACCGCAAGACAGTGCTAACCAGAACGTACTCGAACTGGTAACGGTGGGTCCTGCTCGTGATTGGGCTCCGGTTCGTCAAGACCTGATCGACAACGAAGGCATGCGCTTCTCTTGCGTCAACTCCCACATGCCGGGTGAGTCCAGCTCGAAAGCTGCTGGTCAACCAAACGGTCGTTACCCAGTGCGTGACGTTGTGATGACCAAGACCGACAACGGCATTGTGTCGCGTTGGGCTGCTCCTGAGGGCGACCTGTGGGGTGATCGTTACGAGATCGCATGGGACGTTCCACCAGATGACCAGATCGACAGCTACGCCGTCGGCCAGTACTGGTGTGACCAAGGGATGTCGGCAGACCAATGGCGGCGTTTGCCACAAGGTGAGACTGTAGGTTCGGCTGAACTGCTGAAAGGCTTCTTCCGCATGACCAAATACGGGTTCAAGTCTCGTTACTACTACAACACTCTGACCACCGAAGCCAAAGTTCTGAGCAACGGTGAGATCGTGATGGTTGAAGTGCGTAACACCGACAAGGCTCCTGAAGCTGACTGCGGCGCTGGTGGCTGCAAAATGTAATACTGGTTGGGCGTTCTGGGGAGCGCCCTTTCCTTTAATAGTCTTTAGAGAGTGTTCTCGTGACAGTACCAGTAATGATTCAAACGGGGTTTTCTAAAACTCCACCGCAGATTGATCCAGCCATCTTCAACACTAACAAAACGGATTACCAGAACACCAGCCTGTTGCTAGGGCAACCTGGGGGTTTGTTCGACACGGTGAATAAGCAGTTTCCACAAGTCTGGAAGTTGTACAAGACTGTGAAGTCACTCGATTGGGATGAACTAGAGATCCCGATGTCTTCTTGTAAGGCTGAGTTCAAGTCTCTGCCTCGCACCAAATCCCAAAAGATGATCAAGTCTCTGGCTTGGCAATGGGAAGCTGACTCTGTTGCATCTCGCAGCATCAGTCACATCGTCAGCCTGTTCAACCCGGCTCCAGAACTATGGGCCGCTTGGCAGCGTATCTCTGACCAAGAAGTGATCCACGCGGCGACCTACTCCGAGATCGTTCGGGCTAGCTTCGACAACCCTCGTGAAGTCCTCGACAAGATCCTGGAAGTTACCGAGGCCATGCAACGCTTGGAAACGGTTGCAATAGAGATGCGATGGATTCGTGAGCGTGGCTTGCGTTTCCAACTGGGTGAATTCCCGGCTGACCAAGAAACCTACAACGCAGCGTTCATGTTTGCGTTCGTGATGTTTGTACTGGAACGTTTGCAGTTCATGGCATCGTTCGGTGTAACCTTCGCATTGGCCGCTGAAGACCTCTTCATCCCGATCTGCAAGATGGTACAGAAGATCGCACAAGACGAGTACGAGACTCACTGTGCGTTGGACTTCGCTGTCCTGCAACACGAGATGACAACTGAGCGTGGGCAGATTGCTTACCAACAGTTGCGTCCTCGCATGAACCGTGTGTTGAACGAAGTCATCGCCTGTGAACTGAACTGGTCGGACTTCGTGTACTGGGACGAGGAAACTGAAACCTACGTCGAAGACCTGAAGTACTGTTCCCGTGCTCAGCTCAAAGACTCCGTCCTGTTCCATGCAACCTACGTGTCTCGTTCGATGCGTTTGGACATGGAGTACCCGCAAGTCGAGAACCTGCCGCTCCACTACATGAAGACCTGGATGAACATGGGTGACACCCAACCTTCACCACAGGAACAAGCTAACGCTCAGTACAAGGTAAACGTCGTTGTTCGCGATGACGAAGACGTGGACTTCGATGTCTCTGGTTTCTAAAGGGGTGCCTCATGGAAGAATCGTTAAAGCTGTGCTTGTTGATTGCTGGCGTCGTTTTATCCATTGGTCTGTCGGGTTACTGGTTGTGGGTGTGTGGTTGTCGTAAGGGGCATTGTTGATGGAACCGCTGTCGTTTGATATTATGGATCGTCTACGGGTTTGCTTTGAATCCAGAGAGTACAAGATCCGTCATGAACACTGTTCAGGTTACGTCCTGCTCAGTGATGGTAAGGAACGGTACTTCAAGATCGTCAACGGTCTGTGTAAGCCCGAAGAAGTAGAACATCTGTTCAACTGTACGGGTATCGCTCAAGTCATCGTCCGTAACGTTCCAGGGGCCTTGACCTGCGAGTACGTCAACACCGCTGAACATGGTTTCACGTACTAACAGAAAAAAAAAAAAGAAGGGGTGAGAGCCCCTTCTTTTATGCCGTCTTACTTAGCCCGGCATTGGGTTGCACTTGTGGACGAGGAACAACAGGACATCTTCGCGCTGGTTGACCAAGTTGCCACGAGCCTCGACTTCTTCGAACTGACTACCAATCACTTCAACGCTACTGTAGAGATTGCGCTTGGCTTCCTGAAGAGTCAGGATCAAGTTAAAGCAATCCGAACGATCGGTCTCTAGGCGAGAGAACCCGCCTTGACAGTCTAGGTACTTCGCGAGGTTGTCACCGGCCCAGTGACGGATAGTCGAATCGTACGCCTGACCAGTCACGTCGAAGGCAGTGTTACGCAGGTAATCGTACCCGTGGTTCACCGCATCCCAGGTAACCCGTTGTGGTAGAATCACAATGTGACGATTCAGTTGATCCGTCTGGTGGGTCATCGCGCAACGGACGTGGATCGGACGACAGCCGAAATACGTTGGTTGGCGACGCACGTGAGCCTCCAGCGCAGCGTGTGCCTGATCCTTCAAGCTGTCAAACGAGTAAGCACCACTCGGTGGTAAAGAAGTGCTGTAATGATTCCACAGTTCCTTCAGACGACGCAGGTCAAGTTCATTGAGGATGTCTCCACCGTCAACCGACATCGTAATATCAATAATAGCCATGTGAACTCCAAAGTTCAAAGATTAGTGGTTGTAGCCAGTTGGTTTGTTTGTTGCTACAGCGACTGCCAGCGGTAACTTCTTTGCGTCGAGGTTCACTGGCGCCTTTACAACGTACAACATTTTGTGGTGGCGGAAGATCACGATGCGATCACCAAGAGTCACGTTCAACACCACCAGTTCAGACTTGGGCAAACGGTACTCAGCGGCTGAGTCCACTTGGAGCCAGCAATAAGCCGGATCGTTACAATCCCGGATGAAAGTCAGGGAGCCACCGCTCACGATGTCAGCTTGACACAGTTCAACCATCCGAGAATCACAACGCTCTAGGATCATCTTGATCAGTTGACCACGGATTTGGTTACTGTGCTGAAGCTTAACGTCGAACTCGCCTTCTGGATAGGGTACAGAAGGGATGGCCCCCAGTTTCTTATCCAGCACGCCTTGTAGCAACTTGATATGTTCTCGCAACCGAACAATAGACCAAGCGTCGTACTCGTGACCGCAAACACACGGTGTTTCCCAGCACTTGATACAATCAGACATTGCCATGAACAATCTCCTCTTCTAGTACAATGGATTCTTTACGGAAACGAACGAGGAACAACGCTTGACCTTTTTGATTCGGGTCTTTGACGTCTAAGTAGATGTGGTTTGTCCTCATGTGACGGAGGTACTCGAGTTCCAGATCGCCGTAGACGATTGGTTCAGGGTGGCCCTTAGCACACGACGGCATTTTGAGCTTACCCCAGTCCCATATCCCCTCAGTTACTTTACGTTCAATACCAACTAGGTGGACAGCCTCAACCGTCCACCCTGCCATCTGTCGCGGCATACGAGAGTCACGTCCCAGTTCCACTCGGACGATGCGTGACTTGACTACAGGTCTACGATCACGACAGATGTAGTCCCGCTTACGAGGCGTTTGCTGAGGGATAGTCCCCAACGCTCGACCCAATTGCACGGGATGTAACTCCACAGTCTTGATGATCTTGGGAAACGGGGTCTTGTTGAAAGGCCCTAGCGTCTTGAGTTGTTCTTCCACAGGACGTACTGTACCGCCCCATGCGTGGAGAACCACCGGGTTAGAACGCTTACGACGGAAGCTGACGAGTTGATGGTAGCAGTACGTAACCGGCTGGTCTTTTTCTTCTTCACGTACCCGACAGCTTCTAACGTAAGCTATCACCCCCTCTTCAGTTAGGAAGGCATCCACCCCAACTACTTTGGTTATCCAAGTGGAAGGAATCCACGGGGCCGTCCTTCTTAGGTAATTAGACATCTTTCTTACCGTCCTTATTCTTCGTCGCAGAGAGGTAATACTTACCCTGATACTCGTAGACCTTACACTTGTCGCCCACACTGTACCCAAAGGCTTTCGCCATCTGCTTCTCGACATAGTAAATCTGCCGGTGGTTAACCATGAAGATCGTCCGGCTTTCAACTTTACTTGCCCGAACACCAGTAATTTCACCGGTAGCGACCACCATCGCCCCAACAGTCTTGGCGAGGTTCATTGGGATGTTCAGTGTTGCTTCGCGTGGGTTAGGTCGTGAGCTGCGCTCTTGAAAACACATTGTTAAAGCATCCTTGTTATTTGGGCCAAACTATTGCAAGCAGATATTGAAAAGGAGCTGGGTCGTAAATGACCAAGCCGATTAGTGCTGCGTATACCACACCCAACGTCCACCAAGACGCTGGGGGTACTTTACCTGAGTCAGACATTCACAACCCTCACCATGCTAGACGCATCAATCATATCGGTGAAGGTGACCAACCTTTCCTTGCCGTCGTACTCGCAGATGTAGTAGTGTGGAGATCCAATCTCCTGCACTTCCCAATCCCCGGCTATGCCTTCAACCACCATCTGTTCGATGACAGTCACTAAATCAGGATGATGGCGAGGTACGGTTTTAAAGTCAACTTTACCGTTACCATCCAATTGCGCATGTGCTATCAGCGCAGGTACTTGTTTCATCCGCTTGCACATCGCAGCGTCGAAACCCGGATTACCGTAACACCCGTGAATCACAACCTTCCAGCTCTGCTTTACGCCATCCATAATTCAATCCTCTTCCACTCGGCACTCTTCGGCTATATGGATGTGTTTTCGCCTAGCATGGATAAACATCGAATTGACTGTTCCACCTAGACCCTTGAGTATAAACAGGAAGTTCCCATTACTCGTACCGTAGTGTCGCATCTCAGTCCCGTTGATCAACATCATCCAGTCGGCAATCTCACTGGTGACCATGTCTTCACGGGCCGGAGGGAGGTAAACTTGCTCCTCCCCAAAGACCACCGGCTCACTGTCTGGGTTCAGGACAAACAACACGTACAGGTTATTGTCCTCCAGCAGTTCATCCTCGATCCTCAGGACATTGTAGTACGGGTAATGATCGAGAGAAGGACTCTCGTATACGTTCCCCACAATTGGTACGTCAGCAAACGCCGGGATGTGTCCCAAGTAAAACAGCGTGTCATCCACCTTGGGTGTTTCATCGAAGCGATAGACCACTAATGTGACCGCCATGATTCGTCCCTTTTCATTAAGCTCTGCAACGAGCGTGTGGATTCTTGACACGTGCTACTTGGGCTGCTGTCAGATGAACCTCTTCTGGTTCTCCTTCAGCTAAGAGTTTGAGATCGACATGAAGGGTGCCGTCCCAAGCCCCACCAGAAATGTACAACACCTCTAGGTTGGAGCAGTCGCGTTTGAAAGTACCGGTCAGCAACTTTGCTGCCTGTATCTGTCCCGTGCGTAAACGGTTCCAGCGTTTGGTGATTTCAAGGGCTGCAAACACAACAGTCAACCCATCACGACCCTTGTACGCCTTAATCTTAAAATCCATCCTGTATTACCTCTTGTTTTAGCTTTCGCGTTTTGTCCCCCGCATAGCACGACGCTTGTCCTTCCGAGGGAACCGTTCGTTAAGTTCCTTAATAATGTCGGGGATCTGAAGCTTGACGATCCTTGCCGAACTGCTCCGAGTGGTTTGCTGTACTAATGCTAGCGCAGCATCTAGGTCATCGTCTGCCGCATCGAGAGCCGCAGTCCAGATCTCTTCCAGATCCATCGTGTTGCTACGACAGTGTACGACTTCAGGGCCCCATGGTAGAACACGGCGAATCATACCGACTATACCGTTTGGACGACTGCTCCATTCTTCCAGCGCTCCCTCATGGGTGATTAGGTAGGCTTTGATAGTGCCTTCACTCATCACCTCAAGATCACGATCGCCGTTAAGGTACTCCAGCACGTTCAGCCCGTTGAATTCCATTGGGATGATAAAGCCCCAGTCAGAATAGTAGTAGCTCACCGGGACTTTAGCAATCAACCCGTTTGGCTTGATCAGGTCCTGGAAGAACATGACTTCGTTACCAACTACAGCGGCGAAATTGAAAGACATTACTTAGCTCTCCTTGGAGCACGAGGTTTCTTTGGCTCTTGAGCCTGCGTGGCTTCACGAGGGAAAGCATCCAGCGTAGACATCTCCAGTGCTTGTACCTCACCCCCACAGGTGTTAGCCAGCAGGCTGATACGACGGATGATCTCCGGTGCATCAAAGCCAGCCTTGTAGAACACGTTAGCGAAGTTCCCCTCAGAACCTTCAGACCAGTACTGGGTCGGATCAATAGACTGGATCACCGCCCCTTCGTCTATATCACGTTCGATCAGCCATGCGTGTTCCTGAGTCACCAGAAACATCCGGCGGATTACTTTCACGCCCTTAGCAGACATCCCGCACAACAACCCACGTTCGACCTCGGAGAACTCCAGCGGATTGGCGGCGTCATACGACAAATAAAAAGCGGCCAGACGAGGGACGATGAAACCCCAGACGAGGGCCATCTCCGTGGAGTTGAATTCGCCACCCACGATGCCAAGCGCAGCACGCTTGCAGGGACTGACGAACAACTTCTGTCCGAAACCGATGTACTCATCACGACCATTGATGTTCATCAACATCTGACTGTCAGTAGCCAGGATACCATTTAACAGAACTGCCTGTGACATTTTACATGCTCCCTTGAGCTGACGGCATAAAGAGTGTGGGGTTGGCCCTCCACACTCCTTGTGTTTTCTACAGCTTAGCCTTGGACGCGAGCTTCCAGGCAGCCAGTACGACCGGTCTTGGCCGCAGGTTTGAAGTTCGGGTGATCCGAGCCGGTCAGGGCGCCAGTGGCGTCGAAGGTCAGCTTGGTACCAACGATGGTTTCTTTCGGCAGAACACCATCGGCGATCTCGAAGGTAACCAGTTCGTTTTTGTCATTGATGACGGTCAGGGAGCAACCAGCAACTTTCACGAAAGAAACGGTGGTAGCTTTTTCCAGAGCGGTGGACAATTTCATGAACAGCTTTCCTTGTACAAGGTTTGTTTTGGTTTGGGTTATTGCACTTAAGTAATATATACCTAAGTTTCGTTTCAATCGACGAGTACGGTACCCACGTGTTCCTGCACCCCAGTGGCCTTAACAGGCTGGTTCTCGGACACCTTGAAAGTCATGAGGGTGGTGATCCCTTCAATGACATTCCCCGGATGCACACGCATGGCTGATCGGGTTGCGTCTATGTAACCGATGAAGATCACACTACCGAAGTGCGGAGACTCGATCATCTGACCTTCTTCGAACGGGGGACTAGCCATGTAGGTGTCGTACTCAACACGTAGACGGTCACGGTTCTTTTGTTCGTAGTCAACAAAGCGAGGACTGGCTTCCCACTCACCGATGTCGACCCTTAACCCGTAGGTGCCATAACCAGCGTAATACGAGAACGCTTCGTAGTTCGGACCACCACGATCAGCCGACAGAGCAGCCACTTCGAAGATTGCTACGTTACCCCAACGGTCATGAACCTCGGTCTTACCTACGTGGACGTGTAACCCACGTTCGATGTAGATGGGGTGGTCGTCCCAATCGTAAGCAAGTCGACGGCGTTGTTGACCACGCTTGTAGGGTGTGTCGTCTTTGTAGATCTGCCAGATCAGTGTATTGAGAAGGCGATTGGGGTTTAAGTCGAGAGTCGGTGCTCCATCAGTCGACAACGACTTGAAGTCTCCGATGTCGATCAACATATTGGCGTGGGAGTACGGGTTGAAGTACGCCAACCGATTGGCCTTACGGTCTACCGCTGTGACCAAATAAAAAGTGCCTTCGAACGGTTCGTCGTGTAGCGCCCCACGAACCATGACGTAAGGTCTGGTTCTAAGGCGAGTTTCGATCTCACGTAACGTGACTGTCATCGGAGTGGGCACCACGGTACGGCAGCCTTTCCACAGGCTATCGAAAATCTTGTTCAGCATACGTCTTCCTTAAAAAAAAGAATCCCCGGCGAAGAAGGGGAAGGGAACATCCGCCGGGGATTGCTTAAAACCTAAAACAGGTTTCGCTGTAACCCTTTGTAATTACAGTTGACAGCTTCCACAAGTTCTTCAATGAGTCCTCTGGCTTTGTGTAGCGCTTCCAGCTTCTCTGACTGGATAACCACAGGGACGTAAGCCATCTTGATCATGTTTCTTAGACGACCAGTTACGTAGTGCTCACAAATCCACTTGGGTGCGTAAGTCCGAGCCAACTCCTCTACCGCCATCTCAGCCCACCAGTCTGTCCGGTCAAACAACTTGGGGTCGTCTACCGGGATCAGAACTTCAATCTTTGGGATCGTAGAGTCAGTTACAAGCTCGGCTCTAGTCACCCGTTCGACTGACAACAAGGTCGGAACTTCACCATCATAATCTTTAGCAGGTCTGTAGAAGTAAACACCTTCCCTGAATTGCCCGAAGTTACGGCCATAGGGATTGTTCTCCGACCACAGACTTACTTTCTCGTCCTCTACGTCAAACTCAAACTTGTAGATCGCGTAGTTGATGTCAGGTTTGACCTCGTTGTGGTAACGGTACAAGGTGATCTGTGCAATACGGCGAATCCATTCGGGATCGTTAAGATCCGTGACCATGTTTAGTGATCCGAATAGCGTCAACATCGCACACCTCCTAGATACCGTCGAGGAACTCCTGCTGGGAGCCATGGTCAGACACGCAGGTTGGCAACTGCTCCATGATCGTTTCACCAAAGCCCATCAGGTTTGTGATCAGGGTAGCCACAGCCGTTGGGTTGACAGTCAGGGGTACGTAATCCAAACGGATCTTGTCATTCCCGACTTTACCGAACACGTAGCCCTTAGCGCCCCACTTAGGCTTGTAGCGTTCGATCACCGCCAACACGTCAGCGTGATGATACCAGTGAGTGGAGTTCAGTACATCTTTATCCACCACCGCCACAATGCTGACACGAGGGATGTCCTCGATGATCGGCAACCGTGCTTTCTTGACCACCTTGGTGTTGGTGATCTTGACTGGGTCACCCTTATACGTCCAAGTGTATCCCTTGTCGTACAGGCCTAGAGCCATCTCCTTCGGATCGAGGTAATCCTTCTGGTTGATGATTTCCGATTCAGGAACGTCGATGGTCATTTCCACCACGTTCTGATCCAGATCAGGTTTAACAGACTTTGCATCACGCCACAGGTTTAACGTGATCTCTTCACGAGCGAACAACTCGGGGAGAGGGTAGTGCATGTTCAACGCCATGAACAACTTCATGATTACCTCACTTACAGAACTTGTTGCTGTCGATAACAGCAGTACGACCTTTCACGTAGAACGCGTAGGTCTGTGCTGGCTTGGTTTTCATTTTACCGTATTCGCCTTCAGAGGTCTTCATCGACCACCAACCTTCAGAACCACCGATACCGAACACAACGGCGTCATTACCTTTGTACTCGATCGTGGTGGATACTTCGATCTTGGACGTATCAATGATACGGATACCAAAGATGTCAAAGTAGTTGTACTGGTACTCACGAACGCCTGTAACTTTTTCTCCACCGACATCTACCGCACAAGGACGCATGTCAGTTACAACTTGCGTTACACGGTTTTTGTAAGCATCGTAAACAAAGTACCCCAGCACGGAAGCTGCGATGATTACCACCACAGCGATCTGCACTTTAGTCCAGAACCAGATACGACGCAGAGCGCTTTGTTTGGTCTGGAGTTTCTCACGGGCTATGGAACCAGCATCTGGTCCATCGCTAGTTGGGTTCAAGGTGTCGACTGGAGTCACCACTGCTTCTGCTGCGGCCACCATTGGGAGGGACATGTCGTTCATGAGTGTTTTCCTTACTTAAGGTTGGGATTGCGATTAGGTACGACGTTTGTACTGGTGTGCTGGAGGAATGTTCTCTGCGATCAAATTCCTCCAGACGTCTGAGTTAGCCAAGCGGATTTCCCAGAACGTGTCCGAGTTAGCGAACACGCAGTTGGTCATTACGAAGGTGAGTATCGTTGGTAGATGTTGCACTTGCATCCAACGACTCAACCAGTTCTGGTCGGCGGAGCGGGCTTTGAACGTCTGGGCCAACGGAGACTTAGGCTTGGTGAGATCATGTTTCATCTCAGCCCAATCTTTAGCCGACAGTACAGTGTAGTACGTGGTAGGCTCAGTGATGTGTTGGGGAAGCTCCATCGCTATCTGTTTACGCTGACTGGCCAGTGTCAACAAACCGTCAGAGGCGATTTGTTGATCAGTGACCGGGGACAGTAGGTCAGTCAACGGTACTAACTTACCGAGCTTGAATGTGTCCACGTAAGCCGACAGGGATTCCACATCGTCAGTGATTACCCAGTTGTAATCTGGGCGTTTACCTGAGGGCTTGGCATCAAACATTCTTCACCACCTCTTGCGGCATCAGGATAGCTTTAGGGATCAGCAACCACGCCCCTTGGAACTTCGCGGTCATTTTGTAACCGAGGTACTCCGTGGTTTTGAGGACTTCACCGAGACGAGCGTCTTTGATGGTGAACTGCTTGGTTTCTACGGGTCCAGCATCACCGTACTCGATCGGTGCGTGGTGGATACCAAAGAACTCGAAGCCCAGACGATCCAGCTTACGCATCAGGATCGCACTCATGGTCGGCGTGTAGTTAGACAGGGTAACGTTGTTGTAGAAACCCAGGCGTTCCAACAGCATGGTGGCCGAGAGCGGCATAGCGAAGTAGTGACTAGCACCTTCTTCTTTGAAGACCGCGAATTCGGATTTGCCACCATTCGTAATAGAAGGCAGTAGTACCGGATCGAAGCCACGGAAGAACAGATCGCCCTTCGCCCATTGTTCGATTGCAGCGTTCACGAACTGTTCGGGTGTCAGTCCTTCTGGATGGGCATCACGAATCTGACCAATCATCTTCGACAGCAGCGAGGTATTCTTTCGGTTAACAGCCATTACTTTTGCTCCATAGCAGGATGAGGTTGTTGTAACATGTATCGCTTGATACCGACGATAACGTTTACTACGATGTCGCGTGCAACCGTGGATTCGCTCAAGGCGTTCTCTACCACGTCGAGGGTTTGGAAGTCCCACCACTCGTTCTTACGGGCTTCATCAACAAAGCCAACCCAGTCAATCTTCATCTCGTGCTGGTTGATCAGGATGTCCAGAGCATTCTCCAGAGGCATCCCGTGGGTAGCTTTGAGTTGGAACAGTTTGTCCCCAGGAAAAGGTTTCTTCAACATACTCTTGTGGATCTCGATTTGACGTTGACGACGGACAGGCAAGCCTATTGCGAAGTGCATAACTGAATTCCGATTCGGTGTACGCTTAGGTAATATAGGTTTGGGATTATTTTCAATCGAACAAAAAGAAAAGGGCGTGAACCCTTTTCTTTTATGCCGTTATCCTGCTGGTGTAAGTACGCAATCTTCGAAGCACCCACCGAGGTAGATCTCGAGATAGCGGTTAGTACCAGGCTTTTCGTGGATCAACAGGTGGATACCTTTGTCCACACGGAACTCAACCAGATAACGCCCTTGTTCGAAGAGCGTCATGATGGTGTCGTCCATGACGACGAAGAATCCACCAACCTGAGGTGTCCGAGGTTTGATGGTCGCCTGTACCGTTTTAATGAACTCTTCGGTCAGGGCTACTGATTTCTCAGCAGTAACTGGAACGACTTCACGGAACACTCGACGCACTCGAAAGAACGTACCATGGTAGTCGGACGAGCGACTCTTCACAGTGAACTCAGACATCCCAACCGCTTCATCACCAGTACCTACTTCCCAGTGGGGGTAGGAGTAACCAATGACTTGGCTGTTGTATGGAGCACCAACGAGTGCACGCTTAACGTAGTCGCGCATGTACATCGAGACACCACAACCAGTGTCAGCCAACCGAGTAACTATTGGTTGGAGTTGGTTCAGGGTGGAAGTGATTTCACGGCGGTGTTTCATGTCCACTAAACGCTGTGGTTTTTTCACAGGAACTTTCCTTTTCAGATTAGATTAAGTATTACTTACGAAGCCAGCTCAGGAATCGAGTCCACAGAGTCAGTTCAGGCATCGCTTGGATCTCTTCAGGTGGGGTCGTGGTTTCTACAGCCACCAACTCGTCAGTAGGAATACCCCAAGGGTTTTCCCCATCACGAGACTTCATCATGATTGGCTTCCAGAACTTACACGCCAGATCCGGGATGTTGTCGAAGTTGGTGAAGCCTAGGTGAATGACCGAAGCGTCACGACGAGCAGAGCCATCGCAGACCATCATCACCCGCTCACCGTTCTCACCACACCAACCCATGGCCCGAGAGGCACTACCGTTGTCTGTGTTCCAACTCCCAGCGATCAGTCCTTCACGCTGTTCGAACTCGTTTACAAAGCTTTGGAACAGCTCAGTGAAGCGACCCTTGGACAGACGGTACACAACCACGAACTGGAAGCGCCCAGTCATCTGACGCAGGGTTAGAGGATGTTTGATCATTACTGCTCTTCGCAACTCATCCTCCAAAATCACTTCCCCGATTATATCTCTTTGCATTGTGTTCATAGTGGGGTATCCGGGTCCTTAATTGCCTTAGCCACCGCTTCATTATAAAGCGCTTCCATTTCCGGGGTGCGTTCTAACTCGTAGTCACAGTAACGGATTGTCCCTACCTGCTCAGGCGTAGCAGCACGCTCAGCAGGGAACTTGAGGATCTTCTCGAGAATGGCGTTGTCCCCATTACGATCAGCCGACCATAAAGCAATGCTGTGCTCAGCATTGGGAACATTAACATTCGCCTCGATGTCGATCATTTGGATGCCACAGCGATCACAGAAGGCTTGGTACTCACGCATGAAGTAGCCACGCAGGACAGTCGGTACCACCCATAGAGAGCCAGCTTTATTGAGGTTCAGTCCCCAAGTATGTTCGACCTTACGTTTACCGAGATAGAACTTAGTCTTACGCATAACGACACCCCACGACCTCTACGCTTGGATAAAGAATCCCCGCCTTGCGGACTTCATCGGTTTTGATACTCCGACCAAACACCATCGCTGGTGCAGTGAAGGCTGCACCCTCAGGTATCGGTGACAGACCCAGTTCTGTCTTGTCGAAGAGCTTGAACTCAGGATACTTCTCCAACAACCAGCGCCAGCCGTTGGTGTAGAGTTGCTGCTTGATAGCCAGAGTCTCTAAACCTTTGGGTGTAACCAACAATACCTCACGATCACTGTACTGCACGTACCGGTAGTCGCAATAGTCGTCAATCGCAATGTTGTCAGCGACGAAGTACTGGACAGACTTCAGGTTTGCCCGCAACCACTTCGGTACACACGGATACAACCGAGCAGCTTTGAACTGTTTTCCCGGAGTAGGGAGCATTCTAAGATTAGCAGCCATTACTACATTCCTTCTAAGGGGATGGGATTAGTGGAACAGTTGGTACAACAGATTGGCCAAGCAAATAACAATAAACACGCCAAGGCCAATCCTTAGCTTTATTTCGTTACGATATTCGTCCCGGCGAGCACGGGATTGATTGAGGAGGGGATTATTCATCGGTCTTCTCACCACTCTGGCGAGGGAAGCACACCACAGTCTTATGGATCGTACCTTGACCTCCACGACGGTCTTTGACGACTACCCACTCGACACCTTCTTTACGAGCATCGGCGCCCAGAACAGCGTGGGCGGTCCTGGTACAGCCCGGTTCGTCGGTGGTTTCAAAGGACGTGGAGGTTGTTGCGATCGTGCCGTTGAAGGTCACGGTGGCGGTCAGAATTACGTTCATTAGTAGTGGCATTGTTTCTATCCTTTCTTAAGGGGCATAGTTGGGAGCCCGAAGGCTCCCAACTGGATTTACACGATAACGTGCGGGATGAAGCGTTCGTTCTTCCACGACAGAGTCGGGGATTCGAATTCACGGATACACAAGGTAGCCGCTGTGGAGTCCATCATGTCGTCACGGTCTTCGACAGCGTCGGGAACCATGAACATACCGATGATGAAGTTGTGACGACCTTCGACCTGACCCGGAGGACAGTACGCTTGGTAAACACAGTCATCGGTGTACGGACCTTCCGACTCGTGCACTAATTCGTTGTGATCACCGAAGATCTTGACGTTAGACGACATGCGACCAACTAGAGGCTTCTGGACGTACGAAAGACCGGACTTGATGAACGGTTCAGGTGACATGTAGGTAGCTAGGGTAGGAACGTCATCCCACGCGCAACCATAACCCGCTGGGTCAGATTCACGCAGGTAGGTGATGTAAGCCCAGATACCTTTGTTCGAAGCAAACCAACGCCACGCAGGCTCCAGGAAGGTTACGTTACCTGCCCAGTTAGCCCACTCTTTGTAACCTTGAGGGAAGTTCTCAACCATCTCTTCCCACGGAGACAAAGCAAAGACCACGTCCAGACGACGCTCACCGATGACCCACGGCTTATCACGACAAGCGTGATCGTAGTCGATGTCTTCGAAGGTTGCGAACAGGGTGGTGTTGTTCTGACCCAAGATCTGAGCCAGCGTTTCAGCAGTCACCATGTCTTCAAAGCTGCGCTGTTCGAACAGTACACCGACAAAGCCTGGGACTTGACCCAGCTCTTCGAGTTCGTGGATCAGCGTAGGCCAGAACATGTTGAGTTGGTCTTCCTCGTCACCAGTGAACTGTTTGCACAGGTTGGTTTGAAGGTTGACCGATTCGAACAACATGGTCGGGGTATCGCCGTTGAACTCGTAGATCCCGGTCACCTTTTCAGTGACTGGATCAAACGCAGCATCGAAGCGACCGTACAACGACTGGCGAGCAGAACCGTGGTTACGGAATGTCCACTTGGCGTAGTCAATGAAGTACGGGTGTTTACGCAGGAAGTCACAGCCCATGAAATCCATGATGGTCGCATGGTTCTCGTTGAACAGACGACCTACTGCGTCAACCAGTTGGGCGTAGGCGCGTTCGAACATCAGTTCCATCGGAGCACACGAGGCTTGACGGATGGTGTAGAACGGCATCGCATCTTGGTTCTTGATGAAGTAATCGAAGTAATCGGTTACATCCGCTTTGAACTTGGCGTCTGCAATCGCGCCTTCACGATAAAAGCCTTGCGACCAAGGTAGCTCTTCAACCATGATTTGGTTAAGGTCGAAGCGGATCTTCTTTTTCAAACATTGCATACTTAACTACTCGCTGAACCGTGGGATGCTGCGCGTGCACTGCTACCGGACATCACGCCAGTAGAGCGGGAGGAAATGACGCTGCTGGTCATGCTGCTGCGGAAGCTGGGCGAGGAGCGCACAGAAGTCCGGGCTTGGTTCATCATCATCGTGGTGTTGGCAGAACTGGCAGAGTTCACGCGACGACGACGTTCCTCTTCAGCGTACGAGCTACTACTCGACGGCCTGTAACGCTGGGAGTAGTTGTTCATACCACCCATGCTGTTCATGGCTTGGGCTAGTAAGAAGCCGGTAGCCATACCGCCCACCAGAGGCCAGACCGAATCGCTGTTCTGACCAGACGCAGTTTCCTTCACGACGTGGATCTCTTTCTCACCCTTTTCGTTATAGGTGTAGTAGACGTCTTTGACCGACGGGTCTTTGGACTGGAGTTCGGCGAGGGTTTTCTTGCGATCTTCCTCATCGGACGCCAAGGTCTGACGTACTTGCTTCTGCGCTTCGTCGTCGACGTAAGCATCTGCTTCTGCGGCAGAAGGTTGGTCCGGTTCACAACCGGCAAGGAGGACGGTACTGGCCACCATGGCCAGAGCTAGTTTGGTTTTATCCATGGATCGAAAAAGCCTTCTACTTTATTGTGGGAGTGGAGCGAGCCTAACCCCGCCCACCGGTTTATTATGCGATTGGGGTACACGAGTCGATGGTGAAGAGGACCTTTTGGGGATCACCCTCAGCAAACTCACGAAGCTTCCCTATCACCACCGTGAGATCCAACTGACCTTGTGGTGTAGGGAACCAGCTCAACAACTGATCAACCTGACGTTGCGTTTCCTCAGGGTGATAGTCGATGTAGTGTTCCGGGGCCAGGTCCACCTTTGGCAATGGCTTACCGAAATCAAACACCGTCCCTGACGGAATATCGAACAACGCCCCGACGTTAAACGGCACCTTCATACCGCAGCCTTCGGGAACTTGACCTTAGCAGTGGCTTTGTAGCCCACAACCTTGATGTCGTCGAGCGTGAAGTCAAACAGGTTCTTGACGTGCGGGTTGAGTTGGATGGTTGGGTGAGAATCGGGATGACCCTCGTGTTCCAACCACTCCAGCACACCAGGCCACTGATCTTCGTAGACGTGACAGTTACCGCCAACGTAAGTGAAGGTGTCAGTCGCCATACCCACACACTGTGCGATCATGTGGGTCAGGATCTGGTACTGAACGATGTTGAACGGGTGACCCAGTGGGATGTCGTTACTGCGCATGTAGAGCAACGAAGACAGCTTGCGAGTAGGAACACCAGCTTCGTCTAGGAACGCCAAGGTTTCTGGATGGTGCTTCATTTGGGTTTCGTGACGACGGTCGTCATGAGTAGCGGCCAACTGGATCGCTTCTAGAGACAGGTGCTCAAACCCAGCAGGCTTGAACGTACCTAGCCACTCCAGACGCTCACGGATCGACATCGGTACCGAGAAGAACTGACACAGCGTGTGACAAGGACGCAAAGCCATTTCATCCAGCTCACCCACATTCCAAGCAGACAGGATAATGCCTCGATCGTCTGGTTTGGTACGGAGCATGTCGATAACGTTTTGCAGTTGGTCAATCTTGCGACTAACAACCGCCACGCTACCGTTACACGCACCACTGGACAGGTCGTCTGGGGTCAGCAACATACCACGGAATTCGTAGCCTTGTTGCTCCAGCTTGTCGGCGTCTTCACGACACACCACGCGAGTCTGTTCCCAACCACGCCACTGATGTTGGTAGATCCGTGGGAGTTCCCCGGCTATCAGTTCCTGACGAGGGATGTCCATTGCATCCATAGCCAGATGTGCATTGGTGAAACCGCCCTGGGGATCTTCCCCGATGAGGATACCCTTTTCCTTCGCCATTGCTTTACGCACTTCGAAGCTGAGGTCGCGGTATTCTTCGGTACCCTTCTTGACCCACGAGTCCCAGATATTGACCTTGTGTTCTTTCAGGAAACGGATGTTGGTATCACCCGAGATCATCCAGACCAGTTCGACCTTGACGCCCTCGACCCAGGTATACTTCGAGGAGACCGCATGGACCTGACCCATGGAGATGTCGTACGTGTGAGAAGCACCCACCACAGCACGGGAGTTGACGCCGGTACGAGTGGTATCCTCGACACCTTCTTCCATGATCCGCAGAATCAGCTCGCGAACGTTGTCATCTACAGTAGGCTGACGGGCGACTAATCCAACGATCGCTTTGTGGATGCTGCTCGGGTTGAAGTCACGCAACAATGACTTGTTGCGGATCAGCTTAGCCGATACTTCAGGACGGAACTCGAACGGGATACGTTGGTTGTCCAATTCACACAACATGTCACCGACTTGCATCGGATCGGACTTGTTACAAAGACCGGCCATGTAGTTACCGCTCAGGGAGAGTAACTGTACACGTTGGTCGAAGGTGTAGAAGTTCGACGAGTCGTGATCGGCGATCATGCGCTTTGCCGATTCGCGTTGTTGTTCATTTGGGAAAGTCATTATTCCTCTCCTTAGAGGTAGATGTAAGCGCATTCGTTGTTGAGAATGTGGTCGAGCATCGACCGGCGATGTATGGCGATCTCGTCCTCGTTGTTATAGATGAAGCAGTCTTGCAGGATTTCAAGGAACGCTTCAATCCGACCCGGTTGTTCAGTTGGGTGATTAAAGAAGCTGACATGTACGGACGACTCGTGATCGGGTGGAATGTCCATGTCACGGTGATGCGGTGGGATCACATTGGAGATCACAATGATAGTCCCAGTGTTCTTTGCACGAGCAAAGCAGCAGAGCAGATGTTGAGGTGCCCCGGTTTCAGGATCAGTCAACTTCACGAAGTCACCCAAAGGAGCAACTTGACGGAATCCTTCAACGTTCAAAAACAACTGACGAACCCGGTTTGGAATCAACGTAGCTTCAGCTTTCAACATTACACTAACCTTCTGAGGTAAAAAACTTAGGGACATTGTTGCAACTAGATGATATACGTTTGAAATATCTTTACATGAGGGCATAGAGCCGTGGGGGATTGACCCACGACTCAAACCTTTTACTTACGAAGCCAGGTCGCTCAAACGTACAGCTTCTTCTTCAGCCGTAGGTTGTACTGAATCGCTGATGCGAACCAGTTCTTCAACTGCAACTTTCATCTGGTCGTCAGTAGTGCCGACTTCGCGGTGCAGTTCAGTCAACACCTTGGTTTCAGCCGAAGGATCGACTGGAAGCTGTGTTGGGATGCTGTCGATCTGGTCAATGATCGCCTGAGCGAATGCGTCAACCGATGGAGCAGGCTTGATGGTTTCTTTATAGATCTCGGTCAGGCGGTCGATCGTACCTTGTGGATCTGGATCTTCCGCGTCGACGGTGAAGTACAACACACCGTCGGTACCACGAGACATGCCTTCCACGTCTTCAGGAACAGTGAATTGCATCACAGGTTCAGTCAGACCGCGACCGATGTCGCCTTCAGCCAAGAACGGGGCTTCGTCGATGTGGATCAGTTCTGGACATTCGCCACGCATACGCACTGGCTCTTCAGCACTACCCTCGGCCTCTGGTGCAGCTTCGTCGTGACCGTGTTCACCAACGAACATGGCATCTACCGCAGCAGCCGCTTTGGCAGCGTCGATGATTTCGATCTGAGCGCGGATGCACAGCTTCGACCAGTTTTCGAAGTCGTACAGGGCGTTCTCTTCTGGCAGCTCGAGATCAGCGTCCAGTTCTTCCAGGGTACGGAAGCCGACGGTGATCAGCTCTTCTTCTTTGCAGAGAACTTCAACGCCTTCTGGCAGACCGATGGACATCACGACGCCGATGTGTTGCAGACCTACTGCGTCAGTGTCGTCGCGGATGAACGCTTCGTGACCGTAAGTGTACAGGTTGCCGGATTCAGCGTACTCGGTGAAGGACATACCGTTGAAGGTAGCTTCTTCGTCCAGTTCGGTGACCATGCAAGCCAACAGGCTTTCAGTGGTGTTGAACGACCAGTCGCTGTGGAAGCGTACCGACTCGGCTTCTGGATGACCACCCAGAGCTACGGAGAACTTCTGACCCAGTAGGTCTTCGCCGATCAGCTTGGTACGCTGGTAGACGAACAACTCGAGCGAGCCATCAGGACGCTGACGGTGGATCAGGATGTACGGGATAGGGTGACGGAAGTGAGGGTCTGCTTCCAGACGAGCACGTTGAGCCAGCAGAGTACCAGGCTTCAGGGCCTCCATACGCTCACGCAGGACGTCGCGGGTTGGGTCGGACATGGCTTCATAGCCTTGAACCGGGAACGCAGCGTCAGCGGCATCACGGAAGAAGCCGAGGATGTTGGCCTTTTTGGCTTGGTCTTTCTTCGACACCACAGGGACGTCGGTTTCCAGACCAGCTTCGTCTGGGTGCACGTTGTTTGCTTCGGACATTACGGTTCCTTAACAGTATCAGGGTTAATCACACAAGATTCGGATTCAGTGTGAGAAATTACTGGCGGTTCTTACGAGCGACCGCAACCTTGGCGGCGATACCGTCAAAGAATCTACTGACCTCGTCATCGGAGATCTCTGGCTGGTATCCGAGAGTCGATTTAGCGTAGTCGAACACAGTCTCGACGATCTCACGCATTGCCGCCTCAACGTCTTTGGGGAAGCCATCACGCCATTCAGAAGGGGTGTCCAACGACCACTCCACCGGGAAGCCCAGTTCGTCCCGATCGTGAATGATGATGTACCAACGGTACGGGTAACCATCACCGACGCGGAAGAAGAACGCGGTGTTAGTACCGTCCCGGTCACCGTAGAAGTTGTACTGACACAATTCGTCGAAGTGTTTGACCTCTTGGAACGTGATGACTTGTAGGTTCAACGTCCCACACGAAGTAGGTTTAGACCACATCATCTCACGAGGGAACTTACACTTGCGCAGCCGTTCGAGTTGTGTAGCGTAGAAGTGTAAGGTTGCACTGGATTCAGAGAAAGCCATTTTCAAAACCTCCCAACATAAAGGAGGGCCGAAGCCCTCCAGTATGCCGTTACTTAAGCAGCACGCAGACGCGCACGGATTGTTTCCAGGTCGACACGGTTGGTGAACTCACCGTTCTTGAAGACCGAACGCAATTCACCAGAACCTTCTTCCAGATCAGCGAAGGTCATTTCCTGCTCTTGTGCGAGGATGAAATCACCAGCCTCGTCTTTCACAACACGCAGGAAGCCCTTAGCCGACTTCTTGGCGGTTTCGCCTTCGGTCGCTGGCGCTTTGTACAGGTCGATCAGAGTACCGCCCACGTCTACAGCAGTAGCCTTGATGGCCATGCCGAAGGTATCGCGGGTGTTGTACTGGTAAGTGTAGCTACCAATACCCAGGACCACGTTGCAGGAAGCGAAGTTCTTGCGAGCCAGCCGGCGCATGATTTCTTCGGTACGCTGAACGGTGATGCTGTCGCCGTAGATCAGACCGATGTGCTCATCGAGTACACGATAGTCGTTGTCGTTGACAGTACCGCCGAAGATCTCCCACAGGACTTCGATGGCACCCTTCTCTTCCGCCGACAGGGTGTGTGGAGTGATCAGGTAACCACCAACCCAGTGACCTTCTTCGATGGACGCCAGTTCGCCAGCCTTACGACCAGAGAGCTTGTCTTCTGCAAGATAGATCTCACCACCGACCGCACGGAAGTAGATCTTCTTCCGACGCTCGGTCAGGATGCCTTCGTGGTAGACCGAGTTGGTCATCAACACGATGGCTTCTGCTTCCGAGAAGACCTCCACACCACAGATGATTTCAACAGGATCACCCGAGTCAGGACGCACGACCACTTTATTCAGGCCGGTGCTGTCTTTGGTACGTGCCATGATCTCTGGTTTGAGAGCAGGCAGTACGTCAGTCAGAACGCCCCAGAAGTTGAAGGAGTCACACACCAGCGAGCAACCGCCGTCTGGGTAGACTTCGGTGATCAGGCGGCGGATGAACTGCTTCTCGCCTTCCAAACGCAGCTCTTTGAACTCAGCTTCAGTCAGGTCAGGCAGGCCGTCGGCACGACGCTGGTGGATCATCGTGTGCAGGTTCGACAGGATGTTCGCAGTAGCCACGGCGTGTTCAGTAGCCGGGATAGTGCAAGCCACGAACTGGGTTTCTACGTTGGCACCGTAGTAGTCTTCGACATAGTCGATCGCTGTGATGGTGTCAGTACCGCAGAAGCTGGTCAAGTGAGCACTGTTCGAACGGCAGCCGTCTTCAGGTCCGCCAACGCCACGGTAGGCGAAGTCGTGACCTTGTACAG